TGCCCCTAGAAAAGAGTTCATTTATAGGGGGAAAAATTTGGCAAAACCGCGCACGTACAAAGGGCGCCCTGACGGCACTAAGGACGAGAGTCCTTACGGCACTAGGAGAAGGGACCATCTTACGAGAGAACACGTACACACGACGGAACGGACGCCCTTTGGCTGACACAAAACAAAACAGTGGTTGTTTTCGCATGTACGAGTACCGGGTACACAGTAAAAAAAAAATATTTTTTTTCCTCATCCCGTGTGTGCGAGTGCGTGAAGGTGCCGGGCACACATGACAACAAAACCATTTTTTTTCCTCATCCCGTGTGTGCGAGTGCGTGAAGGTGCCGGGCACACATGACAACAAAACCATTTTTTTTCCTCATCCCGTGTGTGCGAGTGCGTGAAGGTGCCGGGCACACATGACAACAAAACCATTTTTTTTTCCTCATCCCGTGTGTGCGAGTGCGTGAAGGTGCCGGGCACACATGACAACAAAACCATTTTTTTCCTCATCCCGTGTGTGCGAGTGCGTGAAGGTGCCGGGTACACATCAACAAATATTTTTCTTCTCATCCCGTGTGTGCGGGTGCCGGGTACACATGAACAAATATTTTTTCTCATCCCGTGTGTGCGGGGTGCCGGGTACACACTCCAAACATTTTTCCTCATCCCGTGTGTGTGAAGGTGCCGGGCACACATGACAACAAACATTTCCCTCATCCCGTGTGTGCGCAGGCGCCGGGTACACACTCCAAGACATGTTCTCGTCCCGTGTGTGCGGGTGCCGAGCACACACACACACACACACACACACACACATTTCCCTCATCCCGTGTGTGTGTGTGTGTGTGTGTGTGTGTGTGCAGGTGCCGGGTACACACTCCGAGACATGTTCTCGTCCCGTGTGTGCGGGTGCCGAGTACACACACACAAAACATTTCCCCCATCCCGTGTGTGTGTGTGTGTGTGTAGGTGCCGGCTACACACTCCAAGACATGTTCTCGTCCTGCGTGTGCAGGTACCAGGTACTAGGTGCCGGTGGCACACGAACATTGTTCTCACTCTGTGTGTATAGGTACCGGAGACACACCAACATGTTCTCTTTCCGTGGCTGCAAGGTGCCGGGTACACAGCGACATGGTCTCGTCCCGAGTGGGCACACGACGGCGGGTTCTCGTCCCGTGTGCGCGGGTACACGACGGCGGGTTCTCGTCCCGTGTGCGCAGGTACACAAAAACCTTTTTCTCAGTCCGCGCACACACACTTGTTCTCGTTCCGTGTGAGCACACACACACACTTGTTCTCGTTCCGTGTGAGCGCACACACAAACTTGTTCTCGTTCCGTGTGAGCACGCACACACACTTGTTCTCGTTCCGTGTGAGCGCACACACAAACTTGTTCTCGTTCCGTGTGAGCACGCACACACACTTGTTCTCGTTCCGTGTGAGCACGCACACACAAACTTGTTCTCGTTCCGTGTGAGCACACACACACACACACTTGTTCTCGTTCCGTGTGAGCGCACACACAAACTTGTTCTCGTTCCGTGTGAGCACACACACACACACACTTGTTCTCGTTCCGTGTGAGCGCACACACAAACTTGTTCTCGTTCCGTGTGAGCACACACACACACACACTTGTTCTCGTTCCGTGTGAGCACACACACATACACACACACACACTTGTTCTCGTTCCGTGTGAGCGCGCGCACACACACACACACACTTGTTCTCGTTCCGTGTGAGCACACACACACACACACACACACTTGTTCTCGTTCCGTGTGAGCACACACACACACACACACAAACTTGTTCTCGTTCCGTGTGAGCACACACACACACTTGTTCTCGTTCCGTGTGAGCGCACACACAAACTTGTTCTCGTTCCGTGTGAGCACGCACACACACTTGTTCTCGTTCCGTGTGAGCGCACACACAAACTTGTTCTCGTTCCGTGTGAGCACACACACACACTTGTTCTCGTTCCGTGTGAGCACACACACACAAACTTGTTCTCGTTCCGTGTGAGCACACACACACACGCTTGTTCTCGTTCCGTGTGAGCACACACACACACTTGTTCTCGTTCCGTGTGAGCGCGCACACACACTTGTTCTCGTTCCGTGTGAGCGCGCACACACACTTGTTCTCGTTCCGTGTGAGCGCGCACACACACACTTGTTCTCGTTCCGTGTGAGCGCACACACACACACACTTGTTCTCGTTCCGTGTGAGCGCACACACACACTTGTTCTCGTTCCGTGTGAGCGCACACACACACACACACTTGTTCTCGTTCCGTGTGAGCGCACACACACACTTGTTCTCGTTCCGTGTGAGCGCACACACACACTTGTTCTCGTTCCGTGTGAGCGCACACACACACACACTTGTTCTCGTTCCGTGTGAGCGCACACACATACACACACACACACTTGTTCTCGTTCCGTGTGAGCGCGCGCACACACACACACACACACACACTTGTTCTCGTTCCGTGTGAGCACACACACACACAGACTTGTTCTCGTTCCGTGTGAGCACACACACACACACACAAACTTGTTCTCGTTCCGTGTGAGCACACACACATACACACACACACACACACTTGTTCTCGTTCCGTGTGAGCACACACACACTTGTTCTCGTCCCGTGTGAGCACACACACACACACAAACTTGTTCTCGTTCCGTGTGAGCACACACAGACTTGTTCTCGTTCCGTGTGAGCACACACACACACACAACCTCTTCTCGTTCCGTGCGGGCACACACGCAAAACCTTGTTCCCGTTCCGTGTGAGCACACACACACGCAAGCATTTGCTCATTCCGTGCGTGTACAAAACAACAAGTCGTCGTGTTGCGTGTGGGGATACAAGAAACAACAAGCTTCGTCGTGTCGCGTGTCGTTCCGCGTGTGCAATTGGTGCCGGTACCACAACAAGCGTTTTTCCTCCCGTGTAGGTACCGGGACTACAACCCCTTTTCTCCTTCCGTGCGTACGGGAGTAGCAGGTGCCGGTCCCGAAGACAAAGCTTGTTTTTTTTTCCTTCCGTGTGTGCGGAGACCAGGTGCCGGCGCGAACAGGCTTTTCCTTCCGTGTGTGCGGACATCAACACATGTTGTCGTCGACAAAACCAAACAAAGGCTTTTGTTTTTGTGTGTGCGAGCAGGCACCGAGTACCAGGCGCCGGGCATCAAGCATTTGTGGTGGGTCGCGCCAAGTACAACTTCGTGGCGTTTTCGTGTAGTGCCGGAGACACCAAAGATGTTCTCGTTCCGTGTGGGTCCAAAGCATTCTGTTCCGTGTAGGTGCCGGCGCAAAAAAAAAAAAAAAAAAGGTTTTTTTTTTCTTCCGTGCGTGCGGGTACCGGGCGCCTGCACGAAGCACTGGCTTCTTTTTTTCTTCCGTGTGGGTGCCGGCCCAAACAACTGTTTTTCTTCCGTGGGGGGTACCGGCACAAACAAGGATTCGTTATCGTGTGAGTGCCGGGCACTAACCATTTTGTTCCGTGTGGGTGGTAGGCACAACAACGTTTTGTCTCGTGTCAGTCGTCGGGCGCTCGCATTCCGTCCAAGGGAGCCAGCTGCTCGCATTCATGAGGAGTACGAGCACCACTTGTCGCCGTGGGTCCAACCAAGAAGACACCGTTGTAGGCGCCAGGCGTTTTCGCGTGGTGCCGGGGACCGAGCCGTGTTGTGTCGCGCGTGCGGGGCAGCAGGCACTAGGCGCCGGGGCACGAACCGTTGTTTTGTCGCGTGTGCGGGGCAGCAGGCACTAGGCGCCGGGGCGCGCGCGCTTGTTTGGTGTCGCGCACGCACGGTTGCTTTGTCTCGTGCGTGCAGGCACGAACAGTTCTTCGCGGGGCAAACCGTTGTTGTCCCGGGGCACAAAACAAGCAGAGTCCGTCCAAGCGCGCGAGTGGTCGTTGTGCAAGCACAAAGAAGTACCAGGTGCCGGGGGCGCGCACAGGTGTTTTGTTCTTTCACGCGCGCAGGCAGCAGGCACCAGGTGCCAGGGGCACGAGCACGGTCGTGTTTTTTGTTTTCCGTGCAGGCAGCAGGACCGAACACGGGCGTGTTTTGTGTTTTTTGTTTTCCTCTCGCGCGTGCATGCACCTGGCGGCGAGTACTAGTTTCCGGGCACGAACCCGGTTGTGTCCTTTCGCGCGTGCAGGCACCTGGCACGAACACGGCTGTGTTTGTGTTTTGGGTTCTGTTTCCTCCTGCGCGCGCAGACGCCCCGGCACGAACACGCTTGTTTCGCGCCGGGGCGTCGCGTTTTGTTTGCGTGTGCGGGCACGAGCAGAGTTGTTTTTTGTTCGCGCGGCTACAAACACATGTGCTTGTTTCCGCGTGCGTTCGTGTGTGCCTATCCCACGAGGACAACACGAGCACAACATGTTCGTTGTGCTCCGTGCGTGCGGACGCCAGGCACCGGGCGTCAAACCACCCTGAGAGAGCGAGTGTGTGTGTGTGTGTGTGTGTGTGCACCAGGCAGCGAGCAGCCGTCGTCGTGTGCGTGCGGACACACGAGCACGAGTGTTGTCTTGTCCGCAGCGACGAGCGGCGCGCAGAACACCAAGAAGAACGAACAACGAGAACCGCCGGAAGAAACAACGAGCGCGAGCGGCGCGCTCACAGCGCGCCCTCCGTGCGCAGCACCGTCACGCCGTCCCCGAAGAGCACCGCCAGCAGCCCCGCCGCCCCAACCTCTCGCTTCGAGGCACACTAATGGGTCCAAACAAAAAAAACACACGAACACGAGCAAGTAGGTTGCGTCCCGGAAAAAGAAATAAAGACAACGAAAGAACCAATCATTTCAAGACGCGAATACGCGCTCCTTAGACAAAAGCCACTAGCGTAGCATGCTCGTCCCCGTGCACGATAGCTTCCGGGGCGGCAACCGTACGCACGGTAGCTAGCTCTGGCAGCCCGTCGGCCACAGTGAATCTGACACTTGCGGCGCTAGCGCCCGTGGCGCCATTGCTCGCGGTGCCGGAGTTTGTAGCTCTAGTTCCCATGGATGCGACTGCGCAATAAGGCGGTGGCGGCTCTGCCGCGCAATACGGTGGAGGCGACTGGCGACACATTGCCGTTGCCAGTAGCGAATGCAGTGCCCGGCACAGGCTGCGCCACGCCAGCACGACGGCTGCCAGCACGTTGAGTGTAGCCGAGACAATCACCGCGACGGAGGCGAGCACGGGCGGATCTTTGCGAGCGTTCTTAATGTTTTCCTCGCAGTAGCGGCGCTCCTCTGCGATCATCGACATGTAGGCAGTGCGCTGTGTTTGCCACCGTTGGTAACACTGCAAGAGCTCAAGTGAGGTCTTTCGAGAACACGCACAGCGTATGCTGTCCTCGCTGTATGGGAGTTCTTCCTCGAACGCAGCACAGTTCCCGTCGATGAGAACTTCTGCAGAGCTCATCGCGCCGTTCTCGTTCGTGTTGGTGCAACGGAACCGGTAGCGTTCTGTTGTGGGCACTTTCACGTTGAGTAGTAGATAACTTTTGTCCGAGGTTCTTCCGTGCAGCGTGGAGCGCAGAGAACTCGGAGGAAAGTTCCCAGTGATCCGAAGCTGAGCGTCCTGGCCCGCGGCAGTGCATACGAGGCGCAACATGCATGAGTCGCTCGCGTGCGAGAGCGCGGTCACTGTCAGCTCGGGCTCAGAAGGCGTCGGGAGCACCGTCAGCGCAAAACACGCAGACGCGACACCTTCCGAGCCCGCCGACGTTACCAGATATTGCCCCGAGTCTTCGATTCGCACCTCGCGAATTCCGAATCCTGACCCCACGAGGTATGTTCGTGCACATACAGCGCTGTGGTTGCGCGTGTGAGAGAACAAGGAACATGATCTCGAGTCGGTTCCCGAGGCAGACACAGAAATGTATTCGAGCTGCCTCGAGGCGCCTGGAATGTGGAACACAACATCGTTGCCCTGTATCTCGCTGACATGCTGGCAGGAACTGCCCGTTTTGTCGACGACGTCGGCAGCGACTGCCGTGGGGGGAAGCCCTTCTGGGAAAGACGTACACGGCAGCATTGGCGGCGTCGGACACGGAGGCGCGGGCTTGCATTGCGGGCATTCCCACCTCGAGTATGCGAAGAGCGTTCCGAAGCCCATACCCATTACCACCAGCGACGTGAGGAAAAGACAGTGCACGCACTGGCGCGTATAGCAGCGCCAGTGCGTGTCCATTGTTACGACAGTGCGTTTTCTGGGATAAGTTTTCAGTTGTGGTGCGGCGAGAAGTGCTCTCCCGCGAGTGTTTGTGGCTCAGCACTCAGTCTCGTGTTTGCGGGCCAACGTTCCGTCGTGTGCTTGCGGCTCAGTCCAGTTTCGCGTTTGCAGGCCAGTGCGACGTTGCGTGCTTGTGGCCCCTGTCGCGGTGCAGCTACACGTCCTCGATCTCGTCGTCGTCATCGACAAGTGCCTCCGCTCCGGGTTCTTTGTGTGTCCCCGCGAAGAAGTTCCTGACGTTGTTCACAAGTCTGCGCACAAGTGAGTACAGGCACTCACAGAACCAGCACATGCAGTCGACGGCCTTCGCCAGCCACCCAAGGACGTGCGCCGCTGCCAAGAACGCAATCACGAAGATTAGCATCAACACGAAGAGAACGATCCCCCAGTGTGTGGGTCCCGAGGGCGGCGGCGGCGGCGCAGGCGTGGGGGGTGGCGTTGGTGTGGGCGCCAGCGTTGGCGTGGACACCGGCGTTGTTGTCGTGGTTGTCGCGCGGGTGGTTGGTTCGCCGCCGAACATGTACCAGTAGTCTAGGCACGGCTGCTTGATTTCGACGCTAGCATTCACCGAGAAGGGCCCCGTCTCAAAATGACATTCGTATGTGAGATAATCCTCGTGATAGTCTTCGGCGTCGATTCTTGACAGGTACGCGACCAAGCTTAGCCCTAGCGAGCTCGCATGGTGCCGGGTACTCCCCATACTGTGCAGGAAGCGTATATTGGTGTTGTAGTAGTGGTGCGCGGAAATGGTCGCAGTGATGCCGTCGTGCTTGTCCCCGAAGTAGATGCGCCCCGCAGAGGTTAAGCCCGACACCTTGCACGTAAGTACCACGACGCACGTGTCTTCCGTCGCGGAAAAGACACTCGCAGAGACCGTTACTCGAGGTCGCTTGACCAAGACATCGAGCCGCAAAATCGTGGCGACCGCTGTTTCGTTGTGAGGCTTGACAACGAAGACGTAGTACCCGACGTCGTCGGTTGTGACTCTGGTCAGAACGACGCAGCCCAACTCCGCAGAGTTCATTCTGTGCGTCAAGCCCGGGTGTCCGGAATCATGATTGGGTATGGTAATCATCTCTGGGCCCATCATGTACTGTACCAGGATCAGGTCCTGAAGGTCGAGTCGAGTGTGGCTGCGGTTTGCGCGCTGGACAGATTGCCTCCAGATGTCATCGTCGTCGATAAGCCACGGGCCTGGATCAAGGGACAGATGTGAGCTTCCGTGTGTGAAAGGACGGAGCGAACGCAGGTATTCCTCGACGGTATTCTCGGGGCGAAACACATAGTAGAGAGCGATGTAGTCCGCTTGTTGCACGGACTCCGACGTGTGCTGATGCGCGCACAAGGTCACGTCCTCACCCACGTTGACAGCATGCACACTCTCGTTCCAGGAGTGGACACGTACCTGAGAAACGCCGACCCCGTCCCGCTTTCTCTGCTCGGTACTGAGGCAACAAAGCGCTGCCAATGCGCAAAGAAGTGCTGTGCGCATGGTGGCAGAGCCCTTTTGCCGCCACTACTGGGATTGGGGGCGCTAGATTTTCACTTTATGCGGCAGGCGCGCCTACGGGCGGTGCCGCGTGCGCGGGCAGTTCCGCGCGTTCGAACACGTGTTCGAACTGCTCGCGTTGGTTTGCAGCACGTCGCCTTTGTAGCAGTTGCAGCATCCACGTGAAGGCGCGGCGCGGAAAGTAGCCGTGTGCGAGGATGTACGCAAGTGTAAACGCGGTCGAGAAGATGAGCGCGAAGACCGCGAGCCGGAACTGCTCTTCCAAGCGAGAATACTGCTCGGCCTTGGAGCGTGCACGCTCGAGGTCGCGCGTGCACAGGCGCAGTGCGTCGCTCAGGCTGTTGCAGCAACTCCGACACCTCCGCAGGACATCGGCGTCAGTCTCGTTGCCGTCATCCGGGGGCCGGCAGCCGTAGCGTGCAGGGTGAGCGCGCGCGCGTACCAGGATTGCCAGGACAAGGAATGCTCCTGTTGCACGCATGCTGTAGCTCTCGCGCAAAAGCTTGTTTTTTCATTTATCGAGCCCTGAAAACACAGGACAAAAAAAGCGCAGGCGCGAGCCAGCGTAGTGTGACTAAGGGAAGCGCTTGCCCGCTAGCATGTGTGCCGCAAGCAGAATCAGCGTGAATGCGTACACGGCCAGAAGCCCAGGGGCAATCGCACGCAGTAGCTGCACCGCTTGTAGCAGCGCCGCAGGAAACATGGCTCTTGGGATTTCTCTGAGAAAGGCCCTCTTTTTTACGTTCTTAGTCTGCCGCTGGCCCCTTGCCGGCCACTTCTCCGAGAGAGGCTGGCTCCCCTCTTGCCTGAAGCAAAGCTTGCCGCCCTCCCCTACAGTTTTCCACAGCAAAGATCGCAAGTTCCAGAAACTGGCTCGCACAGCTCGTCTTTTCTTCTTCGGAGAGCAGCCTCATCTGCACTAGCGCCTCCATGGCCGAGAGCAGCGCGTCGAGGATACGCACGCAGCTAGCACATCCGCACTGCATCGGCGCCACAAGACACATGGCTGTTTCTTCCGCTGTCCTCCGTTCTGAAGCTAAGATTTCAGTTTTGGACACTCGCGAGCACGTACGGCATGGTCTCCAGGCTGGTCAGCGTGATCTCGGCCATGGCACGCACGGCGCGCGCGCTGCTCAGTAGACTTGCGTGTGCACTCCCGGAGCCATTGTTCCCGTGACAGTCCAGGACGCTTCTCAGTGCGCTCATGTGCCGCATAAGCGAGTGCATCGCATCGAGCATAATATCGGCCCTGTTCTTGGCCGTCGCCAGCTCGGCCACGGCTTCCGCGCGCATCCCGGCGTCGTGCATCTGGCTGGAGAAATGTTGCGCGCTCGCTAGCGACCACACACGGTCACGCACGGGCACGTGCAGGCAACGCATGCAGTCGACGGCGCTGTTTCGCGCGCACTCCAGCAGCAGTGTTGCCGCAGCAATGCCGGCGCGCAGGCGCTCCAAGCACGCGCTCGCGCACTCGTGTGCGTGCGAACGCGCGGAAACCGCGCGGCGCACAGTCGCGGCGTACGCGGCGACGTCGCATAGCACCTCGGACATGTGCATGAGCGAGAGGAAGTAGGCCTCGTCCAGCGCGCGGAAGTTGCTGTTGAGCAGCACGTCGTTCATGAACGCGGCGTTATCCCGAAGACAGTGCAACAGCGTCTCATGCTTGCTCGAGAGCGTGCGCATCATCACGGCAATCCCCGCCTCGTGCTCCTCGAACTTGGCAGCCGCGGTCAGCATGCGCGCGATGTCCACGGAAACAAGAGAGTTCACGAGCGCCACAATATCGTTGAGCAGCACCAGGATACGCGCGGCCGCCAGGCGCGCGTTGTCTGTGTCGGGAACGGGCCCTGCGAGCGGGAGCTCGTCACGCGGGACCTTGCGCATCTGCACCAGTGCGTACAGACACAGTGGCTCGCGGTTTCCGGGAACAAAGGGGGCCACCACGGACAATGCCACGTGCTTAGTGAAGAGCAGCACGTCCCCAGCGCCTGCGGTCACATTCTCGTGCGTGCCTCCGTTCGGAGTGCTCACCGAGAGTACCTGCTTGCACATGTTCGCGACGCATAGCAGCCCGGTCGCGGCGTCGCGCAGGTTCTCTAGCGCGCGCAACCCTGCAGAGTATGCACTGCCCCGGAAGCACAAGAAGGTTGCCCACTCGCACACGCAAAGCCGGGACTCGCACTGTCCCCACGCCGCGTTCACTAGCTCGGACAGGACATTGCAGCACTCGCTTGTCAGCGGGACGAGCACTGACTCGCACTGGTAGTTCTGCCCGTAGCTACACATACGCGCGCGACTCGCGTTCGAATTGTAAGTGGCCACGAACGCCGGCAAGAGAGTGGACTTCTTGTGATGCGCGTGCACGGTCACGCTGTATTCGCCGTATACGCGCACATGCGCGCCGATCCCGTCCTCGACGTACGTCAAGATTTCGCGCGAGCGTGCTGGCATGCTCGAGCTCGTACCAGGAGCGTACGAAATCTCGAACGCGTCTTCGAGAGGAGAGGGGCCAGGCGTGTCCAGAGACAGCTGCGGAGGCTGTATCACATGAGCCTGTCTCTGAGCCTGTGCCTGAGACCGTGCCTGAACCAGTGCCTGAGTCTGGGAGCGTGCTTGCACCTGCGCCTGCTGCGCCCGCGCCTGCTGCGCCTGCGCCTGCTGCGCCTGCTGCGCCTGCGCCTGCTGCGCCTGCTGCGCCTGCGCCTGCTGCGCCTGCTGCGCCTGCTGCGCCTGCTGCGCCTGCTGCGCCTGCTGCGCCTGCTGCGCCTGCGCCTGCTGCGCCTGCTGTGCCTGCGCCTGCTGCGCCCGCGCCTGCTGCGCCTGCGCCTGCTGCGCCTGCGCCTGCTGCGCCTGCGCCTGCTGCGCCTGCGCCTGCTGCGCCTGCGCCTGCTGCGCCTGCGCCTGCGCCTGCTGTGCCTGAGCCTGCACCTGTGTCCGCGTCTGAGCCTGAGATTGCATCTCCCGCGCCTTTGCTGCCCGCACCCTGGTCGCCCGCGTTTCTGCCCGTGCTTCTGCCTGCTCTTTCGCAGCCTGCGCTCGCACCTTTGCAGACTGCGGTTTCGTTGTTGGCGCCCTTGCTTTTCCTGTCTGCGCCTTTGTTGCCTGCGGCCCTTGTGGCCGTTGCGCACGACGCGGCGGTGCTTGAGCAGGCGCCTGTGCTGCATGTGGCAGTTGCAGCTGTAGCTGCGAAGGGTACGGCGGAGGGAACTGTAGCTGCTGTTGTAGCTGACGGAGGTGTTGTTGCAGTTGCATCTGCTGCGTTGGCGCGATCGGGCGCGGCTGCATCTGGGCAACGAGGATGGCGTGCTCGTCGCACTCTTGAGCGCTGAAACTCTCCGCGACGCGCAGGTTGAACTCGTCAGCCTCCTCGCTGTAATGATGCTCGGGAGCTCTCGTGCAGGCCTTCTTGCGAAGCTGCATGAATTCTTCTTCGCGCCAGAGTCCGGACGCGCGCGTTGCCGAGCGGGTCGCTGCCGTGCGAAGCGTTCCTCGAGGCGCCCCTCGCAAGCCATGTCGCTGGCTGTGTGTCGCGCGCGAAGAAACGCGTCCGCGCGCGGAGGGAGACGTCGCGAATCGGAACGCTTCCTCGCCGGAAGAGTCCATGGCGGGCGAGAGAGGGCCCTGCGGCGATCTTGAGTTCGCAGGCATTAGCGAGATGTTCGTGCTGAGAGCGGCCCGCTTCGCCGCCGAGAACGCAAAGTCGTCATCTTTGCGAGCGTGGTAAACGGACTCCGACACAAAGCTGCTCTGCAGACACACCTCTGCGTATGCGCACGACGAGACCGCTGCAGGCGCGCTCGTGGGCGCGTGCTCGGGCTCGAACTCGGGCGCGGACTCTCGCGAAGAGTCTGGAGCAGACTCCGGTGCGGATTCGAGCACGGAACTGGGAGCTGAGCCGTGGACAGATTCGACGGCGGACTCTGGAGCAGAACCTGGAGCGGACTCGAGCGCAGAATCGGGGGCGGAGCTGGGTGCGGATTCTAACGTCGACTCGGAAGCGGAACCTGACCCGGATGTATGGGAGGACTTCGGAGCGTAAAGCGCGGACTCGAGCACGGACTCGAGCGCGGACTCGAGCACGGACTTGAGAGTGGGCTCGGTTGCAGGGGAAGGCGCGCATTTCCGCTCGAAATGCAGCGCCGTTGCGCACGAGTCCACGGAAGGCGCCGGCGGGTACGAGAATGCCATGGCCGCTGGCGCGGACGCGGGTGCTGGTGAGTACGAAAACACGGACGCTGCCGAGGGGAGCGGGGCGGAGCGCGGCGAGCTCGGGAGAGCGCTCATAGGATCGTTGATACTCTGGATAGCGCTTGCGACGACACTGCCGATCTGTCCGGCCCCTACACATTCCTCGCGGAGCATCTCCGAGTACGCGCCCGCGTTCGCGTCCATGGTGTCCTCATCGGAGCGCGAGCGCGAGCGCGAGCGTGAGCGCGAGCTCGAGCGCACGCGCGTGCGCGCGCGTGCGTTTGCGTTGCCAAGGATACAGTCGTGAAAGTACGACGGCATCCGGCAACGGCCGCGGAAGCGGGTATTGTACGGGTGAGCGCCAACGTGCGAAGTCATGGCCCCTTGTCTAGTTGGAGATATATTTTCATTTTGAACTCTTGCGAGCGGCAACCAGCAAGTACGTGGCACTGCGTGTGCCTGGCAACCAAGAAAAAACGCGGCGTTCTCGATGCCCTATCTTTCCTCGTGCGCGCTCGGAAATGGCGGGCAGTTGCGTGCTTCCAACCTCCGGCGGCGAAGCCCGCTTGCCTCCTCGGAGCACGTGAACAGACCCAGTGGCGTTTGCCGTGACAAGACACTGTCCTTCCTCCGGCGAAAAGCCGCTCGCGTCTTCCGCGCTTTCGCGCACTACGCCTCCGCGCGTGCAAGGCTGGCGTCGAGAACCTCGTCGTAGAGCTCGCCGGTCTCGAGCAGGGAAGAGAAGCTGTCCTCCGGCGGCGAAAACCCGCTCGCGTCCTCGGAGCACGCGAGCAGATCCAGAAGTGTCTGTCGCGCCAAGGAAATGCCCTCGTCGCAAGCATCGTCCTTGTCCTCGTCCTCGCTCACGTCGGACTCGTAGCGCAAGTTCTCGTGACAGTACAGGTCCACCTCCACGCACTCTGGATCGACGGCACCGCTAGGCTCGGGAACGCACAGCACCGGAGCTTGCGGCAGGCCCAGCACGAGGGGTTCGGAGCCCTGGACCAGCTCCACGCTACCGAGCACGCACTGGTCACGCTCGGCCAGCACTCGGTGCAGGCTGTCCACGAGCTCTTGCACAGCTTCGTCCGCTACGCTGTGCACGCACGCGGTTGCGCCTCCGCGTACGAAACACAGGTACGACAAGTAGCGCGCGGCCATGTGTACGCAGTGCCGGATGGCGGGGAAGCACGTGTACCCGACCGAAGAGACTAGCGCGCCCGCGACAAACGCGCGCGCGCACCCGGGCCGTGCGTGCCGCAAGCCCACTATGCACGCTGCTGCCGAGACCGCTGCTGCGACTTCGGCCAGCTCCGCATGCATTCTTTGCTCTCACGCTAGCAGGACTACCAGGGAGGGATACTATTTCATTTTTGGCGGCACGCGCGCTTCGGGCACCGGGAACACGCACAGCACGAGTGGGCGCGGAAGTTCGTGGCGGCACGGACAGAAAAGCGCCACGAAGTACATGGCAGCTTCCTCGCGTGCGCAGAGGCAGATCTCGCCGAAGCGGAAAACAAAACTCGTGGGCACGACGAGCAGGTCGCCTTCCAGGAGGCAAACCTCGTGGCGCGTGGAGCTGCTCGCGTCAAGCAGGGCCAGTGCCTGGCCCGCGTTGCGCAGGCACAGCACGCCGTAGAGCGTGCCCATTGCCCGCTCGGCGTCTGCGCCCGCGGTACTCATCTGTACCACGCGCGTACTGCCCTGGAAACGCAGCGTGCCGCACGTCTCGCCGACGTGGTAGTCTTCTTGGAACAGCCCGCAGTATTGCGCGAGCCCCAGCATCCTGCGTCCGCACGCGCGCTCGGGCTGCGGCAATCCGGCCGCCGAGAGCAGACGCGCTCGCATCTCGCCGGCGAGCCCCAAGTCGCGCACGATGGCTGGCAGTCGCATGACGCGCAACGCAGAGCCGTGATCCTTTTTCAGTTTTGTAGCTCCGTAAGACAAAGCCGTCCGTAGACACAAAAAAGGACACCTCCAGTCCTAGCGCCGTGTGCGCTTGTTGCTCTCGCTGAGCACGAGCGCCGCTACGCTAAAGATTGCGTCTGGACTCATCGGGCAAACGCACAGTGCGTAGTCAGACGTGTGGCTCACAAAGAGCAAGTCTCTGCGTCGGAGTCCGGACGCTTCCATACTTCGGTTTGAGTCACTACTGACCACGCGCAGGCAAGGATTCTCGGGGACGGTTTCCGCACACGCCAGCATGAGCAAGTGCTCGCGACTTACTCTCGGGAGCAACGGGGATTCCGGCGTCAGCCAGCACGCGTCCACTATGCGCATGCGCGCGCCCAGGAGGTCGCTCGCGTAGCAGGTCCACTCCTCACGGCACAATGGCGGCGACACCAGCGGGGTGGCCGGCTCGTAGCCGGCGGGGGTGCGTACCATGCTGTCGCGCAGGTCGCTCCAAGCCCAGAGCTCCAGACCGAACGCGTCCAGGGCGTGGAAGCCTAGGGGCTCGCTCTGTGCCAGGGCAAAGTTGCGCATGAGAAACACAAGTTCATCCATGACAAGCAAGAGCAGCCTTGCAAAGAGACGCATCCTTTTTCACTTTGCTCGAGGGCTCGCGTCAGGAAGAAGCGTGCTGACGAGCCAACGAGCTGCACGGGTACAGGCTGAAGAGAGGCCACATTGTTTCTACAGACGTGCACAGAGCGGACACGCATCGAGAAAAAAGCACTTGCATTCGTAACACAGTAACTTTCCGAAGTGGCCGGCAGGACCACTCCGAGACTCGCGGGCGCGACAAATCACGCTGTCGCCCGAATCCTGACGCTCCCAACAATGCGCCTCGACGGCAGCCCCGCGGCCGTGCCGCAGAACTTGCAGAGACCTAACTCGATCGCCGACTGGGAATTTGTTTTAAGGCAGGAAGGGCGCTGAACTTAGCGCGCAGCCGGCGCGAACCGGCACGCCTCAAGCTCGGGCCCAGACCGCCACAACAGCAGTGCGGAATCACGCTGTTGTGCGGCGGCCCACTACCACAACGCAGATGCTGCGCCAGAATATGTACATCGCGGTCGAAAACAAGCTACACCGAATACTGAAGTACAAGCGTCACAGGAAAGACATCACTGTTACCTACTGAAGCCTCAAAGGAAACAAGACCAGATGCCCGAGGGGACGCGGGCCTACGTGTACAGTTACGCATCAGTGTGTTGTCGCTATGCATGTGGTTTCATTGTCGAACTGCTTGGCTGACGAGACGGAAACGAAAACACAAAACCTCACTCACGCACTTCACACGCACAGTGCACATCGCGCGGGGCACGCACTTCACGCCGCGCGCCCACGGCAGCGTCCGAGGGCGGGCGCTGCCGTGGGCGCGCGGCGCCCCCAGATGAACGGAGGGCGAGGCCGCGGCCCGCGCACCATCACAAGATAGCGGTTATATTTTCAGTTTGGAGAAGACCCCGCCGCGGCGGGACAGCAGCATCAACAAACGCAAAAAAAGATCGTCTTTCTACTCGACTTCGATGCGTATACAAAAAACGGAAGGAACTGTGGCACGTAGCCGCAGCCCGCAGCTGTGCGGCGGCAAGCACGCGCACAGCTGCGGACACGCCTAGCAACAAGCACACGCACCTGTGTCGCGAGCTCCCCTTGCGCACGCGCCAGTGTCGTGGACACCGGACCTGTCACGCCACTGCCGCGCGCAGGCGCCACAGCTGCGTGACTCCGGTACGAGGCCATGCCCGCGAGTTGTCCTCGCGCTAGAATTGCGGATGGCTGCATCTTTGTCCATCCTTGTCACAAAGGCGATTTTCTTGTTGTTTTTTCTTGTTGTGTTTTTTCTGTCATGGAGCAAAAGGTGTGGGGGAAAGATGGGCCTTCGCTGCCTTCGAAGAGAATGACTTCTCCCGAAAAGGGTGGTAGGGGGCTATGTACATGTCGTGTTCACATACTGCATTGAAATACTGGACCTTTGGTCAACACCCGGCGCCCGCCACCATGCTTGTTTGCGAAAGCGGTCGGTCGCGAATCACATGCGCAAGCGTGTGTCTCTGTGTGCTTATACCATGGAGCATAGATGCGTCATATTCACGACGAGCCCAATCCACTGGTGTGTCGCGTTCGCTAACGCCATCTCGTCAAAGAGACCTGGAGGTACTGTCACGTTCAAGACATCATCGCCCCCGGTCTGATTGAGCCGGACTTGTAGTTCCGGCGGCATTGTGGTGTTCGCAGGCCAGTGTATTGGCGAATAATCGGTCAGACTTTCTGCAGTCAGATTGTACACGGTAAAGGTACACTTTCCGTCGTCGCCGTCGTCGTCGTCGTCGTCGTCGCCGTCGTCGCCGCCGTCGCCGCCGTCGCCGCCGTTGCCGCCGTTGCCGCCGTCGCCGCCGTCGTCGCCGTCATAGTACTCGCCTCCATCTTCATGGGTGTCGTCTCCGTCATTGCCGTCGTTCCCGTCGTAATAGACGAATTTAAACCACGGAAAACGCTCGGAAGAATTTCCATATTGGCACAGTCCTCTGAGCCCAAGCGTGTTCGGACTGGTCCCACTCGAGCCCATTACCTCTCCGAAATACTTTCCCGGATGGCATGTGCCGTTCTGATTCGTAAAGTAGCCGCTGACTGTCACTTCGGGACCCGAAGTGCCATTTGTCAAAGTCATCAGCGGGAACGTCCGGTTCCATAAATCCCATATCTCTCCGCACGGTGGAGCGGTGTCGTTGCTCGTGCAATTCCAAAGGACAAGCGTAAAGTTTTCGTAAGGGAAGCCGTCGCCGTCGAGTGGCGACCCTAGCCCTAGCGAATGAGTCTCATTTGTACTGACCTCGACAAAGACGTCACCTGCGCACGAAACCATTACCGCGCACAACGCCATCAGTGCCCCAGCGCACGCAACCACGAGCGCGGCTGCGGCCCGAGGCCGACGGCGCGCGCTACATGTTTGCATCGTCGTCTACCATTGCAGTAAGCCTCTTTATTTTCATTTTCGAGAAGAATCCTCTCCGGAGTCGAGGCTCGTGTTGTCAGAGCCGCGGACTTGTGATCGCTTTTGGCGCTCGCAAGTCATAGCGAAAGGGAAGTTCCTTTGTTCCCGAGCCGAAGCGTGCGCTGAACGCGCAACGTTGCCTCTTTGTTCCACGAGGCAGATGACTTTGCGTCAACCAAGAAAAAACAACAAGGTACTGGTGCGCAAATCAACGAAATGGCACGGACGGGGGCGCGTTTTTGAAATGTGGACCTAGGCAGCGTCGAAAGGAGTAGGCGCGGGTCAGAGATCGTTCAGCATCAAGAGCAGAGCGAGGAGAAGGCCGTGTTGCGCTTGGATCTTGACCACGTTCTGAGCGTCTCTCCTAGCACGCGAGCGCGCCATGCCATGCCTGACGCCAATTCCGCGTCCGCGCCTGAGTAGCGTAAAAATGGTACATGTCGGATCAGACCCCATCTTGCAAGCGCGTCGCGACTGGCGCAGCTGCGCATAGCTTTGGCAGTGGACTCTTAATTATCAATTTTGCGAAGAAGGACGAAGTGGCACCGACGCGCGCTCGTGCATGTTCGCACCGGCAAGTGCCGTGCGCAGAGCGGACAGTAGCTGCGCGGGCTGCGCACGCAGCGCGTCGGGCACTCGCACTCGAAGGGCCACGCGCAGCTCGCCCGCCATGCCGCTGTAGTGCAGGCCGTAGCCCGGGAAGCGCAGGCTGCGCGTCTCGAGCGCCTGGAAGGGTGCGAGTTCCACAGTGAGCAGACGCCCTCCGGGCAGGTGCAGCACTCTCTCCAGACCCTCCACGGCCTCTTCGAGCGACAGATCCAAGAGCGTCTCGAGGTCGTGTCCGCGGCGAGTGTACCCGGCGTCTGGCAGCACGCGCACATCGAACTCGCAGAGTACGCCGTCCACGCAGCGGTAACATTTGCGCGTGACCATACCTGGCGGTAAGAACAAAGAAAAATACTTGCCGTGCACGGGAAAGCGCACGAGGCGGCCGGTGAAGACATCATGTAGCGACAGCCTCACGCAGAAGCGGCGCATGGCGCGCAGCTGTCGGTACGCGCGCGTGATGGCCTTGAAGTCCACGCCGGTGCCCGGGTTTCTGTCGGGATGGTAGCGCAGACACAAATCCTTGTATCGGGCCCGGACCGCGTCCGGGGAGCTCCCCGCCGGGAGCCCGAGAACTTCATGCGGATCCATGCGTGCGGTTGGTGATTTACTACGGAAACATTTGCGGGCGCCGGCAGCGTCCGCGGCTCAGTGTGAACACACGTCGTCAGGAGAGGAGCACAGCAAGGGCGTTTAAATAATGGGAGGGCTGCGGAGAGAGAGAGCTTAAATATGGGGGTCTCTCTGGCGACGCGGAAATACTGGCCCGCGCGTACGCGGGAGGGTGGGTGCCTGCGGTGGGAGCCCGTCCCTGCTGGGCAGGACTTGTCGTGTTCCTTGTGTGATTCGTTGCGGGTCGACATGTTTCTCGTTGTGGAACCTCGCCGGGGCTTGACGCGAGCGGGGCGCGGCTGCGAGTGCGTGCGCGCGGGAAAACGCAGCCTCCGAGGTCTCGCGCGCTGGCCGGGCGCAGGCGCTGGCGGCAGTGCCGCTTTCCGCGCCTGCAAAACGAGGCACTTGCTACAGAGAGAGAAGTGTGCTGTGGGAAGAGAGCGCCGATTTTGTCTGTGGAGCGGGCGGCACCCGAAGGCGCCGCCCGGGGGCAGGTCCCGGGTGCGTGCGCATCCCGGGTCGGATCGTGTAACTGCGTGGCTTACCGGGAGGAGAAATTCCTGACGGCCACAGGAAAACCTCCACCGTCTCCCCCCTGTCTCTGATAGTACCACTGTGCGGTACAAGGTTGTGTTTGCGAGCTCGGAAAGGCATGATTCAAAACCTGAGACGGAACCGAAGGTTTTGTGCCGAGCGGCAAGCCGTGCTTTGCGATTTCGTCCTCGCTCGGAGCGTCCACGACGAGCCTGCGGACCCGCCGGTGCTTGGGCTCCTTCTTCTTTCTGGGTTCCGACATCGTGCCGAAGAGCGTGTCAGCAGCGCGAGCTTGCCCCTCGTGTGAGTCGCCCTGCCCGCGCGAGACTTGTGCCCATGTCCTTTCAGACAGCGGATAGCTTTTCAGTTTTGTCCTCCCCACGAGAGAGGCTTTGCTTGGGAACGCTAGCTACGAGTTAAGGGTTTATATTTCTATTTTCCAGAGGCAGGCAAGCGCGCTCTCCAGCAGCGGCGCGCGCGCGCAAGCGCGCGCGTGTATCACGGTCTGCAACTTGCGAGCCCAGCCGGTGTAGTACTCCTGGCGAGTGCAACCCTGCTGGAACAGCCCGACCAGCACGCGGCACAGCTCCTTGCCGAGATTGGTGCCTGGCTGCGCGGACGGCGTCGCGTCGCTGGCGTAGAGCGCGAGCATGTCGTAGAGTTCCTCGAACTCTCGCTCGGTGATGCGCGACATGGACATCGCCAGTGCGTAGTCGCGCGCGGGCAGCATGTCGCGCAGCACCAGGCGGTGCGTGTGCATGTCGTCGTAGCGCTCGGTGTGCAGCGCGCTGTAGGCCTCGTCGAGGAAGAAAGCCTCCTTGTCGAGTTCGTCGCGGAGCTGCAGCAGGCGGTGCTTGTGACGCAGCACGGCGCCCTCGAGCGAGGGCGCGGCCATGATTTATATGCTATGAGAAGCGCGCCCGTCGTTTCTAGGCTGTCCGCGCGCGGGCAATCGCTGGCGTCTGCCGCGCGTCGAAGTCCGAGGCGCACTGGTGGTGCAGGCGTCCGCTACACGTAGAGGTCCGTGGCGTACTGGTAGCGCAGTCGCAGGCGGCGGCGCAGTGCCGCGAGCGCCAGTAGCGCCAGCAGCACCGCGGCGGCAGCGGCTAGCAAGCGCGCGAGCGCGCCAGGACATAGCGCGCGGCGCGCGTCCACGGGAACGAATGCAGGCCGCTGGCTGAGCGAGCGGATGATGGCTTCTAGCCCGCAGTTGGCGGCCGCGGATCCCGAGTTGACGACCTGTATGGCTAGGCTACGCCCGGGCGGCGCGATGCAGGTGCCCACGTTGAGCGTCTGCACGTCGATGCTTTGCACGAGAGCGGCGTGCGCTCGGCATTTGCGCTCCAGGCGCGACTCTTCGTGGCTGGCGGCTTCCAGGTCGACGCCCACTTGCGCGGCGATCTCCGCGCGCTGCTTGGGAGGCAGCAGGTTGACGGTCTCTGCGAAGGCTTCGAGCAGCAGACGGAAGCTAAGCTGGTCGTTGTTATTGCAGCGGTTGAGGATGCGGACGCTACAGTTCTGCAGCGTGCCGACGATTCGGCCCACGTGGATGGCGCAGGTCACAGAGTTGGTAGTGGAGTAGAGGCTGAGCTTGCGCAGGTAGCGCGCGACGAAGGCGCCGTAGAGCGTGCTAAGGGCGGCGCTCGCCATTTATCCAGTCGGAGAAAAGGTCCCGCGCCACGAAGCGCACGAGGAAGCTAATGGGGTGCAGGCGGCGTACGCGCAGGCGGAACTTCTCGCAGGTGTTGCGGTTGCAGCAGACCAGGAACTCGCCCAGCGCCTTGCTCCAGGCTGCGTCGCGCTCGAGCTCGGGGTAGACCTTGAGTAGTGTGTGCACGAAAAAGTGGAAGTCATAGAACCAGTTCTGCTCGACGCGCAGGCTGGCCGTGATTTTCTTGTTGGGGATTTCGGAAACCTGCGAGAAGTCAAAATCGTTGAGCGCGCTGCGTACGGGCTCGCGGAAGACGTAGCTACGCTCGCCCACGTGGATGCGCATCTCGCGTTCCGAGTCGAAGAGCAAGATGTTGTCGGGCTTGAGGTCCACGTGGATAAAGTTGTGGCAGGACAGTTCGTAAATCTTGATGTATAGCAGCGCCATCTGTAGGAAGAGGAACTTGACGTAGTGCACCACTGACGCGAAGCCGAACTCGGCACAGTTCGCCGCGGTGACCTTCTCCGCCGAGCAGCGTGCCAGCGGAAAAACGATGATGTTGCCGCGGTCATAGGTGTAGTTGGCGCGTTTCTCGTGCTCGAAGAAATGTATCATGTGCCCGAAGTGGTTGATGACGTTGAGGTTGCTCTTAATGACGGCGGGGTAGAAGTAGGACAGCAAGCGCACGAACTTGGCGCTGTCCTTGCGCTCCGCGAAGAGCTTGGCCACCTGGCGGCGCGAGTACGCTAGCGACAGCGGCTGCCCGTCCAGGATGCGTGCCAGTAGCAGGACCATGTGCAGCACGCGCTTGTAGAGCGTGTACAGGAAGCCAATCTTGTAGTTGAGCCCCATGGCCAGCGCGCGCACCACCAGCAGGCGCTCGTCGCCCCGCAGGTTGTTGTAGAGGAAGCGCGGCACGGTGTATTCGGACGTGAGATCCATGGGGTGGAACTGGCTGCCAGGCTCGAAGACGAACTTGACCACGTACTCTTCCACGCGGAAGACAATGCCGTAGCCGCCGGTGGACAGGTGGTAGAAGTCGTTGTTGACGGGCGCAAAGCGCTTGTCCTTCTGCTGGAAATAGGACGGGTTCACGTACTCCGTGCTGGCGATGCGCAGCAGCGCGGCGCGCGAGAAGTTGCGGAAGTAGCGCAGCATGCGCACGTGAGGGATCCAACTGTCGCTGAGCTCGAGCTGCCCGTACACGTAGTTAAAGTAGATTTCGTCGCCCAGGACCGTGGTCTCGTCGCGGCGCGGTGCTGGGACTGCGCTCCAGGGCGCGTCCGCGGAGGCACTGTCCGAGAATGCCATTTAATGTGCAAAATTAAGCTCCGCGACCGCGACGCGCGACAGCGGGAGCCTGCCGGGCGACGGCGGACTGCTGGCGCGGGGCTGATCCGGGCTCGCGAAGCTGTGAGCGGCAAAAAGCGCGCGGGCGCGGTTGCCGCAGCACGGAGCTCCTAGAGAAAGAAAAAAAAACAAGTGTGCTGCGCTCAGCGGGAAGCAGCGCGAGCGGAAACAGGCGCCGGCGGCCGGCACCGGAAGCAAGCATTTCTAACTGCGCGAGCTGGTAGCGGCGCCGGCGGCACGGGCGCCAAGGCAAGCGTGCGTCGTCGCGTGCTACTTCCTCGGGATGCCAATGCTGCGCAGGGCCAGCATGTTCTCCATCAGCTTGCCGCAATAGCGCGCGGTATGACAGCGCGACACCGCGCCCACGACAAACATGTCGATCCAGACCATGACTCCGGGTACCAGCATGGAGACTTCTCGCGCGAGATGTTGCAAGCTAGAAGTCGTCTGCAGTATGGAGCGCTCTAGCAAAGAAACGTCGCGGCGTATCATCTCCACAATGGCGGCGCGCGACTTCGCGGCGCTCGCGGCGCTCGCGGCGCCGCTGTCCTGTGAGTGCGCTCGGCGCACTGCCTGCACTGCGGCCATGGCACGTGTCTGTGCGGTCTCGAGGCGCTGCATGATCTCGAGCACGGACTCTTCGCGACGGGAGCTGGCGGCCACGTCGATGGCCATGCGCGCCATGCTGACCAGATCCTGTATGCAACTCTCGAGCGCGACCATGTCGTCGCACGCCTGCAGGTCTGGCTTCCCGCTGCAGGACGCGTAAATATCCTCGTACATTGTTTGCAGCTCGCGCAGCAGAGTCCTGCGGAAGTTCATCTTCTCCAACTCCAAGCGCGCGCGAAGAATGTCGTCCACCAGTTCCGTCGCTCGCCGCCACTTCCGTGCCGCGGCCTCGAACGCGGCGTCCTGCACCTCCGGTACCTCCGCGAGATCGCGCACGTACGTAGCGAAGAAGGCGTCCGTGGGTTCAATGCGCACGATCAGGTAGAGCGCGCAGCCGGCCACTTGCGGCAGGAATTGCAGCGCCTGCGACGAGCGCATGACGATGTAGTCCCCGCGGCGCATACTGTGCTCCACCACGGGACTATGCCGAACGCCGACAGCGGAAGCCCCGCTGCTAAAGATGCAAATGACCGCCTGGAAGCCGCTGGCGTTGTCCGTGAAGAGGCAGTTTCCCGCGAAGAAGTTTCCGTGTTCCATGCGCACAAGGTACGTGTCGCTTGTGCGGAAGAAGCCTTCCTCGTCTTGTAGGAAGCGCAGGTACGTGCAGTCAATGCTCACCTTCCTCCACTGGTAGTTGTACTGGGTCGACTTGCATACGCGCATGCCTTCGCCGGTGCAAACCTGCATGGGAAAGAGCGCGTCGCAAACAGATGTACTGCTCACGAAGACGGAGCTCGAAAGACAGAAGTTTCCGTTGCCGTCACGCAGCAGGTACTCCGGCAACTGGCGTACTGCGCGCGCGCGCACGCGCTTGGAGCGCGGGCGCAGAGGCAGGGGCGTTCCCTTGCGCTTGTGCGTACGCGCGGGCGCGGACGCGGGCGCGGACGCGGGTGCGGACGCGGGCGCGGACGCGGGCGCGGACGCGGGCGCGGACGCGGGCGCGCGCGCGGGCGCGGACGCGGGCGCGCGCGCGGGCGCGGACGCGGGCGCGCACGCGGGCACGGGCGCGGACATACATGCGGGCGCTGGCACGCACGAGGGCGCAGACGTGCATGCGGGCACTGGCACGCATGCGGGCGCTGGCGCGCGCGGAAGCAAGTCCGCCGCTAGCGCGCACGCCTGCACGCGCACGCCGTCTTGAACGCACGCGCCGGTACCGGCCCGCACGCGCGCTCCGTCTTGAACGCACGCGCCGGTTCCGGCCTGTGCGCGCTCTCCGTCGTGAGCACACGCGCTCGGCTCTGTGTCTCGAGAGCTGCCCCCTCCCAGCAGGGAAGCGAAGGCCGGGCCCGCAGGCGTGCCGCACAGCATGTCGTCCAAGCAGAACAGAGCCTCGAGTTCCTCGCTGCTAATGCTCTGAGAGCGCAAACCAGGGCTGGGTGCCCGGCCTGCGGGCTGCTCGCAGGCGCTCGCAGAGGACGTGCTCGCGCGCGAGCTATCTGCCCCGCGCTCCGGGATAGGCATGCTCTCGCAGCAGGTCGCACAAAGCTCGCACGGTTCGTTGCTCCCGCAGGACGCCTCCCGCGCGGTAGGCGCGTCCGCCGTGCGTAGTCCGCTGTCCCCGCCAGCGAAGCGACAGAAGCTTTCCTGTTGCGAGATCTTGAGCAGGATCCTAGCTGCAGCGTTCGTTTCCGTGTCGTCCATCGCACCTTTGCCGGTGGTGTAGTGCTAACGTTAAAGCCGCATGTTTTGTCAATATTCTAGCGGCTCCGAGAGTACCGCGAGAGCAGAGCCCCAGTCGAGCTCGGGCAAGACACTGCTGAGCGCCGGCGGCACGCAGATACAGTTGTAGCTGTGAGCGCGCACGTGCGAGCTGTAGTAGTGGTTGTCGACCTCGGCGATGACCTTGTGCACCTGCGCTCGGCAGTAGCTCACGGCAAAGGCGGCCAGCAGCAGCCCGCTCGCGGGGCCGTACTCCGCGAGATGCGCCTGCAGCAGGTGAGGAGTGCGCGCTACCCACGCGACAAGGTCCGCGGCGGCCGCTCCCTCTGCGTCGGCCGCGGCAAGCAGCTCCTGCACGCCTTGTGCCAGCACGGGCTCGCTGCGCTCCCACTCGAGCGCTCCCTGCACCTGGATCTGGTATCCGCCCATGCGCACAGCGTTGTTCACGTCGACAGAGGTCAGTACCGCGTCAAAGGCCAGCGCGTCGGGGTCTCGCTTGGAAAAGAGGAAGGGTATCTGCAAGTTGCCCCTGCGGCGCACCTTGCAGAGAGCAAGCGCCAGACGCCCCGGGTTCAATGTCTGCGTGTAATAGGGCTTGCCTGTTGGGTAGAGCTCGCGCGCCAGGTGCTGTATGACGGAGCGCACGTGCATGGTGTGCAGGCGCGTGCCCGGCGCGTCGCGCGGGAGCGAGCCCACGTGCTCGTGAAGCATACTCTCGCGCACGAAGGCCACGGCATCGGGCTGTACGGGGTCGAAAAGGCGTGCGTCGTGCGCGCACGCACCCAACAAAGCTGCGTTTGCGATCGCCATGCTGCTCAGGTCGGGGAAGTGCGCAAAATCGCACGTGGGCATCACGCGGCGTAGCAGCTCTTGCTGCGCGCACACGGCCGTGCCGAGTAGCCGCGCGGCGTGCACGGCGGCCTCTGTGGACGCGCTTGCGCGGCGGAGTACGTCCGCGCGCGATTCCATCTCGGAAGGCAGCCGCGGAGAGGCCCCTGCCCAGTGCTCGCAGTACTCGCGCAGGCACAGCCCGTGTGCGTAGGGCGCGGCGTCTAGCAGCACGGCCGTGTAGCGGCAGCGGTAAACCAGCGCGTGCCCGAGCAAGCGCCAGCCCGTGTCCGCACGCGGCCAGTACGCTCGCAGCAGTGGCAGGTCGTAGCAGCTGCTAAGGAAGCCGACCAGGTACAGGCGGCGCTCCTGCTCCGTGAAGACCGAGAGTAGCCAATGCAAGAAGTCCGCGATCACGCCTGTGCCCGAGTCCGCGTCAAAGAAGACGCGGCCCTCGGGGTAAACGCTGATCATGTACGGCTCCGGCGGCGTGCAGCCCGTGCTCGCGCGCGCATAAAGCAGCATGGCGCGCATGGGCGCGCGCGCTGTGCGCGCTCGCAACGGGGCCCAGTTTTCCGGCGCGGCCACGGCCTGCACGTCGTACCTATGGATGTCAATCTCGGGGCGCGTGTAGCGCTCGGGGTCCTTGACCCAAATGGCGTGATACCCCAGGCAGCCGACAACCATGTCGTCGATGAGCGTGAGCGAGCCACGCGGCAGCTCCCGCGCCCGGAAGGTGCTCAGTGTCATGAAGCAATAGCGGCCCAGCCCGCGCGTTTGTAGCCACCAGTTAATGTCTGTGAGCGAAAGTCCCGGAGGCTCCCCTGGCTGCAGGAGTGCACGAAGCAGGTCCTCATTGTCCTCGCCACTAGCTCTGTGGAACAAGATCTTTGCGAGCGGTGTTGCTGACGACTGCGGCGAGAAGAAGCTGTCGGTCTCGAGCGCCGCCATCACGAGCGCCGGTGCCGGTGGCGAGGGCATTTCGCGCACGGGACACGCGGCAAGCACGCGAGCGCTCTGTAGCGCGCACAGACGCGCAGTGCTCTGGAACGTGTCCGCGTTCACGACGACGCCGCGCCCGCACGGCAGCCGAGCGTAAACCTCGGAGCACGGCTGTTTCTGCAGTGTTGCGCGCACCTCGTCGGTGTCGCTGGCTCGCGCCGTCATGCACGAGATGCCTAACAGTCTCCGCATGTTGCCCCTCTAAAGGGGGGATATTCTTTCATTTTGAGAGACCTCTTCGAAGGAGCGGCACAGTCTCGCGTCAAGAAGGGCCCGGAGCCCCTCCGAGCGCACGCCTGTTATCCCAGCTCTCGGGGAAGAGGCCGGAGGGAGGAGATCTTGAGCCCTGGAGCTCGAGACCTTGGCCACGTGTTTCCAGACCAGAACAACAACAAACGAGAAAAACACGAGTGCGCTACGCGAGACGTGCGAAGGTGCACTTCTTGAGAACGTCCGAGGCCACCACGGGGTTGAGCAGGCAGCAGCCGCAGCACGCGCCGCCGCACGCGCACGGCGTTCCGGCCAAGCTCGCGACGGCCACTTCGAAGATGTGCGCGTGACCCTCCAGGAAGGGCGCCAAGCCGCGCGGGTGCGTTGTCGGCGGTGCGTTCACAGGGAGGTGCACGGGCATGTGCACACCGCGTACATTCACGACGCACGAGAGGACGAGCCCTCGCGAGGCCAAAGTGCTCGCGAGTCCGCAGTTGCTTTGCGCACCGCCAAGGACATGCCCGCGCGGAAGGCGCGCTTTGGCGAGCTCCGCGTGGCAGTGCGCGGGGGAGGCTCCAGAGCGCGCAGCGGGCGCGCGGGGCAAAAAATGGTTCGCGCTGTTCATAGCGGGCTTACACGGCCATGCCTTTTTTTTCAGTTCACGGGTAGCAGCGTGGCGGGCTCCGGTGGCGGTGCCCGAGGAAGCGGCGAGCTGAAGGACGACTGCCAGTCGCGCTCGAAGAGCGCACCAAGCGCTCGCGCGAATGCGCGCTCCGCGCAGTTAAAGCTGACGAAGGCGTGCCGCGCGTAGTGCGTGCCGTCCATGTCGGCGCTGGTCACATGCACGTACTCGTCGTCCACCACGAGGAGCTTGGTGTTATTGACGGCGTCGCCCTTAGCTCCCGGGATCGCGAAGACGCGCACGCTAATGTCGGCGTGGCCCACGCCCAGCTCGTGCAGCCCCTTGACGGCGGCCAGCGAGAACACGTCGCTGCGGTGCCACAGCCCTACCAGCAGGCGCACGCGCACGTTGCGTTCCAGTGCCGCGCGCACCAACGCGTCGTGCATGCGCGGCCAGTACTGTACAGAGTCCTCGTCGCGCACCAGTGGCACCAGCGAGAGTAGCTCCATGTCGATAGTACTGCGAGCGGCCTGCACGTGCGCGAGCACAGCGTCGGCATCAAAGGTGCGTGTGCTGCCGATAAGACTTTCCGGCGCGTCGGAAAAGAAGGCGTTTTCGCAGTGGCGGCGCAAATGGAAGCGCGTGCTAAGCGAGAGGCAGCGCACGCAGCGGCGCGCGCACAGGCGCTCGTAGTCGCGGAAGCGGCGACGCAGGTCACGCGCCAGCGGCTCGCACTCGGAGTACACGCCCAGGCTCTTGATGGTCGAAATGGAGCCCCCGGTAAGCGAGGCGCTGCCCAGGTAAAAGCGGCGCTTGTCCGATACCCAGAAGCTGCTGAGCAAGCTTCCGGGCTTGCCGCCGGGCAGTTCGCCCACGTCCAGCTTCAGGTAGCGTAGGTTGGGCACGCCCGCCAGCTGCGTGGCATCCGCGTCCCGGCTCTGCTCGTCCACGATAATCGTCACGCGCACGTCGGCGCGCGCTAGCTCCAGCAGCCGCAGCAGCACGTGCCCGCCCTCGGGCGTGGAGCGCAGATTGCAGCAGTAAGACGCAATGCACAGCTCGCGCTGCGTCTGCGAGATGAGCGTGTCAAAGCAGTCGTACGTGAGCATGCTGCCGGTAGGTAGCGCCAGCGGCAGCGTTGCCGGCAGCGTCTCTACAATCTTGCAGCCCGCGGGCCGCGCAGAGGTGAGGTTTCCCATTTTAAGGCCGCGAAAACGCGCCGCTCGGCTACGCGCCCGCGTCCGCGCGCGCGCATGCATACTCGCGCGCGCCAGCGTGTGCGCACGCGCCTCCGTATTTGAGCGGGCGCGTGCAGCACGCGGCTTGCCTCACGCTAATGGTGACGATGTGCGGGTTCTTCATGAGCATGGGGCTGCCGCCCACGTCCATACTCAGCGCGGCACGAGACTGCGCATGGCGCAGGACGTCCCCGTCGCGCGTGGTGATGGTGCACTGCGGCGCACGCACGGTGCGCGCGCGCGTGCCTGTCTGTAGCCCAAAGTGACGCACGGCGTGCTCATACAAGCCCACGTTCCCCTCGTAGACCAGCGCCGCTCGGTACACGCTTTCGTCCTCGGGCAGCGGCAGCGCGGGGAAGAGTAGCTCGCGGCACGTGTGGTGGATGCCCAACATGAGCGCCGTCACTGCCGCGGATTTGCGCTCGATGGTGACATAGGAGACGGGCTCGATCTCGGACTCAAGTGTTCCTGTGCAGACGTCGGCGGGCTCCAAGTTTGCCAAGCCATTGGCTGTGGAGCGCACCAGGTAACGCTCCGTGCTCATGTCGCGCACTCCGCACACGCGCTCGAGGCAGCGCGGCTGGTGCATCTCCACGAAAGCTGCGCACTTCTCCGCGGCCTCAGGCTCCACGTCGACGCACTTGAGCACGTGGCCTGGTATTGGCAGCAGCACCGGGAACCGGGGGCTAGGCTCCAGGACGACCGTCAGATACGGCTTGGCAAGGATCACTCGCTGGCACTCGCGCGGCGCGTCCATTTAGGTGTACGCACAGCTTTGAATAGCGCGCGCCGGCAATCTGGCACCGACTGTGGTACCCCGTCGCCTTGCGCTACAAGCACGCCACGGCCGGCCTGACAAGTGCAAAACGATCTTGAGAAAGAGAAAGGTGAGGTGTCCGAAGTGCAGGCGCATGCGAGAGGTAGAGAGTTGAAAGTGCATAAAAAAGATGCAGCTCGAGCCTTCGCACCTGGCGCGCACGCGTGGAGACTGTGCGTCTTTACACAGCAACGAGCTCGCGGCGCAGCATGAGCGGCGAGACTAGTGCCTTCGTCGTCAGGCTGGGCGCGCGAGCTAGGCGCGGCAGCGTGTACTCGGCCACGCGGTGGTGCGTGGGCACTAGAGTGCCTGCCGCGGCCGCGGCGCGAACGTGCGCGTTGTGCTTGGGGGGGAGCGGCGGAGGAGAGAAGTGGCGCTCGAAGCGAGAAAACAAGATCTCTTCTTCTTCGTACGCGAGAAGGTCTACGACCGCGTACGGGGTGATTAGCCCAGAGGTCTCGATGTCAGCGGCATTTCCGCGCCCGCGGCGCGGGCCTGTTGCCATTTTCATGCGCAGGTCTGTTTCCTTGAGGTTGCGCCGCACGCGCATTTGGTCGAGCAGTTCGAGGCGCGACTCGGAGAGACAGCGCAAAGGCGGCTCTCCGCACACGTGCTCGTTGCCGCAGTGGCGCGCAAGACGAGTAGTGCGCGAGCCGCGCGGGCGCGGATTTTCCGAGACCAGCACGGTTCCCGTCGCGAGGTCAATCCCGGAAATAAACTTGCTGGCGGGGCGGCGCCGATGCGGACGCGAGTGCCGAGGATGACGAAGGCTCTCGAAGACGTTCAGTACCTTCTGGAAGAAAGGCATGTTGACGAACAGGCAAGATTCACTCTGCAAGACGTGTGAAGTAGCGAACGCTCACGCGAAGAGCTATTTTTTCAGTTTTTGTTCTTTCTCTCGTGGATCGCTCCTCCGTGTTTCAGACCGCTCACTCGGAGAGTTCTTCCTCTTTTTCTTCGGCACGCTCTTGCGGCAGCAGCGCGAGCGTGACGCAGTCTGTGTCGCTGCTGTCTTCGCTGTTCCCGGATGGGGAGCCTTTGTGCACCACAACGACGCGCGAGAAGGACACGCCGCGCCGTGGCATGCGCGCGCGCCTCCGCAAGCACAACTCGCAGAGCAGAGCAGCTAGCCCCATTCCCGTGGCCAGCATCGTACAGAGCAGCAGGGCCAAGTCACTCCAAGTCGCGAGATCCATGCCCTCACAGGTACCAAGTAATCTTTCAGTTTGACAAGAGACTTACACGGCCAGTGAAAAGGCCCTGACTACGCGAAGACCTTTCGTCCGGTGTCGGACGCCTCAAGCATGCCAGGCGCAGGCGCCGCCCTGCTAGCGCTCCGCGTGCGAGAAGATCCGACACTACTCGGAGAGACGTTGAACAAAGAAACGATGTTGCCTCAGCTCGCGCACACGCCGTACACACTGCAGCAGTTACTGTTCTGCCCTCTACGGAGGTGCGGGGCCAACAGGGGCCCGTCGGAAGAAAGGTTGTCTGTTCAAAACATCGCGACGTTCGTTCTTGTTCTCACGCGGGCAGGGATCCTTCACGCGCGGGCCCGTGGTAGCCGCGGGCCCTTCCTTCTGCTCGGGCCCGACCTTTCCTGCGCGCGCTCCGTGAGATAGCTACACGATCTCGAAGGCCTCGACCCAGTAGTCCTTGATCCGGATGCCGATGACGACGTACATGGAGCGCGCCAGCGTGGGCACGAAGATGTTCAGGTTGAGGCTGCCCTCCTCGTTCGCGCGGTCCGCCTTACAGTAGTAGCACGTCTGGTTGTTCTTGCGCGCGAGCTCAATGCAGGTGAAGACGAAGCTCGGCAGCAGGTACTGGTACTGCGGCTGCTTGTAGTGGAACGGCGAGTACAGCAGCTCGTGCAGCGTGAAAGAGTGGTTGTTGGCGCACAGGCTGGCGCTCGTGGGCACGGAGCAGCGCGGCATGTGGAAGACCTCGGCCAGCTTTACGAAGCAGCGGTTCCCCAGGATGCAGTTTTCCTTGCGGTTGATCTTGACGCGGTCCATGTCGTGGAAGGGCTGCAGCCCGATGACCTGCTCGAGGCGCGTCACGTTCATCCTTTGCGTATATTGAAGGAGTAAAAAATGAGCTTCTGCCTGCAGACAAAGCAGACCTCCGTCCGAGGCGGCAGGCAGTGCTCGTGGTAGCCGTGCCCGCACACGGGCAGGCAGAAGGCGCAGTCGATCTCGCACTGGGGTCGCAAGCAGCCCTTTCCCAGCCCGCGGCGACAGATATAGCAGATGTTATCGCAGTTGCGCACCTGCCATTGCACGACAGGTCTCCAGTACAACAGCCGTAGATTCATACTGCAGCAAGCCACCCTCTGGTAACTAGCTTTTCACTTTTGCGGCTCGGGCTCGGGCGTCGCTAGCGCGAGCACGCCCTCGCACTTGACGTCCTCACAGAGCTCGATGTGGTGCTCGCACACGCGCACCAGGCCGCGCTCGCGCATGCGGCAGAGCGCGGCGTCCAGTAGGCGCTGGTCTCCGTCCGCGAGCGCCAGCAGGTCCGCGTAGCTAGCTCGCGCGCGCGCCAGCGCTGTCGCCAGCACGTAGTGTACTGTGTGGCCCGTCACGAGCAGCGGCCCCGAGCGCATGTCGAGCTCGAACTCCGCGTAGCCGAAGTGCAGGCTCACGGCGAAGTCGATCTCGGGGTTTTGCTCGCGCATGCTGTCCAGCGCGCAGTGCAACGCGGGGAAGAGATCGGGCACGGGCTCCAGCGCGGCCGCGGGGATGGGCTCGGGCAGCGTGTAGCGGCACACCAGCAGGCACTCGACTCGCTGCGTGCGCAGCCCGCTGCCCATGCTGCGGCCCAGGAAGTCCATGGCGTTGAGGTATCCACAGCGGTCCATGTGCGCGAAGTGGCTGACCACGCGCATTTCTTCGCGGGCACAGGCCGCGCCCGTCAGCACGCGCTTGATCATCTGCGCGCGGTAGAGCCGCAGAAAGCCCGCCCTGGCGTCGGCGTCCATGCATGCGAGTACGGCGCGCACGCCGCTGAGCATCTCCTCGGGGAGCGTGCCCGCGAGCATGTGCGTCCCGAGCAGGCGATTGAGGAAGCGCGGGCTCTGTACAAAGCGCAGCGCCTTGGCCTCTGGCGCGTCGCTGAGCAGCGCGTGGAACTGCGCGTACGTGCTGACCAGCGTGTGCATGCGCTTGCCTGCGTGCGCGCGCTTAAGGAAGCGGACCAGCGCGTCCAGGAATGCACGTGGCGCCATTGCGGAGCGCAGGAAGGCAATGGCCCCCGGACCAGCCTCGAACAGCAGCGGGCAGTTGTTCTGGAAGGCCGCACCGTCCAGCCGCATGAACTCGCGCGCGATCTCGAGCTTGATGGCCGCCCAGAGGTGAATGCCGCAGAGCGAGTCCACGCGCAGCAGCTCCATGAACTCCGCGTAGTCCTGGTTGCGGCCATCGCCGTCGCGCGAGCGCAGAAACATCTGGTGTGCCAGCGCGCGCGCTTGCCGCAGCAACATGTTCTCGAAAAGGTACACCGACTCGCGCGAGAAGATGGTGCACAGGTCCGAGTGTAGCGAGCGGATGCGTACGTGCATGTAGCGCTCGCGCGACAGGTGCTCGACCAGGTGCGGAAGCAGCCCCAGGTAGTTGGCCTCCATGAAGCTGACCAGCGTGTCTGTGACCAGGCAGTTCTGCAGCAGCACGTCGTACACGCAGAGCAGTTCGGCCAGGCGGCTGCCCACGCCCAGCACCACCGCGCACAGGTTCTCTAGCAGCGCGTAGTCGCTGCCGGGCGACAGCCCGATGCTGTCATCGAATGATTGCCAGAGCCTGCGCGACAGCGCCTCTTGCAGGCACAGGCGCATATCCGCTGGCCCTACGCGTAGCGAGCCGGCCAGCTGCTGCAGTTCCATCTCCTCCGAGTCTTCTGCCAGCCCCGCCAGCACGCGGCTTAGTAAGCGCGCGGCGCGTATGCGCGCGGAGCCCATCACGCCTCGGACCGCGCGTCCAGCTCCAGCTGTGCCTCCAGCAGTACGTCGTCGCGCACTAGTACCAGCTTCTCGCCGGGCAGCGGGACGAAGGCCTGCCCGTCGACGACGAAGATGCAGTGGTTGTGCGCGGTTAACGGAGTTCCGCCTACTTTTACTTCAATCTTTGCGTCGGCCACGTGCGCGCGAACATCCGCGCCGCCGCAGCGCACGTGGGTCACCGCGCTCGCGCCCAGCCGCACCTGCGTGAAGTTCTTGCCTAGCGAGGCCATCACGTCGACGTGCGCGCGCGCGAAGCACAGGCGCACACTGTTACGGTGGTGAAAGCGGTGCTCGCGGCTGTAAAGCGCGGGTGCGAGCACGGGCTCGCGCAGAAAAAAGTCGTACTCGCGCTCGGGACTCACGTTCGCCACGCGGTACAGGTCTGGCAGCGAGAGCGCGCCTAGGGCGTGCGCCAGTTCGTGCGCGGGCGCATAGCTGGCGCGCGCGGCGAAGCGCAGCAGCTGCTCGCGCAGAGACAGTGTTTGCGGCGCGGGCGCGGGCGGCAGAGCGCGCGCGACCACGTCCGCTGGCAGACTCGCGGAAGCGCGACGAGGGAGGCCGCCGGCTCCGGGCAAGCGAGCAGCGGCGCGCGGCGAGCTGCGCGCCGCGGGCTCGGGCACGGGCCCGGGCTCGGGCTCGGGCCCGGGCTCGGGCTCGGCGTCGTCCTCGGAGGCAGAGCCGGCGCCCGGCACTGCCAGGCACGGCGCGCGACGCTGGCGGCGCAGCGGCTGGTACTTGCTTTTGCGGCGCGCGACGCGTGACATGCTATTTAGGTGTATGCACAATATTTGACTATGTTGCGGCGGCGCGCGAGGTCCTCGAGCGTCACAGTGAGACGCAGCGCATGGCGTCGCAAATGTCCTCGAGCTCGCTGCTCTCGAAGAGCGGGCGCAGTGCCCTCACCTTGCTCATGAAGGCTCGGAAGCGCATCATGCTCAGGGCTTTGCGCTTCTTGCTTGACGCGAGGCTGTGCCTCGCGGTCTTCTCGTGCTGCGCGAGCTCCAGCGTCACGATGAGTACGTGGCGGCGAAGTGTCTGCACTAGAGTCTCGAACGCGCCAAAGTTGCAGAGCACGAAGTCGCGCAGCATGGCGCGAGTGCACGAGCGCATGTGCATGAGCGCGACAAAGTCGCGCATCCGCGCCCGCAGGGCTGTGCTCACGTCCATGGGCACGATGCGGAAGACGGGCGCGCTCCGCCCGCCGTCGAAGGTCATGCAGTCGCGCACGAAATGCAGTGTCATTGTCGTGGGTTGCATCAGCGCGTAGAGCTGCGCGACGCTGGTGCCAAACTGGCGCAGCTGGAAAAACACCACGTGCGCTACGCCAAGGCCCCGAATGCGCTCCCAGGCCTCGGAGCGGAGTAGCTCCTCGCGGACCGTCCCGTACGCGCGCTCCTCGTGCAGGACTCTCAGCGCGTGCCTCTCGCAGTAGTCGTGGCATACTGTGAGTTGGAAGTCGAACGACGCGTCGAAGAGCGAGCTGAGACTGACGTAGATGGCCGCGCCGTCGGCCTGCATGCGTTCGCCGAGACGCGTACGGAAAGCCTGGATACTTTTTCAGTTATTTTCCCAGACTATAAATGATTCTCAAGGAGCCGTTCATCGTGGACACCGTGCAGGGCCGCTTCTTGGTGCTCAAGTACGTGAAGCTGTGCGGAGTGAAGACGGTCGAGTGCAAGGGCGCGACCGCGTCCTGCGTCCTGAAGGTGGAGAAGCCAGAGTCGCCGTGCGAGCGGCGCTCGCCGTCGCCGCCGCCGTCGCCCGGCAAGTGCGAGCCGCAGGTGCCTTTCATGCGCACGAACCTGCTGGCGAGCATGTTCTCCGAGAACAAGAACAACGCGGCCAAGATGCTGGCCTGAGCACGGGCCCGCGTGGCAAGGGCTCCTTCTTCAGCAGGCCTCTTTTGCGTCGCGACGCTTGGCGTCTCTTCGTCCGTCCGCGGGGCTCCTCGTGCGGACGCCACTCTCCTTCAGTGTGTGATCACGTCTTTCTCGATATCGATCACGCCGTGACGGCCCACCTTCTTGTCGCGCGCCACAACGCCTACCACCGGGCACTTCTCGCGCGACACGAGCGAGTTGAGCAGGTCGGCCAGCAGCTCCTGGTAGTTGCAGCCCACCAGCAGGTGGTAGAGCGTGATGTGCGCACAGACGGCGCGCTCGGAGACGTCGTGGATGGCGTCCTCGCTCCGCAGCAGGACCGTATTAGAAAAATACGTGTACATGATGCCCTGGTGAATTAAGAAGACGGAGTTGGAGACGGCCTCGAAGTCGACCACGGCGGCGTCGGCGTTGAGCTTGGAGATGTCCTGCAGGAGGCGCGCCTCGTCCAGGTAGCAGCGGCACTCGCGGTAGCCCAGCCCGTAGCAGCGCGTGTCCACCAGCACGATGCGCGCGCCCGCGTCCAGCCGCATGTGCAGGCGCAAGCGCGCGCCGCCGCCGAAGGACACGCAGTGGTGGTAGCGCGCGTATTCGAGTAGCGTGGCCAGGCGCAGGCGCATCTTGGCCATGCGCTCGCCCAGGTCCTCCAGGCGGTCGATTTGCGAGAGCATCTTGAGCGTATTCATGAGCTGCACCACGGGGTCGATGATGTAGATGTTGTCCACCAGCACCTTGGGCACGTTTTGCATGGTGCCCTGGCGGATGTTGAAACTGTCGATGATGTGGCGGCCCTCTTCGTCCTGCATGACGATGTAGCTCTTGAGGTAGGGTACCTTGAGCAGGAGCACGTTCCTGCCGGTGATGAAGTAGATGAGGAAAGCCAGGTTGATCAGAAACAGGCGCGCGTTGGTCTGCAGGATGTCGATGTCGCCGTACTCGATGCGGCTGTTGAGAAGGTGCAGCGAGTAGGAGCCGTAGCAGATGGCCGTGCGGTTGTGGCGGCGCAGGTACTCGCTCATGAGCTTGTTCACGTGCACCACCAGGTTGGACACGCAGTGGCGGCCCATGACCTTGCCGCTGCGGAAGGCCACGTTGTAGGACCAGAGCACCTCCTCGGCAAGGCGCTCCATGGAGCAGTAGTGCAGGCGCACCACCGAGTTGTACACGGGCGGCGCGGGCAGCGTGAGCACGCCCATGATCTCGGTGTAGCTGTTGACCAGCACGCTCTGCAGCTCGATGATGGAGAGGATGCGCCCCACCTTGGTGGTGGCGCGCTGCTTGACGAAGTAGGACAGCACGCGCGCGTTGATCTCGCTGGCGCTGCCGCCGATGCGCGCAAAGAAGCGCTTCTTGTTCTTCTTGATGAGCGCAAAGAAAACGTCGGTATCGAAGCGCATGATGCGCTGGATGGCGCGCGCCTGCGGCTTGAAGATGAAGTACTGGTTGAGCGTGGGCGGCCTGCCCAGGTACTCGCGCAGCAGCTCGAACTGCGCGCCGTTCATGCCGAGAATTTATTAGAGTGATTATTCTCCAAGATGATCGCCACGCACGCGTGCTCGCAGAGCCTGAGCGTGCTCTGCAGCGCGCGCGGCTCGGGTATCGTGACACCCCCACAGCTGCTCGCGGCCGCCCTGCGCAGGGCGACCAGCTCTGCGTGCACCTCTAGGGGTGTATCTTCTAATCGCTCATTAATTTTCAGTCCTCTCCGCAGCGCGCGTAGAAGCGCCGCCACGAGCGCGGGCACGGCGTCCTCGCTCGGCACGACGCGCGCGCTGCCCAGCACCAGATATGCCAGCAGGGTACCCATCAGCGCGTTGAGCGCCGCGTGGTAGCTGCCTGCGGGCTCGCGCAGCGCGTACGCGGCCGTGGCAGCGTCGCCCAGGTCTTCGTAGCGCACGAAGTCCGCAGGTTCCAGCGGCGCGAGCGTGTCGCCCTCCACGCGCGCGGGCGCGCGCAACTCGTTGCCAGCTAGCAGGTCAAAGACCGGCAGCCAGCGCGGCAGGTACTCGGTGGGCAGGCAGAAGAGGCCCCTGTGCGCCAGCAGCGCCAAGTCGTACATCTGCGCCGCCAAGCGCGCAAGCTCGCCGCCGCGCGCGCGCGCGCGCGTGCGGAACTGCAGGCACACGCCCTCGCGCGTGCGCGTGAAGGCCAGGTCGCGCACGGCACAGCTGCGCAGCTGCTCGCAGCAGTAGATTTGCAGCGCCACGAGCATGTCGTAGTCCGCCTCGGAGCCGAAGTGCCTGCGCTCTCCGTCCGCGCGCAGCGTGCGCTCGCGCGGCAGCGTCACGCAGCCACGCAGCGGGCGCACGCGTAGGCGGCGCGTGGTGCAGAGCAGGTAGCGCAAGCTGCACATGCGCGTGGGCTCGAAAAGCGACATGCCCGGGTTGCCGGCCATGAGCTCCAGCACGCAGGCCGTCGCGTCGGGCGCTAGCGGGTACTCGAAGAGCAGGCGGCGCATCATGGCGCCACAGAAGCCGAAGTACCGTACAAACATGGCCAGCAGCTCGGGCTCGCGGTTGAACCACTCGCTGCGGAAGCAGTACTCGCTAAAGGGCATGACGCCGTTGCGCTCGAGGGTGGCCACGTCGAGTCTGTCCAGGAAATCCACCAGGTCCGTGTACCCGCGCTCGTGGCACTGCAACAGCACGCACTCGGAGTGCAGCAGGTGCGCGGCGCGCACGGGCACGGCAGCGGCGCGCACCACGCGCAGGCACACGCTCTCGCTAAGCACGTCCGCGGGCGCGTAGGCCAGCACCTGAGCCAGCAGGTCAAAGTGCTCGCCGGCCAGCAGCGTGCGCGCCAGCGCGGGCATGTCGCGCGCGTAGCGCTCGGCGAAGCGGCAGATGTTCTGCAGGCGCTCGCGTGTGAGCGTGTGCTGCGCCAGCGGCACGTGTACGTCGTCGAAGTAGATGGGTGCGTACACGTGCATGGCCTCAGCCTTGGCGCGCAGGTAGTGGCGCGCGTACCAGAGCCAGTGTTCCAGGCGCTGTCCGTTGATGATGCTGATGAGCACGAAATCGCGCAGCCCGGCGCTGCGTAGCACGCGCCGGTGCAGCGCCATCAGGAAGCGCATGGCCGCGCGCGGGCATGCCACGCCCGCCAGCACCGCCACGGCCAACTGCGAGCTGGGCTCGTCGCGCAGCCCCGCGTTTGCGGGCACCACGCCGTGCGTGAAGAACATGCGCCGCAGGAAGGCGGGCGTGAAGGGCTGGTGGTCGTAGAGCGGCTCGTGCATGCGCGCGTCGGCCAGCAGCATCTCCTCGGCCAGGTCCTCGCTGAAGTGATAGCTCATTCTGTACATGCTGCGCGCGTTGGCGCGCGCCAGGAGGCTGCCCGCCGCAGCACCGAAAACATCCACCAGGTAGCGCACGTCGTCGTCGAAGAGCGTGAGGTACGGCACGCAGCGCGCCAGCAGGAAGGCGTCGGCGGCGCGCAGCAGCTCGTGCTTGAAGTACTCCAGGTGCGCGGCGTAGAGTTCCAGGTTCGAATGCCGCTCCAGCACCACCAGCAGGTCCTGCAGCTGCATGTGCCGCGGGCGCACCAGGTACAGCTTCTCAGGCAACGCGCGCAGTAGCTCGGGCACCCAGTGCCGCGGCACGCTGCGCGGGTGCAAACCTGCCGCTAGCAGCTCGCGCGCCACGCTAAAGGGCAGCTTGCAGAAGGCGCTCCGCAGCAAGTCGCCGCTCGCGGGCGCTTGCTCGCGCAGGCGCGCGAACTGCTCGCGCAGGGGCCCGACCGCGAGCATGACTTTCTCGAGGCGTCACTCTCGGGGGTTTGGATTTCACTTTTGCGCACGCCTACGCGCGCCGCGCTCGCCGCGCGCGGCGCGCAGTGCGTGTCGAGCGAGCGTGTACCAGGCGCGCGCACGCCAGCGGTGCCGCGCCCATTGCCAGTGCCAGCAAGACTGCGGACCAGGGCACGCGCGCCAGCACCGTTAGCAGTGCGGCCCAGCGCTCGCGCGGCGTGCGCGCGCGTCGCGGACACGGCACGGCCAGCGCGCGCGGCCGGCTCGCGTGTCGAGTCACGCACGTCATGAGCAGTGCGTTCTCGGGGGCCTTGCAGAAGACCCGCGCGAAGAAGGTGCCGTCCGCGTTCGGCGCGGGCGGATCATGGCGACACCAGAAGCCGGACAGGCGCGCGCGCTCATCGCAGCTGCGGTTGGCCCGCATCTCCAGCACGATCTCTTTCGGGTAGAAGCCGTACGCGCTGCAGACGTAGTAGTGTCCGCTGGAGTCCCGCCTGTGCTGTACACTCATACGCGGGCGCCGCGGCGCGGGCGTGTCCGTGCGCAGCAGCTCGCACGCGACCAGGTACGCGGGCTCGCAGGCGCCACGCGCGCAAACACGCTGGCGGCGCGTGCCCGTGTTGTGCACGCGCAAGCGCCTGCCCGCGGGCCCGCATTCCGCGTAGACTTGCATCGAGCTGCGGTTGAGCGCGAGCCCGGATGCGTGCACGTCGAGCACGGCCAGCAAGAGGTCGTGCGCCGCGGCGCGCGCCAACTCGCGCACCACGCCAGCCGTCCACGTGGCAGGAGCCAGCACGCACGTACAACGGCGAGTGTCGCAGCGGCAGCTTGCGGAGGGCACGCCCGCGGCGGTTCCGTGCACGTACAACTCCGTATTCCCGGCGACAAACAGCGCGTGTACCGCCAACGAGTCGCTCTCGGGCTCCGGCAACGGCGGCACGTCCGCGTAGAAGTCCGCGTCCACGTCCGCGTACGCGCCAACTTTGGCGCCGTCGTTGGCAGGTACGAGCACGATGCGCGCGCTGGTGGTCACGCCTCGGTGCTGGACTGCACACGCGGCTCCTGCGAGCGCGTCGCTGCGCACGCAGGCCATGCCCACGTGTCCCGTGCTGTCGGCGTTCGTGCCTGCGTATGTCTCGCAGGGCGCGTCCTCTGGCTGCTGCGGCTGCGAGACGAGCGTGAGCGTGTCTACTGGCGGGTACGCCCCACTGGCGCGACACACCAGCCGCAAGTAGTTCTCGCCCGCGCTCAGCGCGGAGAACGTCACCATTGGCGGCGAGTGCGGCGCGCGCGCCAGCGGCATGGTGCTAGCCGCGTGGCAGAAAATGCTACTCAGATGCGCGTCGCAGTGCTCGCCCACGCAGAAGAACTCGTCGTGCGCGCCGGGCTCCGCGCTTGCGACCCACAGCCCCTCAAAGGGCTCCGGGAAGCCCTGTGTAAAACGGCAGCCCGCAGTAAGCACCACGCGACGGTGTGCTGCGCGCGAGGGCGCGCGCAAGCCAGGCACGCGTCCCGCGTGCGCGTCCAGCACGCGCGAACGCGCTTGCTCCAGAGCAGCGCGCGGCAACGTGGGCTCCAGACACGCGCACTTGGGCACGCACGTGCAACGGACGTGCTCGTGCCCGTCCAGCATCCCGCGCATGAGCACCGAGTCGGACCGCATCTCGGCCACCAGGTACGACATGTCTGGCCACGTGGAGACCGGCGGCTCGGAATGCTCGTGCTCGTCGATGACCTGCGCGAGCGCGCGCAGCGCGCACGTCGCGAGCGTGATCAGCACGTGAGGGCGCATGCCACCTAGTACTCTAGAGCCACTTCTTTTTACGCTTTCGAGCCACTGCGGGGAGCAGCCCCTAGGAGTGGCTCGGTCGCGTACAAAGGAGCAGCCCCGTGTACTCCAGGGCGGCTTCTTTGCACGCTGTCGAGACATTCCCTCTTTGCGTGCGCGCGCGTGGAAGCCTTGGCGCGACTGCGGCCCTTAGCACCAGGCTGTGCGGAGGCAGAGCCCCTCGTCACGGGCTTGTCGGAATTTCTGTCTGCGTCCCGAGTGACGCTCGCGTTCTCGGCAATGCCCTCGTGCTGGTCGTTGTCTTCCGCGTCCCCGTCGGTGTCCTTCTCCGCGTCTTCATCCGCATCCTTCTCGGAAGCATCTTCGTCGTCTGCATTCCCCGTGGTGACGTCGTTGGCATTGTCGAGCGCGTCCGCGACGGCAGCGGCAGCGGCTGCGTCGTCCGCGGAGAGCACTTCGGGAACGGGTACGGGTCCTGGGTCGTCCGCGAACTCTTCGTCGTCGGAATGAGCGACGTTTTCCGCGCTCGCGGCATTCTCCAAGCACTGCGCGGCCTCTTCGCTGACGGGAGTTTCTTCTTTGGCCTCCGCCACGGCCTTTGTCTCAGCTTTCTCGCTCTCGACCTCGCACTTGCAAGCGCGTTCCTTTGCACGGGTGCGAGGTCGACGCGCAACATGTTCGGGCTCGCCCTCCCCAGCAGGCGCGTGAGAGCCCTGCGTACCTCTTGACACGCCTTCTGGCGGGCCGGGCTCCGCGTGCCCTCCTCGCGGAGAGCGAAACTTCGGGGGCGAAAAGTGCTTGTTGCAGTCCTTGCACACGTAGCGCACGGTCGGCTCCTCGTCGGATGCGCGCGTTTGCAAGATCATGGGCGTGGTGTTGAGGCCCCGGCACACGGGGCACGGCGCGCTGCTCCGCTCGTTCAGCACGTGGAAGTACTTGTCGTAGTTGTAGTCGGGCAGCTTGTCGATGTCGTACTCAACGCGCGCGCGCACGCACTTGATGCCGAAGAGTAGGTACCGCAGAGTTTCTTTGTCGCCGCCGCTGGTGGACTTGATCAGGTCGCAGAGATACTCGTATTCCAGGTTGGTGGGAATGAGCGGCTTGTTGCGATAGGAAAGCTTGTTCTTGTGGTCCTTGGAGTACTCGATGCCGATGTTGTTGGCTGTCTCGAACTTGGTCTCCTCGATGTTGGCCTTGCTGTTGCTAATGTTGCGCAGGTAGTACACAGCTGCCTTGTCGGTGGCCCAGCGCAGTAGTTGCTCCGCGGTGTCCGTGTCCTCAACGTAGCGCGCCAGTACCTCGCGCATGTCGATCGAGGCCATGAGCTCGGCAGACGGACTCTCTGGACCCGGATTTACTATTTCCATTATTTATGCACTTGAAATCGCGCCCGCGGGAAAAGTGAATTTCTATCGCCACACGTGGAGCGGCCGCATCATGTCGCCGCGGGGAGATCTCACCGCACGGTGCGCGGTGCCGCTCGTGGCGCTGCTTACGATACTGTTCGCTGCCTTGTTTGCCGCGGGGAGTGGCACGGAGATGGCGTGCTACCGCAAGATCGGGCTCTACTCGCTGACGGGCGAAATGCACCGCGCGCAGGAAACTCGCGTGGTCAGCGTGCTCGACGTTGACTCTCGCGTGCTCGCGGAAATGGAAACGTTGCAGGAAGGTTTTCACTGGGACGCGCTTCGTAGTAATGCCAGCGCGCGTTTCCGGAGTGCGTGCGAGAACACAAGCACGCCGCAGGTAAGCTATGTTGTCCGTCAAGGCCTGACCTTGCTCACGCGAGCAAACTGCAGCGACGACGGCAACAGTACCGATATCTTGAGCGGTCTCAACGGGACCCTGCTGGTCACTGTCTGCAACATGACTCTCGAGCTGCAACAACAAGATTGTCCTGCGACAATGCAAGGCCTTGAACTCTCGGTCCACGAGGGAAGCGTCACCCTGACACTGGTCTCAGGGCTTGTCTCGTCGGTGAATCCCTTTGTCCCTTCCGAGAACGCAACGAGATGCTTGATGGCAGTGCCCACGAAGATCACGTACAACGGCTCTTGCGAGAACATCCCTTTGAGTACGCCCACGAGCATGCCCGAGGGGACGCCCCCAGGAGCGAGCGCGGACACGCTCAAGAACACGGAAAGTACGCCCGGGAACGCATCTGCGGACGAGAGGCCACTCGCAAGTACCCCCGCGCCGCTTTCGACACCGGCATCGTTCTTCGCGACCACGCTCGAGATCTCCTCGGGTACACGCGCTGTCACTGTTGCGTGGAACCTTGCTAGTACGCCGACGCTCACTCCTGCCTCAATGTCCTTTGAAGAGCAGCACGTTGTTTGGACGAACCTGACCGTGGAAGACAACTGCACGATCATGGTCGGCATCCAGGTGAAGAGCAGCGCGCAGAGTGCATGCGAGCGCGCTGACATGGAGACGGTCCTTGCCGTGGTCGGAGTGCTCACGGAGTATACGGAAGCGTTGCACAGACTCAATCTGAGCTCGGACAACGAGACCAAGGACTACTACGAGTGCATGATGCTTGGCTCCCCGTCTTGCTTTTTGCAAGGCTTGCGGCAAGTCGCTTTGCACAACGTCATGCAGAACCTCCAAGCGAAGGCACTCACGCGGGCGCGCAGGACAAGATCCCTGCACGACGACAACGCGCATTGCTTGCACCGTCATTTCGGCATGGGACCGGGAGTGGGAGATCACTGCGAGAACATCGAGGAACCACTCGCGCGCGTGCGCAGGTCAGACCCTCCCCGCCCCACTCCTCCACGAGTCCGAAGGCCCAGGCCTGGTGGCGTGGATACTCCTCAGAGGCCGCTTCCGAAGCCCAGGCCTGGCGGCGGGAGCACTCCTCCGATCCCGCCCACGAAGCCCAAGAGTCTAGTCGAGAAAGTGTCCGAGTCTTTAGGTATGAAGCCTGTAATTGGCCCGGGTGTGCAGGAGGTTCAGCTCGGAGCACATGGTAGTGACGGTTCTGTCGTCGGATCCGACGGCTTGACAACATCTCTGCGCGAACAGCTGCGGAAAGCGGTCGAGCAACGTGCACCGACGTTGCCGACAGACATGAATCCGGACGATTTGGAGAAAGCAAGGATTCGGTGGCGAGAAGGAGGCGGACATCTCCAAGGTCTCTGCTCAGAAGCTGTGCGGTACAAGGAAGAGAGCATACGCAGTGCCGCGGGGAAGGCCCATGACTGGAGCAAAAGGAAACACCGCTGGGGACAGCGTCGCGGGTTTCATGGGACACGCGGGGGCGGGCACGGGGACGAGGACTCGGACTTGGAAGACGTCGAGCAGGTACGGCAGCAACTGAAAGAGATGGGCATTGGCCCCCTGGGCCGGCAGCGCAGTTCCGGCTCGAGCTCGGACTTGGAAGACGTCGAAGAGGTACGGCAGCAACTGAAAGAGATGGGCATTGGCCCCCTGGGAAAAAGGAAGTCGTCATCGAGCTCAAATTCGGACTTCGAACACTTGCAAGACACGCAGCAACAGTTGGTGAAGAAAGGCCTGTTTCGAGGAGGTCGCCAGTCAGGTCCTACGCGTTTCGACGAGTCCGTATGGAAAAAGCTGGATCAGCTAGGGGGGCCTGCGCACGCTCCCGTGTTTTCGCCGCAAGTGCACGGATCTCCCCCGGGCGACGTTGTCGCGCCACTTGAGACTCGCATGTCCGGCGATCCAGGACATCTCGACGTCCACAGTTCTGGCCGGCACACGCCCACGTTTCCAAACCTGGATACTGGAACGCGCGTGAGCGTGGCAGAGACCACATACGCGGTTCTTGGCGGCGGTGGCGGCCCGCGTCCGCCACGAAGGCTCCGGGAAAGACAAAGAGAAGGAGGAGACGGCGTTGGTGACTACGCGGAGCTCGACTGGGGCGAGCAGCGGCATGCAGGACGCAGACGAGGACATGGTCGCGGCGTGCAAGACGGGAGTGGGCCTCTTCCGCCAATTCCCGGAGAGAAGTCGCCGACTGGACGCCAGCTAGGAGACCGCCCTCTTCCTCCTACCCCTACGAGCCGGCACGAGGACTCTCCCGGCACAAGACTCGGGCGCAAGATTTGCAAGCGTAGCTTGGACTCGCTGCTGTGCGGCATGCTAGGAACTCGTCCTGACAGCGACTCTGTCCCTCACGACCCCGTCTACGAAAGCGTGCAAGGTCCATATTCGCTCTTGGGTGAACACAACCGTCCGCCGGCGACGAACCCCAACTACCGCGAGCCCGTGTACAGCACGCTGGGCATGCCCACGGGCCCCGAGGCCCCGTCCAAGACTGGCGGTGGACCGAGCGCGCCACCCACGGAACTGATGCCTGCCGACACGTCATCTCCACGCATGAAGCAGCTCGCGCGCGAAGAAAACCGCCTCGAGAAGTTCCTCTCCGCCGTGTCCTTGTCCACGTACCTGTCGAGTGCGCAAACACAGCTTCGAGAGGTCATGATGGTACAACCACACATGCCACACGGGATGGCCGTCGCAACCATGATCAGTTCGATCGTTTCTACCGCCGGAGGCACGCTGGCACTTGCGGGTGCCTCGAATCCTGTCACTGCTGCCGCGGGGCTAGCGCTGCAGGGCGTAGGCATGCTCATTGACATCGGGACCAGCTTGTACTATCTGATCAAGGGGCAATCGCGTCCGCCTCCCGTGGACCCGGTGACCGAGAAGTTCTCGACGTACGCGCGCCACATGGCACAAGCGAGCGCTGGCGCGCGGCTCTGCCTGATGCCAGACTCGGATCTTCGCCTCACGCTTGCATACCGACATAGCCATTTTGAATCTGCTGCCGGCGAGAAGGGCGCTCTGGCTTTCGCAGATACTCCGATGACGCTCGTGTACTACCTGCGCTCTCAGTACATCGTGTACAACACGCGCGTGACCGTCACGTGCCCGATCGGGACGTTGCGTCTGCTGGAAGGTGACATCTCCGCGTACGCAGTGCTCGAGAGCGTGGGCGAGGATGGGGCCTCGCACTACGCGTTGCCGGGGATCATGGAACTGTTGTCGAACCACCCCAACGCCAGCTTCACCTGCGGGAGCGAAGTTGGTGCGAGGTTCGTTCCCTTTGATCGGGAGCTCGGCGACATGCAGTTGTTACGCGTGGCCGCGCCCGGAGAGCCCAAGGAGACGGAGAGCATTCCCTCCAATGTCTGCGACCTCTTCCCACTCAAGCGCTTCTACCTGCTTACCGATGGATGTCCCCACGACCGCTCGCAGACCGCGATCACGTACGTGACCTGCGGGACCCTGTTGCGCATGGCCAGTTGGGAACCCGTCCGCAATCGCTGGGTCTTGCTCAACCCGTTCTTTCGATCTGCCGATGAATTCATTCAGCTCTTCACCTTCTCGCAATACGACTTCTCCGGGAGCACGATCCGCTTGCACGAGTTGGACGCCCCAGAGGCTTTCTGCTCGCAACGCGTCAGCAGCACGTGCTACTGGCCCGAGCCCATGATGTTGGAAGATGTGACCGCATGCGAGACGCGCATCCGCAAGATCCACGTCGAGCTTGCGACCGTAGGCGGCAGCGGCTACACCAGCTTCGTACTGACGTGTCCCCCGGGCTCCACGCCGTTTCACGTGAGCAACGTCTCTGTCGTGGCAATTCCGCAGAACACGCGGCGTACCGCGGTGCGCTATGCGGCGACCACCCAGACAAGCATCCTGGTTTCCTGTGTGCACAACACGAACCCCGCGTACAAGTCTGACATCGTCGTGCTGACCTTCAGCACGCAGGGGCTACGCTCGCGTTTCTCGGACATGGAGAAGTGGACACAACGGAAAATGCTCTTCGATTCCAGCGCGTGGGCCATGCCCCTGCGCTCGCGCACATGCAAGCGTCCCGAGGAGAACACGCTCTGCCACCTGGCGTACTCGGTGTCCCAACAGCGCGCGGAATACCACCTGCAAGTACAAACTCTCCCCGAGCAGCGTCTGCACGAGTACTACCATGGCGAACTCGACGCCTTGACTCTCCAGCTCACCCGCACTCACTTCGCGTCCGATCTACACCTCCGAGTGGACGTCTCCTTCCTGGCAAGCGCGTACCGCACGCCTGAAAATCTCTGGAAGCACGCGGCGAAGCAGATGCGCACTTTCAGCGCAATCACCATCACCCTGTATCCGTGCGCGAGCATGGTGGGCATGTTTGACATCAAATACGAGCAGGTCTTGGCAAGGCTTCTTTACCTCGGAACCAAGGATCATGGTAACGGGCAGAACTTGACTTTTCACGCGCTGAACAGCTTGAACGACAGCAGGCACGCCCGCCACGGGCACGAGCTACACGCCGACTACAGTTGCCGTGCGCACCTGGACATTCCCGAGAAAACAGTGTCTCTGCACTGTCCCCCGCTGAGCCTTCCCAAGGCCCCGTTTAACGACACGGGCGTGGACGGCATTTGCGTGGTCGTAACCAGCTCTCGCGACCACTGCGCGGTACAAAGTGAAGAAGGTGTCCGCGAGGGCTATACCTCGTACGAGGCAGAGACGCCGTTCCTGTCTTGCGGTGCGTATGTCCAAGAATACGCAGTCCGCGAGAATTTCTGCTACTACGAGCGCACCCTGCGCATCCCACTCGCGCACGACTACGACCCGTGCAGCACAGCCATGGTCCTCGGCTACGCCCACGTGTGGCTGGAAACGCGTCTCGTCTCGCCGCCGTATGTGCAGGAGTTCGGGTACGACCCCTCGCGCAACGAGTACGCGAACAGGAGTCTCTTTGAGCAGCTGCAAGATCTGCAGCGGCAATACGAGGAGCTGCTGAAGCATTCGAGTAACCCCGCCGTGCGCATGGCCAATCAGCTCGCGGCCACTCTCACGGAAGAGGCGCGGGCAATCTTCCGCATCAATGCCGACAGCCAACTCATGCAAACTGCGTTTGAGGCCGACGAGGAGCGCCTGCGCGAGCTCGAGGCGCGCATCGAGAATACCATGCAAGACATCTTCCTCAACACCATGAGCTACCAAGAACTGGACGCCCTGCGGCGCTCGGCATTCAGTACACGCTGCTGCGTTCTTGACGGAACCAGTGTACGCAAGTACTTTCCGCTGGAGCATTACCTCTGCGGAAACTACGGGGACTACATCGTTACCGCCGGCGAGTACCGCTTCCTGCTGATCAACCACACGCTGGTGGACGAAGCGTACTACAACGCCACGGAACAGCCGTGGCTGACATGCTACGAGATTACTCTGGTCCCCGTCTCGACGGAAGAACAACGTGCACGCGTCGAGGAGGCCCTCTTCCTGGACGCGCTCGAGAGCGTCCTGCAGGACCTGTTCAACCGCTACGACGAGAACCTGACCGTCATCCTGCATAATCCAGGGTTGGGCAAGCACGACGAGGAAGAAGACGGCGGCACTAGCAACGACAACGGGCCCGGCGGGACGGGGCTTAGCGTGCCGCTGGGCGTCTCCCTGGCAACGGCCATGCTAGTCCTACTCGCGTTCTTGCTAGCTCGCCGCGGGTATGCAGCCAAGTGCATGGGAAAGTACTCGCCGCTGAAGGCGCAGCAAAAGCAAGTGCGCGACTTCTGGAAGCAGGTATGCGAGCGCTACTCCGCGCGCGAAGAGGCGGGCATCTCCGGCGAACTTGCGCGCAGCGCGAGCTTCTACGAGCGCCGTTCTAGCGACGGCGGCCACTTCGCACGCCGCTCTAGTAGTGCGTTGCTTCTCCGGCAAGAGGAAACGAGCGCGTAGTCTCGAGCGCTGCGTTGCCGGCGAACCGACTGCCCGCGCCCTGCACGACCGCGGACTCCTTTCGGTGGGACGTGTTTCCTTGTTTTTGTACCCTTGCTCGCTTGCCGCTTGAGCAGCAAAACTGAATAAGTATTCGCAAGATACACATTGCGTGTGGGGCATCATGAGCCAGTCTCGCGCTTCCAGTACGAGTTCGAGGGCAATGCCGATGCTAGCGCTGGAGATGATTCCGTCCCCCGCGGAGCTGTGCCATCTCGCACACTGCAGCACGTCTTGCGCGGATATGGCGCGCCGAGTACTGCTGCGGCTCTACCCGGAGGTAGTTTGCGGAGCAGATTCGGAGGCGGAGCTGCCCGCGATTTACTTCGACGCGGTGCGCGCGTGCGTCTCGGAGTACTATCCTTTGGTCTGCGACGAGTACGTGTGGCAACACGAAGGCTTGCTGCCTTTGCGCGAGTTCGTCTTGCGTTGTCGCCTCGTACGCGAAGTGTCTCCACGCTCGCAGTCGCCGGAAGCACGCGCGCTGGACTTGCGGGCAGATGCCCGCTTGCGAGAGTTTCCCAAGCTCGAGCCGCGCACGCCCGTACCCGCTTTGCAGCCGGAGCCCTTTGCCACGGCGAGTCACGTCTCTGAAGGCTTGGCTTCTCGACTGGAGGGGGCAACGCCGTTCGTGCCGTGTCCGTTGTTCCAGCTAGAAGAGGCCGTCCCGGCGACTTCAGAGGGAAGCTCGCAAGAAGGCTTCGTACGTGCCCATCGGGAGGAAGAGCATGCTTTACGCGCGTTCGCGGACAGAGCACGCACGGGATCGAAACACGTGCGAGTGCGCGAGCCTGCCCGCACGCACGAGTCCGCGCACGCGCCTTGCCAACAGTACGCGGCCTTCCCAAGAGTGTGCCAGGAGAGCGTGCCGCGCACACTCGTACCAACGGATGCGCGTCACGTGCCTCTCGTGCCGCCGGCACGCAGCGCAAGTCGACGTGCGAGTGAACACACGCCTTTCGAGCAGACAGTGCACGAGACGTATCCCGGCACCGCGTTCGCGGACCATAGTGGCGAGCTGGAGGCCGTACGTGCGCGCGCTCAAGGAAGCGCTGCTCTTGCAGACGCGGCTAGACCCGAGTATGCGGTTCTTGCTGGCACGTCTAGACTCGAGCTCTCGGAAGAGACTGTACTTGTTCGCACAGAAGAAGTTGCCGGGCCGCTCTCGCGCCGAGATGAAATCATGTCTTTCCGCACAGAAGAAGCCGCCGGTACGCTCCTGTGCGAAAACACGCCTTTCTTCCCCGAGGAAGCTGCCGGGGGGCTCTCCTGCCAGGACGAGGCCGTGCCCTTCCGCATCGAAAGTGCTGTGTCTCTCGCGCGCGCGGAGGGAACTTTCCGCATTGAGGAGGTGTTTGCACCCCCCCGGGAAAAGGAGGGAAGCGTGTCACTTTCCGATGGCGAGGCATTGACGCGCGGCGTGGAAGCCGTCGTGCCTCTTGCGCAACGCGGGCACAAGGCGACCCTTTCGCGGCTGGAAAAGGTCGTGCGCGAGCGTATGGAGCATGCCGTGGTACGAGCGTGCCCGAACAACGTGCCCCTCGCGAACGGAACCTCGGACTCGTGTGCGCGTCCTGATGAAGTTCCTCGCGCGAGCGAAGGCGCCGAGCGGCGTGCATGCCCTGAAGAAGATGCGACGGGAAATCACCACGACGTGCTCGATAGCGCAGAGCTGCGTGCGAAAGACGCAACTCGCTCGCTTAGGGAGCCCGTCCCGCGAGAAGACGCCGCTCGGCCGCTCGGGGAGCCCGTCCCGCGAGAAGACGCCGCTCGGCCGCTCGGGGAGCCCGTCCCGCGAGAAGACGCCGCTCGGCCGCTCGGGGAGCCCGTCCCGCGAGAAGACGCCGCTCGGCCACTCGGGGAGCCCGTCCCGCGAGAAGACGTCACGCGGCAGAATGGGCAACGCTCGCCTCCAGCGGCGCGCTCTGTTCTAGTACCGGTTCCCGTGCGGCCTGCAGCGGGTGCTCTTGTCCCGCGGAGCCGCGGCGCGCCGTATACGCCGTCTGCTTTTGTTCAGGTCACGCCCGCGTGGGCAGGCCCTGTCACGCTGGACATCTACGAGTGCGCGAGCAGCGTGTCCTCTCCCGGGGAGCTGGCGGTGCTCCTACTGCACAAGGTCTTCCAGGAGCTCTTTGACGCGCGCCAGCTGCGCCGCTGCTACAGCTGCTACGGCGACGGGCGCACGCATTGTCTGGACCCTGCGCGCCTGCAACTGATCCGGCACTGCGTGGCGCTTTGCTTCCCTTCCATGTCCGACGACGGCGAGTGGGTACGCGAGTGCGTGTCGCGCGTGAATTCCGAGCTGACCGGAGAGGAGCTCATGGACGTCGATAGCGGCAGTGCCGAGGAGGACGACGAGGAGACAGAGGAAACCGAGGAAGAGAGCAGGCGCGTCACGCGCGCGTGCTCGCCGCGCGCACAACCGCTGCGCAAAAGCGTGCGCAGCACGCGCGGCCTGCGCCGTTCGCAGATCCGCGCCCGCGAGCTCGCCCCGATTAATTTTGACACGCTCTGCATTCCTCCTCCCGACTTTTACGTGCCCTCGTGCGTGCCGTTACCCACGCGTGCGCACCTGCGCAAGATGTACGGCGCAAGCAGGTCTATCTACAACTTCGCTGTGCGTATGCTCGTGTACATGTTTCCAGAGCTCTTTACTGCGGAGAACCTGCACACGCACTTCAACTGCTACGGCTCCATGGGCAAGCGCAGGCTCGACCCGCTACGCCTGCGCTTGCTCCGGCACTATGTGCAGTTGCTGCACCCGGCGGCGCGCAACGAGCGCGTGTGGATCACAAAGTTCCTGGCGTGCCTGGACGAGCGCTGCCGGCGCCGCTGCGCACGGACACAGGCGCGCACGCCGCGTGCTACGCGCTCTTCTTTCGCGCCGATCCGCGCCGTGAGCGTGCCCGCGCCCGATTTTTACGTGCCCGCGCAGTACCTGATCTCTGCAAAGCGCGTGAAGGAACTGGCGCGCCGGAGTTTGTGTCCGGGACACTTCGCTGCGCAACTCACGGTCATGCTCTTCCCCGAGCTCTTCAGCAGCTGCACCGAACGTCAGAAGTTCAGCTGCGCGGGCTCCGACGAGCACCTGCGCCTGGATCCTGTACGCGTGCGGCTCATCCGGCACTACGTGCGCGCGGTGTGCTTGCCGGGGGCCTTTGAGCGTACCTGGGAAGCAGAGTGCGTGCCTAGCATTGACGCGCGCTGTCAGCAGCCGGGGCTGCGCAGGCACGAGCTTCTCAAGAGGAGTATCTGCGCAGAGGAAGACGAAGACTCGTCCGACATCATCTACGAATGACTTGCGCTGGCTTCCGACGTCAAGCATCATGAAAGAACGACTCGCGCCCGCTCCCGGCTTCCGACAACTCGCGCTGGCCTCTGCCATCCCTTTCGCGGATTCCCATTCCTTGTGACCATTACTTCTGTTTCCTCCTTCGTGTAGGTATGGTCGCGCGTGGCTTTGTCGGTGTGCTTTTTGTAGCAATGCGTGCGTGCGCTGCGCGCGGCGTGTTTTGTGTCGCGAGTGTGCGCGCCCCCGTGCTGTGTTTTGTTCTGTCGCTTGCTGTCCCAAGACTCTGCCGGCGCAATCTCGCGGTGACAGGCAGAGCAGTTCCGGTCTCATGGTGGCCGGCCGCCGGGTACCTTGAAGAAATACGCGCCTTAAATGGATTTCATCCGCCGCAAGTACCTAGTGCACACCATCGAGCGCAACATGGATTTCCTGCGCGCAGAGGTCGCGGAGAAGGTGGCCAACTTCGCGCTGAACCACGTGCTGGCACTGCGCTACCTGGTGGCGCAGTTTCCGCGCGCCGTGCTGACCAAGGACGTCTTCGCGAACGTAAACTTTCACGTCTTCCTGCACGTGGTGCGCTGCGCACAGGTTTACGACGCGGTGCTGCGCTCGTCCTTTGATGCGACCACGCTCTATGTGCGCGCACTGGTACGCAACTACCAGGCCTTTGCCGACACCGTGCAGACGTACCGCGAGCTGTGCCAGACACTGCTACAGGACAAGCGCTTCTTGGAGGTGGCGCGCGCTGCGCCCACACTTGCGGACGTCATCGGCGTGAACTACGACACCAGCTTGAACCCGCTGTTCCTACGCGGGGAACCGGTGCGCGACATGGAACTCATCTTTACGAAGCTCTTCCGCAAGACAGAGTTTCGCCCCGTGAAGAAGCTGGCGGTGCTGCGCTTGCTACTCTGGGCCTACCTGTGTAAGCAAGACACAGGGCTCGACTTCGCGGACAACGACGCGCAGGACCTGTACTCGCTCTTCCAGAAAACAGGCCCGGTCGTCCACAGCGAGATGACCGAGCGCTTCAAGGCCTTCATGTTCGCGGGCGAGAAGACCAGTTACTGGGTGTGGCTACAGGAGCCCGTCGCGAACGACGCGGACGTTTTCAAGGAGCGCCCCGCGCGTGGAATGTACGAGCGCCTGCTCAGCTATCTCTATTCAGAGCTCAAGCAGGGCCGCGTGAACAAGAACATGCTCAAGTTGGTTTACATCTTCGACTCGGACCCCAGCATCCGCAGCCTGGTCCTGGAGATCATCTATGGCGTGCCTGGAGACATCCTGGGTGTCGTCGATAGCGAGGACGAGACGTGGAAGGCCTACTTCGTGGCGCTGTACCGCGAGCATTTCGTGGACGGGCGCACTTTCACCAGCACGCAGAGCTTCTTCCGAGACCTTTTCCGCGTGGTCGCGCGCGTGGATCCGGAGCACTTCGGCGCCGAGCGCTTTGCCGCGCTCTTCAACGCGCAGCCAGAGGCGCGTGCGCGTTTTGACGACATGGACGTCAACACAACCTTTGTCTCACGGATGGTCTACCAGACGCCGGACCTGGACCTGCTCGCGCTGGAGCGCAACCGCATGTGCCAAATCTACAGCGAGGACACGCAGTACTATGTGAAGGAGTATAACACCTTCTTGTTCCTGCACGAGGACGACCCTGTGGTCATCGACGAGGGCGCACTGGTTCGGTTGTCAAGCGTGCCAAGCGAGCGGCGCCGCTTGCTCTTTAGCGAGCACGTGCTCAAGTACTGGCTGGACGGGCAGCTGGCGCGCCTGGGGCTGGTCTTGCCCAGCTACGACGACGTGGTCCTGCGTATGGTCACGCACATGAAATGCCTGGAGGACGTGACTGCCTTCGTGGACTACGCCACACGTCGTAACGCTAGCATGGTACCCGCTGTCACACGCGGACTGCTGGCGCACTTCCACGTCCCGGTACTGGTGCTTTTCCAGCGCTTCCTGCGCGAGCACCTGTTGCGCGTGCGCGAGGTGCTGGACCGCAGCGAGCACCTCACGGAGCGCGAGAAGAAGTACATCCTGCAGATTATCACGCACGGACGCTCGTGAGGAAAGCGTTCGCAACAAAAGAGCGCGCCTCTCGAGGCCGGCACGAGCAGTCCGCCTCGAGCACGCCTCCAAGAAGAGGCCAGCACAAGCCGTCCGCCTCGAGCACGCCTCCAAGAAGAGGCCGGCACAAGCCGTTGTCTTGGGACTCGCGGGACCGCAGACAAAGACAGTCCGTCTCGGAGAAGAACAGCACGAACGGACGCCTTTTGTGCAGCGCGTGCGCAGGAGCAGTCTCTGCATGTTTGTTCGCGCGCCGAGTGCGACGCGCGTCACCACCGCTTCGTGTCTGTGTTTCTCGCGAATCACAAACACGCAAACGCTGTTTTCACGCAAGGAAGCAACAACAGCGTTCGAGAGCCGCGGCGGGGATGCTTCCCCCTTGCGTCTCCGCGAGTCCTGAGCGCCGTGCAAAAGCGCTCGGCGCGGGACGCACGCGAGAAAAAATACCTCCTTCAAATCATCACGCATGGCCGCCCTTAGCGTGCACGACGTGCACTCGGCGGCACAGCGGCGCGCGCCAAGCCAGCAAACGCTTTTCACGCGCGGGCTGCGCCCGCTCATGCGCAACACGTACCTCTTCCACAACTATGCGTACGGCTGGATTCCCGCCACTGCCGCGTGGAGTAGCCGCTTTGCGGATCTGGACGTTACCGACTATTACCCGGTCTCGCTGGGGCTGCTGCGTAAGCTCGAGTTCATGTTCTCGCTGTACCGCGGGCCGCCGCTACAGTACCTGCCGCGCGTGAACACGGAGTTCGTGTCCACAGGCGCGTTTCTGGGCCGTTTCGACGACTTCTTCAAACGCTTCGCGATCTTGCCCACGCGCGAGTTCATCAGCTTCTTGCTGCTGACCTCTCTTCCCGCGTACAACTTGCTCTTTGTCTTCCGCGGCACGCGTTTTGAGCTTGACAAGCACACACTTTTCAGCGCCTTCTACACCACACGCGAGCGGCACGTGGAGCTAGCGCGCTATTTCCGGCACGGGGGCGACTACAAGCCGCTGTTTGGGCACCCAGACGCTACCGGCGACGGTAGTGTCACGGGCGACGGCAGGAGCCTCCCGCGAGGTAGCGCCTCCGCGCTGATGTCCAACGGCCCTCGCGGCAGGCTCGTTCCGTCGGACTACGAGACGCTGGCCAACCTCAGCGCCATCCTGTACTTCACGGACTACGACCCCGTGCTGATGTTCCTGGCGTTCTACATCCCGTCCTTCTCGGTCACCACCAAGATCACGCCGGGCGTGGAGTACCTCATGGAGCGTTTGCAAGTGCGTCTGGAAGACGTCACTCTGGTCTGAGGGTGCCGCAAGAAAGGCGGTGCGGGTCTCGGGGCTCCGCCCTGGCGCGCCTAGTTCGAGAAGACGGGGCGCACGCCGAAGAGCCGCGTGAAAAACTCCGCACATAGTGGCTTGTTGTCGAGCAGATTCACGAGCTCGGTAGCCAGGCGCCGGAAGTAGATCTCGTAAAAGACGCGCTCGCGCTCGGGAAGCACGTAGCTCGCGTCCACGATGCGCTCGTGGTTGCGCACGTTGGCCACGGCGAGCTGCCATGGCAGCTCGGAGGCGCAGACGTATGCGTAGTAGTAGCGCTCGCCCAGCTCGATGGGCTCCAGGTTCTCGCGGTTGTAGCGGTTGACCAGCTCCACGTTGGGGTTGTCGGGCGCTTTGTAGTTGCGGTGGTGCATCCTGCTGAGTAGGAACATTTCGAGCGGCTGCGCGCGCGCCGCGAACTCGGCGAACAGGTCTACTTCCAGGCTGCGAAGCATCTCGATGCAAACCTGCCTGGAGCTGAGCCGCGCCTCGGCCAGCAGCGCCACGAGCTGCGCCTTGTAGCGCGAGATCATGAGCTTGTGGAAGCGCGAGACGTCGCGCCGCGTCTCACTGGTGCCCTTGCTCACATGCTCAGGCGCGTCGCCTGCGCGGTGGTCCGCTGCGTACTTGGTGGTGCTGTACTTTTTTTTGGACTGCAGGATAAGGTTCTGGTAGATCGCCTCGAACTCGACGCGGAAGTTCTCGAAGAGCACGTGCTCGTTCAGCACGCGCTCGAGCGTGCGTGCCACGGCCAGCGTGGTTTGCACCTCGCGCAGATTCAGCTCTAGGAAGATCGAGTCTGTGTCGCCGTAGACGCTGCGGAAGCGCAGCTCGAGCTCGTGCCCTAGCGCGGCAGACACGTCCACGTCGCGCGCGCGCGGCGGCGCGCTGGCCAGGAGCGGGTTTCGCGGCTCCGCGGCCAGGCGCAGCACGCCCGCGCAGAGCGTGGCGCCGTCCACCACACGGTCCAGGTACGTGATCATGACGCGTCCGATCGTGGTGCAGCACTTGGCGGAGCTGTACGAGTACAGCGAGCTGTTGTAAAAGCCCATGAGTCCATAGACCGAGTTGGCCACCACCTTGTACACGTACTGCATGGAGTCGTAGAGCGTGCGCTCCAGCCCGCTGCTGGCGGCGCGCATGAGCGCCTTGTAGCGCGCGCGCTGCTCCATGAAGGTGCCCAGCAGCTTGGGAATGATGCCCTGGCGGCGCCGGTCAAAGACGGCGATCTCGCTGTAGCCGTCGCGCGCGCGCGCTTCGCACAGCACGTGCAGGAACGCGGGCTCCGGGAAGCGGCGGCGTAGTTCCTGCATGTTGATCTCGGCGTCGAGGCGGTGCGCGTTGGCCACCACCCCCACCAGCGTTTCCGGGGACAGGTTGCCGAAGATGCAGACGTTGGGATAGAGGCTGTTGTAGTCAAAGACCATGACGTTGGTATCGAAGAGTTTCTGCCGTGGCAGGAAGACCTTGCCGCCGCCGTAGGTATAGCGCGCCGGCTCCTGCGTGCGCACGTAGACCACGCGCTCGCGCAGCATCAAGCGCAGCAGCGGCCCCTTGATGAGCGTGCTGGCTCTGTACTCCAGCGCCAGGCACTGCGGCAGCAGGTACGTGGCGGCCGCTGCGTCGATCTTGCTGGGCACGCGGTAGTAGCTCCAGAGGTACTTGCAGAGGCAGGCGTCGTGCATGCAGTAGCGCTCCATCTCGAGCGCGGCCGCCAGGCTGTAGTGCCGGTACAGCTCGCGCAGGTCCACGTCGTCCTTGCCAAAGGCCAGCTCGCACAGGCTCCCGGGCGCGTAACTCTCTGCGCAGCGCACGCGTAGCGCGAATCCGTGCTCGAAGAAGCGCTTGCCGAGAATGCGGCACACGTGCACCGTGTCCAGCGTGACGTAGTTGCCGGTCTGCAGCACCTCGCAGAAGAGGCGCAGGCGGTCCTCGGCGTTGGCGTCCGGGCCGCCCGCCAGCGTGCACTCGCCCGCGCCTGCGTCCAGCACGCGCGCGCGGCAGTGGAAGACATTCTTCGAGATGCTGTCGAGCTTGTAGGAGTCCAAGCGCTCGGCCTTCTGGATGAAAGTGTAGAGGTCGAAGAAGATGGTGCCGTTGTTGTTGTTCACGTGGAAGGAAGTGTTGGCCATACCGCCCGCGCCGCGGTGGCTGGCCAGGCTGCGCTCGTAGATGACCAGCTTCACGGGCTCGCGCTGGTCCGGCAAGCGGAAGCACACGCTGCTCTGCGTGAGCAGCTGCAGCCGGTTCGAGACGTAGCGAATGTCGAAGTTGTTGCCGTTGAAGGTCACGATGAAGTCAAAGTGCCGCTCCAGCAGGCGCTTGGTCAGCTGCAGAAGCACCACCTCGCTGCAGAAGGTCACGCCCGGCTCCAGCGCGAACTCATCGGGGGTGGCAATGCGTCGGCAGCCGCGGAGCGAGTCCTCAGACAGCAGGTCACTGTTGAGCAAGCTAAAGCGTACTTCCGTACCGAGCCTGTCCACGTAGCAAAAGCTGATGTGCGAGACGGGGTTACTGAAGACAGAGGGGAACTTCTTGTCGAACTGGCACTCGATATCAAAAAAGAGATACGTGTGCGTGACCTCGAAGAGGGGCACGCGCGTGGCAAAGGCGCGCCGCGGCGCGGCGCAGTGGAAGCAGCGCGCGCACACGGGCTCGAGCTCGGCGTCCGGCACGCGGTAGCAACCGTTGGGCTCGATTTCGTTGCGCAAGAAGAACCAGGTAATGTGCATGAACTCGGCCAGCAGCGCGCCCGCGATCTGCCGCGGCTGCGCCTCCTCCAGCAGCCAGAGCTGCGAGCGCGGGCGCGTGGGCGCGTGCAGCGCGTCCGCGCGCGCCAGCGTCTCGTCGATGCAGGCGAGCTCGAACTCGCCCAGAGCGCTGGCGGCGCGCGGTGGCGGCGCGAGCGTGCTCAGCGTGCCCCCGTCGACCACATAGTAGTAGTAATGCGGGAAGCGTACGAAGAGAGTGTCTCCGGCGCGGGTCTTGGCCTTGAGGTAGAGCGCGCGCTCCTCGCCGCGTGCCTCGAACCAGTTGAGACACCGGATCTCCATTTTGAATCCGGAATAAAATTTCATTTAAATGGAGCCGCGGCACTGGGGGCGCTCCCTGTGGTGCGTCATCTTCCTGGTGCTGGAACAGGCGGCGCGCGACGGCGACCTGGAACGCGCGAAGCGGCGCCTCTTCTTGATCTGCAACACGCTGCCGTGCGTGGCGTGCCGCGCGCACGCGCTGGAGGCGCTGCAGGAAAATAACGTGCTTTCGAGCAGCGACCTCAACTACGTGTACTTCTTCTTCATCGCGCTCTTCAACAACCTGGCGCGCGATCCGCGCTACCGCGTGGACGTGGCCAAGGTACGCCCGCTGCCGCGCTCGGAAGCGCACTGAGCGCGTCTCCGGGCACGTCCGCCTCGGAAAACGCCCGAGCGCGTGTCTACCCGGCACGTGCCCCGCGCGTGCAGTTTCTCCTCGAAGGCGTGCGCCGTGCGTCTCTCTGTCTCCCGCCGCGTGCCCGTCTTTCCTGGCTCGCGAGTGTGCATGCCTCCGTTTCCCGCGGCGTGCCCGTCTTGACAGGCGCGCAAGTGCGTGTCCCTCGTTCGCGGGACCGCCCTTGTGGACGCGCGAGTGTGTGCATCCCTCGTTCGCGGGTCCGTCTTTGCGGACGCGCGAGTGTGCGTGTCTCTCGTTCGCGGGCCCGCCTTTGTGGACGCGCAAGTGTGCGCATCCCTCGTCTTTGCGAACGCGCAAGTGTGCGCATTTCTCGTTCGCGGGGCCGGCTTTGCGGACGCGCAAGTGTGCGCTTTCCTCTTTCGCGGCCCCGTCTTTGTGGACGCGTGAGTGTGCATGTCTCTCTCTCCTTCGCGGGCCCGTCTTTGTGGAGACGGGCCTCTGTCTTTTGGAACGTGCTCGGGGCGCTTACCGCGCGTCCCCTACGTGCGCAGCTGGTGCGCTATGTCGCTCCGTAGTAGCGGCGGCTGTTCGCATACGCGCGCAAAGCATAGCGCTTGCGCATGCGCAACAAGACAGGCATCCTGTCCGTAAGCACGAAGGTCACGGCTCGCACTTCCGCGGGTTCCTTCGCAAAGTCGAAGACGTCGTCGAACACGAAAAAATCGTGCTCGACGGGAGCAACGCGCCCGTTCTCGCAACGGAAGTAAAAGAGCTCGCCGTCGCGCACGGCCATATAGAAGGTGGACTTGTCGACGTGCATGTACTTGTCAAGCACGGAAAGGAAGTGCTCGAGAGCCTCCCGCATTTCCCTGCCGGTGCGTTGGCATGGCGGGGGCAGCTCGAAGCGCAGCGGGAGCTTGCCTTCGTCGGTCTCTAGGAAGACATTAGCGAGTTCCATTTAGGTGCTCCAAGATTACTAGTATTACCTTGGCGTAGAGGTGGTAGGTGTGGAAGGGCGCGCCGTTGTCCTGCATGTATTCTGCGAGCTCGTTGTCCACGCAGTCGTTCACGCGCATGGCGCAGAAGCAAACGCCGAAGCCCTCGAGAAAGCAGTTAATCATCTTGCTCACGAACTCGCGAAAGCGCCAGTGTGCACGCATGACAACGAGCCGATACAGCGAGACCACGAAGAGGTACTCCAACAGGAAGTTAAAGAAGAGTACGACTCGCACATAGGCTTCGCCAAAGCGCAGCACGGTGTCGTAGTCTGTGAAGCGGTACGCGTTCACGTGCCGCACGTGCACCATGAAGTGCGCGCTGCGAACGCCGCCCGCTCCCAGGTTGGCAGCGTGCAGGACAGAATGCGTGAGCGCGTCGCGTACGCTGCGTACGTCGATGGTGCCCAGACCCCGCAGCATGCCCGCCAGAGGCCCCCAGGAACTGGCGGGAACAAAGCGCGTGTCGACCACGCCGTGTGCGGCCAGCACCGCCAAGTCGTGCACGGCGGCTAGCAGGCACTCGTCTGTCGCTTCGTTCGCGAGCGCGCGCAAGGGAATGCGAGCCGCTAGGGCGTCCGAGGGCGCGTGCCTTTCCCTGGCGTCCGAGGGCGCGCGCCTTTCCCGTCCGTCGAAGGGTACGCGCGAGCGAGCGCCGGGGCTCTGCGCAGCGTGCTGGCGTTCGTTCGCGCCAGTGCGTAGCCGTTCTGCGTCAGTGTCCGGGTTCGCCACCGGCGTATTCGCACCGGCTCGCTCTCCAGCTGTCTCCAAGCTCGTAGGAGTAGCGTCCGCGCGCGGGAGCGGGCGTGCGCTTGCTAGTGCGTCCACGGGCGCGCCTGCGAAGATGCGGCTGCGCAGCGCGGGAGCGTCGTGCGCGCGCAGCGTCCGCAACTCCGCGCAACGCGCGCACTGGCAAAGCGGCAGGCGGCGGAAGAGCGCGTCAGAGTTTTTGTCAAGCGCCGCTAACAGCTCGCGCTGGCTGTGAAAGATGCGCACGACCAGGTGAGTGAAGATGTCGAGCAAGATCGTGCTCTGGGTCACCTTCGTATAGGAAAGATGCGCGAGCGTGCCGCACGCTTTCCAGCCGCGCATGATGCGCAGCACCTTCTTCTTCACGCGCGTGCTGGCGTCTGCCATGAGCACACGCTTGCAGAGAGAGACGTCGTAGCGGTGCGCGCTGAGCATGCCCTCGAGGTCGCGGCGCGCTAGCCTCGGCGTGCGCGACTCGTAGACGTGGTCCAGGTGCTGCAACAAGTCTTCCACCGAGCTGCTGCGGCGCGGACGCGCGGGCGGCCGGCGCGTGTCGCCCACGAGCATGGTTAGCACGCGGTTTTGCGTGCGCTGCACGTGCTGGCGGAAGCGCAGCGAGAAAGCGCGCGAGAGCTGGTCGTACGTATGGATGTGCGCCTCCACGAAAGCAGCGTCCTGCGCGCTAAGCGCGCTGGCGTCCACGTCGGGGAAGGGCTCGCAAGCGAAAGAGAACATCGCGTGGAACTTGACGCCGTAGCGCCGCAGCAGCTGCGGCTTGGGCACCGCGCGGAACAGAAAGCGGTTGATGTCTGGCCAGACCGCCGGTAGCTGCGCGGCGACAAAGTTGTCGAGTGCGCGTACAAAGCCGCGCTCGTACTTGACGAGCGGCGAGACGAAGTCCAGCACGCGCGCGTGCGGGAAGCGCATGACCAGCGTCAGGCACGCGCGCGTGTCTTCCAGCCGCTGCAACGCGGCGTGCAGCGGCGGCACTGCCGCGCGCGCCGCCAGCCAGAGTATGTCGCGCAGCACAAGGTCCAGCCGCTCGTAAAGCTCTTCCCAGCGCTCGCTCTGCACGCTGCGAAAGATGTCCTCCAGCTCTTGCGGAGAGAAGCGCATGCTGCGCGTGGCCAGGCGCGGGTTCAGCTTGACGATGCTGGCGGGACTTACGCAGCGCTCGCGGATGAGGTAGCTCACGTCGTCGTCGTTGACAGCGTTCGTCTCCAGCAACTTGCGCAGTACGGCTCCGTCACCGTCGCGCAGCAGCGCGCGCTTGTGGAAGTGCACGGCACGCAGCAGCGGCGGCCCGAGCTCGGGCGCCTCGCAGAGCGCGCGCTGTAGGTCCCGCACGCGCACGGCGGCGGGCGGGAAAAAGACAACGGCGTGGGGGTCGAGCGCGACCGCGTGCTCGTAGAGCGCCACAGGGAGGTCCCCGTGCATGCCATACTCCAGCAGCACGCGCGCGTGTGCGGAGGACAGGCGCGAAATGTCGAGGTTGCAGCGCAGCAAGCACGCGATTGCCCTGCGCACGGACGCGGGGTAGACATACAGCATGTTTTGTATCGCCCTCATCAAAACATCGCTGAAATTTCACTTCTGGCGGGCAGCTCTGCTGGCAGGCATCCTTGGCTCGGCTTGCCGGCGTCCTCTTCCCGCGGAGAGCAGGCGCGCGCAACACAGGCTGTTTGCTGTCCGCCGCTTCGTGCGCTCCGCGAAGGTACGTGCGCGCGTCGTCGACCGTCTGCTCGTCGCGGTTGCCTTCGCGAAGAATCTTGCGGGCTCGTGTCATTGACTCGCCTTGCTCTGCACGGCCGGCCTCGCGTTCTCCGGCTTACTGAGCGAGAGGCAGCTGCGAGAGCACGAACTCGGCGAAAACGTCCTCGAACAGCACGTCCGCGTCGCGCAGCTCGTGAGCGCCGCGCAGCAGGTGCTCCTCCAGCTCGGCGGCGGCGCGCAGCAACACGTGCGCTCCCGCGCGCGGCTCCCCGGGCTGCGTAAAGAGCGCGCACAGTTCCTCCAGCAGCGGCAGCAGCGGATCCCCGGGCGCGTGGTCGCGCCAGAGCAGCAGGCAGAAGCTGAAGTACTGCATCGCGTGGTAGGTATACACGCGCGCACGCGCCATGTAGTGGTTGCTGCAGACGAAGACCGGGCTAAAGCGGATCAGCTCGTCATTGAGAGTGCGGTAATTCTCCCAAGAGAAGCTGCGCCGCGCCGTGGCCAGCATGTCGGCCGCGCCAAAGCTGCGGAAGTCCACATCGCGCGCGTGTGGCCAGAGCACGACGTGGTAAAGCAGCCCGCGGCTCAGCAGCAACAGCAGGTCCCGCGCCAGCAGCGCGATGTACTGGCACACTCCCGCGTATGCTGGCAGCAGCACGCGGTACTGCAGCGCCACAGTGCGCACGGCACCCACGTGCACGTAGACCAGCTGGTGCTCGCACTCGGGTACGGAGCGCAGCCCGCCCGCGCTGCGCGCGACCTGGTGCACGTGCATCTTCCTGCGCACCTCGGGGCCCAGCTGCAGCAGCGTGTCGCCTTGCAGCGCGAGCACGCGGCGCGCATAGGGGTTCTCGGCTGCCGGTAGCGAGAAGTCCGCAGGCACGATCAGCACGTACGCGGGCGCGGCGCTGCGCGGCGCCCAGAGGTAGGCTGCGCTGTACATGCTGGCCACGAGGCGGCACGGCGGCATGTGCGCGGGGGAAAGCGTGCTAAGCAGGCGCACGCGGCGCGCGTGCGGTAGCGGTGAGTGCGCCACCATGTAGAGGAACATGGGGTCGTCCGCGAACTTGGCCGCGTAGGCCTCCAGCATGGCGTCGTGCATGAGCAGCTCGCTGTTGGGTTCCAGGCACACGTCCTCTCGCTGCAGGATCCGCTCGCGGAACGGCAGCAGCTGCTCCAGTGAGACCATGTCCCGCAGCGGCGCGTATTGGAAGAGATCGCGCTCCACGATGGCCTGCAGCATGGCGCCAGTGACGAATGCGAACTCGGAGAAGAGCGTGCGCGCGTTGCTTAGCGCGCGCATGTACATCTCCTCGGTGTGCTCGCGGTCCAGCGCGTAGAGACAGGCGTTGGCGTTGTGCTCCCAGAGCTCGGCATGCTCTTGCAGGCACTGGCACAGGTCGTCCTGCAGCCCCATTACGTTCACGTAGACCATGACGTGGTCCAGCACGAACTTGAGCTCGCGTAGCGACGCGTGCGTAAGTCGCGTGGCAGGGTAGCGGTACTCGTACATCTCGTCGCGCGTGCCAATGCACGCGTGCACGCGCAGCCCCACGCGCTGCACCAGCTGCGCATAGCTCATGTTGTGTAGCAGCGCGGCGCGGATGGCGCGGCGCGAGTCGTGCACACAAAGCGTGCGCATGAGAACGTTCACGAGCGCGGGCGTGCGCAGCGCGCGCGCGCTCACGAAGCCCGCGAAGTCCGTGTGCGGGCGCGCCATAAAAGCCTCCAGCACGGGCGCCAGCTCGGCGGGGTCCTCCTCGGACAGCAGCCCCGGGTTATACGGCAGGATTCCGCGCGTGCGCCAAAGCTCGCGCAGCAGCGGCCAGGGCACCGTCATGTAGCGGTAGGCGCTGCGCACGGCCGCGTCCGGCAGCGAGCCCAGCGTGCGCGCGAGCTCCTCCGGTAGCACGGTCTCGCTGTGCACGCCCAAGGCCAGCGCCGGATGCAGGCGCATGGCGCGCAGCACGTCGACGGCGTCGCCCTCTCCCGCCAGGCGCGCAAGCGCGCAAGCATAGAACGGCATGAGCGGCGTGACGCGCTCGAAATCCGCAAAGGCGTCGGCGTGCGCCGCCATGACGCAGAGCAGCATGTCGGGGTCCAGCATCTGTACGACGGCGCGGCAGTGCGCGTTCAGGAAGGGTACCATGTCGCTGTGGACATCGGTGGTGGCCAGCAACAGCGCCGCGACGTCGGCCGCGCTGACAGCGCTCTCGTCAAAGTGCAGCAGCATGGCGTTGGCCATGAGCGAGTTCATGTCCGCACAAAGCGGGCGGCGCACGTTCGCGGGCAGCGTGCTGCTGCTGACGCGGCCCAGCATGCCCACCGCCGTGAGGCGCAGCGCGTCCCCCGGCGAGAGCACGGACGCGTTAAAGTGCGTGAGCGAGAACGCGCGCACGGCCGCGAAAGTCTCGCAGTCCCAGATGAGGTTCATCGCGGCGGCCACGCCCCTCGCGCGCCTTTTCTTTCAGTCTTTGGCGATCCGTTCGGGGCCTGGTCTTCACGGCAGACCCCCCGAGGGGCAGCCTCCAGCTTGCTCGGTGCGCAAGAGTAGGCGCCTTCTTCCGACCTATTCCCGGCGCGCGACAGGTGCCGCGTCCAAATCGGAGTTGAGCAACAGGAATGGGCGCAGGAAGGCGACTGCGTACGCCGCGCAAAGCGCGAAGGCCAGGTAGAAGATCAGCGTGACCAGCATGGCTATTTACTGGCCGTGATTCCACGTGCGGAGCACTTCTCCGATGGGTCGGTCGTGACTCCACGTGCGGAGCACTTCTCCGATGGGTCGGTCGTGACTCCACGTGCGGAGCACTTCTCTGATGCGCCGGCCGTGACGGCAAGTACTTTGACCTGGCCGCAATTCCACGTGTAGAGTTCTCCCGAGGGCAGGATGTAATCAGAGCTCTCCGCGCCGCTATTCCTCCAATGCGGCGCACTTCACCGTGGACACCGTGAGGTAGTCGACCACCTTGGCCACATTGATCTTCTCATTGTCCTTGACGTACTCGGCAATACCCTGGTAAAAGGCGTCGCCAAAGCGCTTGGAGTACTTGTCCACGTGCGCCGAAACGGAGGCCACTAGCAAGCTGTGCTTGGTATACACGAAGTGATTCACTGTCACGGTCTCGATGTCCAGCAGCTCGGCCAGGCGCGCGTCGCGCAGGATCACGTAGAGGCGAGACTCGTCGGGCTTGGTCATGCGAATGAGGTAGTCGTAGAGGCGAGTGCGCGAAATGGTGTTGTCCTTGACCTGCGGACAGCGGAAGAGGCGCGCGCGCAGCACGTCCAGCAGCTCGTCGCTGATGGTGTAGAAACTGTCCTTGACGGAGTTGCGCGCGTCCAGCGTGAGCGCGCCGTTGCGCACCAGCTGGTTGATGATTTCTTCTGTCTTGTCGTGCTCCAGGAAGTAAGTGTGCCCGCGGAACTCGAAACAGTGCGCACTGGTGCGCAGGCGCGCCGCCAGCGTCTTCACGTCGCCCACGTCAATGTTGAGCGCGGACTCGGGCGGCACGCGCGCCAGAATCTCGCGCTCGATATCCAGGATCACCAGCTCGGGGTGTTCGCCGGGCTTGAGCTTGCCGGCCTCGAAGTAGTTGTTCTCGACCAGGCTCACGATGAGGCTGGCCAGCACGCCGTCGCGGTAGCCGTGCAGGCCGAAACGCGCCGCGAACTCGGGCTTGATGAGGTCCACGGGAATGCGCACCTCGGGCTTCTTGGTCTGCTGCTTCTTCTTGGGCGCGGCCTTGCGCGTGACCATCTCGTCCACGATCTCGCAGAGGCGCTGGCACAGGTATGCCTTCAGCGCCTTGGCGCTAATGCTGTTCAGGACCAGCTGGTCGCCTTCCATCGCTATTTACTTTCTCCTCGCTAGCTTTAAATACAAAAAGAGCAGAATCGCGGCCAGTAGCGCCGCGAACAGCACGAAGAGCAGCAGGCTCTGCGCCCGCGGCGCGCGGCGCGCGGCGCGCGGCGAGTCCGTGAGCACGGCCTGCACGACCTCGAGGAACTCCTCGAAGTCGTCCTCCGGCGTCGTCATGAACACGCCGAAGATGCCGGCATACAGCCGTTCCATTTACTAGACGTTAAATAAGGGGTCTTGGTCCGCGAGCTCGTCCTCGAGCTCGAGAGCGGTGTCCATTACCCCCAGCGCGGCCAGGCGCTCGTCGTCGTCGGCGCTCTCGGTCATGACCAGCCGCACGTGCTCTCCGCTGGCATCCACCACAGTGGCGTGTACCATGCTCTCCATGCTAATGCGCTTGAGCGCGAACGTCACCTTGTACTCTCCGGAGCCCCGGTAGAGCACTATGGGCGCGAGCACAACCTTGGCCATTTGCGGCTCGCGCGCGGCGAGCGTTTCGAGCTCGCGCAACATTGCCACAACGCGCGGCACGCAGTCAGAACCCGTGTACTCGACAATCCCGGCCTGGAGCTTGTTGATGTAGAGGAAGCCGTTCTTAAAGGTGCGCTCCTCCATGGTGTCCAGCGTGCTCAGACACATGCTCGCCGGAGCGCGCGTGCCGCCGCGCAAGTTGGTGTAGATGCATTCCAGCAGCTGGTAGAGCATGGGGCTGGCGACGCTCGGACGCACGCGCAGGAAGAAGGCGTCCGCGCCCTTCTTGTTGAAGGCCTCCGCGGCTTTGGCCTTGTTCCTGAAGACCTTGGCCTCGCCCTCGACCACGATCAACGGCGACACCATCTTGCTCGCCAGCGTTTCCACGAGCGTAATGTGGATGTTGGCACAGCTCGGGTACTGCGACTGCGTGAGCGTGACATGCTCGATGAGCTTCGCGCTGCTGGGGCTGAGCGAGCGAGCGAACTCGACAACGCTGACGGGAGTCAGGCGCGAGGGCGCCTCCTCGGGACTGCTCACGGAAGTGGGCCTTGCTGGGTCTTGCTTCCTCAGGAGCACAGTTTGCTGCTTTCCGGGGACGGCCTTGCGCATTGCTTCTCAGGAGGGCTTTGTGGACGTCCAATAAGTTTTCAGTTTTGCGAGCGCGCCCAGAGCTGGCGCACGTACGCCGAATACAGCGCGAGCGTACCGGGCACGATGAGCACTACGGCCACGACTTCCAACACGGCGACGACGCGCGCGGCGCGCGCCGAGCGCAGCGTGAGCAAGCGCAGCGGCGGGATGCCCTTGGTAACCAGCGCGCCCCCGGAGACGACCATGAGCAGCATGAGTACCGTCAGTGCCACGGCCGCGACGATGTCTTTTCCTGGTAACGCCATTTATAGCATAGCAAGTCGAGTGTGACCTCGCCTGCGAGGCGCACGCAAAGAAGGACGCCAGGCAAGTGCGCGTGCAGGCGTGCTCGCGTGCGCCGCCAGCGGGCCCTTAGGGCGCGTGCGCGTGCAAGTGTGTGCCGCCCGCAGGCCCTTGCCACTAGCGCGCTCAGACTACGTGCGCTGGCGTGCGCGTAGTGTAGCGCGAGCCGCGGAAACAGTGCTTGTGGCAGGCAGCGCGCAGGGCGCGCCTGCCTGCTGCGTGCGCAGTACCCGTGTCCTCGCCGTCCGCGCCGCTCGCGCTTCCCGCGCCACGCAGCTCGGGGCACGGAAAACTGGCGCGCAGCACGCGGAACGTGTAGCGCCCGCGCCAGACCATGTTGCGCTTGGAGAAAACCCCCGCGAAGACGGTGTCGGCCATGAAGCCCTCCTTGGCTAGCAACAGCACGGTGTGCAGGCGGCGGCCGGAGATATGCGTGACAAAGTCTATCCCGTGCACGCTGGCGCATGTGAGCTCGGTGTCGCAGGGCAAGTCCACAATGGAGACTAGCTGCTTGGGTACGAAAGGTGGCGGCACGTGCGCGACGAGCGCGCGCGCGGCGGCGAAGCGCTCGTGCGCGAATGCGCGAGTGACTTCGCAGAGCCCCGCGCAGGTCTCCGCGGGGAAGCGCAGCGGCGCGTTGTTATGCACGCGAGTGCTGCTGAAGTGCCCCACTTCGTCGTGCAGCAAGTAGAGGTCCGCGACGTGCGCGTGCAGCGCAGCGGCGAGCGCGGGCAGTTGCGCGCGCGGCGCGGTATAGGCGAGCCCGCAATGCGCGTCTCCGTGGCGCCCGAAGAAGACAACTGCCAGGAGCAAGCCGGGGTCAAAAGGGTAAAAGGCAAGCACGGCGACCGGCGCTGGTGCGTCGTGCGCTGCGGGCAACGCGAATCGCGGCACGCTGCAAGGGCCCTCGTCCTCGAGCTCGACGCCGAGAACGTCGTGCTGGGCCAGCAGTTCGCGCGCGCGGCGCTCGAGCGCGTCCAGTCTGCCAGAGTGCAGCAGGCGCAGGGCGGCGTGAGCTGGCGGCACATCGGCAGCAACGCCCGCGAGCCATCCCACAGGCAGGAAGTAGATGTCGTAGACGTGCGCTCGCCCACGCTCGGTCAGCGTGCGCACAAGCGTGCGCAGCACGTAGGCCTCGTAGCGAAAGGCGGCCAGCACTAGCAGTGACTTGTCCACGTCCTCCAACGTGTTTTCGCGCTTGCAAAAGAGCGCGCCATGGTTGTAGTGCAGCGCGGAGAAGTCGAAGCGTAGCAGCACGCGCGCGTAGGGCACGTCCCCCTCGACGCGCTCCAGCTCGCGCGCGGGCTTGCGTGCGCGCGCGGCCACCTGCTTGACGAAGTGGTTCATATTTAGGGGCGGCGATTTGGTGGCGCGCGAGACTCGCTGGCCGGCGCGCCGCGGACTGGCGCACGGAGGCTGCGAGCTGGCTAGCGCTCTAGGCCGCCGCAAAGCGGACGCGGACCGGCACGAACTTGTTGCTCGGCGCCGGCGCGGAGTCTGTGCGCTGGCTGTCGCGCGCTCCCTGCGAGACGGCTGTCGCGCGTGCCTTCTCGCGGTTTTCTCCCGCGGGCGCTACCACCTTCTCGGCGCCCCATCCTGTCGGTGCGAGCGCGCGTGCCTTCTCGACTTCCCCCGCGGGGGCGTCCGCCTTCTTGTCGTCCTCTCTTGCAGGCGTGGCTGTCTTCTCGGCGTCTTTCCCGACAGGAGCGGGCTCCGCGCCCGCCAGCAGGCGGTCGATGCGCGCCGTGATGCGCTGCGCTAGCACGCCCGCGGACTTGCGCGTCCAGCGTTCCATCTTCACGTACTCGCGCAGCCCGTCGCTATCGGCTCGCAGCACCTCCACGCTGGGCGCGCCGGTGTGGAAGAGGATGCTCTTGAAGAGCGTCATCTTCTTGTCGGCCAGGAAGCGGAAGAAGGTGTACACGCGGCGCAGCGCCTTGAAGCTAGAAGGCGGCTGCAGCACGCAGAGGAACATGAAGAGGCTAATGAACATGCCGCACTCGGACTCCAGCAGCTGGTTGACTTCCACGTTGATGCAGCCCTGCTTGGCGCCGAAGCAGTCCGTGAAGAAGCGGAAGAGCACGTCCACGTCGGCGTTCTCGTCGGCCAGCACGGAGCCGGGCGCGTTCACGTTGAAGCCGTCCGAGAAGGAGTAGAAGAAGAAGTGCGGGTAGTGGTGGAAGTCTCCGGGGCTGCTTCCTCCCGAGTCGTAAAAGGCCACCAGGCGCTGGCGCCGGTCGAACACCAGGCTCTTCCAGTGCGCGCGGTAGCAAAAGCCGAACATCACGTAGCGCTCGCTCGCCGCCGCCACTTTGTCTTTGAGGATGTAGGCGAGCATGTTCTGCGCGAAGCGCGACGCCTTCTCGTGCACTGCCACCGCGTTGAGGAAGTTCAGGTTAAACTGGCCCAAGTAGGCCACCTCCGAGCCGTGCGCCAGCGGCGCCAGCAGCTGCTGGATACTGCGGTTGCTCATCCAGGCGCCGCGCTCGGGGCGCACTGGCAGCCTCACCACCTTCGGGTTCTCGCCAGCGTGCACGCCGCGCCGACTCAGGTCGTCGGCGCGCAGGTCCAGCTGCGAGAAGTCCACCGCGCGCGAGACCTTCTCGCGCAGCGGCGGCTTGAAGAAGTATGCCAGCGGCACGGATGTTGGCAAACGACACACCTCCTCAAAACTGGGGTAGCGTACGCGCAGCGCGGCCACTAGCTCGCGCTTGACGGCCAGCTCGTCTTCGGGCGCTGCGCGCGGCGCTGGCAGGTGGCGCGAACTAACCAGTTCTAGCAGCTGCGCCAGCGGGATGCAGGACACAAGGCCCGCGCTCGGCGACGGGTCCAGGCGTTGCAGCACGTAGCCGTTGCAGTTGGTTGTAAACTGCGCCACGTCGATGTGTGCGCTGAGCCCTGCCAGCGAGTAGATGTGACAGAGCAGGTTGGTGAAGCCCAGCTCGGGGATTTTATTGATTACTAAATCCGTGTACCTGTCCATTTATTACGATGAAGAATCTTCCGGGCGTGTTCGCGTTCCCCGACAACGAGACCATCTTCGCGCACGCGTACTCGCAGCGCGAGCTGGAAGCCATGTTGCCCGCGCGCGCGGGCGCGCAGCCGCACGCCTTCGCGTACGCCGCATGGCCACTGAGCAAGCACCGCTGGCGCGGCGCGTTCGTGTGCCGGCAGCGCGGCGTGCTGAAGCTAAACCTGGAGCTGGACGCGGGCGCGTTCGAGCGCGTGCCGCGCTCCGAGGCCGAGCGTTTCGAGCCCGAGCAGAGCGACGCGCGCGCGCTGATGCACCGCGGCGCAGACGGCACTGTCATGAGCTTCGAGTGCTACAGCTTCTTGCGCTGCCGGCCCGGGTTGGAGCTGCGCGAGGCGGGGCTAGCGCTGCTGCGCGGGCTAGTGGTGGGCGGCAACCGCATGCGCATCTTCTCCGGCGTGCGCCGTGCGGGCGCCAGCGCTGCCACGTCGGCCGGCATGCTAGGCAACGAAAGTCCTTTCGAGCGCGCGCCCTTTGCGTCGCTACGCATTGACGCGCAGGCTGCGCTCTTCCGCGCGTGGGCGGCGCGCAGGCCCACCGTGGTCACTGGCGGCACGGGCGTAGGAAAGACGTCGCAGGTGCCCAAGCTGCTGCTGTGGTTCAACTACCTGTTCGGCGGCACGGAAGACCTGGACGTGCTGGCGCCCGCGCGTGAGCGCCCGGTGGTGCTGTCGCTGCCGCGCGTGGCACTAGTGCGTATGAACGGACACGCGCTACGGCGCGCGCTGGGCTTCGACGCGCTGGAGGGCTCGCCCGTGGAGTTGCGTTACGGAGACCTGGCGCCCGCAGACGCCAACAGCTCGCGTAGTCCGTTCCGCTTGGTGGTGTCCACAAACCAGCTCACACTGGGCGCGCTCTTCGCGCACGGCACTGTCATACTGGACGAGGTGCACGAGCACGACCAGATGGCCGACATCATGCTGGCCGTGCTACGCGTGCACCGCGCGCGCGTGGACTCGATCGTGCTCATGTCCGCCACACTGGAGGACGACCGCGAGCGCCTGCAGGAGTTCTTTCCCGACGCCGAGTTCGTGCACATCCCCGGGTCCACGCGCTTCGAGATACGTGGCGTGTACGTGCGCAACAGCAGCGACCCGCGCGACGCGCGCGCATACGACGAGGAGGAGCGCCGCAATGTGTCGGCCGCGCTCAGCGCTCACCGCCCGCGCGCTGGGCGCTGCGGCATCCTCTTCGTAGCGTCGGTCGCGCAGTGCGAGGACTATGCGCGCCTGCTAACGCGGGAGCACCCGGAACTGGGCGTATACGTGGTGCACGGTAAGACGCCCAACGTGGACGCGCTGCTGGCAGAGGTCTACGCGTCCGCGCGCCCATGCGTGCTGGTGTCCACGCCGTACCTGGAATCCAGCGTGACTATCCGCACGGTCACGCACGTGTACGACACGGGGCGCGTCTTCGTTCCTGCGCCCTTTGGGGGGCGGCAGATGCTCATCTCGCCCGCCATGCGCACGCAGCGCAGGGGCCGCGTCGGCCGTGTAATGCCCGGCACGTACGTGTACTTTTACGACCCCGCGCGGCTGGCGCCCATCAAGCGCATCGATTCCGAGTTCCTGTACAACTACATCATTTACGCACGGCACTACGGGCTGGTGTTGCCGGACGACCTCTACGTGCAGCCGTCCGACCTAGAGCTGCTGCGTCGTTGCGAGGAGTACCTGGACGGCTTCGGGCTTGCGCCCGAGCGGCTTTTCGAGCTGGCCAGCACGCGCTACCTGCGCATGGTAGAGTACGCGAAGATTTACGCGCGCGGCGGTGCGCGCGCCGAGGAGCTCAACCGCTTCGAGCGCGACGGAGTGGTGACCGAGGACGTGCTCGCCAGCATCCGCGCGCTCAACCTGCGCGCGCGTGTGCTAAGCGCGCGTGCGCGACGCGGGCAGTTCCTGCACACGTGCGAGGTGGCCTTCGGGCCGTACGCTGGCACGCGCTTCCTGTTAGCAAACCGGCGGCGGCTACGCGGCGACATCTTCATGGTTACGGAGCGTAGCTTCGTGCTCTAGGTGTGAGGGTGCGCCTTTCCTCTCCCGGCAGCAGGAAGACGCATAGTCATCAAAGCACAACAAGAAGACGCTCCATTCTCTCGAGAGACAACAAACATTGTGACAAAGACGCGCTGCGCGCGGGGAGCTCTGCGCAACCTGGATTTTCACCGGAACAACTTGGGAGCAAGGCCTGGCCTTCTACCACAGGTTTCTCAACATGAATTTTTGAGACGAGCTTCCGTAGCCGTCCAGTAAGCGACAGGTCAGGTTCTTGTGGAAGTCGCCGCCTCCGAAAAAGGCCCGGCGTCGCAATTGCGTTCCGTTAGGCGTGCGATGAACCCGCATTGGGCCTTGATTCGGCCAATGTGTCCCGTTCACGATCCATGAGAGAATGGACATTGGGTGGTGGCCACAGCCAGTACACGTCGCGACCACCATGACATTGACAGAAACGGCAGGGGGCTCCGGACAATCCCTGCCCGCATGCAGGAAAGACGCAGAAAAGAAGAGCAAGAGAGCGAAAAGCCAGGGTGACGGCGGCCGAGAAAGACTTTCCTTCATGTTGTTGCCACGAGTGCGTATGTTCACGCTCTTACGCCTTGCCCGACTTCTTTTTGTGTTTTGTGCGTTGCCTGGCAAACGCGATTTGGGTGCGTGTGTCCGAGCAAGCCACGGACATGTTTGGGTTGTACTTGCGTTCCGGGATCACATGTTGTCACATCGAGACTGGTGCGTGTGTAAGCCGCGCTCGCATGCACGCGTGTCGTCGACTTTGTCTGGTGTGCACTTGCGAAGAAGACGCGAGCACACGGCTCGTGTCACAACAACAAGAAGATGCTCGAGTACGGTTCTCATATAAAAAAGGGCATTTGCGTGGGGAGCCCCATGAACTTTGTGCGTGCCGGATGCCAATGCCCGACCTAGCACCAGAAGTCTGCCAAGACGATCGACTTTTCTTGCACATGCTCGCCGTCGGCTAGGCGACACGTCAGATTTTGCGTCAAGGTGAAGTCCGCCCCCAGGTGGAGCTGTCGGCTCAACCGCGTCCCGTTTGGCGTGTACGTAATCCATGTCGAGCCCTGATGTTCCGCGTGAGAGCCATTCTTAATCCAGTAGAGACGGCTAAAGAGAGGGGTGTGGCTACATGCAACGCAGGACACTGTAATCGTCACGTGAACTCCAAGGTCGAGCTGACTCGGACACTGGAGGTGAGTCACGCTTGCAGACAAGGAGATGGGCACGGCAACGAGTACGAGCGCGTAAGACCATGGGGCTAAGTTCCGAACAGTACTTTGTCGCACGAGCATGTTGTCGAAGAACATATGTCTCCCCTTGGGCTCTGGCCGACTTATTTTTGTGTTTTGTGCCTGCGCTTCTAGACTAGCTGTGTTCTATGCTGGAGCTACCTCGGAACCGCGGACTCCAGCATGTATTGTTCACGCGGCCTCCGTGAAGAAACTCGTGTCTCTAACGGGAAAGCATTGGACAAGTCTGTTGGCATCGAGGCGACGAAAGTGAATCGGACCTATCGGAAGACAAGGAGGCTAGATGCAGCATTGTTCCTTCCCGAAGAAGATCACGCCGAGCACGAGGCAGAGGCGTGCCTTACCTGACATGTCGATTCTTGGGTATGCCCCCCCTTTTCTTATCATTCTTGTGTTTTGTCTTGTTTCCGCGGCGTTTCTTTCCTTTGCCTTTCTTCTTGTTCTTCTTGTTCCCTTTTGGAGGTGGAGTTCCTACAACCTTTGGCGCGCCCGGCAGCGTTGGCGCGCCCGGTGACGTCGGCGCGCCCGGCGGCGTTGGCGCGCCCGGTGACGTCGGCGCGCCCCGGCGGCGTCGGCGCGCCCCGGCGGCGTCGGCGTTCTCCGGCGGCGTTCGCGTTGCCGTTGGCGGCGTTGTCCCGGGAGGCGTGAGCGCTAAGTGGCGTTGCACCACCTGTTCGGGGTCTACCAACACGCAAGAAAAGTTCGTGCTATGCGTAGCGACGTCTGGCCCCACCGTCAGATTTGTGCTGATTTCTGTTAAAGATTGATTCGGAAACTTGTGTTTGTGTGTGCGTCCTTCCGAAAGACTGGAGTCGAGCTGCTCGGGGAAGGACTCGTTGACAATCCAGTATATCAAACTCACATGAGTGTGGTTCGTGCAGCCGAGACATGTTAATATCGTCGTTCCATTTGGACCAACTTGCGTGCTGATCTCGAGCTCGCAAGCCCTCGAGTATAAGAACAGCAAGGCAACAAGGACAATGACAAGACGGACATGCGAGAGCAAGTCTGGCCAAGGCCGGGGCCCGCTTTTTCCGCCACGCGCCATTCCGAGACAGTACGCCCACTTGTTAGACTTGACTGTTTTTTGTATTTTTGTGCTGGCAGTTACGCACGTGGACGCGAATCAAGCACTTGCTTACGGAGCGCGCCAAGGACAACAAGACACGAGTTTCCGTCAGAGGGCCCGCCTCCTCCTATGATGACCATCGTTTCCGTCCTCGGAACACGTGATCTTCGTCCTTGTTCCCATCCGGGGCCAGTCTCATTCCGATGCCCTGGCCGCTACAACACGAGCACTTTCGACGCGGTTGGCCGTTTTGTCGCCGCCCAAAGTGGCAGTCTGTATGCCAAAGGAACGCAGCTCGATGGTAAACAGCGCTCCATGACGTACCATTGTTTTACGCAGGCCCTTTTTGGCACCTGTCTTTGGAGGGCGCCCGCAGGGTATGGAGACAAAAGCGCGTGGTTGTCTTCGTGTTTTCCGCCGCGGACACAAAGGATCTTGGTTTGCCACCGAGAGTCATTTGCATGCGAGAGCACGGCAACGCTTGCTTTGGGTGTGAAGCCACTTGTCAACGTTGTTCGTCGGTCCGTCGTCGAGAGTCCATCTTGTCAAGTTCCCATGAAGACAGTCATTGCCTAGTCTGTCACTGTCTCCGTCCCCGGAAAACCGGGCTAGGGCTAGTTCCGATGGAAAGGAGGCTAGTGCCATTGTGACACGAGTACGCCAGAATTGGGCGTTGGTCTTGTGACCCGCACTCAATTCAAGTTTGACAAGGGACTGCGCCCGTGCGAGGAGCAAGGACCGGGAGCATAGCAAGATGTGAATCGAGATGCGCCGCAAAATGTAGACGGGCTCCTTCGACGCGCGTTCTTTGTGCGGCTCGAGACCCACAATGGTTGTCCTACGAGTTGAGCCGTTCTCGTGGCAAGCTCGGTTGGCGGCGCCGCGATCTTCTTGCGAACCGCCGTACGCGAACGCGTGATGTCTGTCCCGCCCGTGCTAGTGCACGCCCTTATACAAAGTTGACCACCACCTCCTTGCGCAGCGCGGAGTAATCCTCGCGCTCGCCGCGCATGGACACCACGCAGCAGTGCTTACTTACTAGCTGCCAGCGCGCAAAGTAGCGATACACCTGCTCGGGGTAGATGCTGAACGCGAACACGTAAAAGGTGTGCTTTGCGTGCATGCGCGTATGCTCCAGCGAGTATAACAGCCCCTTGCGCTTGAGCTCCCACATGGCACGCGTCAGCGCCGCCTCTGACAGCCGCGGCCCGCGCAGCACGCCGCACACGAAGCTGGACTTGGTCACCACGTCGTAGCGCGCGCGCTTTGCGAAGACCAGCCTGTTGACGCAGCGGCGAGCGTCGAACGAGACCAGCGCCTCGCGCCGCTCCAGGATCTCGGCGATGCTGCGCCCCGTAGCAAAGAATGCCAGGAAAATATACTGGAAGAGCGCGGCGGGGCGCGAGCGGCTGTACTTGATAAAGGTCTCGGACGCCATGATCTCGTGCATGTCGGCGTGGCTAAAGCCGTGCGCCAGGCGCACGCCGCGAGGCAAACGGCGCAGCGCCGCGGCGCGCGGGCGCGCCAGCGCAAAGGCCACGTAATCCAGCAGTGCCGGATCCCCGTAGCGCACGAAGACCTCGGCGCGCGGCTGCCGGCGGAACGTGCGCGGCACGCGCGCGGGCCCGGCACTGCGTGCCAGGTCCACGTCGAGCACTAGTAGCCGGTGATCCTGCCGGTCGCGCGAATTAAACAGCGACGGGCTGAAGCTAGGGTAGACCACCACCAGCTGGCGCTCGCGCACGCTGCGGCGCAGGTTCTCCTCTAGCCCGCGTAGCAGCGGCACGCAATCGGCGTTCAGCGTGTACAGGTAGTCCGCCAGGTCGTGCTGCAACCACGGGAAGTTCACGTAGAGGTTCATGACGTAGTCGTCCGAGTAGTTCAGCTCCACGCGCGGCGCGGGCTCGAAGCGCAGCTCGCCTACGTTGCGCAGGAAGGCCTCGCAGTCCTGCTCGTGCACGAACGCGAAGCTCACGTAGAGACGCTCGCCCAGCGTCTCGTAGTCCACGAAGTGGTAGCTCTCGGCCAGGCAAATCACGGCTAGCACGTTCTCCACCGTGTTGTCCACTTGGATGAGCAGCGCATAGAAGGGCGCGGGCACTAGCACCGCCTTGTTGTGGATGCTGCCTAGGCGTGTTGCGGGTATCGTGCTGGGAAAGCGAGGCAGCGTGCCGAAGCTGCGTTCCAGCAGCGCCAGCGCGGCGGGGGAGAGCTCGCGCACGAAGATTACCACGTTCGGGCCTGCCAGCCGGCGCATGCGCTTGCCTAGCAGCTCCCGCACGGCGTCCAGCTGCTCCAGCATGCTCAGGCGCCCGCCGTTGTAGAGATCGCCGCCGCCCAGGAAGGTGAGGATGTCCATGCAATGGAAGACCTCGTTGCGGAAGTAGTACTCGTTCTCGAGCTCGCGCACGTAATTGCGGATGCGCACGCGCGAAAAGTCCGTGCGCAGTGCCCCGCGCGCAAAGAACCAGGACACTGCCGTCTCCAGCGCCGCCAGGTAGTCCTCGGCGCGTAGCGCGCGGCACCAGAAACTCATGTAGGTGCGCGCCGTGGACGCGTTCGCGACAAAGCGCGTGTAGTCGAACGAAATCAGGATATGCTCTAGCAGGTGCGCCACGCCCAGCAGTTCGGGGACGTCATTCTCGAAGCCGAAATTCGCCAGTCCGATGTAGATGTCCTTGCCCATGCCGGGCTTGGGGAACACTCGCACGCCGTTCTCCAGCAAGATCATTTACTTAGGAGTAAAATCGGCAGCAGCATTCTGCGTTCGCGCTCGTCGTCCGCTCGGAGCGTCCAGCGGCTCTCGCGGCGCGCCACGCGCACGGCGCGCGCGCGCGCATCGTAGCGCAGCCACAGGGTGTCGCTCACGTAGTCGCCGCGCGCCAGCAGCAGCGTTCCGCGGCGCGCGCGTGGCGCCTCGTCGGCGCGCGCCTGCACGGCCGCGCGCGCCTGCGCGTCGCGCAACACGAGCGCATGCTTGTTGGTAGGGCAACAATTCAAGAAATAACAACAGCAGATAAATACCGCCAGGAAGGCGAGCTCCAGCGATGTCATTTAGGGAGCTGATTTTGTACCACCTGGTGCGATACCTGGCCACAGAGAACGACGCCTTCCTGGTCCAGTTTGTCTCGCTGTGCCGTTCCTTCTCCGTGGACGTGCCAGCGCTACTAGCGCGCTTTTCCACGCCGCGGCATGCTCGCCTGTTGGCGCGCGCGCTCAACTGCAAGCAGTACACCGAGGAGCTGGCCTTGGAGTTTCCCCCCGATGCGCTGCGCGAGCTGCTGCGCCTGAAGCTGCGCCGCTGCACGCCGCGCGTGCGCCGCGCCGCGCGGCTGGACGCGAGAGCGCGCGGGGCGGCACTAGTGGCTGGCCGCGAGGTGGCTGTGCGTGCTGCCAATGAGGAGCTGCTGACGTACCTGGTGCGCACTTACAACCCCGCGCTGTACCGCTACCGACGCGCTGGCGCGCGCTCGTACACTGGCGCGGGCGCGGGAGCCGGTACCGGCGATCCTGTGGAGGCACCAGGACTCTGCGCGCCCGCGGGCGCGCCGGTGCTAGTAGTGTGCGGCCGGTCTCGCATTCCTTTTTTTGCGTACGCGGCAGCGCGCGTGGTCTCGAACCGGGACCTGGAGGTGGTGGTGACCGACGCGTGCGTGCAGGCGCTGCTACGCGAGGAGCACGCGCCGCTGCTGGAGGCCGTGTTTCGGCGCGGTGCCGACACGGCGCTCAACCGCGCGCTGCGTAGCGTGTTTCGCTTCTTGCGGAGCGCGAGCGAGCGCGCGACGTAAAGGTCTAAGCGCAAGCCAGAGCTTGGAAGACAACTCTTGTTGCTGGGGCCTGTGCTGTGCAGAACTTCTCGCGAGCGCCACTAGCAAGGCGCCGCGTACGCACGTGCCGTGCTGTCTCTCGCCCGACTTTTCGCGCCGCGGGCACATGGACGGCGCCTTTGCCACGCCAGCCCGACTTCTCGCGCGACTGGCACGCGCCGCGCGGCTCCTACACGACGGACTTCTTGCGCGGCGGCCACACCCCGTACGGCGCATCCTCCACGCTGCGTTCGAGCTGATCGTAGTCCAGCGCGTCCATGCTGATCTGCCCGACCACCAGGTACTCCTTGAAGGGCACAAACGCGACTTCGCCCGTGTCGGGCTGCATCTTCAGCACCATCACGTATTCGCCGCCAAAGAACTCCATGAGCGCGCTCACCAGCTCGTAAGTGCGCATGCCAAGCACGTCGACCACGTTCTTCTTGGTGAAAAGTGAAAGAATATTGACCCTCAAAATAGGGTACTTGTCCTCCAAGTGGGACAGGATCGTGTTGGCCAGCGCGCATACAGGGCACAGAGGCTTGCCCAGCAGCAGCAGCACGTCTTTCATTTAATGGGAATCAAAAACCTGAAAGCGCTGCTGCTGCAGCACGAGTCTTTGTTGGCGCGCGAGCTGCCCGGCGAGCACGCCGCGGTCTTCGTGGACTTCATGGGTGTTTACATTGCCGCGGCGTATTCCGCCGGCAGCGCGCGCGAGCTACGGAGTACCATGAACGCGAAGCTGCAGGCCTGGCGCGCGCGCGCGCCGCGCGTAGTGCTCTTTGTGGACCGCGGCGTCATCGACATCAAGCGCGCTCTGCGCCAGCGCCGCCAGGACAGCATTGCCGCGGCGTGCGCGCGTAAGCGCGAGGCAGTTCGCGCGCTGGCCGCGCGCGCCTCCGCGTTGGACCCGTCAGACCCATTCTACGCGGAGACGCGCGAGGGACTGCGCGCGCGCATACGCAAGGCGCGCTTCTACCTTTTCCTGGCCGAGGCCGGGAACCTGTACCGCCTGCGCGACGAGCTGCTAGCCGCCGCGCCGCCAGGCGTGGCCGTGGTGCATTGCGACGAGGTGGATGCTGAGTTCGAGATGTGCGCGCGCGCGCTTGCACTGGCACGGAGTACAGGCCGCTGGCCGCTGCTAGTCAGCAACGACCAGGACACCCTCTGTCTGGCTTGTGCCGACGCGCTTCCTAAGGCCATTGCCAGCGCGGGCGCCGAGTATGAGCTGTGGCCTAGCACGCACGCGGTCTACTTGGCCAAGCTGACCGTGTTGCTCAACGGCTGCGACTTCTTCCCGGGGCTGGCGGGGCTAGCTGTCACTCGCGACACGTTGCCGCGCTTCCGCCTTTTCGAAGACTTTTCCATGCGCAACGTGCTGCGTAGCCTGGCCTTCCGCGACTACGCGCTGCGCGGCGCGGCGCGCGTGGAGGACGCGCGCGCAATCTTGCGCTTTATCGAGCGCTACGTGGCTCTGGAGCGCGCCGTCTACCGCGAGCCGCCGCCTCCGCCAATGTCTGTGCATGCCTTCCTGCGCGCGGCGCTTGCACCGCTCTGGGCGCCGCTAGCAGCCGCGCGCGCGGCAGGTACCGCGCTGTTGGACGCACTCGCCGCCGCGCTGCAGGCGCTGCCCGCTGCGCGCCCGCGCCGCTCGCGCACGCGCCGCGCCGCGCGTGGCATGCTGGCATACCACCGCGAACGCTCGCCCACGCGCGAGGACGTAGCACTGCTGGCCGGCATGCTGGGCTTCCGAGTAGGCCCGGCGCCCGGGCTACTAGCCGTGTGCTTGCAACGCCGCGACGTACTGCTGTGCTTCGAGGGCGCCTTCTACTTTAGCGACCGCTTCATTATTGAAAAGAGAGCGCCCGTGATAAATATCTGCGCCTAGCAAATCTTTGCCCCCCCCCCGACGCGAGAAAGACCTTGTCAGTGGGCGTTACAGCACCTTGCCTCTTCACGATCAAGACATTTCTCCTCCGGGGCGCAAGCATGGTCTTCGCGCTGGTTTGCGCGAGCTGCGGGCGCGACCTTAGCGAGGTGCGCTATCGCTTGCTAATTGAAAGGCAGAAACTCTCCGACGTGCTGCGCAACCTCACTCACATGTGCTGCCGGCTCAAGCTGGCAACGCAGATCGAGCCCTATCGCAATCTGACGGTGCAACCGCTGCTCGACATTAACTGAGAGGACCTCCCGGCGGCAAGCGAGATCCCTCCGAGACGTCTGGCTCGTACTGCTGCAGGCAAAGCGGGGCGCGCGCCGCTTCTTGACGCCCATTAAATGGCCTTGCGAGCGCTGCCTGTGCTACGCGAGCACTGCGCGCGCGGCGCAGTGCTCTTTAGTACAACGCGCTACGTACTCTCCAACTATTTCAACCCCTCGGAGGAAAAGCACGCGGCCATTTACTTCGGACGCGAACTGCCCGAGTTCCTGTTGCGCGAGCGCGTGCTCTTTCCCTGCCCCGACGGGCTTCGCGACGACGAGCACTACGTGCTCGAGTTCAACACGCAAGGCATGCGCGCAGTGCCGCTGAGAGACTTCTTGCACGCTCGGCACTCGCTCAAAGTGTACTATTACACCGATGCAGCAGTACCGGACACGGAAACCATGGCGCGCGCAGCAGGCTTTGCCTTTGACGACATGGAGAAAGACTACGGCTTCGGGCCGGACATGTCCTACTGTTTCAAGACAGTCGCGCGCTGTTACGCGCGCGTAGGCGTTCGCGTGCGCGCGCTCTCGCTTCTGGGTCGCGGTGTCGTTCTGAGCCAGTCTTTTACGCGCGATCCGCGCTGGCTCTGCGTGTACGACTCGGAGCGCGGGACGACAATGCTACCCTGGAGCGGAAACTTCCTGGAGTGGAAGCTCTAGCCAACGGGCCGGCCTTGCTGGCACGCGAGGTTCCAGAGCCCCTATCGATTCTGTCCGTCTTGCGCACACACTTGCTCTCTTTCGTCCCCAAGAGCCGGACTCTCGGGCTCGCGGGACGACGAAGACCTTTTCTGGCGCGTAAGGCGGCGAATACCCCCTTCTTACCGGCCATGTCGAACACCTCCTGCTTTGCACGCGTGTGGTTGCTTGCATGTTCTCTTTGTTCCTGCGGAACGCGCATGGTTGTGCTTGTTCTCTTTAACGCGTGCGGTGACTTGCCGTGTTCTAAGGAGCGAGAAGACATTGCCTTTTGCACAGTGTGCCGAGAGCATGCTGTCTCTGTCCCTGCATACACTTCCTGCTAGAATGCGTGTGGTGACTCGCCGTGTGATCAAGAGCACAGGCCGCACGTCTTCTCGGACCTTTTTGCGCCGAGTCTCACTTGTCCCCGCAGACACTTGCGCCTGCGAAAACGCGTGTGGTTGCTTTCCCGGAAGCGAGACTTGCCATCTCCTCTAGCGACTTCCCGACGTCTTCCCCAAGACCTGCTTCCTCCTCCAATCTGCATTACCCCCCCTTCTGTCCCAAAAACGGCCGTCTCCTCTCGCGATCTGCGTGACCCTCTTCGACTTACGGACGCCCTCCTCGACCTGCACGACCCTCTTCGACTTACGGACGCCCTCCTCGACCTGCACGACCCTCTTCGACTTACGGACGCCCTCCTCGACCTGCACGACCCTCTTCGACTTACGGACGCCCTCCTCGACCTGCACGACCCTCTTCGACTTACGGACGCCCTCCTCGACCTGCACGACCCTCTTCTCGAGTGCACGTAAAGACGGCGATTCGTGCTCGTGTTGTGCCTGCGTCTAGCCGCGCGTCACCTCTTTCCCGGGCACTGTAATGATCTTGAAGGGCGAGTTGATGGTCAGGGTCACTCCAGGACCCTTCTTGCTACGAGCGCGCGCGTTTTTCTGCTTCACGCAGTTTGCTAACACGCGGATGGTGTACAGATAGTCCAGGATCATGAACTTGTGGATGTCAGACATGGACAGTGGAATCAGGTTCTGCTCCTCGCCACTCAGGGGGCTGGTGACCGCGCCGTCCAACACGTGACCACGTGAGTAGCGTTGCGCGCTTTCGAGCAGCTGCCTGTCTTCTTGCGTGGCGGCCGCGGCCACACGGCGCAGTGCTGCCGCCAACGCTCCCGGAGGAGCACGGACGGGCGCCTGCGACGACGCGGAGACGACCGCTTTGGAGTCCGCGCCGTTGCCGGTACTTACGCCTGTGCCCGCACCGCTGCCGACTTCCTCTCCCATGCCCGTGCAGTTGCCTGGGGGCGCACGCTCCACCAGCTCGCTGATTTTCAGGCCTGCCACGTACTCTGCGTAGTTGTTTGCAGCTGGAACGCCGCTACGCAACAAATGTCGGTACACCTCCTCCACGGCTCCCGCGCGCACAGGCAGTTCCAGCAACTGTTCGACCTCTGCCGTCAAACCGGCCGCAGACGCGGACGCGCCTGCACACTCGTCGCGAGCGCCCAGTACCATGGGCAGGATCTTGTACTGCACCAGGTTGACCAGCCCGTACTTCATGTCCAGCAAGTCCGCCAGCTCCCGCGCTAGCGGCTTGCCCCCGTCAAAAAGGTAGCCTTCGACCTCCTCAACGATCTCGGCGGCCGCCAGCAGTTGGTTGGCCAGTACCAGCGTGAGTAGCGTGGCCATACTCGCGACGATAGTAGGCATGCACACGGCAAAGAAGGAGCTACAGTGCGTGAAACGTCGCAAACTGTCGTGCAGCCGCCAAAACTCCCCCGTGTCGTGTACGTACGGTGCGTAGCGGCGCAAGCGTGCCAGCACCGCGCGCAGCTGCTCGGGAGAGTTCAGCGCCAGCTCCGACTCGCACTTGGCGTAGATGCTGTTCACGGCGGCGTCACGCCGCGCCGCGCTCCCGCAGTAGCAAAGGTGTCGCGCCTTGCCCGCCACGTAGGCTACATCCTTGACGACGTCGCGCAGCACTGCGCACGCCAGCGCGCGCGCCACGATGTTGAACAGCTCGGACTGCCGCGGCTCCGTCATTTAACTACACATAATTCCGGGCACTACAAGTCGCCGTTCCATCGTGGAACGACACGGAATTCCGGGAAGGAATTCTTCCGCGAGACGGCGCTCACCGCCATCACCCCTTCCCGCCGTCATTTCACTGGACGGAATTGCACAAGGAATTCCGAGCGGCGCGACGCCACGTAGGCCACACCCTTCACTCCTCTCTCGCTTGCTCTTCCGAAACTCGGGCAGCTCTCCCTCCTTGTCGGTGTTCGAGAGACGCCGTCATTGGCGAAGGCACGCAAGATCCCCGCCAAGGCGCCGCTACGCATAGTAGCCGCGCGCTGGCGGGGGGAGCAGGGCCTCGATGTCGGGCTCCACGGCCAGGGTCTGGCAGCGGTGGCTGTACCTGCGCACGGGCGTGCCGTCAGCACCCACCAAGAACTTCTCGAAGTTCCAGGCCACGTCGTTGCGGCACACTGGAGACCAGGCAATGAGCTGGGGGTCGCTCACGAGCGTGCTCATGTCGTCGCTAGGCGCCGGCAGGGCCTCTCGTAGGAAGGCGAAGAGCGGATGTGCCCTTGCACCGTTGACCTCGCACTTCTCGAAGAGCATAAAGTTCGGCTCGAAGCCGTTCCCAGGACGGACGTGCTTCAGGGAAGGCAAGATCTCGGCATTCTGGGCGTTTTCCTGGTGACCGAACTGGTTACACGGGAACCCAAGCACTACCAGCCCCCGAGCTCCTAGGCGCCGCTGCAGCTCGTTCATCTGAGTGTACTCCCGGACCGTGCTACCTCAGAGGGACGCTACGTTCTCGATGAGCAAGACCCGGCCCCGTAAGAAGCCTAAGCTCACAGGTTCTCCTCCGGTAATCGGGCGTGCTGAGAAGGCGTACACAGATCTGGTCTCTGCCGCGGCAAGCTGTGCCGCGTACTTGGCACAGAGCTCGGAAAAGCGCGGGAAGCGGGCCCCGGAACCGTCTGCCATTTAAGGACGCGGAAAACCGCGAACGGATTTGGACACGTGTCCGCGCGGAAGCTGTTTCTGGCGAGATCCCTACGCCCGCAACAGTACTTTCTGGTGCAAGCTCGGCAACTTCTTCAAAGAATGCCGGACACATAAAATGAGCGTGCGCATCAAGATCGACAAGCTGCGACAGATCGTGACCTACTTCTCGGAATTCAGCGAGGAAGTCTCTGTCAACGTGGACGCGCGCAGCGAGCTCATGTACATCTTTTCCACGCTGGGCGGCGCGGTGAACATCTGGGCCATCGTGCCGCTGAACGCGAACGTTTTCTACGACGGCGGCGAGAACTGCGTCTTTAACATCCCTGTGCTCAAGATCAAGAGCTGCCTCTGCAGTTTCCACAACGATGCGGTCGTGACCATCGAGCCCGATCTGCAGAACGATGCCGTGCGCCTTTCCAGCGACCACATGGTGAGCGTGGACTGCAACCACGAACCGATCCCGCATCGCACGGGCACCGTCATCTCGCTGGGCATCGACCAGAAGAAGTCCTACATTTTTAACTTCCAGCGCTACGAGGAGAAGTGCTGCGGGCGCACCGTCATCCATCTCGAGCTGCTGCTGGGCTTTATCAAGTGCATCAGCCAGTACCAGTACCTGAGCATCGGCTTCGCGGACAAGAACCTGGTACTCAAGACGCCGGGCACGCGCGATACCTTCGTGCGCCGCTACTCCATGACCGAGTGGTCGCCCGCACTGCAGGCCTACTCCTTCAAGATCGCGATCTTCTCTCTGAACAAGCTGCGCGGCTTCAAGAAGAAGGTGGTCATGTTCGAGACCAAGATCGTCATGGACGCGGACGACAACATCCTGGGGCTGCTCTTCCGCGACCGCATCGGGACCTACCGCGTCAACGTCTTCATGGCCTTCCAGGACTAGCGCGCCCGCGCCCGCGGCTTTCTCGCACTTAAATGGGAAACTCCGTACAGCTCCCCGCGCAAGAGCCGCCGGGGCCCATGCTCACCGCCGAGATGGAGCTCACGCTCATGGACATGCTCGACGTGATCGCGCAGGCGCGCCATGGCGAGCTAGTGCACACCGGCGCGCTGATCACCGAGGAGCCGCGCTTCACGGAGATCAGGCAGCTGCTGCGCTCCATGCTGCCGGAGTTTGACCTTGTCGAGACAGGCCGGGGCCTGTTCGGCATGCAGCGCAGGGTCTTCTCGGGGGAACTCGGCTTCTGCTGCACACACCGCGAGCACCACTACTGGGAGGACACGCGCACGCGCGAGCATGCCGCCGCGTACGCGCCGGGGCGCGCGCTGCGCACGTGCGCGCCGTGGACGCTAACCAAGGCCTCTCCGTGCGACCAGACCCTTTTCGCGTGGTGCGTCCGCGAGGATTCCGACACAGAGCTCTGCAAGCAGTGGCTGGGGGCCGCCTTCGCGCGCCACGAGCTTGTCCCGCCAGGGGCGTCCAGCTCGCTGGACAAGTTGGTGGGGCTCTTCGCGCGGCGCTGCGCACAGGACGTGCGCGCGCACGGCTGCGAGGACTGGCTGCACGCCATGCGCGTGGCTAACGAGCCCCGCTTCGATCGCGTGATCGATGCGGTGCTGGCGCAGCAGGACCCCGAGTTCAAGCGCACGCACATGGCTTGCAGCTACCCTAGCCACCGCTCGCTGGAGCTGGCGCGCCGCGTGGCCGAGCCGCGCGAGTGCTGGGATCCGCAGTGCCAGCGTGCCAACCCGAACTTCCTTCTCAGCGAGAACTACCACGCGCTCGCGGGCTGCCACATTTACCGCTGCAACGTGAGCATCGGCACGCTGCTCATGGACAAGCGCTCCAAACTGCGCATCTCGTGCCACGACCCGAGTACGCGCGTGCAGCTGAACAAGCTGGGCGTGGTGCAGGACAACGTGCGCCGCGCGCCGCGCGTGCGCACGCACTTGCTGGCCGCCCTGGCGCTGTTCCTCGTGTGGGTCTTAATTGTGGCACTTTAAATGGGTGCGGCGGCCAGCGTGCAGACGACCGTCACGACTCTCAACGAGCGCATCAGCAACAAGCTCGAACAGAGCGCCAGCGCCTCCGCGACCGCGAACTGCAACGTGAGTATCGGCAACATTTACTTCGGGCGCAATCACGGCTGTAATGTGCTGGTCAAGAACATGTGCTCCGCCAACGCGGACGCGCAGCTCGACGCCATTGTGAAGGCGGCGACGGAGGTCTACAACGAGCTCTCCGAAGAGCAGAAGGCGTATGCGCCAAGCCTGCTCACGGCGGCGCTCAACATCCAAACCAACGTGAGTACCGTGACCAAGGACTTCGAGACCTACGTCAAGCAGGCATGCAAGGCGGACGCCGTCGTCAACAACACGATCAAGGTGCAGAACCTGCGGGTGGACGAGTGCTCTGCGCCCTCGGGCATGCTCATGACCTTCGAATTTATCAACACCGGGACCAGCGTAGGCAACTGCGCCATGAAGGCCTTACTCGACGTGCTCACCAAGTCCAGCGACCGCATCTCCGGCGTGCAAAACACCGGGACTGACATCCGCTGGTACGTCATCGTGGCCGCGGTTGTCGCGTGCGTGCTGCTGGTGCTCTGGTACGCCAAGCGCATGCTCTTCACGTCCACGCAGGACAAGATCAAGCTCATCCTGGCGAGCAAGCCCGACGTGCACTGGACCACTTTCCTCGACACTTTCTTTAGCTCGGCACCGACGGTACTCTAAGAGGCTTCGAGGTGCGCGAGTCGCGCCGAGGACGCGCCCGGGATACAGCGCGGAGAGAACAACGAAAACTGAAAATAGAGAGTGCGGGAGCAAGTCTGCGCAGGACATGATCCGCGACGTCCTAGAGCAGAAGGTGCGCAGCCTCGAGCGCCGTGCAGTTGAGAGCAGCGGCTACTTGGACGCGATCCTTGCGTACTTGGAAGAGTCGCGCTACCCGTTGCTGCGCCACGCCAAGCGCTTGCTCTTCGACCTCTGCTTCACGCTGCTCGTGCTGCTCTGCGTGCTTGTGCGCCTGTGCTGGCGAAACCTGGGCGCCGCGCTGATGCTAGCGTGTGCCGCCGCACTATGGACGCTTGCTAGCAACTTGCTCTACTGGCGGCGCCCGTGAGCATGGAGGACGGCGCGGGCGCGCCCGACTTTGGCTACGACGGCGACGAGGGCGCCAACCGCGAGCGGATTACGAACAAGACGCTAGCTGTGCGCTACGTGGCGCGAAGTGAACTCTTCCCGTTCCTGGGCAACGCGCGCGCGCTGGCCGACGTACTGGTGCCCACCCCGCAGGAGATGCGCCTTTTCCGCGAAGTCCTGGGCGAGCAGTGTGATGCCGCGCGTCTGCGAGTGGCGCGCATTTACCGGCGCTTGCGCTACGTTCCGCGCGGGGACGCGACGCGCGTGGAGCGCGCGGACGCGTAGCACGAAGGACGCGCTTGCGCGGAAGAAGCTGCGTTGTGGCCGTAGTCTGGCCGGGCTCGGGCTCGAGGTGTGCCTGTTTGCCACGGCCGCGCGCGACTTTGTCCTGAGCCTTTTGGCGGCGCAAGGACACCGCGGGCGTGCCCGGCGTTGGCTTTCTGTGCGCGACGCCTGCTAGCGGCCTGTTCTTCCAGTGGCGCCCGTGCTCGCGGGCCTTTGCCGCTGCCAACGCGGACCGCGCCAACACGTTTTCTTTCATGGCTCCCGCACGCACCGCGACATGCCTCGCGGCCCGAGTACGCTCTCCATGCGCGCGCGATTGCGTGTTGGCTTCTGCGCGGTGAGCCGTTCCACACAGAAGTTGCCGCAGGAACCGCGTGCGCAGTTTTTTTCCGCAAGAGCTCGCGTGACAGCGGCGCGCGTGCAGCTCTCACAGGAGCACGCTGGACATCTGCGCGCGCGTGAGCAGTTCTCCCGCGGCGAAGACCTCGTGCAGCGGGAAGTCGTCGAGCTCGAAGACCGCACCGTCCGGGGAGAAGAGCACACGCACGTTGTCGTTGAGGCTAACCTCCGTGAGCGTCACGCCCAGTAGCTGCATGTCGTCGCGCAGCACATAGACTAGCGTGCCCGGCTCGGTGAGCCTGTGCACGTGTGCCGTGGTGATGTACTTTTTCTTGAGCTTGAAGAGCTCCAGATGCTGCCGCGAGATCATCTCGAAGTGGTTGCGCACGAACCATTCCAGGAAGTACTCGCAGCGCACCAGGTTCTTGCGCGCCAGCTCGGGTTTGGACGCGAGGTAGCCCAGGTAGCACGTCTGCGGCAACTGCGCGCGGTACAGCCGCGTGGTCAGCGAGAGCACCGCGAGCGTGTCGGTGCTGAGCACAAAGACCAGCTGCCCCACTGCCACGCTCAGCGTGCTGCGCGGGATACTCACCAGGTCGAAAACGAAGCAGTCGGAGAAGATGCCGCGCTTGTACAGCGTGTACAGCGCAGCGGCGATCTGGAAGAGCGTGCTCAGCGGCACGCAGCGCTCGTCGCTGCGAAAGCGGCGCACGCGCAGGTCGCGGAAGAGCTCGAAGTAGAGCGTGCGCCCGCACGCCGCGTGCGCGCGCGCGCCGTAGACCAGCGGGAAGCCCAGCGCGCGCGCCGAGCACACCAGCGCAGACAGCTCCAGCCAGCAGTTGGCCTCCTCGTCGTCCACGTGCTTGGTAAGGCTGTAGTACTTGCCGATGCAGCCGTAGAACATGCTCCGCTCCTTCTCGTAGCAGCACAGCCGCGACTCGAGGAAGTGCGCGTGCGGTTTGGGCGCGTCCAAGTGCGCGTGAGGCTTTTGCCCGTCGCCGCCCGCGTTCTGCTTGTTCATTTACACGCAAAAAAAACCACTCTAAATGAACGCCCTCTTCGAGAACCTCTTCGACGAGGACGCCGTCTGCGCCGGCAGCGTCTCGCGCGAAGACTTCCTGCTGGTCGTCGCCGGCGCCAAGGTCAAGTTCCCGCGTTCGCTGCTGTCCATGTACCGCGTGGTGCCGCGCACCATGTCGCGTTACGAGCTGGCGCTCGTGCAGTCCGAGACGGTCACGGGCGTGGTCTTCACCACCGTGTACAACGTGCGCCGCAACCTGGGGCTGGAGGAGCGCGAGGCGCTGAGCCTGCCCGCGCTCGAGAAGTACTACCTGGACAAGGCGAACGACGTGCTCACGCTCATGGTCAACAACACCAACCTGGAGCACATCGCGGCCTACCGCATGCGCAGCCGGCGCCTGCTCAACCCCGTGGTGTTCCGCGCGGGCGCAGTGCCGCTGGCGCTGGTCTTTACCTCGCGCAAGAAGCTCAGCATCTATCGCGAGGACACCAGCCAGGCGGCCGAAGACAGCACCTACACCAAGATCGCGGCCAATGTGGCGCTGGCGGGCAAATACGCAGGGCTGCTGCTGCTTGATGTGCACACGCCCGGGACGGCGCTCATGCTGACCGCCGTGTACGGGCTGGACGATCGGCGCGAGCTGCGCAAGCTCGCGGACAGCACCGCCCTCGAGAACCACCAGCAGAGCGGCGCGCTCTCGGAAGCCATGAAACTCAGCGACTTCCGCGCCGTCTTCGAAGGGCTGAAGAAGAGCGTTCCCCTTACGAATTTGGAGATGATCAATGAGTGAGTGCCCCCCTCTTCAAGCGGTCAGGCCGGGCGCGGTAGCTCGTGCCTGTCGGCACATCTCTCAGGGCAGCGAAAAGTAGGGGGGTGGGGAGACTTGAGCCCAGAACATGTCGAGACCTTCCTCCAGGGCACGATCGCGAGACCCCCGTTCCGAAAAGGAAACAACGAACGTTATCCCCTCCAAGAACGAGAAGAGCGTCCCCGTCCGTGTCGAGCTGCCCCCCTCGAATTTCGAGAGAATAAATGAGCAGCACCGCACGCCAGCAGCAGAGGAGTAGCGTGCGCCTGCAGCCTGTTTTTATCGAGCCGCGCTTCGAGCACGCTTTCCTTTGCGGCGAGCGCTATCTCTGGATTGTCTTTTTCGAGGCACTCGTCGCGCTGCTGCTTCTGCGCTGGTTTCTGGGCTCGGAGTTGCGCGCCGCGTTCTCGCGTCGTCCGCGCGCGCCGGAGGACCCGTTACGTCAGATGGTCGCGGGCAAGCGCCTGGCCTGCGCGGGCGAGCGGTTGATGATCCTCGGGTTGCACGGCGGCCCCCAGGCCGCGCTGAACCTGGACGGCAGCGAGGTGAGACTGCCCAACTGCGAGGCTTTTCTGCGCGGCGCGGGGCGTGCAAACACTGACAGCGCGGGCGAGGCAGGAACGGATGCGGGGACCGGCACGGACGTGGGCGCTCTCCTTGTCTAACGCCCTCCTCTCACGCCCTCTCGAGGCGGAAAGTCGTGCGCGTTCGGAACGCGTGAGGAGGCGGCACTGCTAGCGACGCGGACACATTGCGAGGCACCGCCCGCCCGCGCTCGACAACGACAGGAACGCACCACGGCCGACGGCACGGGCACGCGCGCGCCTTTCCGGCCTGTAAATGGACCACAAGCAGTACCTGCTAACTATGTTCTTCGCAGAGGACAGCTCCTTCTTCAAGTACCTGTCGGAGCAGGACGACGACACAGCCCTGGACGACGTAATGATTGTCAAGCACTACATGGACGTGCTGCTGGCCCTGCTAGTGCGCGCCAAGAACAAGCTCGAGGCGCTTGGGCACTGCTACGAGCCGCTGTCCGAGGACTTCCGCGCGCTCTTGCATGTGCGCCAGCTGCGAGAACTACGCCAGGTGCACGACCGCGCGCTGCTGCGCCTGGACGCAGAGCCCGTGCATGTGAGCCATGGCTACCTTGCGGACTTCGTGCTCAGCCTAGTACGGCTGGCGCGCGAGCTGGGGGAGCTGTGCGTGCCACCGCGCACGCGCTACGTGGACCCGCGCGACGACCCTACGCTGGCCTACGTGCTGGAGATCCTGCACGGCACGGACGTCGACTCTGGCGCGGGAGCTTACGCTCTCGCGCGCCCGGAAGCCGAAAAAATAAGTCCTGTCCGGAGAGCGCTGCCTGGCTGCAGTCCTTCTCGCCGCCCTTAAATCGAGATGGAGGCCCAGGCCATGGAGCGCCCGCTGCTCTACTTCCACGAGCTGACGCAGACGCAAGAGTACGACGCGGAGGTCGAGCGCGCCGCGCGCTCGCGCTTCCCCGCACAAGGGCAGCTCAAGCTGCTCATCGGCGAGCTCTTTTTCCTGAACAAGCTGCACCGGCGCGAGATGCTCGCCGGCACCACGGTGGTTTACATCGGCTCCGCGCCCGGCGGGCACATCCGCTACCTGGTGGAGCACTTCCGCGCGCTAGGGGTGCCGCTGCGCTGGATGCTGCTCGACGGGCGCAGCCACGACTCGCGTCTGCAAGGCCTGTCCGACGTCACGCTGGTCACGCGCTTCGTGGACGAGCGCTACCTGATGCGCATGCGGCAGGCGCTGCGCGGCGCGCGCGTGGTGCTGATCTCCGACATCCGCTCGCGTCGCGGCAGCGAGCCCAGCACGGAGGACCTGCTGTACGACTACGCGTTGCAAAACTCCATGCTGAGCATCCTGAAGCCCGTGGCGTCCAGTCTGAAGTGGCGCTGCCCGTTTCCCGACCAGTGGCTGCACAACTTCTACGTCGTGTGCGGCAAGGAACTGCTGCAGCCCTTCGCGCCGCCGTTCTCGGCAGAGCTGCGATTGCTGAGCGTGCACGCGGGCGCGCCGCGCTTGCGCTGCATCACGCTGGCGGCCGCACGCGATTATGAAAAAAAAATGTTCTATCTCAATAACGTGATCCGGCGCCGCATCGTGCTCAACTTCGACTACCCGAACCAGGAGTACGACTTCTTTCACATGTTCCACCTCCTAAATACGGTACTGTGTCCTCGCAGCTTCGACAGCCCCACCAAGAAGGTGCTTTTCTTGCAGCAATCGATCTTCCGCTTCCTGGGTATCCAGTCACCGCTGCCCGAGAAGTTGCCATTGCCCGAGCGCCCGCGCAAGCATGAACCAGCACAACGTGGAGTACCTGGCCAAGATCCTGTGTCTGAAGGCCGAGGTCGCGCGAAACCCGTACGTGGTCGTCAGCAAGGAGCTCCTGAGTAGGTACGACGTGCGCACGCGTTACGGAGACCTGGTCACACTGGTGCGCGTGACACACCGCGTGGACAACAGCACGACGGTCTTCCAGGTCTTCAACGAGGCGGCCGTGTCCTACACGCCGCTGGAGCACGACTACGGCGAGCCCATTATCGTCACGGCCTTCGCGCTGCCCGCGCACAACAAGTTCCCCGTGAGCGCGCTCTACATCGACATGGTCGCATCCGACCTCTTTCCGCGCTTTGCGCGGGTCGATCCCGACACTGCGAAGGTCATCACCAGCCTGCTCACGCCCGAGGACCGGCGCAACGAGCAGCCCGTGCGCCTGCCGCGCATGCTGGAGACGGAGGTGGTGGCCAAGATCCTGTACCACCCGAAAGTCCCGCTAAAGATCGTGCGCTTCTACAAGCCGAACATGCTCACAGGAGTGGAACTGGCGGACCGCGCGGTGGCGGCCGTGCTCGAGTAGCCCGCTGCGGCAACTGCCTGCGCTAGTGAACCGCATTTGTGTTGCCGAGCTCTGTCCCGCAAGCCACACAACTCCGGCGTCGAAACACTGCGGTGACGGTCCTGCGCGGTGGCTTACGCTTGTCGTAAGGGCGGACGCACTAGACTGTCGACAGAGAAGTCCCCGGTTCAAATCCTGGTTCCTCTCCTCATTGTTCGGAGGCTGCTCCCTCTCGAGGAATTTGCCCCCACCGGGGTCCGCTCCTTCTCAGGGCTTCTGGCAAACGCACTGTGTTCCGTTCGTCAGAGGGACAACTCATAGCGCCACGAGCAGTGCCGCCGCGCAAAAGCACAGCAGGAGCACGCCTGGCGGCAGCACGGGCGGAAGCTCCTGCTGGTTCAGGTAGCGCGCCGCAAAGCTCACGGGCAGCGCGCTGCTCGACAGGCAGGCGTTGCTGACTTCGAGCGCGCCGTTGCGTAGCACGATCTCGCCGAGCGTCACGCTGCAGTTGGTCACGTTGCAGCGCGCGATATTGGCGCGTAGCGCGGCGGGCAGCAGTGCGTCCGCGCGCTTGCACGGCTCGTACCAGCAGTAGTACGGCAGCCGCAGGTCGCGCCCGATGGCCTCCACGCTGGGCTCGGGGTACAGGCAGCGACAGCGCGGCTCTTCGGGGTGCGCGCCGCAGTACGCGTAGATTTCCTCGTCCTTAAAAACACGCATCCGGATTCTTTACAAAACGGAAAAAAGACCGCGGAAAAGAAGCGCGCTCTCGCCAGGACAACAGGGACGCGCGCTCTTGCCAGGACAACAGGGACGCGCGCTCTTGCCGGGCCCGTGGCGCACTCGCGCTTTCGTCGCGAAAGGCGCTTGATCCTGCGATGGCCGTGATCGCGCGCGTGAGCTACAGCCTCTACACGCAGAACGAGATCAACGCCAACGACATCCTCATTAACCACGTGAAGAACGACGACGATGTGGGCACCGTCAAGGACAGCAGGCTGGGCGCCATGGACGGCGTTCTGTGCCGCACGTGCGGGCGCACGGAACTGGAGTGCTTCGGGCACTGGGGAAAGGTGCGTCTCTACGAGACGCACATCGTGAAGCCCGAGTACATCCACGAGGTGATCCGCATCTTCAACCACATCTGCTCGCGCTGCGGGCTGCTGCGCTCGCGCGAGCCCTACACCGTGCCTGAGCTGGGCACGCTGTCCGCGCACGCGCTGAAGAAGCTCAAGGACAAGATCTCGTCGAAGAAGAAGTCGTGCTGGAACAACAAGTGCATGCAGCCTTACCAGAAGATCGCGTTCTCGAAGAAGAAGGTGTGCTTCGTCAACAAGATCGACGACGTGGCGATTCCGAATGCACTCCTGTACCAGAAGATCACGTCCATCCACCGCAGCTTCTGGCCGCTGCTGGAGATCTTCCAGGACCCCGCGAACCTCTTCTACAAGGGCTACTTCCCCATCCCGCCGCTGATCATCCGCCCGGCCATCAGCTTCTGGATCGACAGCATCCCCAAGGAGACCAACGAGCTCACCTACCTGCTGGGCATGATCGTGAAGTACAGCAACATGAACGCCGAGGAGCAGGTGTTGCAGAAGGCGGTCATCGAGTACGACAACATCAAGATCATCGTGAACAATAACACCTCCAGTATCAACCTGTCCTACATTACGTCTGGCAAGAACAACATGATCCGCAGTTACATGGTGGCGCGCCGCAAAGACCAGACGGCGCGCTCCGTGCTGGGCCCCGACCCCGAGCTGTCAATTACCGAGGTGGGCATCCCCGACTACGTGCGCAACACGCTCACCGAGAAGGTCTTCGTGAACGCCTTCACGGTGCCCGCCGTGGAGGAGCTCTTCCGCAGGAACGAGGTCAAGTTCTACTTCAACAAGCGGCTGGGCCAGCTCACTCGCATCAAGCCCAACAAGTTTGTCAAGAACAAAATCCACCTGCTGCCCGGGGACTGGGTGGAGACGCGCGTGCGCGAGTTCACCAGCATCATCTTCGGGCGCCAGCCTTCGCTGCACAAGTACAACGTAATCTCCTCGTCCGTGCGCGCCACGAGCGGGGACACGATCAAGATCCCGCCCGGCATTGCCAACTCGCAGAACGCGGACTTCGACGGCGACGAGGAGTGGATGATCCTGGAGCAGAACCCCAAGAGCGTGCTGGAGCAGAGCATCCTCATGTACCCCGCGACGCTGCTCAAGCACGACGTGCACGGCATGCCTGTCTACGGCGCCATCCAAGACGAGATCCTGGCGGCCTACGCGCTCTTCCGCCAGCGCGACCTCAGCCTGGCGGCCGTGCGCAACATCCTGGGCAAGTACGGCGCGGGCTTTGCGGGCGCACCCGGCGCGCGCTTCTCGGGCCGCGACATCTTCCGCTTCCTGGTGGGCCAGGACATTTACTACCCCGGCATCCTGGAAGCGGGCGAGATCGTGGCGGAGGACATCGACAGCAGCTTTGTCGTTGCCATGAAGCACCGCTCGCTGGCCGGGCTCATCGCCGACTACCGCTCCAGCCTGGAAGGCATTGCCTTCATCGACCGCTCGTCCTACGTCTTTAAGCGCTACCTGCGCATCTACGGCTTTAGCGTGACCTTCCGCAACCTGTGCCCCGACTTCCGCTTCGTGAACCGCCTGCACGCGCTGAACGTGGAGAAGATCAACCTGGTCAAGGCCGCGTACCGGCAGTACCTGGCCGACGTAGCCAGCGGCGCCGTGCTGCCGCTGTCGCCGGGCGACGAGGCGGAGGCGGTGGACGCCATGCTGTCGGGGCTCACCAACATGAACGTGCGCGAGATCGAGGCCTACATGCGGCGCACGCTGCGCGAGGACCCGGACAACAGCCTGCTGCGCATGTCCTGCGCCGGCTACAAGGTGAACCCCACCGAGCTCATGTACATCCTGGGCACCTACGGGCAGCAGCGCGTGGACGGCGAGGCGGTGGAGCCGCGCGTGCTGGGCCGAGTGCTGCCCTACTTCCCGCCCGACTCGCGCGACCCCGAGGGCCGAGGCTACATCCTGAACTCGCTCATGCAGGGCCTCACCGGCTCGCAGTACTACTTTGCCATGCTCATCGCGCGCTCGCAGTCCACGGACATCGTCTGCGAGACCTCGCGCACCGGCACGCTGGCGCGCAAGATCATCAAGAAGATGGAGGACATGGTGGTCAACGGCTACGGGCAGGTGGTCTACGGCAGCACGCTCATCAAGTACGCCGCGAACTACGCCAAGGTGCTGGGCTCCGTGTGCAAGCCGGTGGAGCTCATCTACCCGCACGAGGGCCTGGAGTGGTTCCTGGAGATCAGCGCCATCTGGGAGCGCATCAAGCACGGCTTCATCTACAGCCAGCGCCAGAAGCTGGCGCGAGTGATCCTGGCACCCTTCAACTTCCAGGTCTTCGTGCGGCCCGCCGCGCCGCGCGACGCCATGCCGTCCAAGGCGCTCTACGACCTCATCCAAGCGGTGGTAGAGGACGTGCGCGAGAACTACTTCTTCGGCGTCTCGGACATCGACTTCATCGAGTACGTCTTCCTCACGCACCTGAACCCCGCGCGCGTGCGTATCAGCCGCGCCACCGCCACGCTCATCTTCGCGAAGCTCTACGAGAAGCTGAACTACACGCTGGGCGGCGGGCTGCCCATCGGCATCATCTCGGCGCAGGTGCTCAGCGAGAAGTTCACGCAGCAGGCGCTGTCCAGCTTCCACACCACCGAGAAGAGCGGCGGCGTCAAGCGCAAGCTGGGCTTCAACGAGTTTAACAACCTCACCAACCTCAGCAAGAACAAGACGGAGATCGTGACGCTGATCTCGGACGACGCGCGCCGCCTACAGACCGTGAAAATCAACTTCGAGTTCGTGTGCCTGGGCGAGCTCATGCCGCGCATCTCCGTGCGCCGCGCCGAGGGCGCAGCGCACCACACCATCGACATCCTGGTGAACCGCCTCTACGTGAAGCGGCACGCGCTCACCGAGCTGGTGGTGGAGCACATGATCGAGAAGTTCGTGGCCTTCAGCGTGCTGGTCAAGGACTGGGGGCTGGAGACGACCGTGGAGGACGCGTACAACATCCGCTTCACCGTGCTGGCCAGCTTCGTCGAGCCGCAGGAGCTGAACAAGAACAAGTTCATGCTCATGCTGCCCGGCGCCGCCAACAAGGGCAAGATCAGCAAGTACAAGATCCCCATTTCCGAGTACCAGGCCTATGACGACTTCCACAGCACGCGGCGCATGTTCCGCATGACCGTGGAGCTCATGAGCCTCAAGGAGCTGGGCATCTTCAACCTGCTGGGCGTGAACGTCATCCCGGGCATCTGGAACACGTACGAGATCTTCGGCATCGAGGCGGCCAAGAGCTTCCTGTGCGAGGCGCTGCTGGGCACCTACGGCGAGGGCCTGGACTACCTCTACCAGCCGTGCGACCTGCTGGCCAGCCTGCTCTGCATGAACTACGAGCCAGAGTCCATAAACAAGTTCAAGTTTGGCGCGGCCAGCGCGCTCAAGCGCGCCACCTTCGGCGACAACAAGGCGCTGATCAACGCCGCGCTGCACAAGCGCACCGAGCCCGTGGCGGACAACAGCAGCTGCCACTTCTTCAGCAAGGTCCCGCGCATCGGCACCGGCTACTACCGCTACTTCGTGAACCTGGAGCTGCTGCTGCGCATGGAGAAGACGCTCACCGAGCAGGTGGTGGAGAAGAAGGTGGAGGACATTGCTACGCACGTGGAGGACTTTTAGGGAGCACAAAGAGACGCGGCCGCGGAGGGAGGCTCGAGCGCGCGCCTGCTGGCGGGGAAAGCTGAAAAAGTATGCCCACTGGGAACACCACACGCGCGGCGGAGATGACGGGCACGCTCATACTCCTGCTGGCGTGCGTACTCAACGCGATGGCGCAGCTCCTAGCGCGCGTGTGCATGGCGGCGGCCACGCTCGCGCGCATGCTCGCGCTCTCGGTCGCCTTCTTGCTGGCGCTCGCGCGCACGCGCACGGGCCTGCGCGCTATTCTCGTGGCGTTGCTGCTGCGCGCGCTACTGCGCGCACTGCTCGCGCACGCGCACGCGCACACGCTGAGTTACGTGGCCGCGGTCGTGTACACGCCGGGAAACGCACAGCCCCTGCTGCTCGCGGAGGGCAGCATCAACGACCTTGTCTTCATGCGCTACCATCGCCAAAGTGGCAGTGTGCTCCCGAGCCCGGAATGGGCGCCGAGCGTGTACTTCCATGACGAGCTCTGGATGCTCAACGCGCGAGTGGACGCACTGCGGAGCTTGAGCGTGCCGGGCGCGAGGCTCGGCAATGGGACTCTCGGGGCACGTAGCTTGCAGCTGGCGGTGGGCTGCGAGAAGGTGGCCGGAGACGCGAGCTTCTGGGACCTTGTCTACGACGGCACCGAGCAGATCTGCATGCACGCAGACGCCACGGAGTGCGAGCCGGGCTTGCCCGTGCACGCACGCCTCGCGAAAGAGCGTTGGACCCGGCTCGGGGCGCACTCGCACGCACTCGAGCAGCGCTGCTTGCAGTGGCTAGAGCGACACTTGGGCGCCCGGACAAACAGGCCCGTGGTCTCGGTGCCGCTCCTGAGCGTGGTCGCGTACGCGGACGGCTCGGGAACTCGCCTCCGTTGCACGGCCTCGGGCTTTTCTCCGAGAGACGTGCGTCTGCTTTGGACGCGCGACGGTATTCCGGGCCCCGACTACGACTTTGTGGAGCCCCGGCCTTCCGGCGACGGCTCTTTCCAGCAGTGGGCAGAACTTGTCGTGGCGGCGGGCCTGGAAACGCACTACGTGTGCGTGGCCAGCCATGACTCGTGGAAGAGTTCTTGGCGCGCACGCTGGGAGGAGGGGAAACGGCGCGTCGCGACGAGTGCCCGCGTTGCTCCGCTCGCGACCATCGCAGAGATGCTCGTTGCGCTGGAACTCATGCTGATCCTGCGCGAGCGGCGCCTGACGCTCGGCGCACTGGCAACGATGCTCGCTTGCTCGATGCCGAACTTGCTTCCGCAGGCGCTGCGGGAACGCGCCGGCTTCTAGGCGGCGAGCGCATTCGCGCGCCCCCGCAAAAGATGAAAAGATAGCTCGCGTTCTTTCCGGACGATAAATGGACCTCAAGACGCTGGTGATCACGCACGAAGACTACGGCACTAAGGCCGTCAGCGTCGACGGCGCCTCGAGCGCGCTGGACTTGCGCGAGCGAGTGAAGGTCGCGTTCCAGGTGCTGGGCGAGATTGAGCTCTTTGTACACCCGTGCCCGCTCCGCTCGCGCGTGCTCGACTCGGATGCGCTGCCGGTGGAAGAGCCCGCACACGCCGCGTTCTTCGTGGCGCTGGGCGCGCCGCGCGCGCCGGGAATGCTGCGCACGCTAGTCGTTGGCGCGCCCGGCGCCCGCAGCGCGCAAAAGGCACGAGGCAGCCGCGGCGCCCGGTGCCAGCTCTAGGCCGGCTCCGCGAACGCCGGCGCGGGGCTCGTCCTCGGGCGCCAACGCTTGGCAAGCTTCCTTTTCTCCGCTCTCGAGCTCACAGGTAGTGGTCCACCAGCTGCCGCTTGAAGGACGCGTTCTCCAGGAACGCGCCGCGGATGTCCTTGATGCCGTGGTACACGTAGAGGAAGTAGATCACGGCCGGGATTTGCCGGTTGCGCGTGTGCAGCAGGTAGGCCATGATCATGGCGCCGCTGCGGTTCACGCCCGCAATGCAGTGCACCAGCACCGGCGTGTGGCTCTTCTCGCAGCGTTCCAGGAACGCCGCCACGCCGTCGAAGTACTTCGCGATGTGCACCTGGTCGTTGTCGGGAATGGGGATGTGGACGATGGTGGCGCTGCTGCCCGGCAGCGAGTAGCGGACCATGGACATGTTCAGCACGTAGCGGAACGGCACGCCGCTGCTTTCCAGTGCCATGGCGTTGTTGTAGCTGCCCAGGTACACGTACTCGGTAATGCGCGTGATCTGCGTGAGTTCGTCCTTGGTCATCACCGGCGTGCTGGTGGACTTCAGGATCAGGCGCCGGTACAGCTGTTTTTTGTCCATTTATAGGGTTACAAATGGCAGACGCTACCACGCTCTCCGTGAACGGGCTGGAACTGCAGTACGTGCGCGCGCACGAGCGCGCCAGCGTGCGCTACGCGCGCGTCTCCACCGTGTGCTTTTTCTTGCTGGTGCTGCTGGCGAGCAGCGTGCTCTTCCTCTACCAGACCTCCGACAACAACGTGCTCGCGGAGCTGGCGCGCTACGCGCGCATCAAGAGCGCCGTGCGCAGCTGGAAGCCGCTGCTGCTAGCCAAGGCGCGCATCGAGCGCGAGCGCGGACGCGCGCTGGCCAGCACGCGCCCCGACGTCTTCGAGTTCCGCTGCCTAGACTTCGGCCCCTTCTTCGTCCCGGTGCGGCTGGACCGCGCCAGCTTCCTGCCGCAGGCCGTGCGCCGCGGGCGCGGCGACGGCTGGATGGTGAACAAGGCGTCGCAGGTGGACCCTAGCGCGCAGCAGTTCTGCGAGTTTGTGCTGCGCAACCACGAGGGGAACACCATCACGTGCGGAGCCGAGATGTTCGCCGAGATCGGCTACGGAGGCTACTTCGAGCAAGCGCACTGGTGTGGCGCCATGCTGGAGCTGCTGCAGTAAGAGCGCGGGCGGCGGCCCGTCGGAAGTCGGCGTGGCCAGGCCGCGCCGGAAAGAAGGGCTCGCCATGCTGGCGGGCGCGGTACGGTGCCGTCCCCGCGCTCACTGCAGCAGCCCCGACGCCAGCGCGCCCACCAGCAGCCAGGCTAGGCGCGACTGCACGTCGAAGACCACCAGCACCAGCACAAAGAGCACGGACAGCACCCCGAAGACGTTTACGTCCACGCGCCCGAAGAGCGAGAACACGGGGGTCGTAGCGGCGGCGTAGGCCTGCGGGTAGTTGCGAGCCAGCCAGGCGCCGGCGCGCGCGCGCAGGCTCGCACCGTACTCGCGTCCGCGCAGCTCGTTGCGCAGCCGGTACTCGTGCGTCACGTACTCGCTGCTCCCCGCCAGCACCATGCGTGTCAGGCCTTGCGCGCGTTCCACGCGGGGCAGCTCCAGAGGGAGCCCCGCGGTCACGCGCGACCGTAGAAACTCGGCGTGCAAGCGCCCCGCGCTGGGCTTGTGGATGATGTACGCGCCCAAGCTGGCGTGCAAGCGCGCGGGGTACACGTACGCGCTCGGGTTGCCGCTGAGCGGCGTCTGTGCGCGCACGCCCGCGTGCAGCGGCTCGCGCAGCTGCAGCACGTGCACCTGCTGCGCGCGCATGCCGCCGACGAGCGCGGCCGCGCTTTGCAGCAGCAGCGGCTGCACCGTATTGTCGTCCTCCACCACGATGGCGTACTCGGACTCCGCGCCCGCGGCCTTGGGCGCGGACTCCGAGCCCAGCTCCTTCCAGAGGCTCAGGTGGTTGAGAATGGTTTGCTTGGCCTCCGCGGAGCAGAGCACGCGGCATAGCGCCGAGTAGTACTGGCCCGCTTGCTCGGACTTGGCGCCCCCCGGCGTCCATTGGCTCACGCGCACGGTACCCGTGGACTTATTCCCGGGCACCACTTCCGCCGCGCCGCGGCCCACCACGGGCAGCACGTACAGCGGAATCGTGCTTTCGCTCTCGGCCATTTAATTGTTAAAATTAATCAGGTACAGATCCCGAATCAGGCTGGTGTTTTCGTCCATCCACTGCTGCACGTCCACGTAATTGCAGAGAAACATGTAGAAGGCCAGCTCCAGCTCGTGCCTGTGCAGAGAGCTGCCGAAGTACACGAAGAGCTCGCTCCGCGGCAGCAGCGCGTGCCGCAGAAGGTTGTAGCCGTTGACCTTGTACTGCACGTGCTCCGCGTCGATGAGCTCCGAGTCGAAAGGGAACGGGTCCCCGAACTTGAACACGTAGAAGGCCGTGCTCGAGTAGTACTTGAGCGTGTTGCTCACGAAGAGCTTCTTGAGCGGGATAATCAGCTTCTTCTTCTCGACCTCGATCTTGAGGTGTGTGGTGAAGAAGACGGGGTTGGTGGCATTGGTGTCGTTCACGCGGATGAGCACGCGCGTGTCGGCGCCCGTCATGGCCTCGAAGCGGCGCACGTGCTCAGGCGTTGCGGGCACGGGCTCGGCGGGCGTGACCAGCCCCGTGCCCTGCGCGCGCGGCGGTGGCGCGGGGAAGAACTGCGTACAGGTGGCGCGCAGCGGGAAGAAGCGCGGGCGCAGCGCGGGCACGGGCGCGCGGTTGTCCACGTCGTAGTCGGGCTTGCGGCGCGAGCGCTGGATGGAGATGAGCCTGCGCAGCTCGGCGCGGATGCGCGCGTGGTGTGCTACCAGCTCCTCGGGCATGATGGACATGTACACGCGCGCGAAGAAGACGATGGTGTCCAGCGCGTTCTTCTCGCAGATGCGCGTCTTCAGCAAGAAGTCGTAGATGATGACGGCAATGGCCTGGTCGAGAGTGTCCTCGCTCAGCGCGCGCTTCTTGCCGGCCATGTAGGACATGATGAAGTCGGCGCTGCTGTTGAGCACGATCACCAGTACCACCAGGAAGTTCAGGTTCAGGATCTTCGCAGAGTAGAACAGCTCCATCGACGAGACGTGGATGTCGAAGAGGTTGGCGGCCAGGCGCAGGAAGAAGATGCCGCGCTTGATCTCGGCGGCGAAGCGCTTCTCATACTCCTGGCGCCGGTTGTTAATGCTGATGAGGAAGTTCAGGATGAGCCTGTTGATGTTGTACTTCATGGCCCAGGTCTGCGCCTTCATGATGGTGTCGAAGGACATGATGATGTTGAAAATGAAGCGCTGGCTGTGCACGAAGTAGTTGTAGGGCTCGCTCAGGAAGATGGACTTGCTGTAGGTGGACACCAGCACGCTGCTCTTGGTCACGTCCGCCGCGCCCACGTTGAACACCGGCACGTTCATGCCGCACAGCACGCAGTAGGCAAGCCCGTCCTCGTACTCCAGGAACTCGGTGGCAAAGCGGTTCACCTTGCTGTAGTAGTCCAGGTCCACGCGCAGCGCCTCGGCCAGCCGCACCTGGTGCTCACACGGCTGTACTTCCACGCTCACCGCGGCGCGCCAGGCGCGCGGCTCGGCCACGGGCACGCGCGAGCGCGCGGGCGCCGCGCGGAAGCTCGCCGAGCCCAGCTCGCGCAGCTCCAGGAACAGGTCGCACAGGTGGTAACTGGACAGGAACAGGTAGCTGTACAGCGCGCGGTTCTGCAGCCGCGGGATGAGCAGGCGCCCCCACTCCAGCAGGCTGTCGTTGCGCTCGTCCGAGAAGCGGTTGCGGTAGACCTTGCCGGTCTCGCGCAGGTACACGAACTTCACGTCCAGGTAGTCCTTGATCACCACCGGGATCTGCAGGTCGTCCACGCGCAGCAGGTACACGTAGCGCACGTTGAACTTGCGCTTCGAGATGGGAATGCCGATGTTGCGGCACAGATACGCGAACTCCAGGTACTTCTTCGAGAAGCGCAGCTGGTCCAGGTTCTTCGCCACGTACGGCAGCAGGTCGCGCATGTTGAAGGGGATCTCGCGCACCTCGGGCTCGCGCGCCGCGTCGAAGCTGGAGCGCAGGTCGCTCGTGTGGCGCGGGATGGCCACGTCGTTGTGCGCGTCGTCGTTAACCAGCACGCTCACGCGCCGCTGCCGCACGTACATGTCCAGCGTGCTGAAGAACAGGTCGTACAGGTTGTAGGTCATGTCGTCCGTGATCTGCGCGCCCGCGCCCGCGCTCTCGCCCGCGTCCTCCTGCACGCTGCGCTCGAACTTGTACCCGATGTACGAGAAGATGGAGACCAGAGCCTGGTCGTCCGCGTCCATGTTTTGCTCGATGGTCAGGTAGAGCAGGCGCACGTCGTCGTCCGTCAGCGCGTTCACGTTGTACAGGTTGCACACGAAGATGCTCTTGTTGCGCGAGATGAAGTCGGAGTACGACTTCTCGCCAGCACCCTCGCGCAGGTACGCGCGGATCTTCGGGATGATCTCCAGCAGCACGGACTCCTTGGTGTTCATTTAAGGCCCGAAAACCTGCGCGCCGCGGCGGCAAAAGTGAAAAAGTACTGGCTCCTGGTGTTGCGCGCCGGGCCCTGCCCAATTCAAAGCCTGCGCGTACCTATAAATCGGATGGCGTGGTCCGTCTCCGGCGCGTGCGGCTCCGGCTTCCAGACACTCGAGGACCTGCGCGAGCAGCTGCGCTGCGAGGCCGAGGACGCGCCCGCGGACGAGGAGCCCGTGCTCAGCGCGCTCGACATCCCCGGCTGCGGGATGCCCGGCTCGCCAAAGCGCCAGCGCCGCGCGCGCAAGGAGAAGGAAGCGCCTTCCGCGCCGCGCAAACGCGGCGCCGGAGCGCCCCCGCTGCCGGAGAAGAAAGGCGCGCGCGCGCGCAAGCCGCGCGCGGCGGAGGCCGAGTGCGCGCCGGACTCGGACGAGGACTGCCCCTGCGAGATGCCCTGCGGGCCATGCGAGCTCTCTGCCAAGGACGAGCCGCAGTCGGGGGCTAGTCCGTGCGCGCTCGAGCAAGACTCGCTCGAGACGACTGAAGACGACGCGGCGTGTCTGAGCGAGTCGGAGCTCGCGCTGGCTGCGGCCAACATCCATAAGGACCTGCGCAAGCTCACGGCGCGGGTCACGGCGCTGACAACAGTGCTCACGGACGCGCAGGCTGTCGCGACCTCGCGCGCGTTTTGCTCGCTCGTGCGCGCCATCGAAAAGCTGCAGCTGACAGCGTACGGAGGCACGGAGCAGGTCGCGCGCAAGCCCCGCGCCAAGCGCACGGCCCGCGTCTAGCCCGGGAAGGCAGGCCCCGCACCAGTGCCGACGTGTGCCGCTCGGCCCGCGGACGCGCAGCTGTTTCTGCCGCGCCTCCGAGCGCGCGTGCTCGCGAGCGTTTCTGCCGGAGTAAATGAAACGCTTTTTTTTTTACAAGGACGGAGAGTTGTTCCACGACCGCAAGTGCACGCGGCGCGTGTCGCGGAGCAACGCGACCTACGAGGTGCTGCGCCACGTGCGCATCCCTGCGCACCTGCACGACGTACGAGTGCTGGAGCAGACGTACGAGCAGGCGCAGCGCGGCCTGGTCTTCGTCGGCTTGGACAGCAAGCAGCGCGCGCAGTACTTCTACGGGAAGCTGCACGTGCAGCGGCGCCACGAGCGCCGCGACGCCATTTTCGTGCGCGTCTTCGGAATCATGGACGGGCTCCGCCGCTTTATCGACAGGCACCTGGACAGCCCCGAGGCGGCGCGCGACTCCAAGACGCAGCTGGCCATCTTTTTGCTCATGGAGACGAGCTTTTACATCCGCACAGGCAAGATGCGCTACTTCCGCGAGAACGAGACTGTGGGCATGCTCACGCTCAAGAACAGGCACCTGCACGAGGAGGACGGGCTGCTGGCCATCCGCTTCGTAGGCAAAGACCAGGTCACGCATGAGTTCCGAGTGCACGCCGAGGACAGGCTTTACGTACCGCTCATGCGCTTGCGCGACGCCGACGCGCCCGAGGCGTTCCTCTTCTCGCGGCTCAGCGAGCGCGTGGTCTACCGCTTCCTGCGAACCTTTGGCGTGCGCGTCAAGGACCTACGCACCTACGGCGTGAACGTCACGTTTCTGAGCAGCCTCTGGACCAACGTCAAGGAGCTGCCCGCGCTGCCATCCGCGCGCAAGCTGGTGGCGCTGTCCATCCGGCAAACGGCGGAAGCCATCGGGCACTCCCCGCACATCGCGCGGCAGGCCTACATGGCGCTGACAGTGCTGGAGCTGGCGCGCGACGCCAGCGTCTTCGAGCACATCCGCACGCTCAGCCGCGACGAGTTCCTGGCCTTCATCGTGGACTACGTGAAGCGCCGCGCACGGGCGCGGTGCCCCGAAACGGGGTGAAGGCGCGCGCGAGCGCCGGACTACTATGTAAAGAAACGCGCCCGAGCTAAATGGACGCGGACCTAAAGCTGCTGGCGGAGACACTCTTCGCAGGCGTGCTCAGCACCAAGGACGTGTACGTGCTTGCGCGCGAGATGCGCGGACAGAGCCCGCGGCGCACGGTCTTCTCGGTGGACGCACAGGGCTGCGTGGGCGTCGACTTTGAGTACGACGGTTTCCGCGCCTCCGACTACCTAGGCACTCCGCGCACCGCGTTGCCGCCCGCCGAGTACCGCGCGCACGCGGCGCTCGTGGCGCGGGAGCTCACGGCTGTGGACATGATCGACGAGGACCCCGCCGCGTACATGCGTGCTAGCCCGCACCTGCGCCGCCTCATGCGCGTGGCTCGCGACCGCAAGCGCATGGCCGCGATCGCGCGCACGCAGCAGCGTGCGGCGCGCCGCGGGTTGGACTGTGCTTTTATCAAGGATGTGGTCTTCTAGGGGACGTGATCGTTCCTGGCCAAGGACGACAACACTCGGCATGTGCGCACCGCGGGCTGGACTGTGCTTCCCGAAAAACAATAACGTCATTGTAAAACGACAGACCCCTGAAAGGCATCCTCGCCGAACGGCAGACCCCTTGCTACAGGACGTCCTTGTCGAACGACGGCCCCCTTACGCTACAGCAGCCGCAGCCCACGTGCCAGCTCATAGCCCATGCGCAGTGCCTTGTACGGGTGCATACGCAGAGGCGCGTCCGCGGCCGGGATCGGACGCAGACGCGCGTCCGCAGGCGTCATGCGCGCGCGCTCGAACGCGCGTGCGCGTGCCTCTGCCAGCCGCTCGTCCAGCTGCGCGAGCTCGTCGCGCGCGTAAAGAGCGTCCAGCCGCAGCCGCGCTAGCCGCCTCTGGCTTTCCTCGTCGTAGCGCGGGCGCGTGGCCCACTCCGGCACGGAGAGCAGCGGCACAGCTTTCTTCGAAAGTATAAATAGAAAAAACATCAGCACCATTAATAGCAGAAGCATTTAGATGGATGAACATCTCGAGCGGCCGCTCGAGTACTACTTTCGGGAGCTCGTCGCCGAGTTCGAGCGCGCCGTGCGCCGCGGAGACTCGGCCGTCAAGAAGAACTCCCCGAAGCGCTCGCGCGCGCCCCAGAGCCTCACCAACAGCAAAGGCAATGCTGGCGGCAAAGCCGAGCCCGAGCCTGAGCTCGAGAACGGAAACACGGGCGCCGGCGCGCCCAAAGCCCGCACACGAGCAGCGCCAGAGGCGCAGGCGGCGCACCCGCCCGTGTCCGCGCACAAGTCGCGGCCCCGCGCGCATGCCGCGTTCACAAGCCGGGCACGGACGGAAGAGCGCGAGCCCGGGCCCGCGCTCGAGCCCGTGCACGGACCCGCGCCCGCGCCCGCCGCGGACACGACATCCGACGTGCATCACGAGGTGGAGCTCATCTTTGTGCGCCCGCCACTAGTCACGCTCTCGCACCTACTGGGGATTGCCACGCGGCAGGAATCGTACGTGCTCTTTAGCTTGACCTCCCTGGAGCGCGAGGGCGTGAAGTTGCGCACGCGCTTGCCGCTGGCGCGCGTGCACGGGCTGGACATGAAGAACAATCAGCTGGTGGAGGCAATCGACAGCATCCTCTGGGAAAAGAAGACGCGCGTGGCGCAGCGCGACTTTCCCGAGGCGCACTGCCTGCTCCGGCACTCCACGGAGGAGCAGTACGTCTTCCTGGACTTTCGCAACTTTAACTCTGCGATTCGCCTGGAACTGGTGAACCACGTGCAGGCGCGCGTGCGCAACATCGTGGTGGACTTCAAGCTCAAGTATTTCCTGGGCTCAGGCGCGCAAACGCGCAACTCGCTGCTGGCCGTGCTGAACTACCCCAAGTTCAGGCCCAGCGTGACGCTGGAGTTCGAGGTGCTGTTGCGGGACCCCGCCGCGTTCTCGCCGCGGGAACTACTGCGAGAGTTGCTGGTACTGGGAAACCTGCTCTTTATGGCGCCCGCGGAGCACGTCTTTCTCATGCCCGCGCCCAAAGAGCCATTAACCACTCACATGCTCAAGAAGCAGGACCTGCTCACGCTAGAGTTGCGCGACCTCTACGTGACCGGCAAAACGGACGGCGTGCCGACCTTCGTGCACGTGGCGGGCGCGTCCGTGTACTGCTTCTTCTCGCACCTGGGCTACGCCATTCGCTACCCCGCGCGCGTGACTCTGCCCGCGCCCGTGGCGCTCTTTGGCGAGGCGGTGCGCGACGCGCAGTCCAAGCAGCTGACTGTGTACCTGATCAAGCTGATGGCGCCCGCGCTGGAGGACCGGCTGGAGGAGCGCGAGTTCGTGCTGCGGCGGCTGCAGGGGCTGTGCGAGCGCGTGGCCTTCCAGGCCAAGCAGTACGAGGGCCCGTTCGCCACCAGCTCGGAGCTTACGGACGCGCTGGCGCAGATGCTAGCCGCGCAGCCCGAGGGTGTGGTCCTGTTCTACGCGCGCGGATCGCGCAGCGGCGCGGACCTGAAGCTCAAGCGCGACAACACGGTGGACCAGGCGGTGAACGTGATCTACCGCTACATGTCCAGTGAGCCGGTCATTTTCGGGGACGGAGTGACCTTCCTGGAGTTCAAGCGCTTCAGCAACGACAAGGGCTTCCCCAAGGAGTTCGGCACGGGCCGCCTGGTGCTGGCGGAAGGCGCGCGCTACCTCAACAACATCTACTGCCTGGAATTCGCGGACACGCACTCGGGCGTGGGGCTGCGCAAGGTGGTGGTGCCCGTGAAGTTTGTGGGCGAGTTCTCGCATGACGGGCGCCTGCTGCGCCCGCGCCTCGCGAAGACCATGCTCTACCTGAGCAACGCGAACTACTACGGCAACCAGGCCAGCGTGGTGCTGGAGCACCTGCAGGACCAGCGGCTGCGCGTGGGCGACGTCTTCCGCGAAGACAAGCTCGCGGACGCAGGCAAGGCGGCGGCGGTGGCCGACGCGCACAGGCTCAACCCTGACACCGCCTACTTCACCAAGCGCCGCGTGCGCGGCCCGCTGGGCGTGCTGTCGAACTACGTGAAGACGCTGCTGATCTCGCTGTACTGCTCGAAGACTTTCTTCGACAACCCCAACAAGCGCAAGGTGCTAGCCGTGGACTTTGGCAACGGCGCAGACCTGGAAAAGTACTTCTACGGCGAGATCGCGCTGCTCATCGCGACGGACCCCGACGCGCGCGCCATCGAGTGCGGGCGCGAGCGCTACAACAAGCTCAACTCGGGAAACAAGTCCAAGTACTACAAGTTCGACTACATCCAAGAGACGATCCGCTCCGAGAGCTTCGTGGCAAGCGTGCGCGAGGTCTTCTACTTTGGCAAGTTCGATATCGTGGACTGGCAGTTTGCGATCCACTACTCCTTCCACCCGCGGCACTACGCCACCGTCATGCGCAACCTGGCGGAGCTCACGGCCTCGGGCTGCCGCGTGCTCATTACCACTGTGGACGGCGACTTCCTGGCAACTCTCACGCGCAAGCGCAGCTTCGTCATTCACCGCGACCTGCCCGAGCCCGAGAACTACATTTCCTTCGAGAAGCTGGACTCGGAGCACGTCCTTGTCTACAACCCGTCCACCATGGCCAAGCCCATGGTGGAGTACATCGTGCGCAAGCAGGCGCTGGTACGCGTCTTCGGCGAGTACGGCTTCGTGCTGGTGGACCACGTGGACTTTCACACGGTAGTTCATCGTAGCCGCGCCTTCATCGACGGCGTCGCGCAGATGGAGTCGCGCACCTCCACCAAGAACTTTTTCGAGCTCAACCGCGCGGCGCTGCAGAGCTGCCGCGGCCTGGACGTGGAGGAGCTGCTGCAGTACTACGTTGTTTACGTCTTCGCGAAACGCTAGGCACGGCAAGCCCCCCTCACGGCGAGCGCGCCCTTTGCGGCACGGGCTCGAGCTCTTCTCGCAGCGGGAGGTAGTAGTACGGCACGGACCCGGGCGCGGCACCAGAACGGAAGGCGTTAAAGAGTTCCAGCAGCGCCAGCTTGGTGCGCTCGAGCTCCGAGGGCGCGTGCTCGGTGTCGGTACCTGCAGGCTCTAAGCGCACGCGCGACTCTCGTTCTTCCGGCAGCGCGCCTAGCTCCAGCGTTTCCTCTGGCTCCAGGGGAATGATCGACTCGAGCATTTGCTCGCTCGGAAAGAGCGCGCGAAGCATGTCAGGCCGGTCGCGGAAGACGTGCTTCACGACCTGGTAGATGCTGAGCGTGTCGAAGCGCGCAGCGCCCGCGTACACGTGCACGCGCACGGGTGTGGCCCCCGAGTACGTGAGCACAGTGTAGCGCGCGCGCGCCACGCGCGCCGCGTCCTGCGGACAAAACACGCGCGCGCGCGCCAGGAAGTTCTGCAGTTGCTGGGGGGAGAATTCCACAGACATCGTCGATTTATGTGTCGGAAGATGGCGCGCGATGCTCTGCACGGACAGCGTCCGCGGATGCGTCTGGAGGCGGCGATAGCTTCCAGCAAACTCCCGCGTTCCTCGCCGCGGACGCGCGCCACTGCTTTTGTTGTGTTGGCAACGGTGGCGCGCGCTCCTCTCGCTCCTCGCTCCTCGTCTCCGAGCTCCTCTTCAGCGCTCCTCGTTTCCGCACTCTTAAATCCATGGACGTGTATGTGGTACGCGACGGCGCGTACCCGCGAGTTGCCGCGCGCGGAGACGCCACCGCCTTCGTGCTGCTGGGCGAGCATGTGCCGTTCGTGCAAGCGCGCCTGCGCGAGATGCGCGAGCGCGACGAGCGCGTCTTCCTGGCCGAGTATGCGCTCACGCCCGACGCGCGAACGCTCGCGCTGCGCGCGCGCGTTGTGAGCTCTAGCGCCGCCGTGCACGGACGTCCTGTCTCGGCCGCGCAGTTTCTGCATGCGCCGCACGCCTTCCGCCTGCAAACAGTGCCGCGAGAGCTCACGCGCTCACGCGACGCTGGCACGCTCACGGTGCACGCGCTTTGCGTGCCCGAGCACGCGTGTGTGCGCGTGACCGCTTTCGTGCACTGCCCGCCCACGCCGCCCGTGCCCGCGGATCTGCGTTTGCAAGGGGAGCGCGTGCGCGACGCCGCCTTCTTCTACAGCGACGCGCGCCTGGCGCTGCAGATGCGTGGCACGCCCGGCGCGCGCGCGAGCGCCTTTCGCAACGCCGCACTGCGCGCCGCGCTTGGCGCCGCCGTGCGCGGGGCCGCCCCCGCGCCGTTGCGCGAGCTGCTCGAGGCGCTGCTGCCGCCGCTGCGCGCCGCGCGCTGGCTGGCACTGCTGCCTGCGCACGACGCGGACGCCGCGCGGCTCGCGCGCTTCTGCTACGAGCGCGAGCGCTTCCGCGCCTTCGTCTTCGCCTGGTTCTGTGGGCAGCTTAGCGCACAGCGCGCGGAAAATGAAAAGATATCGCGCGCCTACGAGAGCGTCGCGCGCGCGCTTTGAGCAGGGCAAGCGCCGCCATGCTGCGCGAGCGCGCGCTGCGCGCCGCGCCGCACGTGCTGCGCTACCACGAGGACTGGGAACCCGTGGCCGAGCCGCTGGCCGATGCCTATGCCGAGGTGGCACCCTGGCTGCTGCGCGACCGCACCGAGCCCGCCCCCGAGCGCTTCTTCCGGCAGCTGGAGCTGCCGCTGCGCGACAAGCGCGTCTGCATCGTGGGCATCGACCCGTACCCCGAGGGCGCGACCGGCGTGCCTTTCGAGTCCCCAGACTTCTCCAAGAAGACGGCGCGCGCGCTAGCCGCCGCTGCCGCGCGCGCCGCAGAACACGGGGGCTGCCGGCGCGTGAGCGCCTACCGCAACTACGACTTCCGCGGCGTGCAGGGCGTGCTTGCCTGGAACTACTACCTGAGCTGCCGGCGCGGCGAGACCAAGAGCCACGCCATGCACTGGGAGCGCATCGCGCGCATGCTGCTGGCGCACATCGCGCGCTTCGTGCGCGTATTCTACTTCCTGGGCCGCTCCGACTTCGGCGGCGTGCGCGCCAAGCTGACCGCGCCCGTCACGCTACTGGTGGGCTACCACCCCGCGGCGCGCGGGGGCCAGTTCGAGAGCGAGCGGACGCTGGAGATCCTGAACGTGCTGCTGGAGCTGCACGGGCTGGCACCGGTCGACTGGGCGCAGGGCTTCGTACCCCTTTAGTGAAAATTTAATCAAGGATTTAAATGGCGCGCGCGGTCGACGGGAACGAGGTCATCTTCGTGCTGAAGACGCTGGCCGTGCCCGCCGACTGCCGCCGCCGCGAGGACCCGCGCTTTGTCGAGGCCTTCGCGCCCGACGAGCTTGACGCGTACATCCGCGAGCACCCCCGCTGCACGCTCTTCGAGACGCTGCGCGACGAGGAGGCGTACTCCGTGGTGCGCGTCTTCTTCGACGTGGACCTTGGCGCGCCGCTGCCCGCGCACGAGCTGCTGCCCGCCTTCGACGGCTTCATCCGCGCGCTCTCACGCTTCGTGGCCAACTTCGCGGTCGACGAGTGCGCCGCGCCCGCGTCGCGCGCCGCGCTGGCGCGCGCGCTGCGCGCGGACTTCTCGCTCACGCGCTCCACCAACCCTGGCAAGACCAGCTTCCACCTGGTCTTCCGCAACCTCTATACCACGCTCGACACACTGGTGGCCATGAAGCGCCCGCTGCTGGCGCTGGCGCGCCGCGCTGACAACCCGCTGCTGCGAGCGCTGGACCCCGCCGTCTTCCGGCGCGGTGCGTCGCTGCGCGTGGTGGGCACGCGCAAGACGCCCGACAGCCCGCACGTGCACGCGCGCACGCCGCCGCACACGCGCATCCAGGACTACCTGTTCACCTTCGTGGACTTCTCGGAGAAGAGTTGCTATTTTTCTCTGCGTCCACGCCGCGACGCGCCCGAGCCCATTGCCTGGGACCACCAGCAGCTGGTCCCGTTCGCGGACGCCATGCGCAAGGTGTGCCAGGTGCTGGGCAACGAGATCCTGAACCTGCACGAGTTCACGGAGGACAACTTTACCACCACGCCGCTGCTGCTGGACTACGTCACGCCCTGCGCGCTCTGCCGCAAGAGCGCGCACAAGCACCCGCACCACCTGGCGCTGGGCAACGGCGCGCTGCGCATCTTCAAGTCGGGCAACCCGCACAGTTGCCGCCTCAAGGTGATCCCGCTGGAGGGCAACCGGCTCTTCACCATCGCGCAGCGCATCCTGGATGCCAACGTGATTAACCTCACGGAGCGCGGGGACTACATCGTGTGGCTGCGCAACTGCTGGCGCTTCAGCGGCGAGGAGTCGGTCATCACCAAGCTGGTGCTGCACATGCGCGACGAGCTGGCGCCTGAGTTCGCACTGCCACTGCTCTGCCCGCGCAACCGCCGCGTCATCGAGCACAACCTGCGCGACATGCTGGTGGACGCCGTGGAGACCGACGTCTTCCCCGAGAAGCTGCCGTTCGCCGACGGCGTGCTGGACATCGCGGACGGCAGCTTCCACACCGGCGCGGACGCCAAGGACTTCATGTGCACCGTCTCCACCGGCTACCGGTTGGAGCGCGACGCGCGCGCGCGCGACGCGCTGGCGCCGGCGCGCGCCGAGCTGGAGCGCGTGCTGGACGACATCCAGCCGCGCAGCCCCGGCAATGCCGAGAACCGCGCGCTCTACGAGAAGGTGCTGGCCAGCTGCCTCTGCGGCGCAACCAAGCCCTGCATCTTCTTCTTCTTCGGCGAGACGGCGACCGGCAAGTCCACCACGAAGAAGTTGCTGCAGTCGGCACTGCACGGGCTGTTCCTGGAAACCGGACAGACAATCCTCACCGACCTCATGGACAAGGGCCCCAACCCGTTCCTGGCCAACATGCACCTGAAGCGCGCCGTCTTCTGCAGCGAGCTGCCCGACTTTAGCTGCAGCGGCGCCAAGAAGATCCGTGCCGACAACGTGAAGCGCCTTACCGAGCCCTGCCTGGTGGGGCGCCCGTGCTACTCCAACCGCATCAACAACCGCAACCATGCCACCATCATCATCGACACCAACTACCGCCCGGTCTTTGACAAGGTAGACAACGCGCTCATGCGCCGCGTGGGGCTGGTCCGCTTCCGCACGCACTTCTCCAACCGCGGCGCGCCCGCTAGCCGGCTCTACGACACCGTGAAGCCGCTGGACGCCGCGCTGGACCGCAAGATCCAGAGTCACTACTTTCGCTTCGCGTTCCTGGAGTTGCTGCTGGAGTGGTACCAGCGGCACCACGCGGCCGCGCTGGAGCTGGAGCCGACGCCCGACCTCATCCCCGACTTTTGCTTCCAGCGAAGGCTGGACGCCGTGCTGCTGCCGAGCGACAGCACGCACCGCAGGCTCATGCCACAGCTGGCCAAGCTGGGCTACGTGCTGGCGGGCGACGACGCGCTGGGCATGCCGGGCGCGCTCTTCCAGCAGCGGCTGGCCGAGCACTTCAACGTGCGCGTCTTCGGGCAGGAGATCGAGAGCTTCGTGCAGAAGAACAAGAAGTACGTGAGCGTGAGCGAGGACTACGTGGAGTACATCTTCGTGGCGGACCTGGAGAAGGCAAAGGCAGAGACGCAGTGACGGCGACTCCGCGAGGAGATTCGCACGACCACGCTGGCACGGCCGGCGCCGCGCAAGATGACGACGGGAGAGGTTGCGCGGGGCAGGCAGTGCCGCCGCGCGCGCCGGTAGGGTGCCGAGGCGCTGCCGCGGGACGAGAGGGCGCGCGTCGAGGGCGCCGGGCGCACCTTTGGTGCAGATCTCGCGAATAATAAATGAACCTGGGCATCGTCTCGCTCTTCCGCGAGCACGTGGACAGCATCCCCAACATCCTGCCACACCAGCTGGCTACGCTGGACTTCCTGCTGCGCAGCATCCTCGATGAGAACAACAGCGTGTTGCTGTTCCACATCATGGGCTCGGGCAAGACCATCATCGCGCTGCTCTTCGCGCTGATCGTGTCCAAGTTCAAGAAGGTGTACATCCTGGTACCCAACATCAACATCCTGAAGATCTTCACGTACAACATGGGCATTGCCGTGAACCTGATCAACTCTGACTACGTGCTGGAGAACATCCACATCTACTCCACCACCAGCTTCTACTCGCTGAACTACAACGACAACGTGATCAACTACAACGGGCTGGCGAAGTACAACAACGCAATCTTTATCATCGACGAGGCGCACAACATCTTCGGCAACAACACGGGCGAGCTGATGACGGTGATCAAGAACAAGAACAAGGTGCCGTTCCTGCTGCTGTCGGGCTCGCCCATCACCAACACGCCCATCACGCTCTCCAACATCATTAGCATCATGTCGGACGAGGGCATTAATTTTAGCGACATCATCATCCAGGGCAAGAAGGTGTTCCAGATCCTGCTCAACGAGAACGGAGTGTCAGTGCTGAAGCGCATCCTGCGCGACAAGATCTCGTACTACGAGCTGCAGGACACCGAGCTGCCCAGCATCGTCTTTCACGGGCGCCGCTTCCTGGACACGCGCATCGTGTACTGCCACATGTCCAAGCTGCAGGAACGCGACTACATTAACGTGCGCAAGCTGTGCAACAACGAGATGTTCGAGAAGAACATGAACAACGTCTCTCTGGCCGTGCTGGGCCCGCTCAACCTCATCAACAACCTGGACATTCTCTTCCAGGACCAGGACAAGGAGCTCTACCCCAATCTCAAGATCAGCAACGGCGTGCTCTACGGCGACGAGCTGGTCTCGCTAAACATCAGCTCGAAGTTCAAGTACTTTATCGCGCGCATCCAGAGCCTCACGGGCAAGCACTTCATCTACTTCTCCAACTCCACCTACGGCGGGCTCATCATCAAGTACATCATGCTGAGCAACGGCTACTCCGAGCATAATGGCTCGCAGGGTACCAACCCCAAGACGATCGGCGGCCGGCTCAAGACCTTCGCCATCGTCACCAGCAAGATGAAGTCGTCTCTGGAGGAGCTGCTGGCCGTGTACAACTCGCCCGCTAACAACGACGGCAGCCGCATCATGTTCCTCTTCTCCTCCAACATTATGTCCGAGTCGTACACACTCAAGGAGGTCATGCACATCTGGTTCATGACAATCCCCGACACCTTCTCGCAGTACAACCAGATCCTCGGGCGCTCCATACGCAAGTTCTCCTACACCAACATCGCCGAGCCTGTGAACGTGTACCTGCTCGCCGCCATCTACGCGGACTTCGACGACGACATTACCTCTCTCGATAACTATTCCATCGACGAGATCAACGTGCTGCCCTTCGACATCAAGAAGCTGCTCTACCTCAAGTTCAAGACCAAGGAGACCAAGCGCATCTACTCCATTCTCAAGGACATCTCCGTGAACTACACGCTACCGCCGCACCCGCAAATTGTGGACGTGGTGCTGGGCGAGCTCACACGCCAGTTCTTTTACCACCACTCGCGCGTGCGCGCGGACGACCCCGAGCTCTTCGCCGCCATCGACCGCGTGCTGTGCTCGCCAGACTCCACGCGCCGCTACCTGGACGAGATCACGCGCGGGCACTTCTTTGTTTGTAACCGCGTCTTCGAGAAGGCGTTACTGTACCGGCACGGCGAAGACATCATCGTGGTGCCCTTCAAGCTCTCGCACGACCAGTTCCTTTGGGCCATCAACTTCCGCAAGGAGTACAACGTGGGCGCGCCGCTATGAGCGAGGCCCTGCTTGCCCGCGCCGCAAATTCCGTCCCCTCTCCGGTCGCCCTCCGCCGTAAAAGTGAGAGATAAAGTCCTCTGAAGGGGAGAGAGGACTTCACAACACTGACGCTCGGGCCGGCGCGCCGCGGGCCGCCGGGCCTGCGGCGGCGCACGCGGCTCTGGAGCGGCCACTCTCCCGGGCTCTGTCGTTGTCGCCGTGAACTCGACCCTTCGCGCGCGCGTGTTTGTGCTGTCCCTCTGTGCGGAGGGTGCACGCGGGCGCCGGCGTCCGCGGCACGCGAGCGCGAGTGCAAGGAGGTCTAGCCGTGAACGAGGCTGCTGCCGCGCGTTTTCCCGAGGCGTCCAGCGGCTGCCCGCGGAGACCACCGCTGGGGCGTGACTCGGCCGCGGGGCGGGGGACTAGCCACTCCGAGGGACAAATCCGCCGCTCCCCGCGCAGAGGCAACGCGGGCACGAGGCGGTGCATCCCTCGGAGGGAAAACGCGAAACGTAGCTCTCGTGCCGCCTCTCGCCGGAAGGGGAGAGCACGGGCGCAGCTGAGGTGTTGCTGCGCCACGGATACCGCAGCGCTAGGGAGTCGGGCGCGCTGCGAGAACATCGGCGCCTCTTTGCAGAAGGCCTCGGGATCTCGTGCAAGCACGGAGCGACGGACTGCCTGGGGCGGCCCGGCTCTGTGGCGCGCGCGGGGGGCGCTTGTCGCGCGCAAGGAACCTCCGCGCCAGCGGAAGGCGTGCGTGCCAGGCAAGATGCCGGAACGAGGCTGGGTTGACCCTGTCTCCGGGCTGGTTCTCCGGAGCCGGCGTGGGGATGATTGTGGTGCGGGCCCGAGTGGAGCTCTGGCGGCGTTGCCGCCCCCTCGAGGGGGGAACGGCTCCTCGCTGGCTCTGCCGGTCTCGTCACGCGCAAGTGTCTGCGTCGGGGGACGTGTGTCAAGATGGGGGTCCTCGCCTGCGACCAGGGCTGTGACTCCCACGTTGAGACGCGTCCCGCAGGGCCCCGCTCGCGGGGGAACCAACTGGCCACGAACATCGGCAAGCGCGACCGTGGTACCGCGGTCTCCGGTTGGTACTCCCGCGCGCCGGGGGAGAAGTGCGCGCGCGGCAACAACGCCTTGCGCCGCGCGCGCAACCGCGGCCGTCGAGAACAACCAAGCGCGGCCACGGCCTCAAAGGGAAGGACGCGGGCTCTGGAAAGAGGACTTGACAACACCGACGCTCGTGCCTGTGGCAGCGCCAGCGGCTCTGGAGCGGCCACCTTCCAGCGGACGCGCACGGAAACGGGGCTGTGCTAGCACGCGCCACGAGGAGGTCACGGCTCCGCGCGTGCAAACGCAGACAACGCCCGCGGCGCGCACGCTCGCTCCTTCCGCCCTCGGTACAGCGGTCGGTGGCGACCGCTCGCTTTCTTTCCCCCTTTTTTCTCTCTGACTTCGCACTGGCCTGCAAAGAGCCCGTCATAGCATAGCACTGCACTTTCAGGCTGCTGCTACGCCCTCACTCCGGCGCGAGGGCGTCGCGGCGTCCTTCTCGCGTGTTGCCCGCATGTCCGCGCTCGCAACATGGAAAAAATAACTGCGCCTGTAAATAGCGATGTCCACCTTCACGCGGAAGGTATATATGCCGGTGACGTTGGAGCCGCACGAGCTGGGGCTGGAAGTGCGCGAGCACCTGCGCGCCGCGGTCATGCGGCGCTACCTGCACAAGGAGTCCACAGGCATCATGCCCAAGGAGATCCGCGTGTGCGAGGACGTGGCGCTGCCGCTGGGCGAGATCGTGAACAATCAGGTCGTGGTGCGCGTGCCGTGCCAGGTCACGTACAAGTACTACCGCGTTGGCGACACTGTGCGCGGCACGCTGCACATCACGGACGAGTCGGACATCTCGGTGGCGTGCGGGGACCTGCTGTGCCGCCTGCGGCGCGACTCGGGCACCGTCTCCTTCAACGACGGCAAGTACTGCTTCATGCGCAACGGGCAGGTCTACGAGGACGGCAGCGAGGTGACCGTGACGCTGAAGGAGGCGCAGACGGGAACCGAGTCGATGTTCGTGTTCCTCGCGAGCATAAGTGAAAAATAATCCGCACTTTAAAAGGCCGGGTTTTTTCCCATGCTCGAGGCGACGTTCGAGACCAGCCGCGAGCGCGTGTCGGTATGCGAGGCCTGCGTGGACAGCATCCCTGCCACATGCAGTACGCACGTCTTCGCCGTGTGCGTGACACGCGACGGTGTGCCGCTGGTGGGCGTGCGGCGCACCTCCTTCGCGTACCAAGCCGTGACGCTGCGGCGGCGCAACGCCAATATCACGCCGGTGGCGCGCGAGCTGCTGCGCTACATGTATGCCAGCGAGCTCAAGGACATCTACAGCCGCCTGCCGCGCTCGTGCCGCCTGCGCGCACCCGAGGGCGTGCGCTTTGAGGAACTAGTGCTGCTGGGCGGTTGCCTGCACAAGCAGGAGTCCGTGACAGAGTGCCTGGCGCGCGAGATCCGCGAGGAGAGCGACTCGCGCCTGTCGGCGCGGCGCTTCGGCGCGCGCGCACTCAAGATCTGCATCTTCGACAAGCTGCTAACCAAGCAGTACAGCGGCTACTGCATGCTGTGCTTCGTGGAGCAGCGGCTGGACGACGTGCAGCATGCCACGCTGTACAACTTCGAGGTGTGCAGGCTCTGCTCGCTGTTGGAGAAGAGCGACAACGAGAAGTTCGAGTACCTGCACTTTATTTATAACTCGCTCGTAACCACTAAATGACCCTCTGCGAGTCGCCCGTGTTCGCGGAGCTGTGCCGCAGCAACCCGCGGCTCTCGCGGCCCTTCGTGTTCGCGGACGGCGCGCAGCGCGTGACGCTCACGGCCTTCGCGTTCCGGCGGCTGGACCTGCGCCAGCGCCTGTCCGTGGGCGGCATCCTGATGACGGCAGACGGCAAGTTCCTGGTGTGCCAGCGGCGCCGCAGCTTTTTATTCTCCGAGATCCGTAGTAGCCGCAACCTCTTCCGGAGGCAGCGCTTGTTTCGCATGCACAGCCGCTTTCTGGGCGCGTGCGAGCGGCGCGCGCTGAGCGCGGAGCTGGCGTTGCCGAGCGAGCACGCCAACCACCACGTGGACCTGATTTTCCCGGGCGGCGCGCCGCGCGCGCGCGAGGGCGCGCTGGAGTGCCTGCTGCGCGAAATCAAGGAGGAGACCAACATTGACCGCGAGCACGTGCGCATTGACGAGCGCGCGTTCCTGCACGCGTACATCGCCGACTTGCTTATCGACAAGCAGTTTGACACGGTACTGTTCCTGGGCGCCGTGCGGCTGACGTGTGCGCAGATCCGCGCCGTGTTCGTGGCCAACGCCGAGGTGGCGGCGCTGTCGTTCGTGGACGCGGACAACGCGGGGGATGCGGTGGCCTGTAAGATCGTCCGGTACGCGGCACGCGCGCTGTACGCGGACTAGCAGGGGCACGGCACCCGCCAGCTTTCCCTAGCGAAGCTCCGGAAAGATATACACCAGGCGCGTGCCCTGCACGCGCACGATGGGGCGCTCGGGCATGGTGGTGAGAAAGTTCCCGTCCGCGTCGTAGACGCGCCCGTCCTCCGTCTTAAAGCCCGGGTGCACGGTGATCATGAGCGTGGAGAAGGCATACCAGATGTTCTCGCCAGTGGCCAGCGCGCGGCGCGTACTCGCGCCGCGGGTCACGTCAATGGCGCGCGAGCACAGCGCGCGGAAGCCCGCCTCGTCGTCCACAGGCGCGAACTCGCGGCAGTGCTGGTGAATCCACTCGATGGACGCCAGCTTGAGCACACGGTAGAGCTGCGAGAACTCGCGTGCCTTGTTCTGAATAATCTCGAGCAGGTCGTCGTCGACCGAGGGCGCCCCCGATCCGAGCTGCGCCACCACGAAGTGCACGTTTACGTAGCGGCGCTCGGGCGGGTTGTTGGCGTGGCTGTGCAGGCGGATGGCGCGCCCGATGATCTGCTTGAGCGACGCCTCGTTCCATGTCATGTCCAGGATAAAAATGTCGTTGATCGAGAGAAAGCTGATGCCCTCGTTGCCGCTGAGCGAGAAGACGCAGGTTTTGATGAGCTCGCCGTTGGTGTTCTCTACGCGGTTGAACTCGGCCACGGCGCGCGTGCGCGTGTCTTTGGTGCGCGAGGAAAACTCGATGTAGGAAATGCCGAAGACTTCCAGGTACTTGACGAAAATGCGTATGCCCGAGAGGTTAATGAAGGGCTCGAAAACCAGGCACTTTCCTGGCGAGGCCAGGATGGCCACGCAGACCTCGGCGTACTTGCAGCTGTGCTCGTAAAGTGCCTGGTACAGCGACAGGTCCTCGGCGCTGGCGGCGCACTCGATGGGCTCCCCGGCGCGCAGGCGAGCTCGCGTCGCGTCCGACAGCGCGCGGCCCGCGAAGAGCGCCTCGAAGTCGCGCACCAGGCTGGCTACCAGCGCGTCGTACTCGTCGGGCGTGAGGTTCTTGCGCACCGGGAACTCGTCGAAGGCGAAGGTGGCGGCCATGCGGCGATGCACGCGGAAGACGGCGATGCCCGAGCGGAACTCGGCGGCGCGCGCCTTGTGGTAGATGTCCTCCTGCTTGGCGGACATGCGCACGTACTTGAGCAGTACGCGCTTGCGCGCGAAAAGCTCGCTGCCCTCGACGTCCTCGAAGATGGACGCCTCGTGGTGTACCAGGTACGAGCAGATGCAGCCCAGCTTGGACACAAGCTCCGCCTCGTCCAGCAGGCGCTTGTTGTGGAAGAGCGACTGCGGCGGCAGCACGCCGGGCCGGAGCAGGTTCACCAGCAGCGCGAACTCGCGCACGTTGTTGACGATGGGCGTGGCCGAGAGGCACAGCAGCTTGTTGTGGCTGCTGGCGATGTGGCGCGCCAGGAAGTTGTACACGTGCTTGGTGTTGCGCGCGCGTCCGTCCTCGCGCGACAACGACTTGGAGATGAAGTTGTGGCACTCGTCGATGATGACGAAGATCCGGCTGCGCGCGCTGACAGTCTTGATGTTAGTGAAGAACTTGTTGTGGAAGTTCTGGTCGTCGTAGTTCATGAAGACGCAGTCCTTGGCCACCTCGGGGGCAAAGCGCAGGATGGTGTTCATCCACGGCTCCTCCACCAGCGCCTTCTTGACCAGCACCAGCACCGTCCAGCTGGTGTAGAGGAAGCGCAGGTGCTTGAGCATGTACACGGCCGTCACGGTCTTGCCGACGCCGGTCTCCTGGAAGAGCAGCAGCGAGTTCATGCTGTCCAGCCCCAGGAAGACTTTGGCCACGAAGAGCTGGTAGTCCTTGAGCAGCACGTTGTCGGCGCCGCTCATCTCGGCCTGCATGTGCTGCGAGCGCCGCAGCGCGTAGTCGATGTACGCCGCGTGCAGGTTCATTATTTAGGGCCGGGAATTGCGCGCGCGCGCGGAGCCGCCGGAAGCGCGAGGTCTCGAGAAGTGCATGCCCGAGAGCGCACCGCCTACGAGCGCAGCAGCCGCACCAAGCGGCGCTGGAAGTCGTTCTCGATACTCTTGGACTCGGAGGTCATGCTGTTGTAAAGCAGCGTGTGCACGTAGTAGATGGCCATGTAGACCTGGTTGCTGAAGCCCAGGAACTGTTCCAGGAACTCCCTTTCCACGGGCGCGTCCAACAGCGTGAAGGGCGCGTTGTTGGCTTCCCGCCACGCGGGCGAGCGCGTGCTGGCGCGCACGTACGCCAGGAAGCGCTCTAGGTTGGGTGTGTACGCGTCGCGGCACACTAACAGCGCGCTGTCCTTGAGCCAGCTGTCGCTCGCGCCCTTGCACAGCTGCACGCGCCGGAAGAGGCTGCAGTACACGCGCACGGCGTTGGCCACGGTGCGCCCAAAGAGCGTGGGTAGCTTGACGATGCAGAAGCGCTCGCTTCCCAGGTCGAAGAGCGGGCGGAAGACCTCGAAGGTCATCATGGAGTAGTCGCTAACGTAGAAGTTGTTCTCCTTGAGGTAGTTGTTGGACTTGACGAAGGTGCGCTCCTTCTTGAAGAGCTTGTTGCGCGCGCTCAGGTCCGCCACGATAGCGTCGGCGCGGATGCTCTTGCCGTAGGCCTTGATGGACTCGATGCCGTGCTCCTCGTAGACCTTCTCCAGGTCCGTTTCCGGCGCTGTGAGGTCGTGCGTGTAGAGGTTGACCATGTCCGTGGACATGCGGTTGAGGTCGTTCACCTTGGACAGCTGCAGGAAGTAGTTCGCGCCGTACTGCAGGCTAGGCGTATGGTTCTTTCCGAAGACCAGGTTCAGCTCCGGCAACGTCTCGTAGAAGGGCATGTCCGCACAGAGCCCGTCGCGCACCAGCGCGTGCACCTGCGCAGCGAAGCCCGTGGGCGCGGCCATTTATAGGAGCGCGTATTTTTTCTTCACTGTTGTCGGCGTCCTCTAGCGAGCGCACGAAGATTGCCGCCCACCGACCTGTTCGAAAGAGTGCGCGCGGTGCGTCACTCGCTGACCTTGCTCACCCGTATGTAGGGGTCGTAGGTCACACGGTGTAGGTCCGTGCACACCACCACCAGCTGCTTGGGCACGTACGAGATGGGGTTGTTGGGGTCCATGCTCGAGTAGACCACGCGCACGGCGAGCTTGTCCTTCCCGCGCGACGGGTTGGCCGTGAGCGTAGTGGGCCTGAAGAAGGCGCCGGGGTTGAAGTTGAAGAGCAGCTTGCGCGTGCCGCAGTGCGCGCCGTGCAGGACCTGGTTGTAGACGCGCGAGATGGGCGCGATCTCCGAGTACATGACGTCGTTGCCGAAGCGCACCTCCATGCGCGAGATGACCTCCGCCTTGTTCAGGAAGTCCACGCCCTTGAGGAACGGGTCGTTCACAAAGATGTCCTTGGCGCGCGAGGAGCACGAGCGGTTGTCGCCGTGGTAGACGTTCTTGGGCGAGCTCCAGAAGCCCACGGGGATGGACGCGTCGGTCACGCTCACCGTGTGCTGCACGCTCGTGAAGATGATCTTGCCAGTGGCGGGGCTAAAGCAGCCGGCGATCACGCTGAACTTCTTGGACAGGTTGTACATGAAGGAGTTGCGCCGCGTGCCGAAGACCAGCAGGTTGGTGTGGAAAAAGACGGTCTTGCCCGCGGGCACGCCGTCGATGCGCACCAGCACGTCCACGTCCTGGATGGACACCAGCCCCCCGGGCGGCACCTCCACCAGCTCAGCCGCCTCTGGAAAGCCCGAGGGCTCCGCGTCGGAGATGCGGATGAGATCCTCCAGCAGGCGCTCCACGAAGGCGCAGACGTAGCTCTGCTCGCTCTGCGAGAAGCCGGGGTACGCGATGAACTTGTTCTCGACGGGGCCGTAGTAGGGCTTTACGTACACGGCAAGCGCGGTCGCGGCGTGCACGTCGGTGACGACGGCGGTGGGCAGGTTCATCTGCCCGACCTGGCGGCGCGTGATCTCCAGGAAGGACGGCTTGGCGTGGATGTTGCGCACCATGTAGCCCACGAAGCTCAGCTCCGTGGCGTAAACGAAGCTGCGCAGGAAGGCGTCCAGGTCGAAGGCGGCGTCGTAGACCAGCACGTCGCTGATGGGGTTGAAGGTCACGGCCAGCGTGACCTTGGCGTCCGACAGCTTGAGGCTGCTAAAGGTGTGGTCGCAGTCGAAGGGCGAGCGCAGATAGACGTACACAGTGCTAGCGTCCTTGATGGTGTCGTTGGGGCTGTCTCCGCGCGTGATGTCGTTGAGTTCGCGCGAGTGCCCAGCCAGCTCCAGCGCTGCGGCGTGCCCGCGCACGCTGTCGAAGAGCTCCTCCCCGGACACCTCCCAGACTGTGCCGTTGACCGAGGTCAGCGCCACGTTGCGGATGCACTTGTAGCCCACGTGCGGGATGTACGCGAAGCGGCCCACACCCTTGACCTCGGGAAGCTCGATGGCCAGCACCATGTTGTTCATGGCGGTGATGTACTGGTCGCGCACCTCGTAGGCGACCACGGGGTGCGCGCCCGCGTCGGGCTGCAGCACGCCGCTGACTGTCACGTACTGCGGCATGTACAGCGTGGGCTGGTGCATGTCAAAGCCGAAAACGTTGGAGCGGCGCACGCCGTCCTCCGCGTGGATGAGCGAGTTGATAATGGACGCGTTCATGGCGCTATTTAGAGTCGCGCGCATCATTGAATACGCCGCCGGCGGTCTCGTCCTGCTCATGCAGGCTGCGCAGCGTGAGCGTGACCGCCCCCGCGCGCTCGTCGAAGAAGCAGGTTCCGTAGATGCCCTCGCGCGAGCGCAGCGAGCGGATGAGCTCGAGCACCTTCTCGGGATGCTGGAAAAAGACCAGCGGCAACAGCGTGACCTTGGGCTCCTCGCGCAGCGCCACGTGCGTGCGTACAGTGCTCGCAAAGGAGTCGCGGCAGATGCGCGAGCAGAAGCTGCCCACGGCGTGCCCGTGCAGAGTTTCGATGGCCCAGGCCGCGGCGCCCACCGCCTGCGAGCAGAACCAGCAGCGCGCGCGCTCGGAGTTGACCTGCAGGCGCAGCTGCGCGACAGTGTAGTAGTACTCGGGAAGCACGCAGGACAGAGGCTCCTGCCTTTCCTGGCGCAGCACCGCGCGCGGCGCAGAGATTGTCACGCTGGGAAGGCTGATTCGGCGCGGCGCGGCCATTTAGAGGGGCGCGCTTCTTTGTATATCTCAGAGCGGAGGTCGCGCGCGACGCCGCCCGCCCCGGAAGCAACAGTGGCGGCCGCGGGAGACGCAACTCGCGTCCCTCAGAGCTCCAGCGAGCACGCCGCGAAGCCGTGGTCCACGAAGACGTACTCGTGTCCGTAGTCGTGCACGCACGTGTTCAGCTTCTTGCCGCGCATGTAAACCAGAAAGTTCTCCCAGATGAGCTGGTTGCTGTTGTTCTTGGTGTAGTTCTTGACCGTCTGCGGACGCAGGTTGCGCGTGACCGACGTCAGAGTGAAGATCTTGTCCAAGAAGAAGGAGTAGTTGATTGTCTTGGAGGGCGTGTTTTCCTGGCAAAAGAAGACCAGGTGCTTGAAGATCTCGATGACCTCGTTAATCTTCTGCGTGTCCAGCTCCAGGCGCTCGTCCTTGATCTGGTTGATGATCTCGAAGACCAGCTTGTAGTCCTTCTTGTTGATCTTCTCGTGCGCCTTGAGGAAGCTCGAGACGAAGTTGGCGTCGATGTCCGCGGGCGCCAGCTGGTTGCGCGCCATGAGCGCGCGCAGCTCCGCGATGATGTCTCCCGAGCACTGCTTCGAGAGCAGGCGGCGCAGCACGTTGCGCAGGTGGATGAGCTTGTTGGAGACGTGGAAGTTGGAGCGCTTGGCCACCTTGGCGCAGTGCTGGAAGACCGCCTGGCAGAAGATGCAGAACTCGTAGCCCTGCTCCAGCACGAGCCCGTTGTGCTTGCAGCCGTGGCAGTGGCGCAGCGCGTTCATCCCCGGCATGCGCTCTCGTACTTTAGTAGAGCGCGCGTTCTTTGAGATAGGAGGGGCGCCGCTCTCCTCGGGCAAGGAGGCGAGCTCGGCACTAGCTCAGCACGCGCCGCAGCTCGGGGTCCAGCGGAGCCAGCGAGAGCGTGCGCGTGCGCGCCAGTGCCAGGAAGCGGCGCAGCGCGCTCAGCTTGCGAGGGTTGGCCAGCAGCGCGGCGCGCATGCGCTCGCGGTCCTCCTGCAGGTAGGCCACGAAGTTGGTGGCGCAGCCGGCGCAGCGGCGCGGCGGCGCGAGCTGGTACTGGAACATTTATATGCGGGAAAAGCTAGCAGAAGATCTCGGTGATGTTCTTCGCGGCGATGTAGGGCTCGTAGTCCTGCGCGTAGACCAGCACGCAGCAGTGGCGCGAGACCAGCGACATGGCCTCCTCCATGGGCAGCAGGTCGTCGTCGAACATAGCGCGGTGGTTCATGAGCTGCTGCTGCTTGGCCATGAGCACGGGCTGCGTGCTCTCCTGCTTGAGCCAGTCGTAGAAGAGCGCCTCGTCCTCGCCCGCGTTCTCGCGCGCGTAGTGATTCTTGAGCGCGCGCAGCAGGCGCGCCTCGCGCGCGGGCTTGCTGAAGACCGAGAGCGGGTCGTAGAGCCAGGGCCCGAGCTCGGTGAAGACGATGGTGTAGTAGCCCTTGAGGAAGATGTCCCCGGCAGGCTCGCAGCCGTCGATGAGTTGGTCGCCCACCTTGTAGCACACGGCCGAGCGCAGGCGGTACAGGATGCCGTTGATGGTGATGTCATTGGCCACGTCCATGGGCCTGTCGTTGATGAGCGAGCGGAAGCCAGCGTAGCTCTCGCCGCCGATGATGTTCTTGTTCTGGCGGCGCTCCACGTAGTAAATGAGCGTGCCGTTCACGATGACGGGCGCGTTCATGGGCCTCTCGAGCACGGGCATGTTGTTGCCGTGCAGGATGGGCAGCGCGTCCACGCCGCGGCAGCCCAGCTGGCCCTGGTAGCTCATGTGTGGCGGCGAGAAGAGCACGCGCCCGGTGGCGCCGTCGAACGTCAGCGAGTACACCGAGCTGGAGTTGATGGCCACGGGGTTGTCCATGGTGGTGATCATGCGCGCGGGGTTGACCACGATGTAGGGCACGGACTGCAGGTTCACGTCGAAGCCAGGCGCCGCGCCCGCGCGCACCACCGACACCAGCGCGGGCCGGAAGCCCACGATGGCCAGCACGGACGCCAGCAGCTGCTCCTCGTCCGCCATCATCTGCGAGCTGCTCGTGTGGATGATCTTCATCAGGTAGGGGTCCACAGCCTCGCTGTCGCAGCAGTAGAAAATGCCCAGCCGAATGTTCAGGATGAGCTTGCGGATCATGGTGTGCACGTTCGCGCGCTGCACCTCGGTGGAGACCACGTCGTTCACGCCGGTGAATAGGATGGGCGCGTCCTCCGTGAGCCTGTTAATCAGCAGCATGTAGTTGTCGGGACGCACCTTCTTGAGCTCGTACAGTTGCCGGAGCAGGCTGTAGCTGTCGCCGTACACGAAGGCATTCTCCAACGCGGGCAGCTTCACGCCGAAGAGCGCCACCAGGATGGGGTGCACGAAGCAGGTCGAGTCGTTCTCGCGGTACTTGAAGACCAGGTCCTGCGAGCTCGACATGTCCACGAAATGCCCCGACTGGAAGCGCGTAGTGGCCAGCAGCGTCTGGTAGCGCGACGGCGAGTACACGCGCTCCAGCGCGCGGAGCTGCTCGCCGATGTGGGGGTCCGCGTGCGAGTAGATGAGCACCAGCGGGTGCGTGGTCTTCACGGACACGCTCGAGTTCGACAGCGAGCCTTTCACGTGCCCCAGCAGCTCAAAGAGCTCCTGCCTGTCGCTGCGCACGATGTTCAGCTTGCGCATGATGCCGATCATGTCCTGGATCGTAAAACTCGCCAGGTCGCACTTGTTCTCCACTAGGTAGCGCACGATCGCGTCGCCGTCGCGCCGCAGCCGCAGGTGCCAGTCCTGCGTGGACGCGACCTCGTCGATGGGAATCATGGGTACGTCTCCGGCCTCGCTGCTGGGCTTGCACGCGTCCTCTCCGCGCGCGCCCGCGACTCGCCGCGGACTCACGCGCGCGCGCGGCGCTGCCGGAACACGCCGCACCGGGCGCTGCTGGCGCGCGCCCGCGGACACGCCCGCGTCCTCGGGAAGTACCTTCGCCAGCGTGTCGCAGATGCTACAGAGTATTGACGGCGCCGGCTCGTGCAGGTGCGCGCGATCCACGAGCGACAGCAGCTGGTTGCGGTAGTGCGCGCCCAGGTTCAGGCGCGAGCACAGAAAAACGGAGTCAGGACCGGCCTTCGTTTCCATTTATATTCGGAGTTTTTCGCACTCCGCGGGGGGCGAATTTGCGCGCGATCGCGGCTCGAGCGCCAGCAGCTCGCGCAGACTCTCCACGGCGCGGCAGGCCTCGGACAGCCCGCGGCATAACTTGCGCAGCTCCGGGCCCTCCAGCACGGTGTAGCACCCGCGCGCGCCGCCGGCGCCGTCGTCGTCCTCGTCGTCGTCATCGTCATCGTCTTCAGGTCGCAAGCGCTCGCGGCTGCGTCGCAGCGTCGCGTGCAGGTTCTCGAACAGAGACTTGAGGTCGTCGATGGCGCCAACCGTGGACTGCCTGGCATCTTGGATCTCGCTAAGGAGCCCGTTGGCCTGCGTCTGCAACGCAAGCGTGTCCTGTTGCAAAGACTGCAGCTCCTGGCGCACGCTGGGCACCGCGCACGCGGGCGCCGTTGCGGGCGCGGGGCACGCGGGAGTGGGGCACGCGGGCGCGGGGCACGCGGGCGCCGTTGCGGGCGCGGGGCACGCGGGCGCCGTTGCGGGTGCGGGGCACGCGGGCGCCGTTGCGGGAGCGGGGCACGCGGGCGCCGTTGCGGGCGCGGGGCACGCGGGCGACGTTGCGGGCGCGGGGCACGCGGGCGCCGTTGCGGGCGCAGGGCACGTGTCTGTGTCGCGCGCGGGAGAAGGCGCCGGCTCTCCGTCCGGAGACAGGGCAAAGCGCAGGCGCGCGGCAGCCACCGGCGGCGGCGGCTTCGCCAGGAGCATGTTGAGCGTCGGATCTAAGGGATTCCTGCGCGGAAGCTGTTCGGGCACTCGGATGGAGAGTATTGAAGGCCGCGGCGGAACCGGGGGGCGCGTCGGCAACGTCGTGGCCAGTGCTGAGCACGCGGACGTGGACTCCGGCATCGGACACGTGGTTGTTCCTAACGAAGACACGGGTCCCGGCATCGGACAGGCCTGCGCTGCCGCGGGTGCTGTCGCCGGCATCGGGCACGTCTGCGCGGCCGCGATCGCCGGCGTCGGGCATGTCTGCACAGCCACGGCTGCAGGCACGGTGTGCGAGCTCGTACCTACGCGCTGTCGAGCGTACGCGGCGGGCGTGGATCGTAACGCCGCGCGTAGTCGGCGTTGTAGCGCCGCGCCCTGCGCCTTGAGGTCAATGTCCTCGCGCGCCTCAATCTGCTCCTCGACCTCGATGCGCACTTCCAGGCGCGAGAAGAGAACGGACTGCTCTGCGGCCAAGCTGCGCGAAGTGCGGCCCAGGCTCTCGGCCATGGCCTCGCGCAGATTTCGAGCCATTTAGTACCACTAAAATTGAACAGTGACTCTGACTATAAATGGAGAATTCCGCGGACATAAACGATTTTCTCTCCGGGGAGGACTTCAGCAGCTATGAGGAGATGGGCTCGGACGAGCTCACGGAGCCCAGCGAGGAGGGCTCGGCCTCGAAGCCGTCGGAGTACAAGGTGGACTCGCGCGTAGACAGCAGGGACGACGTGGAGACTCAGTCTCCGCCGCGGCAGATTAGCGAGCGCATCGCGGACATCAAGCGCCGCTACACGCGCAGGATCAGCCTTTTCGAGATCACGGGTATCCTCTGCGAGAGCTTCAACCTGCTGCAACGCGGCCGCCTGCCGCTGGTGTCGGACCTATCCGACGAGACTTTCCGCGAGGAAATCCTGCACGTGGTCGTGCGCGAGATCGAAGAAGGCACGTGTCCAGTGGTGATCCAGAAGAACGGCGAGCTGCTGTCCGTGACGGACTTCGACGCCACCGGCCTCCGCTACCACCTGGACTACATCATCTCCATTTGGAAACAGCAACACCGCTACTAGGAGTACGCCAGCGCGCGCCTTGCAGCGCAGCAGCGCGACTAGCCTGTGCCCTGGAAGCTTCCTTTTTCACTTTCGCGCGCACTCGGGTGCCCGGACAGAGCCCCGTTCACTTGCGCGCGTGCCTGTGGCGCACACGCGTCGGGAAGTGTTGCCGCCGGCCTTGTTCGCGCTTCTGCCCCGTCCTCGCTCGTGCTCTTGGCGTTCGCAGTGCCCGGGGGCGCTTCCCCGTCCTTGCTCTGGCTCTCGGCGTCCGCAGCGGCGCCACCGGCAGTGCTTGCTTCGGCGGCTGTGCCCGCGGCGTTCCCGCTCAACCTCGAGAAGACCTGTTCTTTCAGCGCGCGCAGCACCGCGGCGACGTCAACCGGGCTCTCGCGGAACTGGACGCCGTTGCGCGTGACAATCTCCTGCAGCAAGTGCACTAGCGTGTCCTCGCGCGCGCGCCATTCTCCAAGCAGCAGCTCGCGGTAGAACTCGCGCCGGCTGGCAATGTAGCGTACCAGCGACTGCAGGTTGCGCACGCCGTGCTGGCGCAGCTCGTCCACAGAGAGCCTGTCCTTGATGGAGTCGAGCACGGCACTGAGCATCTCGGCGAGCGCGGCGTTCTGCGTGAGCTCGCTGTGGATCAGCGTGTACAGCTTGCTCACGATCTGTACGAAGCGCTGCGCGTTCAGACCGTGCGTCTGGAAGAGCAGCACGTTGCTGAGCACGCGCCGGAAAAACGCGCTGTAGCGGCTGCCGGCGAAGTCTACGGCCTCCACACTGACGTCGCACATGCAGCGGATGCCGTGCACGGCGTTCTCGGCCGACAGCGAGAAGAGCTCGCGGTACTCTTCCATGCGCTCGCGGTCCTGCACCAGCTCGGTGTTGAAGAGCGCGATCAGTTTCAGCAGGTAGTTCTCGTCCGACAGGACCTTGTTGGCCGTCTTCACCAGGAAGTTGTAGTTGCTACTGAGCAGCCGGTAGGCTTGCTGCTCGCACGTGGTCGCACGCACCTGCGCCACGATCTCCAGGATCTTCTTGGAGTCGGCAATGATGTCCGCCGTGTCCTGCTTGATGTTGCGGTACATGGCGTTCAGCGAAACCAGCGTCTGCGTGCTCGCCAGGAGCGCGCGGAAGAGCTCGCGGAAATGCGCGCGCGCGGGCTCGTCCTGCAGGCGGTTGTACAGCGATTTCACCACCGCGTCGGAGCGCAGGAACCAGAAGGACAGCACCTTGTAGTTGAAGTATTTCATGAAGAGAAGCAGCTGCTCGTCGCTGGCGGCGTGCAGCGCGCACACCTTGCGTTCGAGTATGGGCAGCAGCGAGAGCATGGTATCCACGTCCACGTCCACGTCCACCGCGTCTGCGCGCGTGCCCGTCTCGCGTTCCAGGTGCTCCACGCTGAGCCGGCAGAACTCGCCGTAGAGCGCACGGAACCGGTCCATCGATTTATGTGCATGCACGTTTGTTTAATTCGCGGGCGGCGGCCCGCGGGGAAGAGCTCGGCGGGCGACCGCGCCTGGCCAACACAAAACAACACACGTCTTTGCTCGCGCGACACAGGAGCCAGGCTTGCCGCGCGCCCGCGCTAGCTCAGCCGGTAGTAGCGCTCGAGCGCCTCTCGCGTTTGTGCCGCGCTGCTCTCGCCCGTTAGTCCCAGCTGCATCATCACGTTGAGCAGCCAGGTCTTGATGAAGAGCTCGCGCGCCTCTGTCACCACGTACTTGAAGACCGGCGCGAAGTACTTGGCCGCCACGCCCGCGGTACCCACGTTCTCCGTGAAGGCCACGTAGCGCGTGGACAGCGGCTCGGAGAAGAGCTTCCCGTCCACGTAGAAGCCGTCGGTGGTGAGCACCAGTCCGTGCTCTTCCTTAATGCGCGCGCTGGGCACGCGGTACGGGAAGAACTCCCAGAGCCGGTTGCGCTCCAGCTCGCGGAAGCGGATGCGGTCGCTGTCGTGCGCCTTCTGCACCATTACCACCTCGTGCACGATCTCCTGGATGAGAATGTACACGCGCTGGTGCTCGGCGCCCGCGCTGCGCGCTCCGTGCATGGGAAAGTAGACCATGTCGCCCGCGATGAGCGTGTTCTGCTCGGCGTTTACGAACTGGATGATGTCGCGCTGCGTGCGAAGGCGCGTGATCTCGCTGCGCGTGCAACACTTCACCACGTGGTAGCCGTCTGTGGCCTTGAGCCGCTTGTGGTCCGCCTCGAACTCGATGCGCAGCCCCTCGTTGAAGAACTGGTCGAAGAGGATGGGCAGGAAGGAAATCTTGGCTTCCGTGACGATCTTGCCGAAGTTGAGCACGTAGGGGCTGACCAGCTGCCGGTCCAGCTCGCGGTGGTGCACGCAGGAGATGAAGGTGTCGGTGTGCGCCTGGCTGCGCAGGAAGCAGCACGGGATGCACATCTTCTGCAGCTTGTAAAAGATGGCCAGGAAGCCCACGCTGTTATACTTGCCCAGCGGGTCCACGCACGAGAACATGATGTTGTTGCTGTTGACAAAGACCTCGCGCGTGGGCGAGCGGAAGAAGTTGTCGCTCACGCGCTCCATGTTCGCGTCCAGCGAGCTCACGATCACCGGCTTGCGGTTCTTGTCGCGCGTGTTCTGGCAGATGCGCGACCAGTAAATGGTCTCGATCTTGGTGAAGTCCACGGCCTGCTGCACCGCGTTGAACATGCGGTTAATGAAGATCACCAGGAACGTGAAGTACTTCTCGATGTTGGGAATGTGGTTCTTGACCTTGATCGAGATGTGGTTCTTGGCCAGAATGATGGAGATCTTCTTGTCGGCCGACAGCAGGATGTTGTTGGTCGCCGTCTCCACGAAGATAAAGCTGGTCTCGATGTCCAGCTTGATCTTCGACGTGATGGGCGACAGCAGGAAGATGCGGTAAGTGATGTCGCCCTTGATGCGCTCCATCTGCAGGTTGCTGTCGGTGACAAGCTCGGTAAAAAGCCGCACGTCGTTGACCGTGATGGTGTCGCCGTCGCTGGAGATGGCCAGCCGGCCCTGCGCGTCCCAGATCGACAGGTTCAGCGCCTCGTTGTTCAGCACGAAGTGGTTGCCCGACATGGTAATGAAGAACTCGTCCGTCTTGATGAACAGGATGCGGTTGTCCTGGTTGCGCTTCACGATGTTGCGCAGCCCGGTGCTGCGCAGGTTGGTGCGGAAGACGTTGTTGAACTTGGACTGGATGCTGAACTCCAGGTCGAGCTCGGGGAACATCTCTACCAGCCGCGCCTCGAACTTCAGGATGTTCGCGTCCACCTCCTCGAACGAGCCGAACTCTGGCACCGGCGTGTCCTGCGCGCGCGCTACCCACACCACCAGGAAGTCGCACGCGTCCACGTACACGTTGTACAGAAAGCTGTCCGCCTTGATGAGCGTCTTCTTCTGCGTCATGGTGAACGGGTTGAAGATCGTGTTGTCGACGTAGCTGTACTCCAGGTTGTTCTTGTGCGAGTAAATGATGATGTCCTCACGCAGCCCTAGCAGGTGGCACAGGTAGCCCTTGAGCTGCGAGATCTTCAGCGTCAGCAGGATGTGCCGTCGCTCCACCGCGAGCGTCTCCGCGCGCAGGTGCTGCTTCGCGAAGTAGTACAGTGGCGACGCCTCGTCGAGCGTACCGTACAACGAGAGATAGCGCACTTCGCGCAGTTGCTGCTGCCGGTCCACCAGCACCACGAGCTGCGGGTTCACGGTATACATTTATAGAGGGGGGAAAGCGGAGGCACATCCGGAGTCGCACCAACAACGCGCGTCGAGATACCGCCGCGACGCGAGGGCCACCTGCTTGGTCTGTGCGAGTAGGAACACGCCAGCAACGCGCGTCTCCGTACGCACGAAGAGAGGGGCAAGTGCCAACGACTCCGCGGAAGGCCCGTGCCCGTGACGCCGGAGGAAGCGTGTCCGCGACTCCGTGCGGGGCATATGCACGCGAGAGGTTCGAACCCGGCTTGCGCTGCGAAGAATATAAGGGCCGGCCCCTAGGCAAGCTCCTTTCCTGCGTGAGGGGGCACCCGGAGTCCGTAGAAGTGAAAGATTATTCCGACACGGCGTGACCATGTTCCAGCGCGTGCCCGACCTCGAGGTGGACGCCGTGCTAGAGCTGGGAGACTTCTGCATCCAGGATACGCGCGGCGCGCCGCGCGAGAGCGCTCACTACGTGGCACGCCACCGACGCCTCTTCGTCAACCGCAGCAAGGACGACGAGCGCAAGCTGGCGCTTGGCTTCTTCCTGCCGCGCCTGCCCTTCCTTACCGGCAGGGAGATCCACCACCTCTTCCAGTGCGTGGACACGGTCAAGCACGTGCACATTACCAAGAAGAACAACGTCATCGTCGCGCCCTACGTCATCCTCATTACCATGGCTGCGCGCGGGTACCGGCTCACGGAGACGCTGCTGGAGATGTTCTTCCCAGAGCTGCACAAGGAGAGCAGCAAGAAGTTCCGCTTCGCGACGCAAATCCAGATCATCCAGGAGAAGCTGGGCTACGCGCCCGGCGGCTACTATGTGTACGAGTTCGAGTGCTACTACGCCACGGTGGGGCTGCTGCTGCAGAGCTACCACGGCGAGCGCGACCCCGGAGAGCTCTTCGACGCGCGCCGCGTTAGCTCGCTTGTCAAGGCACTGGCCGAGATCACGTACCGCCTCTACTGCATACACCTGCGCTCGCAGTCTGTGCAGTGGAGCATTAGCGCCAGCACGCTCATCAACCAGATTGTCAACACCGTTCTGCTCACGCTGCAGACTCTGCAGGCGCGCGCGCTCGCGTGCGGCGAGGTACTGACGTGCACCCTGGCGCGAGACTCGGGGTTCCCCTCGCAGCAGTTCGCGCACTACGCAGACGCGCTCGCGCTGTTGGTCGCCGACATGCGCCGCGTGCAAAGCTGCAAAGCGAACAGGCACGACCAGCAGGTGCTACTGAGCTTCTGTCGCGTGGGCGGCAGAGAGCCGGCGCTCGCACCAGAGGCGCGCGCCGCGCCTGTGTCCGTCTCCGCGTCCATGTTCGCAGCGCGCGACTTGCGCGCGCGCCAGCGCACGCGTACGCGCGCCCGTGCGCAGCGTGCGCGCCTCGCAGACGCAAACGTGCCGCCAGCGGGAAGACCAGGAGCGGCTCTCCCGGCAGGAACACCTGGCGTGCTTGCTAGCCCGAGCGCGCTTGCCCCGCGAGACGGCGCGCCGAGGGCCCCGACTTGGCAAGGACAACGAACGGCGGCAGTGGCACGAGCGGACGAACCTCCAGCAATCGCGCTGCCGGTGCTTGCGCCGCCGGCAAGCGAGCATCCGCAAACATTGCCCGCGCTCGCGGCCCCGAACACGCTGTCAGGGAAGGAGGCCTGCAAGTGCCGCGCAAAACGCAGAGCTTAGCCGCGCGCGGCGCTTTCGCCCGCCGCGCCTAGCCGTGCGCGCACACGACGCTTTCGTCCGCCGCTCCGGTCACCGCGTCCGCTACCGCAGCCACGGCCGCGCTGGTGGCCGCACTCGCCGCGGAACTGACTGCTGCCCCCGCCGCGGCGCCCACGGCGGCACCCGCCGCGGTGCCGGGCGTCTCCGCGCGGGCCATGTCTGTGCGCGAGGAGACGTAGAGCAGCGCTAGCCCCAGCACCAGGTAGAGCAACATGCTGAGTCCGATCTTGATGACCACGAAAGCAAAGGAGTTGGCGCGCAAGCGCTGCTCGTAGAAGTACATGAGGCAGTGCTTGAGCATCTCGATGGCGCCGTTGGCCACCTGGAAAAGCGCGAGCCCACCGATGGACTTCAGGATGGCGGCCGCGCAGGACATTTATTCCGTGTCAAAAGAGACGGCGCTACCGTCGAGCATGTTCAGGTTTTTTTTCATCTGCTCGAAATACGCGCGGCTGATGTCGTGGTAGTAGCTGGTGAGCCTGCTAATCTTGGGCCTGATGAGCTCGTAGGACTTGCGCAGATCCTCGGGTCCGATCTCAGTCTCGTCGAGAGAGCGCCCGCTGCGCTTGACAATGTAGAGCAGCGCCTTGATGTGTTCCAGCGCGATGAGGTCCGCGTAGAGCGACTTGGACAGGTCCACGAAGGCCTTGTACTTCTCGAGCAGCTCGGCCTTGACATCGTCGCTGATGCGCGCCTTGAAGATGCGCTCGGTTGCGTAGATGGAGCGCGCCAGGTTCTTGAAGATGCCGGCCACCTGGCACGCGGACGCGCGCACGTCCTGCAGCTGCCGCTCGGAGCGCGCCGCCACGCTATTGATGGTGTGCGCTGTCAGCGCCGACGCCTCCTTGGCGTAGCTCTCGCGCAGCGCGCTGTTGATCATGTCCACGATTTCGTTGGTGGCGTCGCAGTCCTCGGCCGGGTCCCCGATGCTGTCCATGAGCGCGCCAATGGAGACGAAGGAAGCGCCCGCGGACGTGACCAGGCGGTCCAGCAGGCTGAGCGGCATAATGTGCATCACGGCCTCGCCGGACAGCTGCTCGCTCTCGATGAGCTGCTCCAGGTTGCGCTTGAAGGCGGCGTTCTCTGGCAGGAAGGCGTCCACGTCTAGCATCTCGTTGAGCGTATCTGCGCCCAGCAGCCCCTGCACGTTCACGCGCTCCAGGAGCCCCACGGGCGCGGAGAACTGCACCAGCGTGGCGGCATTGCCGTCGCAGCGCGCCGCGCCGCCGTACGCGCACGCTCCCCAGCGGCGCGCGTAACGGTAGCTGTGCGCGTCGCGCGCGTTTCCGGCCGCCAGCATGAAGGCCAGCAGCTCGTGCGCCGAGGACATGAGCTTGTCGGCCTCGGCACGGCTGCAGCTGGCCTTGAGCAGCATGCTGGCGATGTAGTGGCGAGAGACGCGCGGCGTCACGGTATAGGTGGTGTAGTTGTGGCTGCCCACGACAGAGTTGTGCACGGACACGCGGAAGCCCATGGCGCTGAAAAGCAGCATGACGAAGGCCTTGTAGCTGTCGCTGCGAATGCGGTGCGGCGCGCCCTGGTCGCCCATTTTCACGCCCGCGTAGGTCATGAGCACCTCCTTCACGGCCGTCTCGGGCGGGCGCGCGCCCAGCAGGCGCAGCAGCTGGAAGAAGCGCATGAAACCCTGCTCCGACAGCCCTATGTGGTCGTGCGCGGAACCGCTGGGCCGCGGAAAGTCGCGGAGCGAGATGGCGTTGATGCTGCGCAGCGTCTCAGCGATGAGGCGCGGCGCCGTCTTGTTGCCCACCACGCGCGGCATGATGCAGACACGGCTCGGCGTGTGGCCCGCGGCCAGCGCGTCGGACAGCAGCGAGCAGAAGGTGACGCCATTGTGCTCGAAGAGCGCGAACACGTAGCAGCAGGAGCTGATGAAGAGCATGTCGCTGAGTTTCTTCTGCTTGTAATCTTGGTAGTCGAGGCCGTCCCAGAAAAGAGAGCTCTCTGCCTTGAGCGCGGGTGCGCGGTCTGCGCGCGCGAAGACGCTGAGCACGGTCAGGTAGTGCGGGACGAGCGAGTGCAGCTGCAGGAAGCGCACGCCGTCCAACGCCACGCGGCGGCGTGCGAGCGCACCGCCCGCCGAGTAGACTACCAGCTCCATGCTGTCGTAGAGCGGCACGCCGAGCTGCGCGAGACGCGCCAGCTGCGCCTGGTAGTGCAGCGACGCGGCCAGGCTGGCCACCTCGAGGTGGCCCTGCGCCACGGGCTCCCCGTTGAAGCTGAGTTGCCGAAGGGCGTAGCGGTCTGCGAAGTGCTGGTAGTACATGAGCAGCGGCTTCAGCGGCATGCTGGTCAGTTCCAGGTCCACAGCGGGGTCGGGCGTGATGGCGATGCCATGGTCCTGCGCCGCCTGCTGCAGCGCGAAGTCCTCCTCGAGCCGCGCGCGCGACTCGGGCGTCAGCAGCGCGCGCAGCGCTAGCAGGTTGGCCAGGTCCTTGGCCACCATGACGCCATCCACGGTGCGCGCGCGGAAGCTGCCGTCGCGCGCGCCCAGCGTGTGCGGGTAGAGCATGTTGGCCAGGTAGGTGTTCTCGAAGCTGAGCTCGGGGAAGGCCACTGGCGAGCGTACGCCCGGCGCGCCGGGCGCGCGTACGTACCCGCCGAAGAAGCGCGCGTGCGCCTCGAAGCTGGACGTGCGCAAGCGCAGTAGCTCGCGCGTGAAGAGCGGCAGCTCGCTGAAGCTGTGCGCGCAGGCCACGGGGTTGGCGTGCTCGCTGACGCCGGCGCGCGTGGGCAGCATCTCGACGCTGTCCGCCGAGATCACGGCGGGAAAGTAGTGCCGCTCGGGGCCCTGCAGCAGGTAGTTGATCCCCAGTTGCTGCACCGCGGCGTCCAGCTCCTCGGCGCGCGCCACGTCGCCCGCGGGCGGGTAGAAGATGGCGTCGAAGGCGTGCACGAAGGTGTGCTGCAGCGCGGGCTCCACCTTGTAGTCCAGGCAGAGCGACGGCAGGATGGTGGAGAGCAGCCGGAAGACGTATTCCGAGCTCTCGAGCTGGTCCAGCGTGACAATGTTCCCTATTGGCATCATTTATTAGATAATAAATGACGGCCATACCGGTGACCGATATCGCCAACGAATACGCGGTGACCACGTTCTCGGAGGACGGGTACCCGTGCAACAAGAACTACGAGATCACCAGCGGGCAGATGTCCATCCTGCGCTCCGTGCACGAGAAGCTGCTGTCGCACGCGGCAGAGACCGAGGCCTTCGAGGAGGACGCGGACTCGGGCTGCGCGCCCGGAGACGCGTGCGAGTGCGGCGCGGGCGCTTGCGAGTGCGGCGCGGGCGCTTGCGCGTGCGGCGCGTCCACACCCGTGTCCCCGGGTGTGCCGCGCGTGGACATCCTGGTGTCGGAGGTGGAAACGGTGATCGAGCGCCGCGCGCACGAGCGCGCGGGCGCGTCGCTGCCCACGCAAACGCCGTCGCTGTCGGGCGTTTACGATCGCGAGCAGCGCATGCAGCTGCTGGAGGCGGAGGTGGCCGCGCTACGGCGGCGGCGCGCAGAGCAGGGCTCTGACAACCTGGCAAACTTCACGAAGCTGCTGTTCCAGAAGAACCCCGCACGTGCGGGCACCGTGAACAAGCGCGTGGTCATCGTGAACTACGCCAGCATGAACCAGGTCCCGCTGGCGCTGGAGGACCTGGAGGGCGTGTCCGACGAGGAGGTGGACAGCATGTACCGCACCATTCGGCAGTACCACGAGGTGCGCAAGAAGAAGATCGTGGTGACCAACTTCATCATCATCGTGATTAACGTGCTAGAGCAACTACTGCTGAAGCTGGGCTTCGACGACATCAAAGGGCTCAGCAGCGAGGTCACGTCGGAGCTGATCGACGTGGAGATCGGCGACGACTGCGAGCAGATCGCCACGCGCCTGGGCATCAGCAACACCCCCGCGCTCAACATCACGCTTTTCATCGTGAAGCTGTTCATCCGGAGGATCCGCATCCTCTAGGCGCAGCCTCCGGTTTTCGCGGGAGCGGCCTCCGGAGAAGCTTTAGTCCATGCCGTAGTCCGGCATGGAGGGCGAGTCTCCCGTGGCGCGCCGGCGCGGCGAGCCGCGCGAGCGCGCCCCCGAGCTGCGTGTGCCGGTGCTGCGGCGCGTGCCGCTGCGCGGAGCTCGCGGGCGTGGGGAGCTGGAGCGAGTGCGCGTGCGCCTGCCGGCGTTCACGGACTCGAGCCCCAGAAGGTCGTGCGAGACTTCTCCGACCGTGCCCTGGACCTCCATCTTGCCGTCGCGCATAGTGCCGTAGACGATTTTGCCGCAGTTGGTCACCGCCTGTACCTGCTCGGGCTGCGCGGCGGTGTATGCTCGTCGCCGGGCCCCTGTCGCGCACGAGCGCGGGCGCCCGGTGCTCGTGTAGCAACGAGTCCCGCTACGGGGGCTAGAACGCGCGCGCGCGCCGCCCACGGGCGCGGCCTGCGCCTGCTCGCTACTAATGTGCGCCAGCAGCGTCTTGAGCTGCGGGGTGATCTTGTTGATGGTTTCGATGTAATCGTCGTAGCTGCTGCGCGACAGCTTTTTCTCGGCCATTTAAAAAGCGGAAAAATGCACGCCCGGGCATGGCTCTGCGTCTGGCTTTTCGTTTTTTGCGTGGCAATGTTCTGGCGCCCGGCGCGGCCACCGCGGCCCGGCGCGCGCGAGTTCCGGCGCGCGCGCGCCAGCAGTGCCGAGCGGCGTGCCGCGCGCGAGCTAGAAGCGCTCCGCGCCGCGGTGGCAGAGCGCCGCGCGGAGCTGGCGGCGCTCGGCTGAGGCCTAGAAAAGGGCCAAGGTTTGCGGGCGCAGGCCCGCCTACGGGGCTGCTCCGGCTTAGCTGGCGCCCGTAAAGAAGCGGTGCAGCGCCCGGATCTGGTCCGGCGTGAGCTCGTCGCGGAAGATCGCGTCGTTCTCTACCAGCTCGTCAACGGTGCGCTTGGGCGTCGTCTGCGTCTCGCGGCCGCGGCGGTACACGGCGTAGAGTAGCAACGCGACGATGGCCACGCAGATCAGGAGCATGGCCGCGTCCGTTAGCATCATTTATTGGCCGTTAAGTTCGATCTCGCTAGAGTTAAATCGAGCGCCCTCAGTCACGTTTTTCGCGGGCGCCGCGCAATAGCGCCCGTATCCCGCGAAGAGCACGATGCCCAGCAGCGAGACCATCCCGGTGATGAAGCACACAATGCAGAGCGCTCGCCAGGTGTAGTCGCTCGTCGTGACCTTGCTAAACTCCACGAAGGCAAAGATGCAGGCGAGCACCAGCAGCGCGATGCCGGCGAACACCACGCTGGAGTAATTGTTCTTGACGGTGCGGAGCACGTCCATTTAACAGGTTGGAAAATTAAAACACTGAATAGAGAAAGTGGAACAAAAACCACAGGAAAAAGACGGCGTGCACGGAGAAAACGGCATCGAGCTTGCTGGCGCGCGAGAGCAGGCGGTTGGCCGCCAGGCTGGCGCCAACGCAACAGAGCAGGAGCAGCGGCTCGTAGCTGGTGATCATTTACTACCCGCAAAAGGGCTGCGCGTCCCGGCGGCGCTCGAGGAGCAGCCGGAGCTCTCCGCCCCAGCGGCGGCGCCGCAAAAAGACGCACGTGCGCAGCAGCTGCTCGTACGTGGGATTGACCATGCAAACTGCGGGCACGCGCTCGTCAACGTCGAAGGGCTCGTCCGTGTGCGCCACGTGCACGTACGCACGCGCGTTGAAGGGCGTGAGCACGCGCCCGCCGGCCGTCAGCCCCGAGGGCCAGGGCGTGCCGCGCGGCAGCAGCAACAGCGTGTTGTCGGCCACGAACATTTAGGGACCTGGAATTGCATTCGTGTCCCCGCTCCGCGCGTCCTTTCGCTTCACGCGCGAGAGTGGCCAGCTCCGCTCGCGTGTCTCGGAGAGCTGTGGTTGTGCGGCTGCTTGCTGCGGCCGCCCTTTGCTGCGCTAGCGCCGCCGCGTGCGCACGGGCCTGTCGGGAACGCGGCGCCGCGCGTACAGCGCCAGGAAGTAGAAGAGCACGGCAGCCGCCAGCAGCGCGGAAGTTACTGGCAGCACGGGCAGCGCGGGCACGTGCGCGCTCCGCGTGCCCGGACTCTCGTCCCCCGGCGCATCGGTGCCTACGCAGTCGGACACAAGCGTGGCGCTCGCATTCTCGAGCTGTAACATGTCCACCGTGATGTTGCAGCCCACGTACTGGCACTTCTTGCGCTGCACGTCCTGGTCGAAGAGCAGGTACTTGCGGTCGCGCGACTGGTCCGTGCACTCGTGCAGCCAGCACACTCGCGGGCCCAGGAAGACCTCGGCATTGCGCACGCGAGGCGTGGGCGGCGCCACGCACCAACACTCGCGGCGCGCGCGGTGTGTGCGACAGTATTGCAAGATCGCGGCGTCGGAGTAGGCAAAGAACTCTGGCCGCGAGACGTTCACGAACTGCGAGCAGTAGCTACGGTCCAAGTCGCGCGCGCAGATGTCCGCGTACGCGGCCAGCGCGGGCGCGCGCCGCGTGTCGAGCCAGGCCAGGCACGGCGCGCTTCCGGGCTGCGCGGCGCAGAAGCTGGCCATGGCAGCGTCGCAATCGGGCGTGCTGTAGCCGTTGCGCAGGCGCTCGGGGCAGTCTTGCGCGTTAGGCTGCGTGCAGCAGCGCGCCAGGTCGCGGTCCTGCGCAAGGAAGTCTCCGCGCACGAAGCGGCAGCGCTCGCCAAGCGCCACGTATTGCTCTACGCCCTTGGGCGGCGGGCGCGTGTCGGTGATGAGCGAGCCGGGTCGGAAGGACAGCGAGCGGCACTGCTCTCCGCGCGCCAGCAAGTAGCGCTTGCGCAGCGCGGGCGTGAGAAAGCCGCCGCAAAAGGCGGGGGCCATTTCGGGGAGCAGGCAGAAGCGCGGGCGGATCTCTGGCAGCGAGTCGTCTGCGAAGTGCTGCGTTTCCTCGGAGAAGGGCACGCTGGTGTTGTCTGCCGCGCGGCTGTACTCCACGCGCAGCATCTTCTCCCCGGGTACGGCGGTGTCCTCCACGCGCAGCGCCGTCAGCGTTTGCCCCATTTATTAGCGCCTAGTAGCCGTCGGAAAAGGTGGGAAGGAAGCCGGCGCCTGCGCGCTTGCAGCCGGTCACGGCGCTGGGCCGCGAGAGCCGCAGCGCGTACGCGCAGAAGAGCGCTAGCAGCACGCCGGCCGCAGTTAGCGAGAGCGCGGCGGATGCGGCCACCGAGCGCACCAGCAGCATCACCGCCACGGAGGCTAGAACGCAGAGCACTGCCATGCCCACATTGGCGCCCGCGTTCGGGTGCGTGATCTGCATGGCTAGGCAGTACGCGATGACCAGGCAGGGCAGCGGCATGAGTAGCGCGGCGGCGCAGACCATGAACACACCCACGCTAGGCGGCGCGCCCAGCGCGATCACGAATAGCACCAGCCCCAGTAGCGTGCGCACGTCGGCGTTGCGCAGAATACTCGAAAAAAAAGCGTTGCCAGGGGCGACACCCGCGTGCGGGAGGAACGACTTCTCCTCCTCGGGCGTGAAGAGCTCCTCGTCCATCACGCCCGCCCCTGCCTGGAAGTCGTCGAAGATATTATAATAATTTAAATAACTCATTTATATATAAAAAAATGTCCGGTTTCCTCGCAATGGACGACAAACTGTACACGGACTTGAAAAAACTCGTGGGCGCACAGCCACTGTATTTGTTCACGGCGCGCGGCGATTTCGTGGAAGTCGCGCGCCGCTCAGAGTTCCGCTTCCGCGTACCCGCGGGCTTTTTCGCAGGCGAGGGCGTGGCGCTGCGCGGGCAGCAGTTTCCCGCTGGCAGCGCGCGCATGCCGGACGCTGCGCATCTGCGGCTGCCGCGCCTGTACCCCGCTCAGCAGCAGGTAGTCGCGGAGCTGCGCGCCATTGCCAAGGCGTGCGCGCGCGAGCAGCGCCCGCTGTACGTAACGCTGCACCTGGCCTGCGGCTTCGGCAAGACCGTGACTGCCAGCTACCTGCTGGGCACGCACCGGCGGCGCGCCGTGGTCTGCGTGCCCACCAAAATGCTGCTGGCACAGTGGGGCGCGGTGCTGGCCGCACTGCGCGTCAGCGTGTACGTGTCCGGCGAGGGCGTGCGCAAGCTCATGTCCGTGCTGCGCACGCGCGACTTTAGCGTGCTGGTGGTGGTGAACAAGCACTTTGCCGACCCGGGCTTCTGCGCGCTGGTGCACGAGCGCTACGACGTCTTCGTGCTCGACGAGTCGCACACGTATAACCTCATGAACCTCACGCTCATGACGCGCTTCCTGAGTTTCTTCCCGCCGCGTATCTGCTACTTCCTCAGCGCCACGCCGCGCGCCGCGAACCGTGTCTATTGCAACCGCGTGGTCAACGTGACCAAGTTCTCGGCGCTGCGCAAGACTGTGCGCGTGCTGAGCACCTTCTTCCCGCCCTTCAGCAACGCGCGCATCCGTGAGTTCGTGCAGCGCCTGGACAGCGTGCACAACAAGTACCACATCTACACCGAGAAGGCTCTGGCCGAGGACGCGCCGCGCAACGCCAGCATCGTAGCGGTTACCGCCGCCGCCTTCGAGCACCGAGACGCTCATCGCGTGCTGCTCATTACCAAGCTGCGCTCGCACATGCTGGGCATGCACGCGGCGCTGAGCGCGCGCCTGGGCGCGCAGCACGTCTTCCTGGGAGACGCACAAAGCAGGCACACACCCGAGATCGTGTGCGAGCTGCGCGCGAGCGAGCGCTTCGTCTTCGTGTCCACGCTCTTCTACTCGGGCACAGGGCTGGATATTCCGCACCTGGACACGCTCGTGGTTTGCCACGCCGTCATGAACCACATGCAGGCGGAGCAGCTGCTGGGACGCATTTGCCGCGAAACCGAGCAGCCGCGCCGCACTGTCTACGTTTTCCCTACCACCTCGGTGCGCGAGATCAAGAACATGGTGGGGCTCTTCGCACAGCGCTTCATTACGCTGGCAACGCAGAAGCTAGGCTTCACGCAGGAGCGCGAGCAACCTGAGGACGCGGCAGTGCCTGCATCCGCGGACAGGCCCGCGTCCGCGGACAAGCGTGCGCCCGCGGACAGGCCCGCGCCCGCGGACAGGCCCGCGTCCGCGGACAAGCGTGCGCCCGCGGACAGGCCCGCGTCCGCGGACAAGCGTGCGCCCGCGGACAGGCCCGCGTCCGCGGACAAGCGTGCGCCCGCGGACAGGCCCGCGTCCGCGGACAAGCGTGCGCCCGCGGACAGGCCCGCGTCCGCGGACAGGACCGCGCATGCGTACTGGCGCGCGAACGGCCCCTGTTGCTCGAACAGATTTGCGTCCGCAGACAACAAGAAGCCAGCGCTCTCAATCTCGCGGGCATCAGGAGGAGACAACGCAGTCGAGCTCGGGCACAAACCCGGGCCCGGGCCCGGAACGCACGCCTCCTTGAGGTCCGTGCGCAAGCACGGGCGCTCGCTAGCGTGCGAACTCGCTCAGGGGACACAGTGCCGATCCGCACGCCGCGCAGTGCAACGTGTCGGGCCCGGGCGTGGCCATGCGCAGCGGGCTGGCTTGCAGCTTGCTCACATCGGAGAAGAATGCGAGGCGCGACTGGCACACGGAGCACGTGGTGCACGAGTCCGCGGGCGGCTCCTCCACGGTGGTACGCGGCTTGCGCTTGCGCCGCCGTTGCTTGGCTCCGGACACGTCCATTTAGATGCGGAGAAATAGCTCTGCGTAAGCGCCTGCACACGCGTCGCGCAGGCGCCCAACGCCCGCGCCCGACTCGCAGCTCACGAGATGGCTGCTCTCGGCAGCGTCGCGGAGCGCGCACGGCAGCGGCGATCCCTTCGCGTCCACGGGTAGCAGCGCCTGTACCCCGAACGGCGTGTACTCGAAGGTGCTCAGTGTGCCGTTCACGCACACGAATCGCTCGCGGTGCAGCTGCCGCAGAGCCGCGAAAGCGTCGTGCTCCACGCGCAGCTTCTCTGCGATCGCGGGCACGAGCATGTTAAAAATGAGAATAAAATAGCAGAGCACGAGAAACAAGACGAACATGTCCAAGGAGCCCGATTTAACTAAGCTAAAAGAGCTGCTGCGGCTCCAACAGCAGCTGGCGCGCGCCGAGCCCGCGGACACGACACGCTACAACGCGCTGGTCGACTGGGCGCGGCGCACGTACTGGCATGTGGGCGTGCGTGAGTGCGGGCTGCAAAGCGAATTGCTCGTGGAGCCCTTCGAGCAACACCGCACGCGCGCGTTCACGCTCGCGCCCGGCACGTATACGTTTTCGGCGCTGCACTTTGGTACCGCGCTGCTCTACGCAGGCGGGCAGCTGCTCGAGCTCGGCTCGGGGGCAGCGCGCGGCGCGCCCGAAGAGCTGCACGCGCGCTGCCGCGCGATGCTAGCGCGCTATGCCGACGTCGAGGCGCTGCGCTTCTGCAACTTCCGCGAGCGCTACGTGCTGGAACAGGTGCACGCGCGTGCGCGCCCTGCGCCGCACGTATGGCTGCCGCTCGCGGCCGCGGAGGGGCTGTCGGTTGCGCAGCACACGCGTGTGCGCGTCGAGCGCGACACCGAGTTCTCGGAAGAGTACTTTGGCGTGCTGGTGCGCTACCTGCGCGCGCGCGACGCCGCGCTGCACGTGGAGGCGGTGTGCTGCGTGCGCGACGGCCGTGCCGAGCGCTGGAGAATCGCCTTCGGGCGTCCTGTGTACTCCTGCGTGGACAGACTGGAGCTCGAGCAGGTGGGCCCGAACCGCTTCCTGCCGTGCCTGATTACTTTCGCGGGCGACCGCGTGCTAGCGCGCGACCTCGAGCATTTGGTGCAAGCGCACGTGCGCGTCGGCGCCTTCATTGTCATGCGCAAGCTGCGCACCGCCACCGTGCTAGTGGCCGCCGCGGAGGCGTCCACGGAGACTCGCGCAACAGCGCTGCGCAGGATCATGCAGGCGCTGGGCGGCGAGTACTTTGCCAACGGTGCCTACGTCTCGCGCCTAGCGCAGGTCAGCGTCGAGCAGCTAGCCGACCGCATGGGCGTGTCGCTGCCGTGCGCCACGCCTGCAAAGCTGTGCGCCGCTCTGCGCGAGGATGCCAAGCTGCGCGAGCGTGTACTGCGGACGTCGGACTTCGACATGGCGTGCGAATACCTCAGCTACCAGCGCGCGGACGTTGTGGCCGTAATAAACAGCATGAAGTTTAAAATCGAGCAGCGCAAGATCGTGTCTTTTGAGCTCGAGTCCGCCGGCTGCCTGCGTGACGACCCCACGCTCGAGACCATCTACAGTCACTTTTGCCAGTTTGTCGCTGTCTTTAACTTCCTGGCCGAGGTCCGGCTTGCGCTCGAGTGCGACGCGAGCGGCGTGAAGGAACTACCGGGAGGAGAGGCGCGGAATGCCGCAGAAAGCGCGGTGGCAGGACACGGTCCGGATGCGGAGCCCCGAGAAGAAACCGAGCCCGAGTCCGAGGAGTCCAGCGCCGAGAAGTAAGGGCACGTCCGCGCGGCCCGAGCAGGACGTGCACGTGGTTTGCTCGATCGATGTAGGTACCCGCAACCCCGCGCGTACGCTGCTCGAGATTCGTGGCGAGCATCTGCGCGTGCTGTCAGTGGACAAGCTAGACTGGAGCACGGACTGGGAGCACCGCGTGGCGCGCGACGTGTGCTCTGTGCGCGCAGACGTGGTGCTCGTGGAAAAGCAGGGCCCGCGCTCGCCGCACGCGAAGTTCCTGCATTTCATGCGCGGGCTACTTTTCGGGCAAACGCCAGTGCTTTGTCGCAACCCCGCGCTGCGCGGCGGCAGCTACCGCGCGCGCAAGCGCCGCTCGGTACAACTTTTCCTGCGTCGCCTGAGCTTCTTTGGCATTGACACTCGCGAACTACGAGCGCACAGCAAGCTTGACGACGTGGCGGACAGCTTCCACATGGCACTCGAGTACGCGCTGGCGCGCGCGGCGCAAGCAGAGCGCGCGCGTGAGAGTGCGACGGCGCGCGCCCGGCAAGCGGGCGCGAACGTCGCGGCAGGATTTCGAGCCTGTCCGGAGCCTCTCGCGCGCGCGGACACTCCTCCACACCGACGAAGGCGCGCGCGTGTCACACAGGCAAGTGAGTTGCTCGTCGCAGTAAGGCACGACAGGTCGTGTGTGCGGCAAGCCGAGAATAAGGAGCGAGCGTGGCACACGCCCAAGCTCGACGCGCCGCGGAGAACAGAGACCTTCGAGCGCGCAGGGGGAAGAGAGCACTGACCTTCGAGCAGGGGGGCTAGAAAATCGAAATTCGAACGGACACGGGTGAGCTCGCCAATGGAGCCGCTGCTGCGGTATCTACACTCCGTGGAGGATCGCTACGTGCGCACCATCTTCAACTTCCACATCCGGCACGTGCCCGACGTGCCTGCCATCTACGAGCCCATCAAGGCGCGCATCGCGGGCACGCAGCTCTTCCACGAAGTCGTTCCGGACGTGCACGCACGCGCGGGCATCAAGAAGTTCATCTACTGCGACATCCACATGACCAAGCACATTCTCAACCATGCGGCGTACGCGCAGGGAGCTGCGGACGCGGGCCGCGCGCACAAGATGGCGCAGCACTTCGACGTGGTACTGGCGCCCGGCGCCGACAGCGCGCGCACGCGCGACATCTTCCTGCGCGACAAGTCCTCGCTGCTGTCTTACATCAAGACGACCAGCAAGAAAAGCAAGATCGACTACGGCGAGATCAAGAAGACCATCCACTGCGCGGGCGGCGGCGCGGCGGGCTACTACTCGGGCCGCCGCAGCGACGAGTACCTGAGCACTACCGTGTGCGTAGACAGCGCGCGGCCCTGGATCAAGAGCGTGTCCAAGCGCCTGCGCGTGGACATCGCACGGCACGCCATCGTCACGCGCGGCAAGAGCTCGATCCTGCAGACCATTGAGGTCATTTACGTCAACCGCACCTGCGTCAAGATCTTCAAGGATTCCACGGTACACGTGATCCTGTCCAAGGACAAAGCGGAGCGCCGCTGCGTAGACCTGGTGGACCGGCTCTTCGGCACCTACCGAGCACTCTTCGCGCTGCTGCACGCGCTCACGCAGCACGCGCCCTTCCGCGCGCATGCCGCGGCCGCCGACGCCGTGCTGGCGGCGCCCGGCTTCGACGAGAAGCTGGCGCTTATCCGCGCACACGCGCACATGTACGGCGTACACAACTTCCGCGTGGGCATGTTCAACCTCACGTACACGCCGCACATTGCCTTCACCGTCTTCCCGTCACTACTGGACCACAAGAGTAAGATCAAATTCTTCAAGGGCAAGAAGCTGAACATCGTGGCGCTGAGCTCGCTACAGGAGTGCGCGTACTACGTGGGCTGCGCGGAGGCGCTGTTGCGCACCATGCAGCTGCGCTCCGAGCGCTTGGACGCCACGGACGTGCTCGCGGCCAGCGTGGAGGAACTCAAGGAGCTGCTGTTGTGAGCGCGGCGGCGCGCTCGCCACCGCGCCCTTTTGCCGCGGCGCGGCCTCTTTTTGCGCCGCAAAATGAAAAATTATCGCGTACATAAAATGGACCAGAAACTGGGCTTCAAGTTCCTGGAGCCCGACCCCAAGAAGAACGTCTTCTACCGCCCGCTGCACTTCCAGTATGAATCCTACGCAAACTTCATCCTCTACCGCCTGCGGGAGATCCTGGCGGTGCGGCGCACGCTGCTGTCCTTCAAGAACGACACGGAGCGGATCGTGCTGGAGATCGACAAGATCAAGGTCACGCCGCCCGAGTATTCGCCCATCATCGCCAGCATCAAGGGCAAGGGCTACGACGCGCTGGTGACCTTCACCATCAACATCTACAAGGAGGTCATGACCAAGGAGGGAGTTACTCTGACCAAGATCAGCAGCTACGAGGGCAACGACTCGCAGCTGATCAAGATTCCGCTGCTCATCGCCTACGGCAACAAGAACCCGCTGGACCCCGCGAAGTTTGTCTCGCCCAACATCATTGGCGGCGTTTTTATCAACAAGCAGTCCATCGAGAAGGTGGGCATCAACATCGTGGAGAAGATCACCACCTGGCCCAAGTTCAAGGTCGTGAAGCCGAACGCCTTCACCTTCTCCTTCTCGTCCGTGTCGCCGGTGAATGTGCTGCCCACCAAGTACCGGCACTACAAGATCACGCTGGACCTGGCGCAGCTGGAGCACTGCACCATCTCGTCCTCCAAGACCTTCATCACGGTGAACGTGCTGCTGCTGGTGCAGTTTCTGGCCAACGTGGGGCTGGACTTCATTCGCAACAGCCTGGCCTACGACATGCCGCCAGAGGCCGTGTACCTGGTCAACGCGCTGGTGGAGAGCACGCGCCGCCTGGCGGCAGCCGAGGACGACTTTGACGTGGCGGAGTACGTGGCCGAGCTCATCGAGGCGGAGCACGCCAAGCAGCGTTCGCCCGCCAAGCTGGAGGACTTCCGCTACGACATGCTGCAGAACTTCCTGCCGCACATGCTGCACAGCGGCAACCAGCTCAAGGGGCTTTACCTGCTCAGCCTGCTTCGCAAGTTCCTCTTCTGCACCTTCTTCCCGAGTCGCTACCCCGACCGCGACTCCATGATCTGCCACCGCATCCTCACCTACGGCAAGTACTTCGAGACGCTGGCCAACGACGAGCTGGAGAACTACATCAACAACATCAAGACGGACCTCTTCAACAACCACAAAAACCGCGGCACTTGCACCGTGAACATCCACGTGCTGACCACGCCCGGCTTCAACCACGCCTTCTCGGGGCTGCTCAGCGGCAAGTTCAAGAAGACGGACGGCAGCTACCGCACGCACCCGCACTACTCCTGGATGCAGAACATCTCCATCCCGCGCAGCGTGGGCTACTACCCCGACCAGGTCAAGATCTCAAAGATGTTCTCAGTGCGCAAGTACCACCCCAGCCAGTACGTGTACTTCTGCCCGTCCGACGTGCCCGAGCGCGGCCCGCAGGTGGGGCTGGTCTCGCAGCTGTCCGTGCTGTCCTACGTGACCAACATCCGCACGGACGAGTACCTGGCGCTCGAGCAGCGCATCCGCGAGTACGTCTACTCCTACCCGCAGGTCAACATCAGCTTCTTCGAGACCGGCTTCCCGCTCACCATCGAGAACGCGCTGGTGGCCGTGCTCAACCCGCACCTGGTCGACGACTTCGTGGCGGACTTCAAGACGCGCAAGCGGCTCAACTTCTTCGAGAACATGGAGCTGGGCATCACGCTGGTCAAGGACCACATGAACGAGGTGCGCGTGAACATCGGCAGCGGGCGCCTAGTGCGCCCGTTCCTGGTAGTGCACCAGGGCGTTCTGGTCATGGACACCGTCGGTGCCGAGCTTGACGCGCGCATGGAAACCATGACCTTCTCCGACATCCAGCGCGAGTATCCGCACGTGCTGGAGCTGGTCGATGTGGAGCAGTTCACCTTTAGCAACGTCTGCGAGTCGGCCGCGCGCTTCCGCGCGCTGCCCGAGGCGGAGCGCAGGCTCTACGACTACGTGGACTTCCCCGCCGAGTTTCGCGACGGCTACGTGGCGTCCACACTGGTGGGCGTGAACCACAACTCGGGCCCGCGCGCCATCCTGGGCTGCGCGCAGGCCAAGCAGGCCATCTCGTGCCTGAGCTCCGACCTGCGCAACAAGATTGACAACGGCATCCACCTGCTCTTCCCCGAGCGCCCCATCGTGCTCAGCAAGGCGGTAGAGACCTCCAAGATCGCCGTGAACTGCTTCGGGCAGCACGTGCTCATTGCGCTCATGTCCTACAAGGGCATCAACCAGGAGGACGGCATCATCCTCAAGCGCGAGTTCGTGCAGCGCGGAGGGCTGGACATCGTCACGGCCAAGAAGCACCAGGTGGAGATCCCGCTGGAGAACTTCAACAATAAGGAGCGCGTGAAGTCCACGGCGTACTCCAAGCTGGACAGCAACGGGCTGGTGAAGCTGAACGCCTTCCTGGAGCCGGGCGACGCGGTAGCGCGCAACATTTCCTCGCGCACGCTGGAGGACGAGTTTGTGGACGACAACCAGATCAGCTTTGACATCGCCGAGCGCTACACCGACATGTACCCCTCGCGCGTGGAGCGCGTGCAAGTGGACCTCACAGACAAGGTCAAGGTGCGCGTGCTTACCATCAAGGAGCGCAGGCCCGTGCTGGGCGACAAGTTCACCAGCCGCACCAGCCAGAAGGGCACGGTGGCATACCTTGCAGACGAGGCCGAGCTGCCCTACGACGACGACGGGCTCACGCCCGACATCATCGTGAACTCAACGTCGATCTACTCGCGCAAGACCATCTCCATGCTGGTCGAGATCATGCTCACAGCCGCGTACGCCGCCAAGCCCTACAACAACCAGGACCAGAACCGCCCCATATGCTTCCCCAGCAGCAACGAGACCAGCATCGAGACCTACCTGGCCTTCGCGCGCAAGTGCTACGAGAGCGTGTTCCCAGAGCTGCGCGAGACCGAGCTGCAGGCGCGCCTGTTCTGCGAGAAGACGCTGTACGACCCCGAGACGGACGAGCCCTACGCGGCCGCCGTCTTCATGGGCCCCATCTACTACCTGCGGCTGCGGCACCTCACGCAGGACAAGGCCACGGTGCGCTGCCGCGGCAAGAAGACCAAGCTGATCCGGCAGGCCAACGAGGGCCGCAAGCGAGGCGGCGGCATCAAGTTCGGCGAGATGGAGCGCGACTGCCTCATCGCGCACGGCGCGGCCAACACCATTACCGAGATCCTGAAGGACTCGGAGGAGGACTCGCAGGACGTGCACGTGTGCGAGCACTGCGGCGACATCGCCACGCGCAAGAACAACGTGCTGTTCTGCATCCGCTGCACCAAGCTCAACCTCTCGCCCGTGCTCACGCGCGTGGACACCACGCACGTGTCCAAGGTCTTCCTCACGCAAATGAACGCGCGCGGCGTCAAGGTGCGCCTGGAGTTCGAGAAGCAGGAACCGCTCTTCTACAGCCCGCTCAAGCCCGTAGACCTGCGCCCGCGCGTGCTGGGCTAGGAGGGGAAAGATGAAGCTCTCGCGCGCAGGGCGCGAACCTAGACACGAGCGCGGCAACAGCACGACGAAGAAGGTTCTGGTGTCCGCAGTACCGGCCAAGGCAAAGTTCTCGCGTTCGCGTTCGACAGCTCTTCGTCTTAACTCAGCGGGCAGACAGGCTCCGACCCGCTCGTGAAGCTGTCAACAGTGCGTGCCAGGCGTAGCGCGTCTCTGCGCAGAGCGTCGAACTTCTCCTCGACGCGTTCTAGCAGCGTGCGCACCAGCTGCAAACATTGCCTGGCCTGGTACAAGTCATCGGAGAGCCCGGACACGTAGCCCAGGAACATCTGCAACTCGCGCTGCAGCACCTGCAGTTCCACCTCGAGCTCGTTTTCGGATAGCCCCTCGAGCAGCGGTAACAACGGCAGCAAGTTTTGTTCTCCGTATGCGTCTGCACGCGGGTCAAAGTTTGGATCCGCGGCCACAGATGTGTCTTCGTCAAAGGCGTGCGGACGAGCTGCGTACATGTCCTCGTTAAAGATGAACTCCGTGCATGTATCTGGGGTCACAAGCCGATTGCGGTAGAGCTCCTCGGGTTCTCGCGCGGAAAGTATCGCCAGCGCACTGATGTCTTTTTGCGCGTCGTAGGTCAGAGGTACGCCCGCAGGGTAATCGCGGTCCAACTCGAAGTATTGATACGCTCCGTTTCCGTGACTGAACAGGTACATACGCGCACGAGGCGAGTTGAACACGTAGATGGCGTCCCTGGCACTGAAGCCTAGACCCTCCATCACAAACTCGGGCACGGATAGCGTGGTTTCCAGGCGCAACCAGCGCTGTTGTAAGATGACCCGTGGCGTGCTCGGCCCCGAACTCTTGAGTTCTTCCTTGATCGAGCCTAGGAACACCACAAAGTCGATGTACTTGTCGAGATACGCATCCACGGCGTTCACGCGGATCATTCTCTTTGTGTGCTCGTCATAGACCTGAACGTCGCGCATACTAGTCAGCAGTTCGACGAAATCCTTGGAACTCATACCCTGCACGAGGTACGCGGGGAGACCTACAAACATGTACTTGCAGCGCCGCAGAAAATGGGTGCGTAGTACCTTCATTAGAAAGGTTTTCGGGGCGTCCGCGCGAGCCGCTACCTGCGCAGAGAGCACGAGCGAGAACACGTAGTAAAGAATATACTTGCCGCGAGTGTCCAGCACTGTGCCAAGCTGTTCCCCATGCGCGTGTATGTGCTCGTAGGCGTGCAAGAGTTTACCGTCGTTCGCTGCTAAGAGAGCTTTGGCAAAGCGATTCTGGAGAACCTCGGGGTAAAACACGTCGAGCTTACCGTTTCGCGCTTGCGTCGCGGCTACAAGCGCGCGGAAGACGTTGCGCACAACGTTGCGTTGCTTGCGAGACAGGCACGAGTTCTCGCGCAACTCTTTGCCCCAGCTATTCTCGACAACGCGATGAAACTCGCCGATGACTCGCTGGAAGTCGAAGCGCTGAGCCTCGTCCATTTATTCCGCAGAATCTTGCGTCGTGCTACGACGCGAGAAGATCCGTGCTCAACAGCGCCTTTGGAGGGCGCTCCAAGCCTCGTGGCCAGCTGCCATCTACCGCGTGAGGGCTAGGCCACACTTCCGTCACGAGACCGCTTTGTATGTCCGTCTTGCGAGACAACAACACGGAGTATTGCCGCATTGTTTCGAGGTGATGGCGCAAACGGGATTCGATACGGCTGTTTTCATGGCAGCATTTGGACGCGTTCCGTAAGTAGTGCTCGAGCCAACGAATCTGCCTTTGGATGATCTGTACCCGCTGCTGCTCGCTATCCGGAATGTAGAAGTCGTCAGGGACGCGTCTCGAAGGGGGCTCGTCCTCGGGAAGTTCCGGACTTCCTGGAAACGTTTCCTCTGGGAACTCATCGTCCGGCAGGCCGGACTCACCTTCTTCCTTTTCTGTGCTCGCGGTCACCTTCAAGTCGATCTGGACGGCGCGGCGAGCAGGTTCTGGTTGCACGTACTGTTGCAAGACGAGTTGCTGTCCGCAAAGCGACGGCGTCACGAGTTTGTACACGGGGAAGTACCAGTCGCGATTATCGAGACGCCCGTCTGCGTGTTCGATCGAGATCGCGCTGATGTCTCGGTGCGTAGCAAGCTGCACGTGACGCGTGCCAGGCACACCGCTATTGAGGACTTCGCGGAAAGTGCTGCCGAGCTCGTGATAGAGATACGTGGGCTCGGAGTCGTAACTGTGGAGTTCTTCGACGTAAAGCAACACTCGGCTGTCATCCGTCTTCTCGAGCGTGTCCGCCACGGTATAGCAAAGCGCTTCTAGTATGAACTCCGGCGCGCTGAGACTGAAAGCCCAGGTTTCTCCGCAGAACCGCAGCATGACGCTGCGCACCTCGCTGCCCGTGTGCCGGATAGTTGCACGCACGTACTCGAAATACGCCCTGTACATCTTCGTGGAGGGCAACAGTTCGACGAACGCGTTCTCATATAAATGCTTATACGCCCAGTAGTAGTCAACGTACTGTGCCCAGTACATTGGTGCGCCGATGAACATGTACGCGGAGTTCTCGTAGTGGTTAATGTACGTGCCGTACGTGAGCAAAGACACGAACGCGTGTGTGAGCCGATGCCTTAGCTCCTGCCGAGAACTGTTCACGTCGAGACCGACGAACTCGGACCCGTGGAGGAATTCCACGCGCAGGATGCAAAAGACCATGAAGAGCACATACTGCCCGACCGTTTCCACATTATAATATGCTCTCAACTCAGAAAGCCTGGACAGGAAAATGCCTTTGTCGTACTGTATCAAACGCTGGAAATACGGGTTCTGGTCGCGACACTCCTCCAGTAGCCACTGCACTGGCATCCCTGACGGAGAGGACAGGGGCTCGACGCTTCGCATATAGTCTCGGATCACGTTACGAATGCATTTGCGCTCGGCGCGCGACAAACAACTGCGCTCGCTCAGAGGTTTGCGCCACAAGTTTTCGACCATCAGCCCGAAGGCCTGGATGCTTTTCATGCGGGGGTCCTTGTCCCCCTCCCATTCTCGGATCTTGAGCGCGTCCATTTATAGGCACTTTTTTTTTTTACGCGCGTGCTTGGAGATGGCCCCCGCGTTGCCAACGCAATGCGAGTGGCTCGCGAAGAAGATTAATAAAAAAAGCATTCCGCGAGGACTAACAACGCTGCAGAAGCAGGTCCGAGTCACGAGTGCTAGTGTCGGGCCGGAGTTGCAAGTGCCGCGCGCAAATCCAGTTCGTGTACTTCTGCGCCTGTGACTGACCCCGCAAAAGGCAAGTTCTCCAGATCGCACACAGACATTGCAGTTGCAAGCTGGGCGGATCTGGGCGAGGCCAGGGTCCCGAGAGAGCGCCGCGCACAACGGCCTGTTGCCCCCACTTGCCCTCGTACCCATAGTCCGAAGAGCACGACCAGTAGCAGTCCACGAGATTTCCCTGCTCCCACAAATGCGAGTGTGCCTGCTCGCGAAAGAGTTCTAGCGTTCTGATGGCAGAACCCATACAGGACAGGTGATACGTGAGGGGGTTTCCTTGCACGCGAGGTCGGCAAAACAGGAAGTGCCCAAGGCCATCCAGCATCCATCGTACTATGAGCGCTGAACCTGGGTGTTTCCTCACAAGAGGCACAGGGCCCGTATATCGGAACTGCAGATCATACAGGTACTCATACGCCTCCGGACACCAGGAACACTGCCCCTCAGAAGGGTGCCAACCGAGCCGCCGCAAGAGCCGAGCCGCGAGCGCTTTTGCTTCGGGGGTCGGGAGGATTTCGCGTGCAAGTTCCTCGAAGAAATCTTCGTTGCAGGCGCTCGGACCTAGCAAGCACGGGTCGGAAAAGTTCATCATGCGAGGTGAGATACACACCTGCAGCCAGCGCTAGTCACTTCCGCAAAGCTCGCCGCTAGCGGTCACACGCTGGCAAACTTCGCTTTTCAGTTTTTGTGCGAAACTTACTCGTATACCATGTCGTCTCTGTAGCCTGCAGGCACGCGCCCGGTCTGGACGTTAATCTTGCGGACTAGCGCCAGCATAGTCTTGCGCAGTGTTTCCGCGTGGCGCTCCAGTCGAGAAAGGCCCTCGGACACGGTACTGCAGCAGTTCACAACATCTGTGTGGTCCTTAGCTAGCGTGGTTACCCTGTCCTCGAGCTCCCGAATCAGCCTCACCGAGTTTGCGAGAGAACCTAGATCTCCACGACGACGAGCAATGTCTGCTCCGGGATCCTCGTCTTGAAGCCCTACGGGGATCGTGTTTTCTGTCTGATCGGCGACGGCGCCAGGCTCGTCCTGTCCTTCGGAGAGCTTTGTATCTTTGCTCTCGTCACGTGCCGCGGGAGTAAGGTCTTCATCGGTTAGCTGGGTCCCGCACTCCTCCGGAGTGATGAGCTTTGCCAGGGACAGGTACGGGTCTGGCGTGCCTGTCGCTGCTTCTGAAGTCGGGGGGATCACCAACAGCGCGCTAATGTCGCTACCATAGTTCATATTCTTGATGGGCACTCCTCCTTTCGACGTCACCCCCGCAGCTCCCGCGCTGCTGTCGAGCACAGGGTACTCGTAATACGAGTACGAGTCTGTTGCAACCTTGTCCACGTAAACACGCACTGTAGAGAGATCGTATCTGGTGAGCTCGTCGTCCGCTCGAAAACACAGAGCTTCCATAGCGAACTCGGGTACGCTGCGGCGGAAATTCCAGCTCTCGCCCATGTACTCCACTTTGAGCCGCGCGCTAGGAATGTCGCGCGGGTTCTGCGCGATAAATCGCAGATATGCAGCGTAGAGTTTCATGGACGATTCTCGTAATAGTCCTGCGCCCCAGACCTGCAACGCAGACACAGAAACTCCATGCCAGTAATACGAAGGGATGCCCACGAACATGTACTTGCACTGCGTCCGCGTGTGAATCTCGTACACGCGGTTGAGGATTTTATGCATCATGATTGTCAGCACGGAGGGCCCGTAGTTCGGATCGCTCGCGGTGCGTAGCGAGACTTGCTCTTGCCCCACAGTCATGTAGTAATTGACCATGTACAGAACGTACTTCCCGACAGTATCGACGGTGTTCGAGCGCGGAACCATTTCCACGAGCGCTTGCATCTGATCATAGCTCATCAACTGACGGTAGTAACTATTGCCCAGCATGTACGGGTACGAGAGTATGTCCGCGGGAGCCACATCTTGGCTGGTTGCGGCGGCAGGTACGCTCGCAGAGACGCCGCTCTCGTTGTTGTTTGTATTGTTCTTGGACATGTACCCACGCAAAACATTCCTGATGGCGTCGCGCTGTTGCCGGTGCAAACAAATCGTACTAGTCAGGGCCGTGTTCCACGTGTTGTTGACCAACTTCGCAAAATCGACAATACTTGACGGCACGCCGACGGCGGGGTCGGGCACAGGCACCGGTGTCGGCGTCGTGCCTGCTGCGTGCGCGGTCGTGGCATCTGTACTGCCGGCGCTGCTACTGCCGGTAGTCTCTCCGGTATTCCCGGCGGAGCTGGTGTCTCCGGTATTCCCGGCGGAGCTGGTGTCTCCGGTATTCCCGGCGGAGCTGGTGTCTCCGGAAGGAGTCGGATCGACAGCCTCGCTATCAGCCATTTATAGTACGGATTTTAAGAACGCGCAGTCTTCTGCCTGGGCACCGTTTGGATCCGTACACGGGTTCACGACGCGCGAAGTATCCGCAGTTCCGAAGGTGAAGTCGACACAGTCATCCCGCGTGGAAAAGGTGCGCTTGCTGCCGTCAGGCTGGGCATAGAAACCGAAGGCGGATGCGGACACGTAGACCTTGCCATACAACGCACAGCGCCACTTCTGCGTGACATCCGCCACGCCATCGTTGGGGTCAAAGACGTGCTTGTCGATGTAGGAGCCGCCTAACGACTTCGAGTACTCCAGGCTGGCGTGCGCGTCATTAAACTCCAGGATGCTGTCGAAATTCTCGTAGACGGCATACGCCTGCAGCAGCAATGTGCACACGGCGGCCGCGGCGACCACGAGGAAGAAGACCGAGAGCGGGTCCATTTACAGCCGGCGAGATTGTGCGCCGCGCTCTAGCGCGCACCATTAGACGAGCGCGCGCAGGGTAGCAAAAGCCTCCGCGAGCGCGGACAGGAAGCGCTCGGTGTCCACGACACGCATGTCGAAATCGTGGTAGGTGTCGAGCTGCGCACGCGCGCCGAAAAAGTTAACGATGCTCATGGTCACCATGTCGCGGACCAGCAGCATGCGGCTCGCGGGGTCGTACTTGGACACGCCGCCCTCGAAGTCCAGTTCCGGCGTGACAAGGATCTGGCTGCTGCGCACGTCGGCCACAAGCTTCCTCTCCAGCAGGCGCAGCACGGCGTGCAGGTGCTGGTGCGTGTCAACCCAGGGGTAGGCCTCGAAGAAGATGCGCAGCTGCCCGCGCGGCGCGATCACGCCAAACGGACACGTGCTGCGAGGCTCCTCGGGGAAGGTCACCTTCACGTTGGCGTGCTCGCGCGTGAAGACCTCGATGTCCAGCACCCCGGCCAGGTGCGTCAGCAGCTCCTCGCGGATCTGCGTGCCGCTGCTAAAGGCCACCAGCTCGATGCTCTTGGTGTTCTTGAGCCGGTACTCCAGGAAGCTGTGCAGCAGCGTCTCGCGCAGCTCCTTGGGCTTCTTGAGCTTGCTCAGCGTGCCGTCGTCGCGCACCACGTAGTAGTCAAAGTCGTGCATGGACACGTACGCGTCGCCCTCGCTCTGCGTCTTCTTGAGGTGCACGCACATGTGCAGCGTGCCCTCCAGCACGGGCTCCACGAAGGCGTGGAAGACCTTGCGCGTGGGCATGGACTCCACGGCTGTGAGCCACTCTTCGTTAATGGCTGTGGTAGTGTTGGCCAGCACCACGCCGAGCGCCAGCGTGGGCCAGCGCACGTGGTGCCGGAAGCCGTGCTTGATGAAGCTGGCCACGCTGGGCGGGAGGTCAATGCGAAGCGTTTTCTCTTCTCGGTACATGCTCGCCCGCACGCGCACTTTTTTTTGATTTTTTATTAAGGGTGAGCACCTTTGAATTGATGGCGCTGATTAGCTCGCGGATGGCGGCCAGCGTTGCGCCGAAGTCGTCGTCGCCGCTGCCCGCCAAGCGTTCCAGCAGGTGCAGGAGGTTGGCCTCGTCCACGTCTTCCATTTAAAACGGAAAAATAAGTACGGACTGGCGTCGCTCGCATTCTTCGCCGCCGTCGGGCAGCCAGCGTAAGCAGCGCGTTCTTATGACCAGCAGGCAGCGCAAGCGCAGGCAGTACGCGGCCACGTACGCGCGCAGCAGTGCCAGCGCTGTCCGCAGCGCGCGAGCGTCCATTTACGGAGCATGGAAACCTTCCATATGCTGCGCTCCATGGAGCGCAAGTTCTACGCGGACCTGGCTCTCGCGCTGCCCGCGCACAAGAGCGCCTTCGCGCACCGCGACATGCTCTTCATCTTCTACGCGCCCAAGGCGGCTACGGTGGCTCGCTATCTGGCCGCGGCCGACGTGTGCCACAGCGACATGACCGTGCTGGGCAAGCTGCACATTGGCGGGCGCAAGCTGCTGCTAGTACACATGGACCTGTTCTACTACGGGCTTTCGCGAGCGGGAGCCATGTACAGGCTGGGCCGCAGCATTGCGCGCCTGTCCCTGGATAGCAGGAAGGTCTACGCGCACATCAGCGCAGAGTCAGCGTAAGAACAAGTCGTCGATCGCCTCGACGCTGGACGGAGAGCGCGCGGCGCCGAGCAACTCGCGAGAGACACAGTTCGGCCGCACGTGTGTGTGTGTTTGTTCTCGGGGGCTCGGAAGAGCGTCCGCGGTGCGTTGTGCGGGGCTCGAAACGCGGGCATCGCAGTTCGGCGACACGCCCGCGTCCCGACAGCAGAGGTAATCCCGAGCTTCTAAATCGCGCGCGGGCTCAAGTCGCCCTTTTTGTCTCGAACTCGTGCGCCGCGCCGAAGTACTTTCCTCTTCGGCGTCCGGCGCTTGCCCCTCGTCCGGCGCTCGCCTTTCCCCGGCGTCCGGTGCTCGCCCCTCCCCGGCGTCCGGCGCTCGCCTTTCCCCGGCGTCCGGCGCTCGCCCCTTCCCGGCGTCCGGCGCTCGCGTTCTCGCGAGAGTCACAGCCATGGACGTGCTTCTCAAGCTGCATCGCGAGCGCACCGTGAGCAGTGCCGATGTGCGCGCGTTTGTGCGCGCACTGTACGTACCGGAGGCGCAGATCGAGCCCGTGCCTCCGGACGACGTGCCGCTTGACACGCTGCTTGCCGCGCGCGTCGAGTATACTCGGGCCGACGTGGAGATGCTCATGGACGCGCTCGGGCTTCCGCGCACTCTAGCGGTCTCGCGAGTTGCGTTCGTGCGCGCACTCACCGCGTTTACGCGTGCGGCCCCGTGCGTACACGTCCTCTTTGGCGAGGCGCGCGCGTTACCGCGCGCAGAGCTAGCTACGCGGCTGCTGGCACTGCTGCGATCGCAGTGAGCGCCGGTGCCCGGCGGGCTCTTCCTTTGCTCTACGCAACACGGCGGTGCCCGCCAAGAGCTGGTCGCCGGCGCTTCTACTGCGCACCCGCCACGATGGCCGGCAACTGGCTTTTCATGTGCGAGAACTGGCGCAGCAGGATGCTGGTGTCGAGCTCGCGCGCCAGCACGCGCTCGTCCGCCGCGTCGTAGCAAATGCGCTGCTCGCCGTCGCAGAAGACGGAGTCCTCGACAATGAGCACTTGCCGCGCCTTGAGCGCGCCGCGCATGACAGCCATGGCCTGTAGTAGCAGCTTCTTGGAGCCCTTGATCGACATGGAGCGCATCATGTTCTCCACGTCCGACTCGGACACGTTGCAGCAGCACAGGTGCGTAATGCTGGCGCGTCCGTTCACGGGCACGTGCTTGTACGTCTGGCAGAGCATGGCCAGGGACACGTTCAGGTGCCGCCCGTAGTTCAGCAGCCCGAGCAGCGTGCGCGAGCGCAACTGCATGTCGCCCAGATCGTCCAGGATGAGCAGGAAGCGCTCGCCGCCGCGGCTGCCCGCCACGTAGCGCTCGATCTTCTTCTTGGCCACCGAGAGCGTGTACTCCAGCTCCTCGTGCGACGACACCTTCTGGATGTGGTCTGGCCACACGTACCCGTCGTAGGCCGAGTTCAGCACGGGCGTGAACAGGAAGATGTGCCGATACGCGCCCACTAGCGTGCGGAAGAGCGACAGCAGGTACAGTGTCTTTCCCGAGCCGCTGCCGCCCACCAGCGCCATGCGGAAGGGCGCGCGCAGCAGGCTCGCGCGCGCAAAGCGTGCCTCCTGCACGCGGTCCATCGCGCGCGGTATTTACAGGATCGCAAAAATGAATTAGTATAGCTCTAGAAGCTAAGTGGCGGCACAGCGACGCGCGTGGATGTCCACGGCCTTGGGCGAGAATGGCAAGGACGGCGAGGCCAGCTCCCCGTGCTCGAGCACGCCCGCGAGCACGCCTGCGAGTACGCCTGCGGGAACGCCGACGATGACTGCCCCCGCGTTCTACTATAGCATCGACGGCGAGCGCAGCACGTACGGAGGCTACGCGCCGGCGGCGTACTACGCGCCGACTCAGCTCATGCCCGCGCCATACACAGGCGCGCCCTCACACGCGCCCGCGCCCGCGCACGCGCCCGCGCCCGCGCACGCGCCCGCGCATTCCGCCGCCGTCACGAGCCTTTCCGTGCAGAGCGCGGCGCTGCCAACCAACGCGCACGCGCACATTGACTGGGTCTCCTGCGTGAACGTGGTCATGCAGAGGATGCATCAGTCTTCCAACTTCTTTCCCGAGATCGACGTGCACGGGACCAACGGGCGCTTCCTGTGCACCATGGTCCACGAGACGGTGCGGCTCACCTCGGGCATTCACTGCTCGGTCAAGGCGGCCAAGAATGAGGTGTGCCACCTGCTGATGAATCGCCTCACCGGCGTGCCGAACTCTTCGCACCAGGAATGCCCGTGCAGCATGGCCGAGACGCAAGCATATTATGAAAAATTACACCATAAAAAGCAAGACCACGTACGCAGCGTGCAAGCAGTCTCTCACTCCGCGAACCTGATCGAGCGCAAGTACTTTTCCACGCGCGGCTTCGGACGCGGGCACGGTAGCGGGCCCTGCGGCTCTGGGCGCTTGCAGTGCGGCCCGAGCGCGTTTCCCGAGCGCTTCCCGCCCCCGTCCGGGGACCATTCCCACTTGAAAACGCGGCGCGGCGCGCCAAGAGGCACTCCGCGCGGCAGCTGGCGCGGCGCTGCTCCCGGCGGCGCTCCCGGTGGTGCCCCTGGCGGAGCCGCGTGCGGCTTGACGCCGATCCCGGACGGAATCAACCCACCATGCCTCAACGGGACGACGATGCGGGCTCGAGGGGGCCGCGGCCGGAGAGCGCGCGGTGTAGCCTGTCCCGGACCCAACTCCTCGATGCCGAGGATGTTGCTACGCCCGGTTTCCGTGCCAGTCAGCTCCGAGTGAAAGCGCGCGCCAAGTGCTCCGGGCGCTCCGAGCGGCTGCTCGCGTGCGTGCTGCGCATGGTGGCGATCCTGTCCATCTTCGTCTTATGCATCCTGATGCTTTTGTTACTCTCAGAGCTCCGCGCATGCCAGACCCGAAAGCTGCCCTGCGATACCCTTGGCAGCAACTGCACAGGGATTCGCCGCGGAAACATGTGTCTGACCGCGGGCACGGGCACCGTTGGCTATGAGGAGGCCAACGCCAGCTGTAGCAGGATCGGAGCGCAGCTGCCGGGGCCGGACGTCCATCCTCTCGCAAAAGAGTATCTCGACGAGACGTGGGCAAGAAACGGGAGTCACTTCTCGGAAGCGCCCGTGATGCACCCGAGCGGGGACGTAAATGGTGTACGAAAGTACTTTTGCGTGACGTCCGTGTGAGCGCAAGCCTCGCGGACGAGAATGACTTAGCCACTGTGCTGACCCCCTCCCCAGCGCCGCCTCGCGCGCACTGCGGGACCTCTTTCTCGCGCCGTTTCGCAAGTCTCCCTCGCGCGCATGTATATACTCCCCGCGCGCGTGCCGGGCTTGCTCCCTCGCGCGCAGCTTTACGCCATCCTTAAATGAACCGGCAAGCTTCGGGCCGCTGCCGTCGCGCGCTGTGGATTTCGGCGCGCGTGCTTTTTCTGTGCGCCTTCGTCACGCTAGCGGGCCTGTACCTGCGACAGCTGCTGCTCGCACCCGCGCCGCGGCGGTTGCCCGCCTGCCGCGAGCACTGGCTGGCGTTCGACGGCTGGTGTTACCGGGTCGCGGGGCCCTCGAGCAATGCGAGCAAGGCGCGCGCGCTCTGCGCGGCGCAAGGCGCCGAGCTGGTCCCTGCACTCCGCACGCACGTCTCGGTGGTAGCTCGCGTGCTCTCACAAACCCGATTCTGGATTGATGCGCACCAAATCTCCGGGAGATGGCTCGACTCGCAAAGCAAATCGTTGGGCTGGACAGGTGCAGGTAGCGGCAACTGCGCAGCCGCCGAGTATGGCGTGTTTATACCCCGCGTGTGCTCGCTCGTGCTGCCGGTGGTCTGCGCCGTGCCTTTCTACACTTGACGCGGACCGTCAGCCTCTGTGCGGCGCCGTGGCGCGCGACGACGTTGTGCTCCTTGTCCGAGCGAACCGCGGCAGCCTTGCGAGAATTGAACATCTATGCACGGCACGGCAAGACGACACGAGGGCCTTGGCGGCGCGGCTAGCACCGCATGGGCCCTGGCGGCTTTCCTGTCATCACCCCGCTGGGCCGCATGCACCTACGCGCCGACATGCGCACGCGCGTCATGTGCGTGGACTTTGGCGTGACCATGGACACGCTGCGCGTGCTGGGCCCCTACGTGGTCATGGTGCCCATGCTCGAGCCTGCCAGCGCCAGCCTGCTGGCACCGCGCGCGCTCCGAGACTGCTACGTCGCGGCGCACGGTGTGCTACTGCACTGCAGCGAGCTCGCGTACCTGTGCGCGCCCATGACACGCATCTTCGCCGTCTTTCGCGCGCGCCGCCGCTACGTGCTCTGCTGCGACGACTACGACGTGCTGCGCACGCACGTGGGCGGCTCTGCCTTCAGCGTGCGCAGGTTCACAGACGCGGACTTCGAGCGCGTGCGCGTGCTCGAGCTCTACAACTACAACTACTGCGGCGAGTACCAGTTGGTGCTGCTGCCCTCCGTGCGACTCCTGCGCCAGCTGCAGTCTTGTGCTACGTACTGCTTGGACGACGGGCACGGCTGGCTAGCGGTCGACGCGTGCGAGTGCCCGCTCTCGCGCTTCCGCTTCGCGCTGCCTTCGTCGCCGCGCGCGAACGCGCCGCCAGCCACGCCGCCGGCCGCGTGGCCGCTCGAGCGATCACAAACGCCGGCGGAAACGCTGTTGCCGCCCGCGCGCCCGCTCGAGCCGCCGAAACTGAAATAATAGAAGGCTTTTTGCGTATCGGAGTCAGGCAAAAGCCGCCGCGCGCGATGTACAAGCCCGTACGCAACTTGTGCGCCCCCGCTTGCGAGTTTGCAAGTTCGCTGCTGGCAGACACAGACGATGACGAGGAGCTGTCCGAGCCGGACGCGCGAACTCTCATCGAGCACCTCAACTGTTGCCTGGAGGGCAGTGCCAAGGTTCTGGACGTGTCCGACGCGTGTATCATGCACATGCGCTTCGGCTCCCAGCAGCGTTGCTATTACCTGACCGACGGCGACGACAGCGACGAGATCTTTGACCGCTTCGAGTGCTCCCGAGGCGCGCTCTACGAGACTCTGGAAGCCTTCTTCGTGCTGTGCCTAGGAGGAGAACTCCAAGTGAACTACAGTTCCGATCGCGAGAACGCAAGCGTACGCGTCGCGGAGGGCGAGGCCTTCTTCATGGACGTCGCGGCCACGCACTCGCTGGCCTCTGCCTGCAAGGAGGTCAAGATGCTGGTTCTGCGCTGCCAGCTCGACACTGTGCTGGCGCACTGGGGCGATCGCGTCACGTCCTCAAGCGCCCTCGTGTACGAGAAGTTCTGCGGTGTCAACTTCGCGCTGTACCGGCTCAGTTGCGACGGAACCGTGGTGCGCGACCTACTCCTGGCCAACAGGAATGTGTACGACGCGCCCACGTGCCAAGACCTGGGCGTCGTGCACCTGGAGCAGGTTCTCGCACAGTACCAGATTAGCAACTGCCCCATGCCCGACCACGTGCCAGAGTCGCCGCTGCGCATCTGCGAGCGCGAATTGGCCGCGGAGGACTCGGAGGCCGTCTTCGCCGGCATCCGGCCGAGGCACGCGGTTTCGATCGCGCTCTTCCCGTGCAAGGTTTACGCCGTGCAAATCGCGTACGGTGTCCTCTTCACATAGCGATGGCGCGCGTGGGCTCGGACTTGGCCCCTTCGCTTGTCGTGCTTCCTGCAAACTTGACTTGCGGCGAGTCAGTACATGCCCGGCCTCGCCTCCGGGCGCACAACTTGGGCCCGCCTCCGGGCAGATAGCAACCTCGGGAAGCCCTCAGGGGCTCTCCTACACATTCCTCGGCGCACACTCCTCGGCGCTACGCACTTCACGGCGTTCACCTTGGCGCTGCACAGTTCACGGCGCTCGCCTCTGGGCGTCGCACAGTTCACGGCGCTTGCTTCCAGGCGCCGCACCTCACCGCGCACATCTCGAGACGCTGCCTGACGTCGCAGGGGGGGCTTGCGGTCTTGGCATGCGTGCTTCACGTGCTTGCCCGACCTTGGTGCTCATCCTCCCTGCGGGCGCTCGCAACGTCGCGCACGTGCGCATACAAGCACGCCTACGGGCGGCTGCCGTTTCGCTCGTGATACAGTAACCTTCCCAGCCGGCGGCTCCAGGATTTCAAGAGTTTGTGTGTGTTTTTCTTTTCGAATCACTACTGGTGGAGGGATTATTGAAAATCTAGCCCCTAACAGCGAGCCCTGCGAGCCGCCATGCGCGCGCTAGTTCTGCTCGCGGTGGTCGCTGCACTGAGCGTATGCGCTTGCTACCTGCTCTACCTGTGCCGGTACCGCTTGCGGCGCTGCCTGCGCCGCGATTTGCAAGGCCGCTCTCGAGGCAAGCGAAGGCACAGAGCATTTTGCTGCGCGGACTCCGACGGCACGCCGGATGGCGCGTCCTGCGGCACGGTTTGCAAGGAACCTTGCGACGCGAGCCGCCTCCAGGAACCTGACCTCGGGCTGCTGTGCGGCGCGCTAGCGCCTTTCCAAACACTCGGCCACAGCCTCGGCTGCTGCCGGCGCGCTCGCGACAAGCTCTTTCCGGCCAGCGTCACTTTCCGCGTCGATGCGGGCACGCGCATGAACAGTGCTAGTGGCGCCAGCAGCAGCGTCAGCAGCAGCGTCAGCAGCAGCGTCAGCAGCAGTCTTAGTGGTAGCGCTCGCGCCGGCTTCTGTAGCAGTGCTAGTAGTTCTAGCAGCAGTGCAGACAGCAACTCTGCTAGCAGCAGAGCTCGCGTCAGCGCCCGCAGCAGCGGCTGCAGCGGTCGCGACAAACGCACTCTCAAGTCCCGCGACGAAATGTCTCGAATGGGAAACGCGGCCGGAAACAGCGCCGGGCAGGATCCCGCCGACAGAAGTGGATGCGATCAGGAGCACGTTTACGCGGACGCGTGCGTTGCCTCGGAGGCTTTGTACGCGCGCGTGGCCTCATCAAGCGCGGAAACGTTGTACGTCAACGCGAGCGCGGCGGCACACGCGGAGGCACTGTTGTGCACGGAAGCGCGCGTGCGCGCCGTGCTCGCGCTGAGCCGCGGGATGTGCATGCTGCGCAAAGACTTGCAGAGCACGCTTGGAGTCCTATGCGCGCGCGCGAGAGCGCTTAGCGACGGCGACGGCGGAAGCGAACGTAGCAGCAGCGAGTCTGACGAAGACACCGGGACTCTAGAAGGCGTCCGGAGTGAGATGCGGCAGGCCGAGGTTTCGTTGGCACTATGCGGGGAAACGGAGCTGGCGGAAGACGTCGCGGAGTTCCGCGGCTACCTGGACGAGGTCCGGCACGATATCTTGAGGCTTCGCTTGCGCGACAGCAGCGCGAGCGAGCTGGCGCGCGGGATGCTGCTGGCGCGCGACGCCATCGACGCGGTGGAAGATGTCTCCGCGAGTACTGAGAGCGTGCTCCTCGGCGTGGACCAGTTCATGCGCGCGCAAAAATGAAGTTCCGTGTGCGAAGGGCTTTTTCGATGGGAGGCGGCGTCCTCTTTTGGGCACGTGGCTATGAGCGGCACGGGAAGGCTCTCAACTGCAGGCCCCTACACGCAACTAGGGAGCGGCATGGAAAGCTTCTCGCCAGAAGTCAGAGTCCGACCCGTGCTGCTTGTTGTGGGCTCGCGGCTAGGACTAGCATTCCTTCACACAGACGTGCACAAAGCCAACCCCGAGCCCGATCTTGAATGTCGCGACGGAGATGGACACAGCAAAAGCTTTTTCTTCAGAGGACACCGCGTTTGTGGCGACACGGAGACGTCTGGGGATGGCCACGGGATGTTGGAGCGCGCCCCGAACAAAAAGTGAACTTCTACGCCAAGAGGACGAGCTGCTAACAACATGAGGGGCGGAGACGTCTTCGCGAGCGTTGTCTTGATGCTGTTACTTGCACTACCGCGACCGGGAGTGTCACTCGCGAGACGGAAATGTTGTTTGAATCCCACAAATCGTCCGATCCCGAATCCTTTACTGCAAGATCTATCACGCGTCGACTATCAGGCGATAGGACATGACTGCGGACGGGAAGCTTTCAGAGTGACGCTGCAAGACGGAAGACAAGGCTGCGTTAGCGTTGGTAACAAGAGCTTACTAGACTGGCTTCGGGGACACAAGGATCTCTGCCCTCAGATATGGTCCGGGTGCGAGTCTCTGTAACAAGCGTTTTCGTCATGGAGCAGGAGAACTACAAAACTGAATTTTTATATGGCAAGCTTGCGACCCCCGTTTGTTCACACCATGCAGCCCTTCCGAGTTCTGGCCGCATTTTCTCTGGAGAGCGTGAGCAGGGTTTTCACGCAGGACCTGGCTGGCGCTCAACCGATCCCGGCCGCGGACCACGACGGGCTCATCCCGGGACACGAGGTCACTCGCTACTGCAACGTGGCGCCGCTGCTGGAACAGGTGCGCAAGCATTTCCACTGTACGGAGCGCGTCTATCCTGTCAGTAACACCGCCAAATACCAAGTCTTCGGAGTGGGCCAGTCTCTATACTCCAGACGCGATGACACGCGTGTCTGCGCTCGCCTGCTTGTCTGCCTCAAGGCGCCAAGTCGGGGCGGGGGGCTCGTGCTCAAGCCCGATTGCCACACGCGCACCACGCTCACGCCGCGCGTGGGAATGGCCGTTCTCGTCTCGAATCTCGCGGACTACGACGTGACTGCAGTCACGGGTGGGCAAATGCTGCTGGCAGTGGTTGAGCTCGACATCCCGCGCATGCGTATGCACGTCTCTGCGCAGGGGGATCTCCTCTTTGCCGGCAGCAGCGTGATCTTCGAGCAGCCTTCCGTACGCGACGTATGCTTTGCCTTCCGACTGGTAGTTGACGAGCAGACCAAAGACGCCGTGTGCGAGCAGCTGCTGCACAACGGCGAGCTGTACACCGTGCTACAAATCGTAAGCTCGGGAGAGCGAGTTCCTGTCCGCGCGCAAGACCCTCTAGCCCTGCATCACGATATCGATTTCGTGCCGCACGCGCGCGTCAGCAACAAGGACGAGATGCTGCAGCGCTTGGCAACGATGATGCCGCCTTACGCGCAAGCGGCCAAGCAGGTCTGTGTCTACGGGAGCCCGTCATACAAAGTCTGCACTGTATACACGATCTACGGGCGGCTGCTAGGTGCCAATGTCTGAAAGCACGCGGGCCCACCGCGCCAGCGACAGACACCGGCCTTTTGTCGTTCTCGTTCGCGACCTGGCGCGTGCGAGCAGAGGCATGCTTTTTGTTCTGCGCAGGGACGCGCTTTTCGCACGAGCGAAAACGCGTGTCTTCCGCTCGTGTTTGTCAAGAGGTGCGTGCCCCTCGTGTGTCGGCCCGGAGCGTTACCAAGTCGCGCTCTTCAAGAACAGTCGCGCGCCTGCCGCCTGCAGGCAAAACTGAAATAACAGCCCCCTCTTGGCAAAGGCAGGGGCCGCCGCTGACTAGATGCGTCCTATGCATCTAGTCAGCGGCGGTCTCAACGAAATTAACCAACAGTATCCGTGACGCGCGGCGGCGCGAAGCAGGCGCCATCGCGCGTGACTACCTTGTGAACAAGGCGAAATGAAAACATCAGTGCACACCAGCGAGGCTCCCTCGCACCTTTTTGGAGTATACGTCTATATATGCATATCAGGGTTTTGGTTTTGTGGACAGGGCACAGGTGTGGCAATTTCGCACCAGCGAATGAAAGGTGTATTGTACAAGGGAATATGTACCGTCTTTGCATCCGATCAGCAAAAAGACAAAGAAAAAAAAAACCAAACGTCATACAGAAAAAACAGCAAACGTCATTCAGAAGAGGGAAGACGTTCCCGGCACCAAGTGTAGTCCTTTGGGGGTGCTTACTTTCCCTTTTCCATCTAGACACAGCCGGAGCTCGCCGTGCTGCGCACGCCGCAGCACGGCGCGCTCGCGGGCACGCCACGACACGGGGCCGGCAAGGTGCCGTGTCGTGACGTGACGCCAATCCCAAGATACTTCCGGTGTCCCCGGAACGATTTTACGCACACGAGTGCCCGCGCGCTGTATAGTCCCCGGCGCCGGCACCCGTGCGCGCGCTGAGATACAACCGCTGCTATTACCTGAGATCCACGCGTGCTGCGCGGCGCCGCAGCACGCGTGTGCGAGCACGAGGGCACAGGGTTCCGCGCCTGCCCATCTTGTGATGATTTGATGGCTGCTCATTCTCCAAATGCCGTGTATCCAAGAGGCCGTCACATGCTTCGCGCAAACAAGCAGTCTCATGGTCATTTTTGTTTCGAAGTTTCACGCGTGAGTAGCAACAAAGAGGAAAAGAAACCCCTAGCAGACAACTGCGTCTCAAGACAAGTCACACTCTTGTTTGTTGTCCCACTCTCGAAAGTCGCGCTCTTTGCTTTCCTTGGTGAAGAGCCACGCCGCACTTGACAGGCACGTTCTTCCGAGACTGTCAAGTGTCCGGCTCCAAAGTGAAAAAGAACTTCTCTTAGCACGGCACGCCCAAACTGCGGGCATGAAGGTGTACGCGGTGACGGGTGGCGGTGGCTTCATCGGCAGCTACATTGTACGCGCACTGCTGCAATGTGAGCGCACGCTCATTGAGCTGCGCGTGATTGACGTCCGATGGGGGACAAAAGTCTCCTCGCGGAACGTGAACGTGGTCTACATCTACTGCGACGTGTGCGACACTGCGCGCCTGTGTGCCGCGCTCGAGGGAGTGGACGTGCTCATCCACACTGCGGGGCTAGTCGACGTGATGGGGGAGTATAGCGAGGACGAGATTTACCGCGCGAACGTGCACGGGACACACAGCGCGCTTAGCGCCTGCGTCTGCGCGGGCGTGCGCTTTGTGGTGTACACCAGCAGTATGGAGGTCGTTGGCCCGAACATGCGCGCGGAGCCCTTCGTTGGCGACGAGAAAACCGAGTACGAGTCTTGCCACCAGCACTGCTACCCGCGCAGCAAGGCGGAAGCCGAGGAGCTAGTGCTCAGTTCCAACGGGCGCCGAGTACGCGGGGGTCAGCGCATGCTTACATGCGCGTTGCGCCCGCCGGGTGTCTACGGTGAGGGCAACCAGCTGCTGCTGCGGCTAGCAAAGAACTACGTGCGCATGGGCTTGCACGTGCCACGTACCGTGTGCGAGAACGCTCTGCAAAGCAGGGTCTACGTTGGCAACGTGGCCTGGATGCACGTACTTGCCGCACGCGCGCTGCAGGAACCGGACTCGCGCCTGCCGGGCAACGCATATTTCTGTTACGACCACTCTCCGTGCATGGACTACGAAGCTTTCAATGTGATGCTCTTACGCTCGTTCGGCGTGGAGCTGGGCGGTCCGCGGCTCCCGCGCGCTTTACTGACCGTGGCGGCGTATACCAACGCCGCACTGCAGTGGCTGCTCCGCCAGCTGGGCATCCGCTTCTCGCCTCTGCTCAACCCTTACACGCTCGCCGTTGCCAATGCCTGCTTCGTCATACGCACGCGCAAGGCACGCGAGCACATGGGCTACGAGCCGATCCACAACTGGAAGCAGTCGCGCAAAAACACCACGCGATGGCTGCGCTCGCAGCTCGCGAGCTAACTGCACCTTGCTAGAGCGAGCGCGGGCGCGGACACTGGCACCGGAAGCAACGACAAGGAAAGGCACCCACCAGGAACGAAAGTCGCTACCAAGAACAGAGAAAGGCACCCACCAGGAACAGGGAAAAATCCCCCGCCAGGAACGAGGAAAGGCACACCCCTGTAACAAGGAAAAGGCACACCCCGGGAACGAGGAAAGGCACCCCGAAGGAAAGGCCCCCCGCAACAAGGAAAGGCACCCGCAGGAAAGGTACCCGCAGGAAAGGTACCCCGCAGGAAAGGCACCCCGCAGGAAAGGTACCCGCAGGAAAGGCACCCGCAACAAGGAAAGGCACCTGCAGGAAAGGCACCCGCAGGAAAGGCACCCCGAAAGGCACCCGCAGGAAAGGCACCCCGCAGGAAAGGTACCCGCAGGAAAGGCACCCGCAGGAAAGGCACCCGCAGGAAAGGCACCCGCAGGAAAGGCACCCGCAGGAAAGGCACCCGCAGGAAAGGCACCCGCAGGAAAGGCACCCGCAGGAAAGGCACCCGCAGGAAAGGCACCCCGCAGGAAAGGCACCCGGCAGCACACAGGGAAAAAGGCGCCGAACAGCGAACGAGGTCCCTGGGAAAGGTCGAGTCGGTGTTGGCAAAAAGGAAAAAGTAGGTAACAAGAACAAATGGGTCATAGCTGAGTCTTGCTCGCAGGCGTCGTGCGAGAACGCGCGTACAGCACGACGGCTGCGCTGCCGGCGCGTGACGGACGCGATGTGCTGCAGTTGCCACACGTCACGTCCGCAACCCTCATCACAGTAGCGGGCTGTGGCGGAGGCGCGCGTTTTTCCTACGTGACGGGCACACAATGCACCAACTTTGTTCAAAACAAACAAAGGAAAATGACAACAAACGCGATCTAGCGCATCCAATCGAAAGACATTAGAACCTTCTGCCGTGGCGGTCTTGTCGCGGACGGCTCTGCCGCGCCAAGACCGGCATTGATTTCCTTCTGGTTGCTCGCAGGAACAGCAAACCCGATCGGAATGTGGCAGCACTCTTCAGAACGTGTTTTCACGCGGGCATGCCCATTGCGACGGCGCTCGAGTCGGTGCCACGACTTTGCTCGCTAGCATTTCGGTAAGTCCATTTGACGATGTAACTCAAGCATAATCGATGGCAATCACTATCGAATCAACACTTGCAGAGCGCGTCCTGCGCTCCGAGCCAATGGATTCATTGTTACGCATGTTGTCCGAAGTTGTAATTCTTAGGTCACCAGTATTCCAAATGTTTTGCATGTTGTATATAGAGATTGAGTCCTGTCCAGGATATGATGTCTCGACGATAAGCTGTGAGCGTGTTGACACAGCTTGCCGTGCTTGTGCATATCGCAAACACGGTACCGCCAGGAACGCGGGCGGTCGTGCGCTCCAGTGTTTGTGCTTTTTTTTTTTGCTTGTACTAGACTATGGCAAAAATGTGCATCCGAGAGTACCCAGTGCAAAGGCATCAATGGCGCAACGGATACAGCGCGCGGGCACAGGAACAAGGCAAAGTCCGCCATCGGAGCACCCCGGCGCGAGGCACGCGTTTCGCTGCCGAAAGACAGGGAGTGGCGCGCCCGCTTGGCAACGGTGGTCGAGTCTGTGCAATGCTTGTTCTCGCGAGCATTTCGTGGCCCGCGCTTCGCACGCCGGGCAAAAGTGAACAAACATGCCTCTTGGGAGCAAAGGCATGGAGCCACTCACGTACCGCTGCTTCGAGCGCCTGCCGTTCTGCGCGCTAGCGCAGCTGCGCTGCCTGGAGCAGCGCGTGAGCTACGAGCGCCAGCAACCGGCGCGCGCTGGTGTGTGTCGAGAGCACAGGATGGCAGTGGGCAGCGCAGCTTGCGGGCTGGTGCCGCTGCCGTCCGTGCTGCACGTGGACCGCTTTATGCAGTTGTGCTTGCACAGCTACGGCAGCGTTGCGCGCTCCTCGCGCTTTGCTACCTTTTCCACACTCAGGCACGGCGACTGCGTCTCGCGCCGAGCCGCTTCCGCATTCTCGCGCGACGCTGACAGCCTGCTCTGCGTTGTCATGGTGTGCTTCGAGAATCCCGAGCCCGCGGGGCACATCGGGATTTGTGTAAACACGCCTCGCCAGGACACGCGCGTGTACCCGCTCTCAGGTACCGTTGTTGCGTGTAGTGCCACTGTCGCCGTCACGGTCAGCGGAGGCTCCGCGCTCAAGATTGCCACCCTCTACTACAGCATCTCCTCGCGCATGTACCTACTCGCACCACTCGAGGAAGCTGCCGGCGTCGTTTACGTGCACAGTGCCATCTTGTCGCGCAATGCGTGCATCTTCGACAACCTGCTGAGTCCGCGCGTCTGCTTTTGCGTCGCGCGTTACCAGCGCATTGACACCGACGCGCGCGCAAACGCGGACGGGCGTGCCGACGCGCGCGCAAACGCGGACGGGCGTGCCGACGCGCGCGCAAACGCTGGCGTCGACGCTGGCGCGCGCGCGGAGACGAATACGTACTACCGCGTCTTTGTGGACGGCGAAGTCTACGACATGGAGCTGGGAGCAGCACTGGCAAACCAGCGCCTGGCCCTAGACGACTGTGAGTGCTGCGAGAGCGAGTTACGGGCGCCCGCGCGACAAGGCGAGCACTCGGAGTTGCTGGACTCGCAGTGTGCGTTCCGCGGCTACGCGGAGCACTCGGAGGCGCTGCTCTTCCACTTTCCCGGCGGACGCACTGCGGTTCTGACGCGGCTAGCACGCGCGGAACCCTCGCCCGTGGGCGAGATCTTCTTGCAATTCCCCGTGCCGCGCGTGCCGCTGCAGGCCCAGGCATCGCTACGCGATCTGAGCGACATCGTGCGCGTGGCTTCGGACACGCTGGTGGACACGACCGCGGCCTGCGCGGGCGACAGTTACGCGGTGTCCGTGCGCTCGGGCGTGCGCTGTTTGTACTCCATGCGCTTCCTCTTCGGCGTGATTACGCGGCTCGAGTGGGAAAACTGAGAAAGAAGCCCCCTCAGAAATACACCGGCTTGGCCAAGCTTTGCACGCACGCGCTCTCCAGAGATGCGTACGATGGGCGCGGATGCGACCGGCAACAACGTCACGCTCGAGGAGGACCACGCCGACCATTTCCTGCGAGTGTCTCGAACCGAGGCCGCGCTCTTCGTGGTGCTCACGCTGTTTGGAATTGTGCTGCTGTTGGCCTTCCTCGCGTACCTACTCGCCGTGTCTTTGTCGCAGTAAATTGAAAATCGAGTGTCGAGCTTCGGACGAGCTCGCCATGTGCGAAGACGAGCGCGTGCCGCTCGGAGGCTTGCCCCGCGCGTTGCTGCCCGTGCCCGAGTTTGCCCGCGGGGGCGTGGCAGATAGTTTGGACGAGCTGCTTCGCGACCACGATCACCAGCTCTGTGCGTGCTACTCGGGCTACCGCTCGCAGGCTCTGGAAGACGAGCGCCAAGCGCGTGCGCTACTCACCGAGCACATCCAGAGCTACATGCGCAAGAACTACCACTCCGAGAGCTTGCTCGTGCGCGAGCAGCTGCGCGTGTGCGCCAAGCGTATGCTGTTCCAGGACGTGTCGTGCCTGCTGCACGCACTGCGTTACTCGGGCTGCTATGCCTCGGGCATGGCCACCGGGATGCGCATGGCGCGCACATGCTACTGCCCGTACGTGTACCCCGGGCTGGACGTGGTCTTGCCCAGCTTCGAGCTCGAGCTCTCGGGCGCCTCCGAGAAGGGGCTAGGTGCGGCGCGCGCCTCTATGGAAATCGTACTCCGCGAGACTCGGATCGAGGACTTGGATCACATTGTCTCTGTGCAGGCGAGCCTCATGGCCGCCAGCAAGGCCATCTACGACATCTTCCTGCGTGTCCGCCGCTTCTTTCGCAACGCGTACTACTGCACGGAGGCCTGTTGCGAGTGCCTGTACGTGCAAGAACAGTGCTCGCATCCCTGCGTTTTCTCGGACGAAGTCGCGCGAGTGCCCAAGTGCCTGAACAAGGCCTACATCGAGAACTGCCTGGACAAGGCGTGGCCGCACCTGGCCGCCGTGCGCCGGATGGCGAACAGGGCCTCGCGGCAGTGTACGCGCTACAGCCGCTCGATGGAGGCCACGCTCATGCGGGAATTGCGGAGGGTACTTCCGTACCGCGCCACGCCGACCGTGGGCAGCCTTTACCGCACCCGGCACTGCGACTGCAGCTGCGCTTTCTACGAGGCGCTGCGGGACATGCTCAAAGTCAACCCGTGCGTCACCGTGCAGATCCGCGAGGGGAGTTGCGCGCGCCCCTGCAGGCGGCCCAGCTCCTCGGAGCCTTGCTGCGTCGTGGCGCGCACGTTCGTGCAGTAGGCACTCCCGGGCTCTTCCGGCCCGACACACTCCTGTCCTCTCGAGAAAATGAAAAAAGAGCCGGCTGCCCTGTTACGGACGGCGCACGCACAAAGATCGCGGTGGCAGGCGCGCGCGATGTTACTCGGCGAGGGCGAGTCCCCGAGCAGCGGGGACTCTCCCGTCGCCGGACAGCTCAGCAGGCTGTGTTCCAGCTCGGGTTCCAGCTCCGGCTTTATTTCCGGCTCCGGCTTGGACTCCGAGGCAGGTTCCGGTGTCAGCCCCGGGCCCGCATGCAGTCACGACTGTGTTCCCGGCTGCCGCTGCCTGTGCCCAGTTATTCTCTGCGCGCAAGTCACCGCTCCGCAGCCGGAGCTTGCGCGCGGTGCGGGCGCGAGCGACGGCAGGCCCTCGAACGAAAGCGAGCGCGAGCGCGACGGCGAGAACGAGCGCAGCGCCGGGCCCTCGAGTGCACATTCGAGCAGCGGCGAGTACGAGCGCGCGAGCAACGAAGGGCGCTCGAGCTCGTGTTCGCGCGCGAGCGAGCACGAATCCGAGCGCAGCTCTGGGTCCGGTTCCGAATACCAGTCGGCGCTGAGCGCCTTCGGAGGGTCGGAGCCTGAGCGTTCGCGCGGCCTTCCCCCCCCCGCGCGGGGCGTACCTTCGTGCGAGCCCGCATTTCAGGTCGTGTTGGATCTGCTTCGGAGCGCCGGCATCAACGCGCAGCTATACGCCATCGAGCCCGAGTCTTCCAGCTCGGAGACGTACAGCGACTCGGACTCGAGCGACTCTGGCTGCGGCAGCCGTGACAGCCGGAGCCTTAGCCGGAGCGGTGGCCAGCGCTACGAGCGCAACCTCTCCGGAGGCAGCACGCCGTCAGACATGCGCTGCGTGCTTTGTAACGCGAACCTGCTGGAGTGCATGTGCCTGATGGACCCCTCGGCTGTCCTGCAGCACGTGTCCATCATCTCTTCGGACAGCAGCAGCGTAGTCGGCGGATGTTTCGAAAGTTCGTCGTCGACTCTTTCGGAAGAAGTGCGCCTGCTGCGCTCCGGCTGCTATTGCTGCGTGCTCATGTAATCGCCGCGAGCTCGCGTCATCGCTGCACGCGAATGTCCGGCGCTGGAGAAAGAAGTGTGCCTGCTGCGCTTCTATTGCCGCGTGCTCGTGTTGTTGCATCTTCTTGCTTTTTTTTTTTCGTTGCCTGCACTGAGAAGTGAAAATAAAGACCGTGTCTGGTGTATCCAGGATCACGATGTGCGCGCGACGTGTGTCCGAGATCACGGCGTGCGCGAGACTTGTGTTGAGCCTTCTCGTCGAGAGCGCGTTCACAAAGGGGTCCGCGTCTGTCGTGGAGGAAACACCCGCGCTCGACGCGTGCATGGCACGCGAGCAATGGCGGCCTGCCCTGCTCATGCGCAAGCAGCTCGGCGAGAGCGCGCAGTTGTGCGTACCCTGGCAGCCGAGCCGGGGGAACACGCTTGAGTGGTACTACCTCTTTGAGAGTTCTGCGCCCGCGGAGAAAGACGTCCCGCAGTGTGCCCCCGGAGGTACTGCCGCCAGGAAAACGGAAACAGCACCGTTGCCGCGGCAGTGGCCGTCGGGCGCCAACACGAGCGCGCGCCCCGCAAGCGTCTGCAAGTACTTTCGCCCGCTTGTAAACGTGTCCGGACTGGCCACGCGCACACACACGTTTTCCATGAGCGAGCAGACTTGTCTTTACGTGACAGATCTAGGGCGGGACGACAGTGGCGTGTACGTAGCCTTGGCGCGGAAAGCAAGCACGGCGACGTTGCTCCTAATAACCCGCGTGCTCGTACGCGCTCGCGTGCCAATGGTACGTGTACGCACGCAGGTACTGCTGGCAGCGTACGGCCGCTGCGTGATCGAAGTGGCCTGCGAGGCGAGAGAGCTCTCTGCAGGCGCGAGCTTGTTTCTGGGAGACAGAGTTAGCGGGAGCTCCGCGATCACGTCTTGGGAGTACTACCGCAACACGACGGCTCGCGTCTTGACACACCAGGAGGCGGTGTCTACTCTCTCGCAGGCCCTCTCCGTGTCCATGCAACTACACTGGAGCTCGAACGCGTTTCCGAAGCGCGACGGGCTCTATACGTGCGTGGTTTCTTTCGGCGGACAGGCCGTCTCCGCAAGTGCTCGAGTCGACAGCGAGTGCGCGCGTGCGTTAGAGGGCGCTCCCAAACTCGAGGAGAGAAAAGGCCAGGACCAAGACGGAGGGGACGGCGTCCACAAGTTGGAGCCGTGCAAGAGCAAGTGCCCACCATGTCCGACACGTCTTCCCTGCAAGGGTTGCGATGGCCTGCCGTATGCACTTGTCGCGATCGTCTTCCTGACAACGTTGCTGCTAATCGCCGGCGGGATTGTCATCACCTTGTGCCTATGGGGACGCGAGGGGGGCACAAGCTGCGCCGCCAACACCGACGCCGACACTGTGACGCTAGATTACGGCCCTCTCGAGTTCGAGAAGCCCTCGAAGTCGAGTTCGCGAGCACGCAGAGCACTCTTGGCAGGGGAAGGCGCGCTCGGGCTCTGCGGCGAAGAAGAAGAGCCGGCTTCCCAGGACCTCGACGCCGTTACCACCGTACACGATTTCTAGCCGCGCTAAGAACCGTCTTCCCAGGACCTTAACGCCGTCACCACCGTACACGAGTTTTACGCGCTTTTTTTCGGAGACAGGGTGCCTACTCGCGACGCGTCCGCCTCTTCCTCGTGCAAATTGAAAAAACATGTGCCTGCTGGGAGCTTGCACGAACATGGGGTTTCGGAACGCTATCCTGTTCGCGCTGCTCGCGCTCGCGGGAGCGGGAGGGCGCAACTCCAAGGAGGGCAAGAACGACTGCTACATGCACAGACAGCACGGGCCGGGGCCTCGCGTTAGCGCTGGCCCGTGCACGTCCTCCAATCCTCCTGCCGCGCCCCCGTGTCGGCGAAGACTTGCCGTCTCGCGCTCGCCTTTCGCATTAAACAACACGCGCGAGTCTGAAGAGGAGCCCTCCACGCCGGAACAGCCATCGCTATCGCCATCGCCGCCGCCTCCACCTCCTCCGCCACCTCCGCCACTTCCCGGGGCACGCGAGCCGCGACCTCTCGGGGTAGTTCCTGAAGGCATGTGGAGATCACTCTGCATTTGTTCGGTGCTCGTGTCGATCTCCGTCATGGTACTATGTCTCGCGGCCATTCCCGGTGTGGATATGCAACTGGTCCTGAGCGCGATCGTAGCTGTCTTGGTCGCAGCCATTTTGTCCGTTCTCCTAGCAGAAGGAACGATTCCGTAGCGAAGAAAAAAGCGCGAGAACCGCCGTCAACATTTCACAAGTGGTCTTTGTCTTTCTCCGACTCCGAGCGCGACTTGTCCTCAAGTCGTTTGCTCGGGGCTGTCGCTGGAGGATTCTTGTACGGGCGTGCGCAGCAGCTCGGGGCTGTCAGAGGATTCTTGCACGGGCATGCACAGCTGCTCGTGTTCACTCGCGCCGTGCCCCCGACGTAACGTACGAACTGGCAATGAGGGCGAGGCCGCGTAACAGTAACGGTACCTGGCTTGCTCTTGTTGTTCGTACTCAACAAGCTGCTGGCACAAATCGAGGCGCCGAAGAGTGCGCAACATGTCCGCAAGCACGGAAACACTCGATGGCGAGACGAGTCCTACGTTTTCAAGCGCGAGTACAAGCTCGACAAAGCGGCTGCTCTCAGAAAGCGCCGTGCTCAGGCTCGGATTCAGGTTGCACGCGAACAAGCGTAGAGCGCGTAGCTCGCTCGAGTCGAGCTCCTCACCCACGCAAACCATGAGCTTGCGGTAGCGCGTGAGAAAGCTTGTGCCCAGCAATTGCTCGGCCCCCTCCTTGCTGAGCCCGAAGCGGCTCTTGAGAAGATCCATACGCTGCAGCACGTAGAGCATCTCGACCAGAGCCGCGAGGGTCAGCTTGCGCTGTTGGCTAAGCGAGCACAAAGCTTGCGTGACCGTCGTGCAGCCCGGGGCCGCGTCGTGACACAGAAACAGCAGCAAGCTGTCCTCATGGCTGTCCAACTCTTCGAGCAAGTGTCGCAAAAATGGAAGGCTAGGGACCTCCTTGGAGTCGGACATGCTCCCCGTCGCAGTAGCGTGCTTGATCTTCACTTTTGGGGCGTCGCTCGCTAGTAGGAAGCTTTCGTTCGCAGAAGAAGCGACGACACCGATTTCGCGCGCCCAAACATGGACAAGGCCATGCCCGCGCACGATGGCCCTGCAGAGTCCTCGGGCTCGGAGTCCGTACAAGCCGAGGTCGTGCGCATTAACGAGGAGTTTGCATCCGCGACCGCGTTCACAAGCGAGGAGTCTGCACCCGCGTCCGCGTTCACAAGCGAGGAATCTGCACCCGCGTCCGCGTTCACAAGCGAGGAGTCTGCACCCGCGTCCGCGTTCACAAACATGGAGGAATCTGCAGTAGCGTTCGCGCGCACAAACATGGACAAGTCCACGTCTGCGTACACCGGATCCGCGACCGCGAAAACAGAGTCCTCGGGCTCGGAGTCCGTGAGATCCGATGTTGCGAGGTCCTCGCCCTTGCCCGCGCTCGTACAGGCTGCAAAAGCCCCGTCCGCGAGAGGCGCCCCCGCGGAAGCCGCGCCCGCGAGCTTGACAACTCCGATCTCATCGCACGCTGGTGTCGCTTCCATGGGCTCCGCGTCATCGACTTCGAGCACGTCCATGGGCTCGTCCTGTACTGGCGTTCCCACGCCCACAGTCATGTGCCCATGTGCTACTGCCGACAGCGCCACGGAAAGATCGTATCTGCAAACGGCGTGAAGGAGGGTCACCAGGACAGAAACGTCCTGCGGAGAGATAGCCCCCGCGTCCTCGAGCGCGGAGACAAGATCGACAAGGCAGCGCGGCGTGCAGCTTGGCGGCAAGAGCTTTCCCGCGCAAAGGCACATGACGCGTAGGTCTTCGCTCCCGACCATGTTGTTGATGGCAGCAACTTGAAGCCTGTACTGCGAAAGGAAACCGTGCCCCAGCAAGCGCCCCGCGCACTCGCGCGTCATACCAAAGCGGACCTTGAGAACGTCAAAGCGCCGGAGCGCACAGAGCAGTTCTGCCATGCTCGAGAGTGTCAGCAGACGCCGTCTCTGCAACGCTCGCAAAGCGTCTTCTGCAGTCTTGCTAGCAGGCGCCACATCGCGGCACAGGAACCGTAAGACCTCGTGCTCGCTAGCGTCCAGCTCTGCCAGCAGATTCCGCAGGAAAGAGAAGGGGATTGGCTCGTGCGCCATGGCTTTCGGAAGGTGTGCAGACTCGATCTTCACTTTTTTGGAGGCTGTGTATTAACTGAAATAACATGCCCGGAACATGCAGGAAGAAGATGAGCACGGCCAAGGTCAAGGAGAAAGCGGGCGGCAGTTCGCCGCGTGACGAAAACCACAGTTTGGCCCTTGCGGGGCTCGTGTCCGGACTCCTTGTCTTGGGCGCGATCTGTGTCTTGTTCGTGGGTTTGCTCTCACAGGAACATTTGGGTCACCAGCCCGAGCCCGTGTCTCCGAAACCCGTCGCAAATCACACTCAGGGGCCTGGTCAAGGGACTAACATCAGCAACTCGCAAGGGCCTATCCAAGGCGGGGTCCCGACAAGGCCTAGCCAAGCAGAAGGGGCCGTCCAAGGCGGAGACTCAAGGGAGCACGTCCAAGGCGGAGACTCAAGGAGGCCTGGCCAAGACAGAAACTCTGTCAAGCCGGGGCAGGCAGAGGTGCCTTTCCAGGCCATGCCTCCTCTCGACACTGCTTCCAACGAAACCTCCGAATCCCTCCCGTCTTCGACGCTAGGCAGTGCGTTCTCCGCGGACCAACCGACGTCTCCGTCGCTGTTTAGCCCAGCGCTGAGCGTAGACTTCGACGACGCCGACAACTACAATGAAGAGCCTTGGCTTCTACGCGGCAAGCCCATACATCTTGCCAAGACCTGCAAGACAGTGCTTGTCCTGGAAGGAGAAACAGCATTGTTCGTGAATCTTCGCACCGCCGAGTTTCCTCTGTCCGCACAAAGTACTCATTATAACTCGGAGACGACGACGAACGATCGATTCGTGTCCTGCGACGGCCCCAACGAGAAGCAGGACATTTACCTTGTCCCTGGGGGAGTTGCCTTGCGCTCGACCTCATACAAGCAGGCAGGGATGTATACGCTGACAGTGTCTTACCGTTCCCACTACGTCCGCAGTTGTTACTGCCTTGTCGTGTGGCCGCAGATGCCGACGCCTTTCGTGGGCGTACAGTCGGTTTCTCTTGAACAGCGTATGTGCACCGTCCGTTTCTTTTGTGCCGTCCGGAACTTGCCAGGGCTGCTCCTGACACTGGAAGGAAAGTACGCGTTCCTCGAGGTAACTCTCGACGAAACTCGCACGGAGACATACACGCACCTCTTCGTGCGGATGACTCTGTTCCAGCACGAAAGCGCGAGTGTGTTTTGCCTTGCCAAGGGGCCTTACGGGGTCGACGCGAGCGAGACGTTGTTCCTGCGCAGCGTTTGCCGGCGCGAGGAGTACAGGCTCTCCTGGAGGCGGCAGGGGCATCAGCGACTACTGGACGAAAACACACAGGGCAAGTGTGGCGAGCACCTCGAGAACAAGCCCTCTCCAGAAGATCTCGCCCGCGGGCGCGCGTGCCAAGTGCTGCTCTTCCTCGCGATCGTGTTTTCCGCATCGTTTGCACTCGCGCTCCTCGAGTCCACGCTGTTGAGCACGTGGCGTGCGCGGCGTATACGCCGCAGCTTCGACCTGTAAGGCCGCGCGGCCGCAGGCTCGGTGGTGGGCGGGTGTCTGGGCGAGAGCTTTTCTTTGTGGTCAAGACTGGCCTCGTCCTGGAGGGGTGTTTCCTTGCCTTCTCGAAAACTGTTCCCATGTAGGAGCAGGGTCTAGACTTCTTGGTGGACAGCCTTTGTGTTTTTGTGTAAGTGGCTTCGCAAGCATGCGGTGTGTGTTCTCAAATAAAGAGATGGCGCCCTTTGGCTAGCACACATTATTGAAAATAAAGTCTTCAAGACTGGCACTTGCGCAGCCATGACCGCTCGCGGATTCCACGCTTGCACGGGGAAGCACGCGCGCGTTTCCGTGGCGTGCGTCGTGGTCGTGTGCGTACTGGGAGCTTTCCTTGCGCTTGTCCTCTTGGCCCCTCCCGGTAGCGGGAGAATACGCTTCCTTGATGCAGAGCCCACTCACGTCTCATACCTGCCAACCACGACTGGGGTTCCTTTCGTGACCACGACCGTGAACGGAACCATCGGCGTTGCCGACAATGGCACGAACGGGTCTGACAACAGCACGAACGGCGCCAACAGCGCCAACGTCACCGGCAACTGGCCCTCGAACAGCACTGTTCCAAGCACTCGCCCGCGAGTTCGCACAACTAGCAAGCCTCTGACGCCGCCACCGGGCTTTCACATCGGGGCAACTCCTCGTCGGGAACTGCCTTTGCCCTCGGAGGCCGACTATCTTCTTTACGGAACGCCCTGGTTCTGGAAGAATCGGACTCGGACAGTGGATACCCGCTGTAAGCGCGTGATGGCGATGGAAACAGAAACCCTGGTCCTGTCGAACTCGCGGGTGCAGGGCCCTGTTTTGTACGCTCACGTGGTGCACACGACGAGTAGCTCCACGCGGTATGTGACCCTCAAGACTGTGGACGGAACTTGCATGAGCGGCTGCGCGGGCGACGGAAGTGGGCGGCACGGGTACATGCGCATGCTCCTGGGGGGAGTGTCCGTGAGTGTCGCGACCGTAGAAGATGCTGGCATGTACCTTGTCACTGTCGCGACAACAACAAGCTACACGGTCAACTGTTACTCGGCTACAATCTTGGCACGCCTACAAAGGCCTCGGCTTGAGATCGTGCACGCGGGCTACGGGGAAGAAATGTGCTCGTTCCGCCTTCGCTGTTCGATGCCTGGAGACACGCCTGCGAAAATCATCCTCTCCGGATTGTACGATCGGAGAAATTCACAGCTCTGGACATCGAGTCCCGGCCAGGACCTTGACGTGCTCCTCACCGTGAGCGGGTACGGCTATGACAAGGTCGCATGCCACGCGATGACATACCGCGATTCCGTGGCTAGCAAAAGCTTGCCTCTCTCCGAGATCTGCAGGAAAGACCGCATTGACACCAGGGCGCCGGACGATTCCTCCGCTTGCTCGCTCCGTGTTTCGGACCTGGAGGGACAACTCGCCAACAAGTGTCCTAAGCCTTGGTGCCCCAAATGTAGTCAGTGTCCGACGCCAGAAACCAAGCCCGAGTGTCCGCGTACAAACTCGGAGCTCTCGGGAAAGCTGGTCGTCGCGGCAGCAGTTTCGGCAGTGCTCAATCTCATCACGGCGGCGGTGCTGGTGTGGCGCGGTCTGTGTCGCTTGTGCAAGGTGTTGCTGGCTGCACGTACCCGGCAACCACAATACCACTTTCTGGAAGAGGGCGGGCATCTGCCGCCGCCGCCTCCGTACTGTCCTGTGCCGCCGCCGTACAGTGACAACACTCGCCCGGATGCCAGCCCTGGCGCCGGCCAGGATGTTGCCCAGGACACCAGCTCTGACGCTGGCCCAGGCGCCGCCCCGGACGCCGGCACGGAGACCGTACCCACGAACGCCGCCTTGCCGGTAGCTCTTCCCTGAGTTCCGCCTACCCCTTGCTTCAGCGGGCCTATCTTTTTGTACTTGCTTCCTCTCCCCGGAATGTAGCCTTTGTTCTTAGCAGCGCCGCCATTAGCAACGTGAAAAAAGAATCCTTCTCTGGCAAGGATTACGCTGCCGTGAGCACGAGATGGGCCCGCGCGCGCAGCGCGCGCGTAGTACGCTACGCAAGCTGAGGCGTGCGTTATGCGGGCGTCAAGACTCGCCCGCGCGCGCGCGAACGCCAGAAAACAGGCACTTCGCACGCAAATGCGCGCGAACGTGCGAACACGGATACGCGCACACCCACACGTGCGAGGATACGCCCGCGAAAGAACACGGACACTTGGGAGAACACGAGTGCTTGCGCGGCCATGGTCACGCGCACGCGTACGAAGAGCGATGCGAGAACAAGCACAAACACTTACATGCGCACGAGCACACGCACGAGCGCCACGGCCGCGCACCGCGAAGATTGGCGTTGACGGCACCGCTACCGTTGCTATTGCTGCCACTGCTATTACCGCCGATGATACTTTTGTTCTTCTTGTCGCCGGCGGACGCAAAGCCCGTGCTCGAGAGACAAGTCTTCTGGAACCATAGCGAGCCTCGCGCCTCGTTCCTTACACCACCACACGGGCCGGGCGCACCGCCAGGAGGTCCGTTCTTAACGGCCGTGGGAGGCGATGGAACCCTGTATCTGATCCCGAGCAACAGCAGCAATCCCCCTGTTTGCGTCGAAATCCCGTTACCATACGGGCCCGGTCACGAGAATGTCATTACCTTACTGTTAGTGGATGGGGGGCCTAGAACACCCGATGCTCTCACAGTGGCGGCTTGCCTGGAAGTAGGCGTGTCGCTGCTGACCACCAACGCCACAGAGCCAACAAATGCATCGAACAGCAGCCCGCGGCTGACAGGAAGCTGCGAGAAACTGCGCACCTGGGCACTTGGCAATCCCCCGTTCACGCGCGTTTGCGGCACAGGCGGCGGGACTCCGCGCTGCTGGGCACTCAGTACCAACGGTTCCATTCACGATCTGGGTTTGGACGGCGTTGGGTACTCGCCACCACAGCACAACGGCACGCGCCCGCTCCTGTGCACGAACACATCCGAGCCCCACCTCCACAGTTGTGAACACACTGCATGGAACGGCGATCACGACCCTCAGCGCTGCACTCGTACGCCCTTGGACAAGCACGGCCAGAGCTGGTCGCCGCAGTGCCACAAGAGCACGGCCCCGAACCAGCTGGGAACGCGCCCGCCTTTGTTGATCACAAAGATGTCTGACGAGAATGGTACCGACTACGTCTATTTCCTCATTGGAGGCTCAGGAGACGACTACCCGCCCCTGCTAGCGCGTGTGTGCGAGGACGATTGCTGGCTCAGCGGGCACTGGACTCCGCGGTTGCAAACTGTCTTGCAAACGAACGTTAGCTGCGCTAACGCTAGCGCGCTCTTGAAAAGTACCTCTGGCAACGGAGGCCCAATTGTGCTGCTTGTCGAGGGCGAGGGTGGCAACGGAAGCATATGCACGTACTCGGGGCTCGATACAGGCAAGCACTTTGCACACACGCCGCAACTGGGAGAGACGGGTCCGCGAGACCCGCTCGTTGGCGCCTGCGGGCACAACGGAGATGTTCCTGAGTCGCTGGCAAAGAAGGCGAGAGAACATCCGGATCTCAAGCAGACACTAACGCCGAGCGGCGGCCCAGTGGCTTTGCCCGGCCTCGATCCTCGACACGTGACTGCCTTGGGAACGGGCCCCGGGCTTCTGTTCCTGGGAACCAACCAAAGCAACGTCTTCCTTCTCCGGATGAACGACAACGGCCGTCCCAACGGGAGTCTGACCTTGTTTTGGAACGGCACCGGGAACGGGAATGGGCGCGCCGGGCCACGGGGGCCCGTCCTGGGGCTACAACACAGTAGCGGCGGCGGCGCGGGGGCGGCGGGGCTGCTGGCGGTGCTCTTCGGGGACGGCGTGACGGTGCTGCGCACGGAGGGCGCGCTGTGAGCGCGCCGCTCGCGCTCGTTGTTTCTTCCGGCGGTTCTCGTTGTTCGTTCTTCTTGGTGTTCTGCGCGCCGCTCGTCGCTGCGGACAAGACAACACTCGTGCTCGTGTGTCCGCACGCACACGACGACGGCTGCTCGCTGCCTGGTGCACACACACACACACACACACACACTCGCTCTCTCAGGGTGGTTTGACGCCCGGTGCCTGGCGTCCGCACGCACGGAGCACAACGAACATGTTGTGCTCGTGTTGTCCTCGTGGGATAGGCACACACGAACGCACGCGGAAACAAGCACATGTGTTTGTAGCCGCGCGAACAAAAAACAACTCTGCTCGTGCCCGCACACGCAAACAAAACGCGACGCCCCGGCGCGAAACAAGCGTGTTCGTGCCGGGGCGTCTGCGCGCGCAGGAGGAAACAGAACCCAAAACACAAACACAGCCGTGTTCGTGCCAGGTGCCTGCACGCGCGAAAGGACACAACCGGGTTCGTGCCCGGAAACTAGTACTCGCCGCCAGGTGCATGCACGCGCGAGAGGAAAACAAAAAACACAAAACACGCCCGTGTTCGGTCCTGCTGCCTGCACGGAAAACAAAAAACACGACCGTGCTCGTGCCCCTGGCACCTGGTGCCTGCTGCCTGCGCGCGTGAAAGAACAAAACACCTGTGCGCGCCCCCGGCACCTGGTACTTCTTTGTGCTTGCACAACGACCACTCGCGCGCTTGGACGGACTCTGCTTGTTTTGTGCCCCGGGACAACAACGGTTTGCCCCGCGAAGAACTGTTCGTGCCTGCACGCACGAGACAAAGCAACCGTGCGTGCGCGACACCAAACAAGCGCGCGCGCCCCGGCGCCTAGTGCCTGCTGCCCCGCACACGCGACAAAACAACGGTTCGTGCCCCGGCGCCTAGTGCCTGCTGCCCCGCACGCGCGACACAACACGGCTCGGTCCCCGGCACCACGCGAAAACGCCTGGCGCCTACAACGGTGTCTTCTTGGTTGGACCCACGGCGACAAGTGGTGCTCGTACTCCTCATGAATGCGAGCAGCTGGCTCCCTTGGACGGAATGCGAGCGCCCGACGACTGACACGAGACAAAACGTTGTTGTGCCTACCACCCACACGGAACAAAATGGTTAGTGCCCGGCACTCACACGATAACGAATCCTTGTTTGTGCCGGTACCCCCCACGGAAGAAAAACAGTTGTTTGGGCCGGCACCCACACGGAAGAAAAAAAGAAGCCAGTGCTTCGTGCAGGCGCCCGGTACCCGCACGCACGGAAGAAAAAAAAAACCTTTTTTTTTTTTTTTTTTGCGCCGGCACCTACACGGAACAGAATGCTTTGGACCCACACGGAACGAGAACATCTTTGGTGTCTCCGGCACTACACGAAAACGCCACGAAGTTGTACTTGGCGCGACCCACCACAAATGCTTGATGCCCGGCGCCTGGTACTCGGTGCCTGCTCGCACACACAAAAACAAAAGCCTTTGTTTGGTTTTGTCGACGACAACATGTGTTGATGTCCGCACACACGGAAGGAAAAGCCTGTTCGCGCCGGCACCTGGTCTCCGCACACACGGAAGGAAAAAAAAACAAGCTTTGTCTTCGGGACCGGCACCTGCTACTCCCGTACGCACGGAAGGAGAAAAGGGGTTGTAGTCCCGGTACCTACACGGGAGGAAAAACGCTTGTTGTGGTACCGGCACCAATTGCACACGCGGAACGACACGCGACACGACGAAGCTTGTTGTTTCTTGTATCCCCACACGCAACACGACGACTTGTTGTTTTGTACACGCACGGAATGAGCAAATGCTTGCGTGTGTGTGTGCTCACACGGAACGGGAACAAGGTTTTGCGTGTGTGCCCGCACGGAACGAGAAGAGGTTGTGTGTGTGTGTGTGCTCACACGGAACGAGAACAAGTCTGTGTGTGCTCACACGGAACGAGAACAAGTTTGTGTGTGTGTGTGTGCTCACACGGGACGAGAACAAGTGTGTGTGTGCTCACACGGAACGAGAACAAGTGTGTGTGTGTGTGTGTATGTGTGTGTGCTCACACGGAACGAGAACAAGTTTGTGTGTGTGTGTGTGTGCTCACACGGAACGAGAACAAGTCTGTGTGTGTGTGTGCTCACACGGAACGAGAACAAGTGTGTGTGTGTGTGTGTGTGTGCGCGCGCTCACACGGAACGAGAACAAGTGTGTGTGTGTGTATGTGTGTGCGCTCACACGGAACGAGAACAAGTGTGTGTGTGTGTGCGCTCACACGGAACGAGAACAAGTGTGTGTGTGCGCTCACACGGAACGAGAACAAGTGTGTGTGTGCGCTCACACGGAACGAGAACAAGTGTGTGTGTGTGTGTGCGCTCACACGGAACGAGAACAAGTGTGTGTGTGCGCTCACACGGAACGAGAACAAGTGTGTGTGTGTGTGCGCTCACACGGAACGAGAACAAGTGTGTGTGTGCGCGCTCACACGGAACGAGAACAAGTGTGTGTGCGCGCTCACACGGAACGAGAACAAGTGTGTGTGCGCGCTCACACGGAACGAGAACAAGTGTGTGTGTGTGCTCACACGGAACGAGAACAAGCGTGTGTGTGTGTGCTCACACGGAACGAGAACAAGTTTGTGTGTGTGTGCTCACACGGAACGAGAACAAGTGTGTGTGTGTGCTCACACGGAACGAGAACAAGTTTGTGTGTGCGCTCACACGGAACGAGAACAAGTGTGTGTGCGTGCTCACACGGAACGAGAACAAGTTTGTGTGTGCGCTCACACGGAACGAGAACAAGTGTGTGTGTGTGCTCACACGGAACGAGAACAAGTTTGTGTGTGTGTGTGTGTGTGCTCACACGGAACGAGAACAAGTGTGTGTGTGTGTGTGTGTGTGCTCACACGGAACGAGAACAAGTGTGTGTGTGTGTGTGCGCGCGCTCACACGGAACGAGAACAAGTGTGTGTGTGTGTATGTGTGTGTGCTCACACGGAACGAGAACAAGTGTGTGTGTGTGTGTGCTCACACGGAACGAGAACAAGTTTGTGTGTGCGCTCACACGGAACGAGAACAAGTGTGTGTGTGTGTGTGCTCACACGGAACGAGAACAAGTTTGTGTGTGCGCTCACACGGAACGAGAACAAGTGTGTGTGTGTGTGTGCTCACACGGAACGAGAACAAGTTTGTGTGTGCGTGCTCACACGGAACGAGAACAAGTGTGTGTGCGTGCTCACACGGAACGAGAACAAGTTTGTGTGTGCGCTCACACGGAACGAGAACAAGTGTGTGTGCGTGCTCACACGGAACGAGAACAAGTTTGTGTGTGCGCTCACACGGAACGAGAACAAGTGTGTGTGTGTGCTCACACGGAACGAGAACAAGTGTGTGTGCGCGGACTGAGAAAAAGGTTTTTGTGTACCTGCGCACACGGGACGAGAACCCGCCGTCGTGTACCCGCGCACACGGGACGAGAACCCGCCGTCGTGTGCCCACTCGGGACGAGACCATGTCGCTGTGTACCCGGCACCTTGCAGCCACGGAAAGAGAACATGTTGGTGTGTCTCCGGTACCTATACACACAGAGTGAGAACAATGTTCGTGTGCCACCGGCACCTAGTACCTGGTACCTGCACACGCAGGACGAGAACATGTCTTGGAGTGTGTAGCCGGCACCTACACACACACACACACACACGGGATGGGGGAAATGTTTTGTGTGTGTGTACTCGGCACCCGCACACACGGGACGAGAACATGTCTCGGAGTGTGTACCCGGCACCTGCACACACACACACACACACACACACACACACGGGATGAGGGAAATGTGTGTGTGTGTGTGTGTGTGTGTGTGTGCTCGGCACCCGCACACACGGGACGAGAACATGTCTTGGAGTGTGTACCCGGCGCCTGCGCACACACGGGATGAGGGAAATGTTTGTTGTCATGTGTGCCCGGCACCTTCACACACACGGGATGAGGAAAAATGTTTGGAGTGTGTACCCGGCACCCCGCACACACGGGATGAGAAAAAATATTTGTTCATGTGTACCCGGCACCCGCACACACGGGATGAGAAGAAAAATATTTGTTGATGTGTACCCGGCACCTTCACGCACTCGCACACACGGGATGAGGAAAAAAATGGTTTTGTTGTCATGTGTGCCCGGCACCTTCACGCACTCGCACACACGGGATGAGGAAAAAAAAATGGTTTTGTTGTCATGTGTGCCCGGCACCTTCACGCACTCGCACACACGGGATGAGGAAAAAAAATGGTTTTGTTGTCATGTGTGCCCGGCACCTTCACGCACTCGCACACACGGGATGAGGAAAAAAAATGGTTTTGTTGTCATGTGTGCCCGGCACCTTCACGCACTCGCACACACGGGATGAGGAAAAAAAATATTTTTTTTTTACTGTGTACCCGGTACTCGTACATGCGAAAACAACCACTGTTTTGTTTTGTGTCAGCCAAAGGGCGTCCGTTCCGTCGTGTGTACGTGTTCTCTCGTAAGATGGTCCCTTCTCCTAGTGCCGTAAGGACTCTCGTCCTTAGTGCCGTCAGGGCGCCCTTTGTACGTGCGCGGTTTTGCCAAATTTTTCCCCCTATAAATGAACTCTTTTCTAGGGGCA